CTCTTCGTACAAGCACTCGTCCTCGGGGTCCATCGGGACGTGAGTTCTGCGGCCTTCATAAAGAACGACAATCTGACAATGGCCTGCCTGAGCGTTGAACAGCTTGCAGTTTTTACAGATACGTTCGACCGGTTGGCGTTTCTTCTTAAACATTTGATTTTTACCCTCTGTTACCTTAAGATAAAAGAGTGGTGTTGGGCCGATACTATAATGCCGAAAGGCCACTTCACTATTGCCCTCGCCACACTCTTTTGTTATGTTACCTTAAACTATTAACACAACAAGGAGGCCAAAATGGCACTCGATGTCAATGAAAAAACATTCACTGAAGAAACTTCAACCGGACTTGTCCTCGTGGACTTCTGGGCTCCATGGTGCGGCCCGTGTCGGATGCTGGGACCAGTTCTTGAACAACTGGAAAACGTCAAGGTCGTGAAGGTCAACGTCGATGAAAATCAACAGTTGGCCGTCCAACACGGTGTTTCATCTATCCCGAAGCTTGTTTTGTTGAAGGACGGAGCTTCTGTCTGGGAAGCGACGGGCTTGCAGTCCAAGGACGTTATCCAAGGAAAGGTCGATCAAGTTCTCAATGAGTAACGAGAACCTCAACATCACGAAAAGGATGGTAATCATGGGAATCTTACGCATGATTGCCATCTGGTTTTCTATCGTTGTTGTGTTGGCTGTTTTGTCAGGCTAAAGATCATGGAGGATCAAACATGGCATTTGTGATTGGAGTCGCAGCACAGGCACAGATGGGTAAGGATACCCTCGCTGATCGCCTACAAGAGCAACTGAAGGAACGAGGGGCCGAATGGGAACGTGCGGCCTTTGCTTCCAATGTCAAGAAGGTCTATGAAGACACGTTTGGGGTGGATCGGGCTTTCGTGGAGAAGTGGAAAGTCAAGGATGAGGCTCCACCCGGTTTCGATATGTCCGTTCGGAAATCTCTCCAGTTCATCGGCGATGGGTTTCGCCAGATCAAGAGCACCATCTGGCTCGATCTGGCGTTTCGTGATTCTATCCCGAAGATCATTTCGGATGTTCGGTATCCCAATGAGTTTGCCAGAGTCCATCACGAGGGCGGCTTAAACATCCTCGTTGGTCGGCCAGACAAACTCAGTGACGATCCCAACGGATCAGAAGCTCTCATCAAACCGTACTGTGTTTGGGCATTGGATAACTTCCCAGACAAGATGACGGTGGTTGCTGATGCCCTCGCTGTCGATGGAGTGACCGGATGGCCGGAAAACTTCCACATGTTCGACATCTTCATTCGCAATGATGGCACGAAGGAAGAGTTGTATGAGATTGTAGACACTCAACTCGTTCCGTTCGTCGAAAAGTTCGTATTCAAATTTCCCGAAAAGGGAACTCAGGAGAAACCATGCCTTATATCAAGCTAGACGAGCGGTCCAAGTTCAAGCCGCACATTCAACAAGTCCTGTCGGTTCTGACCGCAGGCAACGAGTCTCCTTATGTTCGTGGGGAGTATTTCGGATACTTCGTCAATCGGTTGGTCCGACACTATCTTAATGATCCAGTATCAGCCGAAACCACTTTCAATTCGCTGTTCTTCAACGAAGCCAACAAGCGGACCCTGCAAAGTGGTGCGGACCATATCGGAGCACTGTTGAACCGAAGTGACCCGCTGGAATCAGCAGGCGATCTCAACTATGCCATCTCATCTGTGTATTGGGGTTTCTTGGGCGCAGCCCAAGGGGTGGACAATGCACGGTACGGCATGAGAGCCTACCTGACTGGGATCTTGCAGAAGATCTACAGTTCAATTGAGTCGGTCAATGTCGGCAACCAACGTGACATGACGATGGCATTTCGTCGCCATCTGATTGCTCGTGGTGTCATTCAGCACGTTCTTATCGAAGAGTATCGTCGGAATACGAGCCTCTACGAGAACGAGAAGATTCGTGAAAACGGCGATGTGTGGAAGGACGGCAAACTGGTTGTACCGGAAGCACAGCCTGAATGATATTTGCAACGACGAACAAAAGAACCCTGACTCCTGACAACGCAACAGCATGGGACATTATGTACTTGTCTGAGCGTGGCATCAGCATCGAGAAGTCGATGGGGCAAAGGTACTATTTCGAGATGCCAAATGGTGAGTGGGTTGAAGAACTGAACGTCCCCATCGAAGAAGAATTTACAAACTGGAAACAAGACGGTTTTTAGGAGGAAGTTTGAGTGAACTGATCCAACCGACAGACATGGTGTACGTCCCCAAACGATGGGGCTACGAGGTCTGGATTTGTAACAACGAGAAGTATTGCGGCAAGAAGCTGTTCATTCGACAGGGCAAGTATTGCTCCTATCATCACCACGAAATCAAGGACGAAGTTCTTTTCATTGAGTCTGGTCGAATCTGGATGACATGGGCAGAACCAGAAGATCTCAACTGGGTCAACTCGGTTGAGATGAACGCCGGTCACGCATTTCATGTGACGCCCGGCACCAGACATCAGATGCACGCCGCTGAAGACACAATGATCTTGGAGTTTTCGACACAGCATTTTGATGAGGACAGCTACAGAACAACAGAAGACTTGGTGCGAGACAACTCGCCAGACCCAATGGAGTTTATGAGATGATCGGACTGAATGCCTGTCGTCATGGCACGATGATGTATCTGCCGAACGACAAATGGATTGGTAGGTCATTTGAACTCTACGGCGAGGCCCTCGAAAGTGAAGTCCAAGTTATCTCTCGTTTCGTCAAGCCCGGCGACGTGGTGATCGATGGTGGGGCCAATATGGGTGCCATCACGATTCCACTCGCCATGATGGTTGGCGAGGAAGGCCATGTCCACGCCTTCGAGCCACAGGAGTTCATTCGATACGTCCTGTGCGGCAATGTCGCTCTCAACAGTCTCTACAACGTCACCATCTATGATCGTCCGCTCAGCGACTCTGACGATCATCTGCTCTATTGCATCAACAAGCAACTGAAGAATGACGATGGTGTGTACTTCTATGACGAACAAGGTCAGCATTACGGCGGACTCTATCTGACGCCAGAGAAACGATTCGACGATGATGTGCCGCTGAAGACGATGACTATTGACTCAATGTTTCTTCCCAAGCTCGACTTCATGAAACTGGACGTTGAAGGTTGCGAAATCGCAACTCTGCGAGGGGCACAAGAGACGATCAAGAAGCATCAGCCAATCATGGTCTTGGAGTCAATGCCGTGGGATGCTCCAAAGATCATCGACTACCTGAAGAGCATCGGTTATGTTCACCAGTCGGTACGATTGAGATACTTCAATCCCGACAATTGGTCTGGGTACGACAGAGACGAACTGCGAGAGCAGCACGATCTCGACACACCCATGATGTCAAGTGACATGGTGTGTTACCCTGAGTCCAGAAGGGGAGAACTGGACATGGTATTCTTTAAGGCAATTAAGGAATTAGGATGAAGAACTTTCACATGGATTTGATCCGAGTCACAGAGGCAGGGGCAATCTCGGCTGCCAAGTGGGTTGGAAGGGGCAACAAAGAGGCTGCTGACAAAGAAGCCACAGATGCCATGCGGAGTCGGTTGAATGACATCGACTTTTTCGCAGAGATCGCCATCGGCGAAGGCAAAAAGGACGAGTCCTTCGGTTTGTATGAAGGCGAGTGGGTTGGGCTGGAGTCAATTGGCAAAGATCCAACAGCGGTTGAGGAATGGGGTCAAAAGACGCACATCCCAGACTACGCTATCGCCGTCGATCCCATCGAAGGCACAACCCCCACAGCCAAGGGCGGCTATGAAGCGATGTCTGTGATCGCTATGGGCAAGAAAGATTCGCTCTACAAAACCGACTGGTTCTACATGGACAAGATCGCCGTAGGGCCAGAAGTGGCGTCCAAGTCTCAGATCGATCTGAGGAACCCGGCCAGTGCAAATGTTGGAATGGTCGCCGCCGCTCTCGGTAAGTCCCCTCAACATGTCACTGTCTGTGTGATGGATCGTCCACGGCACAAAGATCTCATTGCGGATTTGCGGCAAATAGGTTGTCGAATCAAATTCATCACAGATTGTGATGTGACTGCTTGTATTGCGACATGTGTGCCCGACTCGGGGATTGACATGTATTGGAGTATTGGTGGCGCACCAGAGGCCGTCATTGCCGCAGCGGCAATGAAGTGCATGGGTGGATTTATGCAATGTCAGGAGTTTGAGAAAGGCGAAGAGAAGGTTGATCATAACATGAGCTATGGCACTGCCGAAACATGGAATCCCGCCAACGACCGGTTGCTCGGAATTGAAGATTTGGCAGCGGGCGAGGTCATGTTCGCTGCCACTGGAATCACCAACGGCCAGCTTTTGGAAGGTGTCCGATTCACCTCACACGGTCCTGTTACTAACTCTGTGGCAATGCGATCCGAAAGTCGAACTGTTCGCTGGTTAACGACGAAACACGGAAACTAGAAAGGTTCTCATGAGCCGTACATACAAGTATGGCAGAGAACCTTGAAGAACTTTTTGGCATTGAAGAGTTGATCCTGATTGACATCATTCAGGAGAGCACCAAAAATTGCGCCTATGTCTGGAATAAAATCGGCCCTACGCTCTATGAAGTCACCCCCGTCATCAATGGGACGTATTGGGTGGTGCGTGTGGGCCGTGTGTCTGTCAACAACTCCAGCACGGGTTACTATCTGGAATTCTTGAAGGAGGGCAAGCTTTTTGTCACGCTCTCCTCGTCTGTCCACCCTGAGATCATCTCAATTTTTGAGACTGTAGAAGAACAGTTCTCGTTTCTTCCTGATGACGAGCAAGAGCTTCTTGAGGCTCTTCAAGATAGTTGTCGTTGTCTTAGAACCCACAACATTACCACCTCGGGAGGTGTTGTTGTGGGAGGATCGCTAATTCCAGATTATCTGTCTGGCTGCGTGTGTTCGAACACCGATATTCTTTTGGTTGTCGATACGACAGGTTCTATGGGAAGCACCATTGCGGCTTTCAGAGATTTGTTGTCTGAAGTTATTGTGGCTATGGACAGCCCAACCTGTCGTATTGGATTGGTGACATACAGGGACTTTGAAGACGTTGGCGATTATGCGAACGGATGGAAAGTCAACACAGGATTCACCGATGACTTTGAGGGAGTGGTTTTCGCTGTGGGTAATTTAAGTGCCGGTGGTGGAGGAGATGGCCCGGAGCAGCAATTGGCTACATTACAGAAAGCCGCCTTGGAGTGGGAAACAACTCTTGGGGGACGCCCCACTGCCAATCGAGCAATTGCATGGGTAGGCGATATCTGGGGCTGGGCTGCTGGAGCGAAAGGCCATGATTATCCGACAGTGGGAGAGGTCATTACAGCATTGACTGCTGCGAACATTCAGGTGATTGCCCTCAATCCCGGAAGTGCTGGTCTTGGCTTGGATGGTGGCAGTGATACTGATCCAGAACAACCCAAGAATCAAGCCACGGATATTACAGATGCAACAGCGGGTACTGTAATTAACGGAGTATTGGGTCTTTTGTTGGAAGACGTTATTCAACAATTCTGTGATTCAATTAACGTGTCAGGATAATCTAAGCTGTTGTCAGGAGGATAGATAATGGATCGACAAGAAATCGAACGAGTTGCGACCGAAGCATTCTTTATGAAGGCAGATATGATCAAGTTCTTGCTGGTCGAGAACTTGGCATTGAAGACAGTTCTGCACGAGAAGGGTCTCATTACTGCTGAGGAGTACAAGGAGCATCAAAAAAGAGCCGCAGAGATCTTAGAGGAGAAAACCAGAGATCAAATAAGAGAACACCTTAAACAACTTCTTGAGAAAAGCAGGGGGACCGATGGACATCGCAACATTTAACTTCGGCATTGCTGCCGCCCTTTTTTGCATTTATTGCATTCTGGATGCCATCAATTCGTATTTTACGATCAAGGTAGTGGAGATGTCGGCCTTCCATGCAGCGTGTGCCGGATGCACGATGCACTTCTTTATCGCACTCGGCGTGCTTTGTTATGTCAACAATTTCTTGTATTTGATTCCGATGATGATGGGGTCTTGGACCGGAATCTTCTTGCTTCTGACGTTAAGACGGCTGAAGAAGTGACTACTCGTTAAGCAGATCGCCTCGCTGGCGTCTCACTTTGGTCTTCAATTTGCCCAGACCAACTTCTGTTTGAACCACGAATCCCCATCCGTGATTCTGTGCCCATGTATGGGCTGAGGCCCACTTGGCTTTGTTCTGATCATAGCTGGTCTGATTGGCAGGCTTTACTTCCCAGATCTCTACGCTGCCATCCATGAAGTTGACCCGGATATCTGGAATGTAGTCGTGCCACTCCCCTTGCCAATAATAGGGAACCTTGTAAGGCTCAGCATGAAATGACATCACGTCATTGTCTTGTTCCAACAGATTGTAGAACTCTTCTTCCATCCCTGATCGATACTTGATCAGGGTTCCGCTTTTTCTTGATTCAAACTCTCCTGTGCGGAACTTTGGTTTTCGCACCGAGTTCTTTTTCTTCCCGTTCTTGCCGGGCTTGAAGTCATGCCAGATGGAGACTCGATGTTGAATTCCTTTTGGCATGATACGTTGTGGGTGCTTGCACTTGAAGTGTGCCTTCATGTCTCGTACCGGCGCATCACAAGCAGGACACTTGAGGTATTCACGACCTTCCTCGTGGTTCTCAAGAATGTGTTCTTTGTATTCTGGATATTCGTCGAAGTTTTGACCGCAGACAAAGCACTGCCACTTTCGCATACTTTTGCCTTGGTCGCTTGCATCTTCGAAGTTGCGACTCATTCTTAGCTCCTACAATCTTGGAGACTCTGTACGAAGTTGACAGTCTCCTTCAGTTTGGCGTCCAGTTCGAGCACGATGATCTCAACGATCTCGTAAAGCTCTTTGACGACACTGCTGCGGCCCGTGTTTGGCAGAGGGCCAGCTTCCATGGAAACGTAGGTCACGCTATCTTTCTTCACATCGAGTGTGAATTTCTCTGTAGCGTTGCCGATAGTGGTCTGGGTCAGGAAGAAGTCCCATGTGACGTTGGGGTCAACGGCTGTATTGACTTCTGTTGCTTGAAACTGCGTGCCGCCCAGATGAATCCATGTCAGGCCGCAGGATTTGGTTTTTTCGATCAGTTCACGAACCAATGCTTCGTAGTACAGATCTTGAAGTTCTAGTAGTGATGGCATTTGTTACTCCTCGTCTGCCCTGACAAAATTGGGAGCCTCATCAGGCTCACGTTGGAACAAGCTGGCGATGTCGATGACCCTGAATCCGGGGTCTTTCTTGAACGCTTCGTCCCCGAGACCTTCGGCGATCTTCTTCAGTTCTGCGAACATTTTCTCCCGATCCATGACTTTGATCGAGTTCAGGTCTTCCTTCTTGAAGAGGTGAGTGGCGGGTTCCCCCTTCATTTTCTTGGTGAGATTCTGGGCAGAAAAGCTGGCTTCATCTTCCCATCCAGACGGCAGATCTTCATCCTCGGGGTTTTTCATCTTGGCGAAAACAATTCGCCCGTCCTCTGATACACCAAAGAAATCATCGTCTTTCTTGAAGAACAAGATGAAGCCTTCCGAGTCGAGAAGGGAGTTGATCTTCCCATCTAACTCTTCTTCCTCAAATAGCCATGTCTTAAAAGTTGCCACTTATCACCTCGCCAAACTGTGTCTGCCTTAATATATACCTTTGACATGACCAGATTTCGTGAATTCATCAGAGAGCATTCCTTCTCCTGCAAGTTGAGAGAAGATGAAGCAGCACCACCAATGGGTGCTGATGCCGCACCACCGTCTGATCCTCAAAACAAAACGACTAATAAGCACCATCCTGAAGTGCTTGGTCGTGAGTTTGGGATTCGAGACGAAGATTTTTCTGCTGCATTGGAATCTGACAGCGTGATGCTCTATGGCCCGAAGATTCCTGATTTTGGTTGGCCTTTCAGAGTTGCTGGAAACATCAATGTTTCGATCAAAGATCGAGGGGATGAGACCTACGAAGTGACGTTTCCGTTGGCAATGATGTACCAAGATAACCCTAAACTGTTCATTCACAGATACAGCAGTGACCAGAACCCGCTTTACTGGGATGGCCCTGTCGAAGATCAAACAGAGCAAATGAACTTGGAACAGTTGATGGACGCATGGGTTGAGCCACTTGCTGGTGGCGGCGGCGGTATGGGTATGGGCGGGCCACCGATGGGTGGTCCTCCAATGGGAGGCGCACCACCGATGGGCGGGCCACCGATGGGAGGAATGTAATGGGATTCAAAGAATGGTTGTTGAAGGAAGTTGGAACCTCGACCGGCGACATCGCTGGGTTCAGGCGGATTTCCATCCCCATGTGGAGACGCATGTGGCCTCCCATGGTTTCTACGATGTTTGAGGAAGATCCTCCCAAGAAAGAGAAGCAGCCCAAGAAGCAGCCGCAGGTGCAGGAAAACGTCTTGGCGAACATCGATTCAATCGCTCAGAAAATTGTCAGCGGGAATGCTCAAGAGCCAATGGTTCGACAATGGCTGGGTCAGTTGATCGACGTGCTGAGCAACGACAATTCAACTGACGATCCTTATGTCCTGAACATGGAAGCCACGGTCAGGGAAAACATCTTGCCATATATCGCACGATTCCCACAGTTCAGACGGGAATACGATTTGCTTCAGGCTCTCACATCAGCTTAGGCCCGGCCTTGAGTCGGCGTCGTGAATTCCGGTGTCCATCTGGATGTCTTTGTCCGAGGTATCACCATAGGGATTCGAACCCATGTGCGACAGTTGCTCGGCCATCTCACGCTCGGCCTTCACCTTTGGGATGTTGTGTTTGAAGCGATAGTCATGACCGGAGGAACTGCTGTTCCACCGGTCAGTGCCTACCGGGTTGGTGAACATGAAATTGGGGCAGCTTACAAGCTTAGTCCAATTTTTGGATTCGCATTTTGGACACTTGGTGTCTGGGCACGTTTCAGCTTTGCTCATAGTTACCAAGTCGTCAAACTTTTCATGACATTCATTACATTCGAATTCGTAGATTGGCATTTCTATTCCTCATTTGGGTCGTCTTCGGTCATCAGCTTCAGCCATTCATAGACGACGTGGATTTCTCGCATCTTTGTTTTGATGCCTTTGAACTTCCACAAGAAGCTCTTCTCACAGATCTCTACAGCCTTGCTGATTAGGTGATGCTTCAGTTCGCTGTGGGCCAGATCGATGTTCATGACTTGCATGACGCCTTCTGGGTCAAGGTAGGCGATTGCATCTTCGTCTAGCTCCATCTCCAAATCATCTTCATCATGAAGCGATTCGAAGAATTTGTGCTCTCGTTCTGGGTCGTTATCAAAAAAGCGTTCCATTTGTTTTACCTCACAAGACTGCGCTATAAAGTTGGCACATCCTTTTCCATAGATCTATGATTCGAATCTCGTTTACGGTCATGTCACTCGTGACAAGACCAGCCGCATTCGAAAACGGACATCCTTTCAATCTATGTATCCATTTCCCACACCCTTTCCGGTAACTCACCATAGAAGAGAGTGTCTGGGTTTCTTTTGCTTCAGGGCAGATATTCCGCAACTCCGGTTTTTTATCGTCCAACAGGATGTCATTCAGTAGTTGGTCTACGTTTGGATTCTTCAAGAAAATTGCGTTGTGCCCGAAAGCGACATCTGAGTTGGCGAATTCATTAAGAAGCTTTGCGTCCAAAACTTCTAAGGCCATGACCAGATGAGGGATGACGAGGACGTTTTCTCCCACCAGCTTTCGTTGGATGGCGTGCCGGGCAGCATCTAGCCAGCGAGCGGCTTCTGGCTTCTCGCAGATGGGCTGGATATGCACCAGCGGCACTTTCAGTCGTTTGGTCCATTGGAACAGATGAAACGGGGTCTCGCCGTTTCTTATAGAAACGATGGCTGTCCGAGCATCCGGGAGATTCTTGAAGACCGAGTACCATGTGGCATAGGCTTCCCAATCTCGACCGGGCTCTGTAACAATCAGCACCGAAAGGTCTTTTCCAAATTTTGTGATCATTCCTTAAGAGAGTGAGGTTGACACATTCCTTAAGATCCAATAGCATTTGGAAGTCACGCAACTTGCGTTGGTGACGTAAATTGTTTCCATAAACTCAGTGGCACCCCGCTGGCGGTTCATGGGGCACCGACCGTGCATTGTTGACCAAGGTTCAAGATTGTTTTTCAGCGTTGAGTATGAGGGTCAGCGGTGTCGATGAGCCCCATATTTTCATTTTAGGAGACTTCCATGTACTTGATGCAGCCCTACGATGACGCTCTTAAAGAAATCATGGAGCAAGGTGTTTGGAGAACAAACAAGCGAACGGGCATTCGCACCAAGTCAGTCTTTGGGATGCTGAAGCGATACCGTCTGGACACAGATCGCTTTCCCATCCTCACCAAGCGAAAGGTGTGGCCGAAGTCTGTCTTCTCAGAACTTCTCTGGTTCATCAGCGGCAGTACCAACAACGAAACACTCAAGGCTCTCGGTTGCAATTTTTGGACTCCGTGGGTGGATGAAAACTTCGAGAAGAAGCACGGGTTTGAGAAGAACTCGTTCGGTCCAGTCTATGGTTTTCAGTTGAGACATTTCGGCGGCAGCTACAACAAAGGAATTGAAAATGCGGCCTACGGTCGAGGTGGATTCGACCAACTTGATTGGGTCGTGAATAGGATCAAGGAAGATCCAAGCTGCCGCCGAACTTTATGGTCACTGTGGAACCCGAACGATGTCGCAGAGATGCGGCTCCCGCCGTGTCACTACGGCTATCAGGTTCTCATCGACGATGACCGACGCCTGACCGGGATCATGACGCAGCGATCCTGTGACTTCCCAATCGGCGTCCCGGCCAACATCCAATTCTACAGTGCATTGACTGTGATGTTGGCCCAGCAGACGGACTGTATTCCTTATGAGTTCGTCCACGAAACCCACGACAGCCACATCTATGAAGATCAGATGGATGCTGTCGCCGAGTATCTCACTCTGCCAGAGATTCCGTCTCCTAAGTTGGAGATCGAGAAGGCGGCAGACATCTACAGCTACACGCCTGACTCGTTCGTGATCTCAGAATTCGAGAGTGGGCCGAAGCTGGAAATTCCGGTGGCTGTATGAGAGAGTTTCTGTTTGTTGTTTGCGGTGGTCTGTTGGGCCTGCTTGGCTCTTGGATATGGCTGCAAAATGCTGGCGGGGCTGCCGCAGAACAAGACCCGTCAATTGGCGGGGCATATGTTGTTGTGTGGTTGTATCTTGCTGCGCCTCTGTCATTGCTGGTTGGCATGATTCTGGGATGGGTGGCAAGCTTGATCTTCAGAAGAGGAACTGACTGATGATTGATGCCAGAATCATTGTGGCGTATGCGAAGAACAATCGTGTCATCGGCAAAGGTGGCAAACTGCCTTGGCATTTGCCAGAGGACATGAAGCACTTCAAGGAGACCACGGGATTCGATCCTGTCATCATGGGCCGGAAGACCTATGATTCGATTCCAGAGAAGTTCCGCCCGCTGCCGAATCGTATGAATCTGGTGGTGTCTCGTACCCAGAAAACCAACGAACTTTTCTTCGACCCTAAAGCTCCGCAGTATGTTTCGTCGATAAACAGAGCACTGGAACTCATTGATTTGACGGTTCCGGGTGCTACCGTCTGGATCATTGGCGGCGGCGAAATCTACCAGCAGGCTCTCGACGCCAATCTCATTACGGAAATTTGGGCATCGGAAGTCAGTGGGGATTTTGAAGGAGACACCTTCTTCCCCGAGCTTGTGGGCTGGACTGGAGAAACCGTCAAATCGTACAATGGTTTTGACGTTGTGAGATATCGAAGGGATTCTGATGAAGCCAATTGAGAGATTCAAGGAGTTGTACGAGTGGAGTTTGGCTCGCTATAACGCCGACTTCACGAGGATACGAATCGGAAACAGGTTCTTCACATACGGTGAAGCCGTCAAGGGAGAACCATTTGGAATCCGAACCTTGATTTCCTCTATCTGGACACTCTGCCTGCTGATCTATGAAGAGCAAGCCCTGTCAAGAATTCAAATCGACAGGTTGGCGACGGCAGAAGAAGACAGAGAGTTGAGGCAGGACGCTTTTGTGAATGGGAATGTTCCCATTCAATACAAGATCAGGAACAAGAGTTATCCAGACTTTCCCTGTGTTCGACTTCAGCCGTTTCATGGCTTCAATTCCAGCCAGACATCAGACGGCAGAGACTATCTCGGTTTGCAGGCACATACGACTGAGTACAACTACGCAGCGATCTGGGAGCACGGGGGCTTCACAAAGATCCATCGAATCAAGTCGTCTGACTTTTGGAACGAAGTCCAAAAGTTGGATCAGGACTGGGCCAGAAAACCAGTTCCTTTGTTCGAGGCGTGGTCTCGTGGAGATGGTGCTCAAGTAAGACACCAGAAGTCAGAGCAAAACTACACCAAGTACAACTTCTATCTCCCTCCCCATCTCTTTGAATCATTGGAGACGGTTCAGATCTCCTCAAGAGGGCAGGCTGCCCTCCGCAAGATGTATGAAATTTCTTGGAATTGGGTCGCCGAAAAATACATCAAGTGACACTCTCTTAATTTGTGATTGCAGAAATCAGCAGGAACAAGGAAATCTGCCAGTCATAATTCCATGAACGTCATTTTCTGAAAAGGCGAACATGTGATCTCCTAGTCGCCGCCGTGCAGTTTTGCACGGCGGTTTTTTCGTTTTGGCACTCTCATAGGATACTGCGGGTTATCAGCCATAAATACTGCGGAGGTGTTCTATGGCAAGAAAGCTTAACAAACCCGCAGCAGACCAAAACGTACAAGTCTCTGCCCAAAACCATGAGCAGAAGGATCTCCTTGATCCTGTGACCACCGCCGCCGTTGGTGCATTCGGATGGTTCGCATTCAAAGCTGCTCTACAAGGTGTTATCGGCTGGGTAGCCGTTCAGCTATTCATCCCGGTATGGAATTGGTGGAAGGGCTCGAAGGAGGAGAATGAGTCACATCCAGACCTTTCTACAAAAGAACAGGAGCCAGAATCTTAAGATTCATGTGCTCGGCGATGCAATGATCGACGAATACTATGAAGTGAAGGTCAATCGCATCAGTCCCGAGTTTCCCATGCCGATCATGTGGTCCCCGCATTCCCAGCGTGTGCGGAAGCCGGGCGGCGCAGCGAATGTCGCTTACCAATTCAAACACTTCAATGTCGATCCCTTGCTGTTTTGTTTCTATGATGACAAAGCAGCAAGGGTTTTTGATGAACATGGCTTGTCATGGACCTGTGCCCCTTTCAGTGGTATCGAAGCAAGCCTCCCAATCAAACGACGTTTCCTCGATGGCGGCGTCCAAGTCGTGCGACACGATATCGAATCACCCAACTGTGGCCTCGACGAATATCTGCTTGATTTTGTCACAGAACATCTTGAGAGCGTGATCGCTAAGTCGTCCAAGCCAGATGTCGCCATTCTGTCAGACTATAACAAAGGTTTCTTCGCCAGCGAGGAACACAGCATCCTCGATTTCTATCATGATGTCACAACCATCGTTGATCCAAAGAATGGGCCATTGAGCAAATGGCGAGGTTGCACGATTTTGAAGCCAAACGCCAAAGAGGCCGCAGATCTGACTGGTCGCAGCACATGGCGAGAACAGGCCAAACATTTGCAGAACGAAACCGAGTGTGAAGGCGTTGTGATTACGTTCGGCGGCGAGAAGGTGGCGGGAGTCTGGCACGACGAGTTCTTCTGCTTTAACCCCACTCGAACCGTGGAGGTAGAGAGTGTGATTGGGGCTGGCGATTGTTTCTGTGCAACTTTTGCGATGGCGATTGGGCACGGATTCTCGGTCCCAGAGGCGGCAGAGATCGCATGGACGGCTGGAGCCGTCTACGTCCAGAACAAGATGAACCGGCCCATTGTCCCAGCCGAGATGGCCCACCGGGGCTTGGTCGAAAACGGGCTTGATCTCGCCAGCCGAGATTTCAAGCTGGTCTTTACCAACGGTTGCTTCGACATCCTCCACGAAGGCCATCTGGAGACGCTCAGGTTCGCTAAGAGCCAAGGAGACAAGCTGGTCGTGGCATTGAACTCGGACGATTCTGTGAAGCGTCTGAAAGGCCCTGAGCGGCCTCTGAAGCCATTGGACCAACGAATGAAGGTCATGGCGGCTCTGGAGATGGTCGATTTCGTCGTATCTTTCGACGAGGACACACCTTTGGAGATTATTAAGGAGATCCGGCCAGACGTGCTGGTAAAGGGAGCGGACTACAAGAAGTCGGATATCGTCGGGGCGGATATTGTCCCGGAGGTTTTGTGTGCTCCTTTGATGGATGGGTTGAGCACAACTGGGTTCCTTAAGTAATGAAAAAAGCCGCCATTTCTGGCGGCTTTTCTTCGTGGTTATTTCTTGCAATCGCAGTTGACGCAATCGCAGCCCTCTTTGCATTCGCCGTTCTCACAGCAACACTTACCGTCCTTTTGGCAGTGGCAACCATCGTCGCAACACTTGTCAGAAGAAGAGCAGCCCACTGAGAAACACAGGGCGAGGCCGAGGAGCAAAGCAGATAGTGCTCGCATAGAAACCTCCTTTTCGTTACCATATCTATGCAAGAGGAGGTTATATGGCAAGGCCGAAAAAACTTATTGATAAGAAGTCTAAGAAGCGTCTCGAAGGAAAGTGCTACTTCTGCGATATTGACGACTACGCCTTGTTGGATTGCCACCGCATTGTTCCGGGCGAAGAGGGCGGCGAATATACAGACTACAACACTGTAGTCACATGTTCTAATTGCCATCGAAGAGTTCATGATGGGCAGATCGTGATCGACCGGAAATACTTCTCCACTAGCGGAAAGTGGATTTTGCACTATTGGGAAGACGGTGTGGAGAAGTGGGAGTAGGTCTCATAGATAATTGCATGAGATTTAAGGCATGGCTGTACAATGAGATCGAAGTGGGTTCTGACGGAACCCGTGATAATCAAGCCACTCAAACGAGTCAGGCGACGGAGAAGTCTTCGCAATTTCTTCAACAGTCACCCAAGTTCTCCGACCGTCAAACAAACTGGATGGATCTTTCTGGGAACCCATCTTCATTGAACAAAACATTCTTGAAGGATGTGGGCTGGGGCATGGATAAGATTGTTCCGCCGAAGATTGGTGGTGCGACCAATGCTGGCAACGTCGCTTTCAAGATGTCTCTCGATTCCCCCATTCAAGGTTTGAAGATTCCGAAACCGAAGATGTTCGGCATGAAGAAGATGATGTTGAAGAGGATGAAAAAGTCATGAGGTTTAAGGAATTCTTACAGAACGAAGAACTTCATGGTCTCTACGGCCCAGTCGGAAAAGCTGGTGGCGAAAAGAACATCTTCAAGCTGATGATCAAAGATGTGAAACCACCATTTGGTATGGGTCGAGGCGATGCCATCAGAAACATGATGAAAGCTGGGCCAAAAGCAACGAAGCCCGCACGTCCTGCTGGTCCGGGCCTCGGACCCAACAGACCAATGACTGTGCCTTCTGTTTTGAAGTCGATTTCTTAAATATCGATTTTCTCTCCATCTTAAAGATTTTCGCAGAAGACCTCTTGTAACAACTGCAACCATCTGATAGACTCCTTGCATCGGTCACATGATATAAGGGGTTTTTCATGGAGAACACAACTACTTTCTTAAGCAAGTACGCTGAACTTTATGATCGAGAACAGTTTCTCGCCTTGAACGAAGAAATGTCGTATGGCGACTACCTGAACTTGGTCATGAAGCGGCCAACGCTGGCCCGTAACGCTTTCCAATATGTCTATGACATGATCATGGAAAAGGGCACCAGCACTTTCGAGCGTTATCGAAAGACACACACCAGATACCACTTCTTCGACGACGACACCCTTCCGATCTTCGGATTGGAAGAGAAGACTCTTCAGGGTCTTGTCGATTTCATTCACGGTGCAGCCGGTTCTTATGGAACCGAGAAGCGTGTGCTCTTGCTGCATGGTCCGGTGGGTTCGTCGAAATCCACCATCTGCCGCCTCTTGAAGAGAGGTCTGGAACGCTACAGCCGCACCAATGCTGGTGCATGGTACACTTACAAGTGGGTCAATCTTCCCTTCGAAGGGCAGAATGCGATCTACCTGAATGACACCTGCGATGCGGCTCTCAACGAAAATCCTTTGAAGCTGATGCCGATTCCCATGCGGCAGGAGTTCTTGAAGGATCTCAACGCCACGTTCACAGACATGGCGAGTGATGACGACAAGGACAGTCTCTACAAGCTGATCTGTGAGGGAGAGATCAATCCCCGCTGCAAGCTGTTCTTGAACCACCTGCTCAAGACCTATGATGGGGATTGGCAGAAGGTCATCGACAACCACATCGTGGTGGTCCGCAGATGTCACTCTGAAACGGATCGTGTGGGCATCGGAACATTCCAGCCCAAGGACGAGAAGAATCAGGACAGCACGGAACTCACCGGCGATATGAACTATCGCAAGATCGGCCACTTCGGGGCCGACTCAGATCCTCGTGCTTTCGACTTCGACGGCGAATTCCAAGTTGCCAACCGAGGCATCTGTGAATTCATCGAAATGTTGAAGCTCGACAACGCATTTCTCTACGATCTTCTGGGAGCGTCTCAAGAGCACCAGATCAAGCCGAAGAAGTTCCCTCAGATTGTGATCGATGAGTTGATCATTGCTCACACGAACAACCCCGAGTACGAAAAGCTCAAGAACAACCAGTTCATGGAAGCTCTTCGTGACCGAACCGTCAAGGTGGATGTGCCGTACCTGCTTCGCTGGTCGGATGAGCAGAAGATTCTGGAACACCTGTATGGTCCCGGAAAAGTCAAGCAACACATCATGCCACATACTTTGGAGATCGCTGCTTTCTTCGCCATTCTGACTCGTTTACACGATGACGGTGAGGGGAAACTCGATCTGCGGGACAAGGCCAAACTTTATGATGGCCGTCAGCTTCCGGGCTGGACCGAAGATACCGTGAAGGAGCTTCGGGACAAGTTCCCAGATGAAGGTATGATCGGTGGCGTGTCTGCACGATATGTGCAGGACAAGATCTCGAACCAATTGGCTCGCCGCAAGCATTATGTGAACGTGTTCCATGTGCTCAGCGAAATCAAGGAAGGTTTGGGTCACTCGTCGCTGATTACCAAGGTGGAGGACAGGAAGAAGTATGAGTTCTGTGTCGAATTGGCAATCAAGGAACTCGACGAAATCCTGAAAAACGAGGTCCAACGTGCTCTCGTCGCCGATGAGAAGGCCATTGAACGACTGTGCAACAAATACGTTGACAACGTGATCGCCTACGTCAATGACGAGAAGATGGAGAACCCGATTACGGGCAACCTCATGGACCCCGACGAGCGACTGATGCGTAGCATTGAAGAGAAGAACGGCATCCCCGAACAGGGTTGTGACGACTTCCGACGTTCGCTCGCCGCCTTTATCGGCACGCTGGCTTCTCGGGACAAAAAGTTCCGCTGGGACAGCAATCCTGAGTTGAAGCGGGCTCTTGAAGCCAAGGTCTTTGAAGATGTCAAAGACACGATCAAGTTGTCGGCTTTGACAAAAGAAGCTGCCGAGTTGGACCCCGATCTGCAAGAAAAGATCGATGCCATCAAGACTCGATTGATTAAGCAGTGCGGATACAACCAGCAGTCGGCTACTGATGTGCTCGATTATGTGAGCAGCATCTTTGCCAGAGGCGATGTCTCCGAGTAATGACGGACGTTGGGGGCGGTAGTGGTGGTTGATCGTTACTCTACCGCTATCGCCCTCTTTTCTTACACAAGGGGAGCATCATGCCAAAGAGAATCCAAGAAGATCATAAGAAGTTCAGAGATGTGATCTCTGGACGCACCCGACGTGAATTGAAAAGACTGATCAAGTCGGGGTCCATCGTTCGTCAGCGGCCCAAGGGCGGCAAGATGACGATCTCTATCCCGCAGATCGAGATTCCTCGCTTCGTGTTTGGAAGCAACGGGGAAGGTGTCGGTCGTGGGCCGGGAAAAGAAGGCGACGTTGTTGGGCGAGACCCACAACCGGGCAAGGGTGGCAACAAAGCTGGGGAAGATCCCGGTGAAGGCATCCAGATCACTATCGATATGGATGACGTTCTGCGGTTCATGCAGGACGAACTGAAGTTGCCTCGCATGAGGCCCAAGCCCAATGAAACCTACGAAGAGATCAAGATCAAGTACAACGATATCTCTCGGGTCGGTTTGCAAGCGTTGCGCCATCCTCGTCGAACGATGAAGGAAGCACTGAAGCGATTGTCGATGACCGGCGAACTGGAGAACCTCCAGTGGGTGCCGGGCTGCAAGGTGCCAGTTCGATTGCTGACGCCCATCAACAACGACTTCAGATATCGACAGTACAAACAGATCAAGATTCCTTCCTCGAATGCTGTCATCTTCTTCGCCCGAGACTGCTCGGCGTCGATGGACGACTATCGCTGCGATATTGTCAGCGACATGAGTTGGTGGATCGACTGCTGGATCAGAAAATTCTATGACAAGGTGGATCGTTGCTACTTTGTCCACGACACCAGAGCACAGGAAGTCAACGAAGAGGCGTTCTACACCTATCGTTATGGTGGTGGAACAATGTGTTCGTCGGCGTTCCGGGCCATTGCGGATCAGTTGGAAAACAGATATCCGCCAGAGAAGTACAACGTCTACATCTTCTACTTCTCAGATGGTGACAACTGGGGCGACGACAACAGCCGGATGATCAAGATCATCAAAGAAGAACTCGGTCCCAGCAAGGTTAATCTGTTGGGCATGACGCAGGTTTGTTCTTGGAGATACGAAGATAGTGTGAAACAACACCTCGACAACGCCCTAAAAGGCGGAAAGTTGGACTCTTCTTATATCGAGACGGCCAATGTCGGCCCCGATGAATCGGATAACGATGATGGGAACTTCGGATTCGGGAACTGGGGTTATGCCCCCAATCTCAGCGAAGAAGATCGCAACGAGCAGATCATCGAAGCCATCCGTAAGATCTTGGGCAAAGAAAACGATAAGAGAGAGGCAGCAGCATGAAAGTCAGCAGCACGAAGTATGGAGACATGATGTTCTTAGAGAACGATCAATTGGTAGGTCGTTCTCTGGACACCTACGGAGAAGTCAATTCTTTCAAGGTAGAATTCTTGAAGAAGCTGACTGACAAGGGTGATGTGGTCGTTGATGTTGGGGCCAACATTGGATCGATCACGATTCCTTTGGCGAAGCACGTTACCTCAGAGGGTTACGTCTTGGCAATTGAGGCTCACACGTTCCTGTACTTCATGTTGTGCGGCAACATCGCTCTCAACCAGATCACCAACATCCAAGCATTCAACCGTTCGGTGACAGATTCCAGCAAAGGCGTCTGTTACTTCCCATCGGTTGACATCAATGGTGAAGTCGATCTATCACAAATCAGCTTGGCGACATTGTTGAATGCCAAGGACCGAGATGGACGTAAATGTGATAATCCGGTAGCATCAATTGCCATCGATGATGTCAACTTGGCGAAGCCCAAGTTGATTAAGGTGTCAGTGCAGGGCATGGAGCTTTCTGTACTGAATGGTTGCCGTCGCACCATCGATAGGTCCACCCCTCTGTTGTATGTGAACTTTGCCGACAACAGGGAAGACATTTTGAGATTCGTGGAGCATGTGGGTTATGACTGGGAGTTGCATGAAACTCCTGTCTACAATCCAGACAACTTCAAGTATCACAAGGTGGATGTCTTGAATGCAGGCAATTCGTTGAACATTTTCTGCTATCCCAAGGGCGGAAGGCCAGAAGTGTCCGACGAGTTCCTTGTCAATCTCGATGAAAGCGACGATCCGACGCATCAGGAAATTCGAGAGTTGAGGGACAGCATTCATGGCACGGGACTCCAAACAGTATCTTGATCAAGGTCTGGCGACTGTCAACAACTACTACTGGATCGGCTTGCCCGATAAAGCCGTCAAGTTGTTGGAAGTTATCCGCAAATTAGATCCCAGTCACGAACTCATCGGCGAACTCTACAGCCTGATTGTTTCAGACACACTGGGCGCATCACGTCCAGACCTTTCCAAACACTTTGGCCGCAACTGGCGGGGGGAGTCCCTGCGTGGATCGTCCATTGAAGTGTTCACGGACTTCAACATCGGCAACACCATCAATTTCTTTAGATATCTCGCCGCTTTGAAGCGGGAATGGGAATGTCGCATCGTGCTGAATTGCTACTCGGCCTACGAAGCCTTAAAGAAATTGATGGAAGATGTTTGGTTCGTGGATGAGTTCACCAATCAGCATGTCCTTTGCGATTACCACACCAACATCATGTGCATCCCGGCTCTGTTGAGTGGCCTCAAGTTGGATCACTACTATCCCGCCGACAGATCGGTCATTCTGAAGACCAAAGTTCCTTGGCAGCCAGAGATTCTGCCTCACGGCGAGGCGGCAATACAGCCCAATCGGCCCGCTTGTGGTTTGCACGTCAAACAAATCCCCGAGGAACAAATGGCCGTCCTTAAAGAATCGGGATGGAACATTTACACCTTGCCCAACACCGAATCAATGTTGATGCCATCAACATACGATTTCAACGACGTGGCAATTTTGATCGACGCCATGGATGCGGTCATTGCGACAGACTCATCTGTCCTTCATTTGGCAGGCACCATGAACAAACCAACTTTTGGATTGATGAAATCCGACGATAATCCTTTGTGGGATCGTTCTAAAACAACCATGTGGTACGACACGGTTAAACTCTTCTGGCAATCGACCGAAGGAGATTGGTCGGAACCTATAAGAAGAGTGCGGGAAGAGCTTGAGTTAATTACAGATATCTCGTATGATGTGGATGATATCTGGAGGAGAACCGAGTAATGTCAAAATCTAACATGATGAGCGGGACACCAATTCTGGTTGGTGACAACAACATTCCCGGTCTGAAGATCCACAAGGAAGTGGAGGAACTGCTTCCTCAGATGGAGAAGGCTTGCAGGGATATGGGGTTGGACTACTATCCCATCATCGTTGAATTTGTCCGCTACGACGAAATGGCTGAGCTTGCCAGCTACGGCGGTTTCCCTGTCCGATACCCACACTGGAAGTGGGGAATGGAATATGAGGAAATGAGTCGTGGTTACGAATACAACCAGTACCGTATCTCGGAAATGGTGATCAACACCAATCCATGTTACATCTACTGCATGGACTCGAACACGTTGGTAGACAACGTGGACGTTATCTGTCACGCCATCGGCCACAACGACTTCTTCAAGAACAACATTTTCTTTGGGCCGACTGACGAAAACATGATGAACAAGCTGGCGAATCACAGCACTCGAATTCGTCAGTACATGAAGCGTTGGGGCGGCGAGCGTGTCACAGAGTTCATCGACCATGTGATGCGAATCGAAACGCTCATTGATCCTCAGAAGGCATGGAAGCGAAAGAAGATTGAAAACAAGAATGTCAGGGATGAAAGAAAATACCATTTTCCCAGACGTTTGAAATCCACTCATGACTACATGGACGAATGGGTCAACCCCGACTCGTACATCGAGAAGGAACACGAGAGAATTGAGAAGAAAGAAGCTTCGGAATTCCTTGGCCTGTTCGGTCGTGCTGATCGAGACATCATGGGATTCTTGAAGAATAATGCTCCACTCAAGCCGTGGCAGCAAGACATCATCTCGATGCTCTATGATGAGTCCATGTACTTCCAACCTCAGCGACAAACGAAGATGATCAATGAAGGTTGGGCCAGTTTCGTCGATTACCACCTACTCTGTCGGGAGGGCCTTGCCTCACTCGGACAGGACGATGAAGCGGCTGGTATCTGGCACTATGCCGAACACAAGATGCGAGTCTTGGGAGGTCAGTGGAGTCAGAACCCATACAAGCTGGGCTTCGAGCTTCTCTTGGACATCGAAGATCGATGGAACAAGGGCAAGTTCGGCAAGGAATGGGAAGAATGCACCAACATGCGGGAGAAGGCCAAGTGGGATAAGAAACTTGGGCTCGGCATGGAGAAGGTCTTCGAAGTCAGGAAGTATTACAACGACTACACCTTGATCAACGAATTCTTCACTCCAGAGTTCGCCGAGAAGATGCAGTATTACACCTACCGCCGCATGTCAACGGGCGAGTGGAAGATCACGTCTCGTGATTTCAAGGAAGTCAAGAAACAGATGCTCCAACGCTACTGTAATGGCGGTTTGCCTGACATCAGGTTGACCGACCCGAACCACTTGGGCAAAGGCTGGTTCTTCATGCAGCACTACGCTGATGGACGACCGCTGTACCACAAGTACGCCACAGAGGTTCTCACTTCAATTCACATGATCTGGCAGAATGTGGTTGTTCTGGGATCTCAGAACCTTGACGGGGAAGAATACGTCTTGGTCTGCGATGGTCCGAACATGGATAGTGATGTCCACATCATGTCCAGAGAACAATATGAGAAGGATTTCCTGAAATGACACTAACCAAAAAGCAACGTGCCAAGCGAGCCAACGAACCTGCTTCTAAGACCCGCCGTCGAGAGAAGCAAAAGGAAAAGAAGCGAGAGGCTCGTCAGGCCGAAGAGAAAGTGATGGCTGAATACCTCACAGAGAAGGGCTGGCAGAACGTCGGCCCACTCAAAGATGTCTGGAAGACGGCAGGATGGGATCGTGCCGAAGATTGTTGTATGAGTCTTCGGAATGCCTATCGAACACAAAAGAAACTCGAAGCGACCGGATACGTCAAGCCTGCTGGCATCGACGATGATCTCGGATCGCTGATCATGGGAGACTAAGGATGATCAATCCTTGGCTGAAGGATTTCAAAGCGGCGAAGAAGCTGTTGCAGGGATGCAAGGTGGCTTTGTTCGATCAAGACTCCGAAGGTCTTTGGGTATTGATCCCAAACACCGAGAAGCCTCTGGCCCCAACCGTCACATGGGATGTGGAGGGCCTAAACGCCAGAGTTTGCGGCGGCATGATTCTTGACAGAAACGGCTCGATTATCTGGCAACAGGAACAACATCACATGATCATCACTGACCATGTTGTTTCTGTGACTTTCGACTTCCGTAAATTGAAAGTCAACGGCAAGTGGGATCTGGATCAGATTCTCCCAGAAGTTCACTGCTGACCGAAAGTGCCCGGACCATGTGGTCCCTGACCTTGGCCGCTTGCGGGGACCATATTCGGGTGCTGCTGCATCATCGCCAGATACTTCGGGTCGCCCATGTTGGTGCCGAGACCACCCTCTTCTGCGCCGGGCGTATTGTCGCTCATCTTGATGTCTTCCCAAGCTGTTTTCAGAGCGTCCCAAAGCTGTTTGAACTGGTTCAGTTTGGGAGTCTCAGAATCGTCCCCGGCAGGGATTTGCATGTCCATGTGCTCGATTTCTGAGTCAATGGCGAGCATTGCATCTTGTTCTTTATGAGATTTTGTCTTAAGCTCTTTGGCATCAACTTGCGGTTGGAGGCCAGTTTGCTTAACCGCATCGGACGCAGGGGTTTCGCTCCCCCTATTAACCATGGGCATCGCACCCATTTCTGGGGTTCCAGAGCCTAAACTGGCTTCGTTCTCAATCCAAGTCTTGAAGTTCATATCATAAGTATGTAGGTTTGGCGACGAATTTCTTATAATACGTCGTCCGCCTAGTGAATACTCAAGAGGAGGCTGAAAAATGGCCCGTCAGTCCAAGGATCAAGTTCTTTATGACATCCACAATCATCAGGTGAATCTCAATCGAAGGGAAATCTACCTTCACAGCTACTATGTCAAGGACGACGAGTCAGAACCGGGAGTCGATTACCGGCAAGCCACGACTTTTATTAAGAATTTGCATTTGCTCGATCAGTCGCCCAACAAACCCATTTTGGTCCATCTCCACTCTGCCGGTGGGTGCTGGGACAATGGCATGGCGGTTTTCAATTCTATCGAGTATGCAGTCAGCCAGATCACAATGTTGGGATACTCCCAGACATCTTCTATGAGCGGCATCATCTTCCAAGCGGCAGACCTCAGAATCATGATGCCAGACTGCCACTTCTTGATGCACCACGGATACTCGGGAGGCTCAATGGTGCATCCCTACGCTCTGAAAAACGAAGCCGAGTTCCAAGAGCGGGCCTGCAAGCGTATGTTGCAGATCTTTGCCGAAAAAGCCATTTCCTCAGAAACAGCAGAATTCTTTAAGAGGAAGAAGACGGCCACTTACGATACGGCATACAAATTTTTTGACCGCAAACTTAAAGATGAGGTCGATTGGTACATGTCAGCCGAAGAAGCCGTTTTTTATGGTTTGGCAGATGGGATTCTGGGAAGCAGCGATTATCCTGACCTTGATTCTTTAAGGAGCACCGAGTAGAATCCAGCGTCTATGAACAAGGAAGTTCTTTCGTAAATGGGTATCAACAAACAATTCAGCAAAACACTATGTGACAAATTCGATCCGCACGGAAAGAGAGTTGCCATCGAAATCATGCGTGATGTCTTTGAGGCCGAACTGGTTACAGAGAACACGACAGAGGGCAAAGGATACGAACTTGGGGTTTGGGACCAACTCTTCATTCTTCCCAGCGGGGAAGAGTGGAAAGTCGAGCCAGAGATCAAGGTCAATGAAAAGGGCTACTATGCCGATCATTGGATCGAGAAGAATGGTTATCCGTTCCGCTGGGACACAGTGGACATTCCTTATCGAAAAGCCAAATGTGACGCCCACGTTCACCTCGTCATCAGCGATGATGAAACTTATGCGTTCATGGTTGAACGGGCAGTGATGAATCAGGCCATCGAAGATGCCGGTGGCCCGAAATGGAAGATAACCAAGTATGAGCCACAGGGAGGCTACTACTTCGCCGTCGATCCCACGGAAGGGATCTGGCTGAAGAAGGGCGACATCTGGGAAAGGATGAATGATGCAAACGGCACACCTGCTGAGTGACGAATTCGCCAACTTCTCTGGGAAGATCACCGCTCTCCATGAGCGGAAGAAAGAGATGCAAGCAGAATTCCGCAAGCTCTATGAACAACACAAAGCCGCCGTCAAAGAGATCGATCAAGAGGCAGCAGCGTTGCTGGCCGACTTTGAACAGTGGCAACAAAACGGAACCAAGGAAGGCGACGAGTAATGCACCATCCGATTATGGGCTTTGAGCATCTTCACCGACACTCGGATTTCTCTCTTCTCGATGGCTTTGCCATGGTGTGGGAGTATGCCCAGCGGATGAAGGAGATCAACCAGAAGTATCTCTGCATTACCGATCACGGGGTTATGGGCGCAGTTCCCCAGCAGATCGAACAAGCAGAGAAGCACAACTTGTACCCGCTGTTCGGTTGCGAGTTGTATGTCAATCGGATGCAGCCCAAATCCAACACTCGTTCTGATACGGCTGAGTTCTACAAGAGTCTTGGCGATCCCAATGCCGAGACGAAAGCCCAAACACCAGAGCAGAAGATCTTCCGCAAATCATGTCATCTGCTCGCTATTGCCTATAACAACATCGGCTACCAAAACCTCGTTCGGTTGTCGTCGTGGGCGTGGATTCACGGATACTACTATCGCCCTCGAATCAACCATGATGCTCTCCGAGAACACAAGGAAGGCATCATTTTCACCAGTGGTTGTGGCATCAGCGAAATAGCCACAGCCTTCTTTGAGGGCGGCGATGAGGCGGGATTCCAAATGTTGGAATACTACATCGACATGCTCGGTCGAGACAACTTCTACCTTGAAATGATGATGCTCGACTGGAAGATGCAGGGGCCGTACAACGCCTTCCTCATTCGGGCACACGAGAAGTACGGTCTCCCGATGATCAAGAAAGAGCACAGTCACAATCAGCGACTCATGCTGATGCAGCAAAACAAACGCACGATTCAAGAAGTGCAGGCCATGATCGATTCCGGTCAAGCCGATGATCTCTTTGAGCTTCAGGACACCAATCTGTGGCTGAAGTCAGAAGACGAACTCAACGCCATGTGGGAGTTGAAGTACAAAGACATCATCGACTACGAGATCTTCAAACAAGCCAAAGCAAACACCATCGCCATCTGTGAGAAAGCAAAGGGCGTTGAGATCGACAGGGACATCAAGCTCCCGAAGATTCCAGATGCCGATGACCTTCTATGGCAAGAGACCCTGCGAGGCTTCAAGGCCCGAGGTTGTCCAGCCACCAAGGAATACTCATCCCGCATCCGGGAAGAGTACGACCTGATCTGTGAGAAGGGCTTCTCCAGCTACTTCCTGATTCAGAAACAGATGACAGATGAAGCTCGCCATGTCGGCCCCAGCATTGTTGGGTTCGGCGATGGCTCAGAAGCCGTGGGTCCGGGCCGTGGTTCGGCTTGCGGTTCACTGGTGGCTTACTGCCTGCGATTGCATGATGTGGAGCCAATCATCAACGACTTGAGATTCAGTCGTTTCTTGAGCCCGGCTCGTGGCGGTAAGCAGATGAAGATTCGACACAGCTTGCAGCCGATCCCACATGCGGATGCAGCTTAACCCATCAGGAGTCAAGGATGACACCTCAGCAATACATGTTGATGGCGTACAAGGCTGCTACGAAAAGCCCTGACCCATCAACCCAGAACGGAGCCGTGGTTGTCACTTCGGCGGGAACAGCAGAAGACTGTAATCGCTTCCCAGATCGAGTGAAAGTCACAGATGATCGTTTGCAGCGGCCATTGAAGTACAACTTCATTGAGCACGCCGAACGCAACGCCATCTTCAAGGCTGCCAAGCTTCAACTGCCACTTCCGGGTTCGACCATGTATGTTCCGTGGTTCGCTTGTTCGGATTGTGCTCGGGCCATCATCAGTGTTGGCATCCGGCAGGTGGTTGGACACAAGAAGATGCTCGATGGAACGCCGGATCACTGGAAGGAATCCATCGAACACGCATTCACGATGCTTGCTGAGTCAGGAGTAGAAACTGTCTGGCTCGAAGGAGACTTGGGAGGCCCCAAGATTTTGTTCAATGGAAAATGGTTCCAACCATGAATTTCCCCACATTGATCGCCGATCAAATCAGCCAGATTTTGAAGAACCAAATCAAGATACTTCAAAAACTGGAAGAGATCGAGAAACGGTTGCCGCCGCCTCCGATGCCGAAGCCACCGGGCTGCGAGCATCTTTGAGGTGGCATCAGTGGACCATCATTGACTGGATGGTCGTGGTGGCTGCTACAGGAATACTGTGCCTCGCTCTGCGTGTTTTCATTGATGCGTTACAACTTTTGTACTGAAGGAGACAAGGATGTCGAAGACACTACCCGAATACGAAGAATTCGTGCTGAAACTGGCCTCACCTCAATCGACAGAGACACCGAAAATGCAATTGTGTCTCGGAGGGCTGGGCTTGGCTGGAGAGGCCGGGGAATTTGCCGACCATATGAAGAAGGTCGTGTTTCACGGTCAAGAACTGAAAAAGGAAGTCGCTGTCAAGGAACTGGGTGATTGCATGTGGTATCTGGCATTTGCTGCCCGAACCATTGGCAGTTCACTTCAAGAGGTGATCGATGCAAATGTCGAGAAGCTGAGTGCCCGGTATCCAGATGGCGTGTTTGACAAGGACAGATCACATGCCCAAGGAGAAGAGAGTTAGAAGACCGAAGCTTACGATTGACGATATCCGAGAGGGTTTCCGTAAGGCCAACTGCGAACTTCTGTCAGAAGAGTATCGAGGTTGCAAGCAACGGTTGAAGTATCGTTGCAAAGGTTGCGGAAAAACCAACATGACTTGTTGGAATGCTTTCAGTCGTGGTTTCAGATGTAAAGAGTGTGCCATCCGAAAGAGATTGAAGCCAGTCCCTCGACGAATCATTTTGCGAGACAAGCTTTACAGTCTGGCCGAAGCCGCTCGCTGGTTGAATGTCAGATATGACGATTTGAGGAAGTACGTCATCGAAGGATTTCTGCCGGGACCAACCAAGAAGTTAGGTGCCAAGATGTACTTCACAGAAGAGGATCTGAAGAAGATTGATTCACTGATCGAGTGATTCGATCCATTCTTTGAAACGGAGCAATCGTGGGATGCCAACAACTGGTGCCCTCGGGTCGGTGATCAACTTGTTGACGACGGACTTGCCACCCGGTGACATCAGGGCGTCCCACGATTTTCTTCTCGCTGATTTGCTATAGTGTTTGAAGACGCCACGAATACTGTCGAGAAGATCTTTTGTGGCTGGGCGTGCGTCACTCTTCTCGTTCATCTCGTTTGTCCTGTGTTCTGGTTGGGCCTACGTTGGTCCACCAACCTTTGCCTCCCCTGTACCGTGGGTTCCCTCCCACAGTCGCACCTTTGGGGCGTCCCAGATGATCCGAACGACTATTGGCAGCATAACGCTTTGCGCCAAGCATCTTACGCTTTGCATGTTCTTCTGCTTCAGTCTCTTCGAACCATTGTTTGAAATTCATTAGCGTCTCATCATTGCACGTTGAAGGTGCATCATTGCTTGACCGTGTGGCGGGGCCATTGGAGCTTGGCCCGGAGCTTGTTGTTGCATGGTCGGGTCCATCATCAAGGGATCAGCCGCTTGGGCTGGGTCCATCTCGAAGTCGGCGTCTTGCATGTCAATGTCTTCATCATCGATGCCTTCCATGTCGCCCGAGAATTCATTGTCGAATTCATCGCCTTCCTCGGCTTCGTCTGCGTCATCCTCAATGTCTTCGCCTTCAAGGCTGGCACTGAGTGGTGGGGCAACTTCTTCGTTCATGGCACGAATGAGCTTGCCGCAAACCTTGGGACCATATGATTCGTGAGCCATGATTTCTGTGAGATGCTGGTACGTCTCCTTGTAGGTCAACATCTCTGCGACCACAACGCCCAGTAGGCCCTTGTTCTTCAACTGGTAGACCAGTTGTTCGACCAGAGCACCATCTTTCAGCATCACGTCTGTAACCAACGCTGCAATTTCGGCATGTTCGGCTGTTGGAATCTTGGCTGGAGCGGGTTCCTTGCCATCACACTTACACTTTGTGTCGCCGAGATCGCCGAACCCTTTCTTTCCGCCTTTTTCGCCTTTGGCGATGTACGGAGCGTTTCCGTGTTCTTTGGGCGGTTTGGTCGGCGGTGTTGCTGGCGTCGGTTTGCCTCCATGAATGTCAACGACAGGCTTCTTCACCTGTCCTTTGGCATCCATGTATTCTTGGAATAGTCCCATGGTTTCTCCTTATTTCATGACGATTGCCAGAATGATGTAGATCAAAATCGGCAATCCAAAACCCATCAAAGTTGCAACGGCGAAAATCAACCGCATGACTGTGGGATCGATGTTCATTTCTTTGGCAAGTCCTGCACAGACGCCAAGAATCATTTTGTTTTCGTGATCTCGTTGTAGTGGCATATCACACCTCCACCATATTTAGACTTTGGAAGGGAAATTTGGCGGCGAGACTCTGTTATTAAAGAAAGGAGGCGTCATGACATTCAAAGCCGTTCACATGGGAGGGCACATCCCAGATGACGAGAATTTGGAAGAATGGGAACACAAGTTTTCGCCAGCGATAGGAGATTATATGGCAAATTTTTTTAACGGAGAAACCAGTCGTGCTCGGGAGAGACGTTTGAGAGAAGGTTGGTATGAGAAGTATTGTCCCGAAGACAAGCTCGGGTTGGACATTGGTTGCTCGCAAGATCCGGTGAACAAGACATTTCGTCGTTTCGATATGGCATTTGGTGACGGTGACGCACAATTCATGTATGATTTTCCAAACGACACATACTGGACAGTTTATGCCAGTCACGTTTTGGAACACATGAAGTTCCCAGAGAAGGCGTTGGCACGTTGGTTTGAGTTGGTCAAGCCGGGTGGGCACCTGATTATTTCGATCCCCCATAGAGACCTATATGAGAAGCGAAAGATGCTCCCGAGCCAATGGAACCCAGATCACAAGTATTTCTGGCTGCCCGAGACAGATGAGCCGCCATGCACCAAGAGTCTCAAAAGAGTTATTTTGGAAGCGATCCCCAATGCGAACATCGTGGACTTTCGAGTGATTGATGAGGGCTACAATCATCTCGTGGCCCCCGATCAACATCCTGTCGGGGAGTACAGTATCGAGGCAGTCATTCAGAAATGACTCTTGGTTTCTGTTCCAAATTTTGCAATAATCGTTTCGTGCATACTTATTCACGGAGGTAGCGATGCGATTCCTACAAGTCATCGCAGCGATTCTTCTTTTCGCTGCACCTGTTCATGCCTTTTCAGACAACCTGCACAGCGGCGACATGCTGTTCGTCCAGAACAGCCACAACCTCGTCGAGTGTTACACGAAGTCGTCATTCAGCCATGTTGCTGTCGTCGTCAAATATGGTGACAAAACATGGGTCTATGAAGCCGAGCCGCCTGTTGTGAAGAGATACACCATTGAGGAATGGCTGACGGCCATGGGTGACTACAACACGTCACATCCACAGAGCCCAGCTTTGGTCACAGTGGTCACGCCGAACAGGCCATATTCGGATGCAGAAGTCTCCAAAATGAAAGAGTTTCTGGAGACTCAAGTGGGACGCCGGTACTCCGTCCGGGGCTACTTGCGGAATGTGCAGACAAATGGTACACATTGCTCTGAGATGTGCGCCGCTGCTATTGAAGCGACAGGGCGAAGAGATTTTTCGGCCCCAAACCGTACCATCTCGCCGGGAGACCTGCATGGTTTGCTCAGGGTTTGCCATCACCAGCTAGGCAAACAATACCATGTGGTTCTTAGAGATTCGGAGAAGAAAAGCTGGTGTGAAAGATCCGCCGCTTGGTGGGCTCGGAGGCCGTCATGGTGTGCTTGGTCATGTTGGGAAACGCTTCGTTTCTACCCCTGACGATTGCTTGGTTGATCATTAGCGGAGTTGTATGTTTTGCATTGTGGGTGGGATGGCACCTGCTCGTTGATGAGGATGATCCCCGTGTTCTCGAAGCTGAACAGAAGTTACGACAGGACTCAGGAGCCGATGAGATTTTTTATCGCCATGGCTCTCGTGACTCCCGGAATCGTTTTGGCTAATGTTGGATACCCGCATTCGCTGGCAGGGATCGCTTGGCTTTGTTTCCTGCTCGTAGTAAGGATGCGTCATGTATCCTGATTCACGATGTCACGATTGTCGGGTAGAAACATGTTCTCGTGATGGTGGCATTGGCGAATGGTACATGGTCGAACACCATGTATGGGTTTCCGCCATGCACGCCGGTTTCGCACACTTCTTGTGCATTGGCTGTCTGGAGAATCGTTTGGGCCGCAAACTCACGCCAGACGATTTCTCGCTGGTGCCGCTCAACTTCATGATCAGTGCAGAGGACTCTTCTGCATCTCCTCGTCTTCGTGACCGTATGGGCGACCGCTTTTTGAAGCCGGAAACCTTAGAAGAGATGGTTGCCAAGTGGGACTGACTTTTTCTTTCGTTTGTGCTATATTACAGATGATTAAGAAACTCGCACAAACGGAGGTGCATCATGTTGACATGCAAAATGCTACCTGTCTTCGTGGTCGATTGGCAACTCTTTGAGGAGCCGCCTCGGTGCAAGTTTCGATGCCATTGCGAGTGCCGGAATCCCCGACGCCACAAGGACACCGATCCTTGCCCGATGGAGAAGGCCAAGACAGAAGGGAAGATCCGCAAGGCAATTCCGAAAGACCCCGCACTGCTCGACAAGTGCAGGAAAATGTGGGAAGCGGCTTGACTGAAATCGGGCCGTGCCATACTATGTAGAGTACCTGACCGAAGCGACCCCGAAAGGGGAGAGCCTAGCGTACAGGCCCCTCGGGGAAAGAGCCGTGATCGAAGGGATGTTTCCAGTTTCCGTCCTTCGGCAGTGCTCTCCGAGGCAAAACTGGATTTAGTCACCCGCTGGAGCCGCAAGGCTGTGAAGGTGTCTGCATACCTGAAAAGCCGGTCGCCTCGGCTTGGAGGGAGAACTGCGATGACGGCAGGGGCTCCCTGACTATAGCACACGATGGCAACGTGCAGGTAAGGCAGGCTGGTGGCTTGATCTTTGAAAACTTGGGCTGGAATTGGAATCGATTGGCTGTTCTGAGAAGATGGCTGCGATCCGTGGTTGAATGACGGGCCACGTTAAAAGTCATTCAAAACCATAATTGTCGAAACTTCGACTCCTCTTCGCATGGCTGCGTAAGCAGTGACGGGCTAGGCCCGTCCGAAGCGTCAATGACCGATGCCTGATAGGTCTGCGACGTACCGCCATCAGGATAGTCCTGAATCTCCGAGTCGTAGGAGAGATGGGCGAAACTCAAATCGACTAAGCTGGCATGGTAGCTGTGCTCTCATGAGCGACCGGCTGGCCGACAACTCAAATCGAGAGACATGATCGTAGACGCCGCTTTGACGGCAGAGCAAGACACGGGTTCGAATCCCGTCCGGTCCACTCAAGTTAGAAGAACCCGCTTCCCCAACAGCAAAGGGGAAGCGGGTTTTTTCGTGCGCCAGTCCAAAATTTGTATCGTACATACGATATGCGTACAAACTACATGATTGCCACATGGAGCGGCAAGCGAGTCAGATGCGGTTTCGATGAAAGGCGTTGCTACATCGAAGAACATCTGGCCCGCTTAGATTCGATTCAACACAATCTGGATCAAATCACAGTGGGTTGGCCCGAGAATCCAAAGGAGAGCGGGAGATACACTTCATTCATGAATAGCCTGTCTCAACTGAAGTCAGGTGTCCCTATTCATGTTGTCCGCACTCCAAACAAGGGCTACTCATACGGCCAATACTCCCGCATCTTTGATCAGTACGGCTCTCAGTTTGACTACTACATCTTGATGGAGGACGACTACATCCCGACTCTGAATGGATTTGATGCAGAATTGATTAGGATGTTGGAGAACAAAAGGTGTGATTACTTGTGTAGTGTTTGTGGGCCGATGTATTTCTCCAAAAAAATTATGCGTGGAAAGAAAAGGCAGACTATTGTTGTCCAAACGAAAGGGGCGGCTGTTTCCAATGGCATATGCCATTATAGGTCGCTAGAGAAAGTCAAGAAACGCTTTGGCGAACTGCTTCACCATCAAGATAATGGACAACGGATGTTCTCAGAGGGGTTTTTGATGACAGATTGTACCATCGAGGACTATCTGGATGAATACTCGGCGTTGTATCTTCAGCATTTCCCAACAGTATTCAGGGTCTATGGAGATCCATCTTTGCCATCAATCATCTCTCCCATTCAGTCGTTGTGGGATGAGGGAAAGGTGCCTCGTCAAGTTATTGTTTCCAAATGAAGTGCTTGCAGGCGATGATCCATTCGATAGGCTTATCTGCCGACCATTCGTCAACAGCTTTGCGGCAGCCAGCACAGGCCCCGTAATCATCGATCAAAACGTGGGCTTTCGGCATTAGATGCTTCTCCAGCCACGAGAAAGCCTGATGGTATGATTCGTACAGATCACAATCCATATAAGCAAAGGCAATCTGGATACTTGGTGGAATGATAGGTAGGGTCTCTACAAATCGACCCTTGAGCGGACAGATGTTTGGGAAATCCTTGAACATTCTCCAAACGCTCATTTCGCCCCATGGGCCTTCTGACGGGTTGAACTTGCCCGGCAAATCGTGATCGCCATGTTCGGCACTGAAGTCTTCACTTGGCATTCCGCCATAGGTATCCAGTGCCCAGACACGGCGACCCCAAGTTGCCAGTTGTCGAGTGGTGCCGCCTTGGAAGACACCAAACTCGATGATATCTCCCTGTTCTGGGATCTGGGGTCGTATTCTGTCGAAATCCTGTTCGTGTCCAACCCAAGGTCCGGGGAGCAGTTCTGTCATATTGTTCTCCGATTCGTGTCCGAGTCTAGTCGCAATCCAGAGCCATCGATTTCAGCAGATCCCGGCAGTGGCGAGATCGATGTTTCTCCAAATCGGTCTCTTAACAAGAAGAGTACCGGCTGCAACACTTCTTGCCAAGAAAAGATAGGCGACTTCATCAGCCAGACTCGGTGAGCCTTGGTGGAGATTTCCACGACGCCAGCGATGTCAAAAAGCTCTGTAATCAGGGGTTGTTTGTCTGCGGCGTCGAGCAGCGAATAGGCTTCTTTGCCAATTCTGGTGCGATAAACAGGGTCAACTCTCAGATGGATGTACACGGAATCATCAGCAGCACCGCTTGGTGTGTTGAATTCCAGCTTGTATTCTAGGGCCATATATTCTCCTTGCCGGATAATCCGTAGTTTCTTATACTACGGTATCTATGCACGGAGGCAGGTGTGTCTAAAAGTTTGGATGAGAGATTCAGGAAGGCTCTGAGAACCCTAGACAAGATGGGGAAGGCTCCCCGTGCCAAATCAAGGAGGAATGCTATGCCAGCTTACGGAAACTGCTCTGTTGATGAAGAAGAAAAAGATATCGAACAAACATACTGTCAATGGTCCACTTCGGACAATCGCATCTTTGTCCCATCCAGTCGCACTGTGGACAGGCTGGTGCCGGGAGTCTATGAGATTAAGAGTGCCCCCAACGTGGGCATCTTCTTCGAAAAGATTCCTGTAAAAACAGAGGGTCTCTTAAGGTTTCCTGACACAAAGTCGGATCGTGTGATCAGCGAAGTACAGAAGTTCTGGGACAGAGAAAATGTCTTCAGGGAATATGGCATCACCTACAAGAGAGGCATCATTCTTCATGGGCCTCCGGGGAGCGGCAAGAGCAGCACCGTTCAGTTCATCATGCAAGATGTGGTGAAGCGTGGCGGCGTGGTCCTTGAATTCCAAGAGCCATATCTCTTTGTTGAGGGCTATCGCAAACTGAAGCAAATCCAGTCAGACACGCCAGTCGTTGTTGTGATGGAAGACTTGGACGCTCTTCTTGAAATGCACAATGAATCGGAGATCTTAAATCTCCTTGATGGAGCCAACGAAGTTGACAAAACGATATTCTTGGCGACCACCAACTATCCGCACGCTCTTCAACCTCGCATCATGAATCGGCCCAGTCGATTCGACAAACGATTCCGCATCGGCTTCCCAACTGCGGAATCACGAGAGATTTACTTTAAGCACCTCATTGGCGAAGAGAACATCTCCAAACTCGACATTGACTTAAATCAGTGGGTAAAGGATACTGACGAGATGTCGCTGGCCCACCTTAAAGAACTCTTTGTGGCAGTGGTGATCATTGGCGACGAATACGATGAAGCCATCAAGACCCTTCAGAAAATGAAGGAACCCGTCCAAGACAAAGACTTTGAAGGGAACATAGGCTTCGGTAAACCAGAAGTACCGCCAGACTATTACGACTAGGGAAGGTCGAACCATGAAGGAACGAGACAAGCTAATCCGCTTGTGCCTTGCATCTATGGAGAAGCGAGGCTTGATGCAGGATGTCAGGTACAAGGAACGGCTGAAGTCAGAGCTTAAGGAAATCGATGCTCAGGCTGAGCATGAGTACCTTCTTGGCCTTCACGATAAGTTTCGGGCGGAAAACTTAATCTTCCCAGAGAACGAACACAACAACCTCATCGACTACCTGTTGGATCTCACAGGACAGTTCGACATCGAGCGGCCCAACACTTGGATTCAGGGCGAGTTCCCCGATATCGACATCGACTTCTTGAAGCCGGTGCGAGACTACCTCAAAGAGCAGTGGGCGGCTCAAGCCTACGGCCAAGAGAAGGTTTGTGAGATCGGCACCTACGGAACGGCGGGCATCAAGTCATCCATCTTGGATATGGCCCGTGTGCATGGGGCTGACATTCATGAGATTCAAGGCATCACGTCGATGCTTGAAGATAAGGATGACGACGGCAAGCCGCTGGAGTGGGACAAGATCTTTGAAATCGCCACCTTCCAGATCGCCACCAAAGAAGAGCAGGATGAGATTAAGAAGGAGTTGGAGACCGGCGATGTGGATTGGGTTCAGAAGTTCTCTGAACTTCGGAAAGCCAAAGGCAGCGTCCCTGCCGACACCGCATATGTGAAGTTTGCCCTCTACTGCGAAGAGAACCCAGAGATCGCCGAAGCGGCAAAACTCTTTCAGGGCCGCAACACTCACTCTGGCGTCCATGCTGGAGGTCTGATTATCTCCAGTAAGCGAATCGATGGTTTCGTGCCGCTCGAAGTGCGGAAGGTCAACAAGCAGCATCCCAACGGTGTAATCTGCTCGGCATGGTCTGAGGGCCTCGCCCATCAAGACCTTGGGCCGGTGGGCTTGATCAAGTTCGACCTTCTGGTCATCAACAACCTCATGCAGATCGCTCTGGCGGCAGAACTCGTGAAGAAGCGATATGGTCTTACATCCATCTGTGCCAGAGAGGGGGACACCGATTGGTCTGACATCTCTTATCTCAATGATCCTGCTGCGATTGAGATGGCTAACAAAGCCGACCTGCGATGTATCTTCCAGTTTGACGGCGAAGGTATTCGCAAGCTGGTGAAGCGTGGTGGTGTGACCAGCTTCGAAGATCTGGTGGCCTATTCGGCTCTCTATCGTCCCGGCCCGTTGAACATGGGGATGGACGCCCGCTACTGCAAACGCAAGAAGTGGCGTGATGGCGACCGTGAGGGCGGCGAGCCATATAACATCCATCCGATCATGGAACAAAGTCTCGGCAAGACCTACGGCGTTCTTGTGTACCAAGAACAAGTCATGGACATCTTGCGTATCGTCGGGAACATTCCTGACATGCACACTGAGAAAGTGCGTAAAGCCATCTCAAAGAAGAAGGTGTCTCAGTTCGCCAAGTACAAAGAGATGTTCTTGACGAACGGCCAGAAGAACCTCGGGGCGAATCTGGAGTTCGTCAGTGATCTCTGGGATCAAATTGAGTCATTCGCCGAATACGGGTTCAACCGGTCCCATGCTTGTGCTTACACCTACATCTCGTCACGACTGCTGTATTTGAAGGCGCATTATCCTCTGGAGTTCTATGCAGCCACGCTGATGTGTGAGAAGGATCACGAGAAGTTCCGTGAGTACAAACTGGATGCCAAGAAACATAGCATTGAGGTTTGTCCGGTGAACATCAACAAGTCGAAGATGAACTTCAACATCGCTGATGGGAAGGTCTACTTCGGATTCAAGAACATCAAGGGCATCGGGGAAGCGGTGGCTGATCGCATCGTGGAGAATCAGCCGTACAAGGACTTCCCGGACTTCCTTACAAAATTTGGAACGGATGGTGCGCCGCTCAAAGCCCTCATCGCTCTGGGCGTGTTCGACGAACTGGAGCCGCACTATGACAGAGAACATTTGCGGAAGTTCCATGAGTTCTTCAAAGACAAAATCACCAAGCGTCGGCAGCGTCAACAACGCTTCGAAGGCTCGATGGTCAAGAAGGATGAAGAATTGCGTGAGTTGCTTCTCACTGAGATCACTGAGAGCGATCCCGACTTCGATAAGATGGCTCGCTTCACTGAAGAGGCTGAGAAGCTCTGGGAAGAACGCTTTGAACATATCGTCCGTGACGTGCCCTACAAGTACAAGGGTGAGGATCGAGTGCGACAGGTTTCTGTGGCGAAGATGCTCAGCGATTTGTCGAACAAACGAGCAACCAGCGTGCGTCGATTCGAGGAGAATGAGAAGGACGATGATGAGAATCCGATCACGATGGATGGGTTCAATGCGGCGTCGGTGAAGTTGGACGAAGAAGAAGTAGCCGTGCTGAATGACTACATGATGGTCTTTGACCAGCGGACATATCCGATGGCCGAGTCTCAATACTATGGTTTCCAATGGAATCATGAATTGGAATCGAGTCCAGATTTCACTGGTCGCACCATCGACTACTTCCTTGAAGAATGCGACAAAGATGGTGACGCCCCTGCGCCCATCGAAGTGAAGATCTTGTCGGTTCGGAAAAGAACCAGCAAGAATGGTGTCGTTTTTTACTCTGTTGAATTTGAGGATGCGAATAGTCGGCAGGCCAAGATGAATATCTGGTCAGACGACTACACCAGATGGCAGGACGAATTGAAGAAGGGTGCTCTGCTGAAAGTTCGCATGAGGCCCCCATCTGGTGGATATAACACTTTCACCTTCGACAGCGTTCCGAAGCATAAGCGGAACACACTGCCGCCGAAAGATGAGGATTATCGCATCAGAGTAATGAAGACGATACCCAAGCCTGAGAAGCCCGATGAGTCGATCCTGACGGACCTGACCTTCGAAGAAGGCTTCGACATTCTGGAGGATCTGTGACAGAAGAAGTCATCATCGACGACAGCAATTTTCACGACTATTTCTTCGACACCCGCAAGCACGGCCCGAAAGCTGGGCAGGTGATGGCGAAGTTCTCTGCCGTCGCTATTTTCGGCGATGGCCCTGAGAAGCGAGACATCATCAATCTGCTGAAGATTGACAAGGCGTTTCAGGCTTCGATGGTTATGAACAAGATCCATTGCGCCCGGATGCCGGATTGCTACCGGATTTGTCGGGAGATGTGCGAGGATCTTCTGGCGGGCATGTCAGATGACGAAGTGGCGGCAAAAGAGTACGAATTCGTCATAGAAGCCATGTTCTACACACAAAAAGAGTACGTCCCGAAGGCCGACCCGCACTGGGAATTGATCACAACTCTCAAATTTGATCCCGAAACAAACACCTTCAAGTCCACCATTGAAATCTGAAATTTCAGTTCTCAGACGCTACATACATTACTATGTCTGAGTACAATGATTATAGATCAGAGATCGAGATGTGGGCGGACATGTGGGATCAAGCCCAACAAGATAATGTCCACCCAGCACCCGAACCGCCTCAACCTTCTGAGTTCGCCGCTTCCGTTTTAGGCGACGACGCTCAGGATGCGTATTGGGATTTCATGGACTCCGAGGATCAGCTTCTTCAAGAGGAGCACAAGACTCCAAACCCTGTCTATCCAGACAGTGCCGGTCCAGATCACAAGACTACGCCTCCTGTGTGGGTCAGTGAAGACCTGCTTAAAGAAATTGAATCACTCAAGAATCAACTCTTTAAGGTCGAAAACAAAATGGCAAAAATGGGAGCAGGGGACAAGCTTGAACAAAAGGCTCGCAAGGGCGAAGAAGGCAAGCTGATGTCCGAAATTGAATCCATAAGAAAAAGGATCGAGAAGGTGAGCAGTAGTCTCGGCGTCGAGCACGAACCGTCGCCTTGGGTGGTCAAGGAAAACTGATCGCTGGAGGTAGGATTGAGAAGCTGGATAGTCGCACTGGTGTTAGCGGCGGTAGCCATTGCACCGATTTTCTATGTCGTGTATTATTTACACGAGAATCAACAGTCCGAAGGACCGTCAACGATTGCCACAGTCGAATTCCAACGTCGCCCCAAGAACATTGAATTGGAACCGGGAGTTACGCTGGATGTTTTGGCCTGCAAAGTTGTTGATGGTTACAAATTTGGTTTGTATCTTGAAGGTGACAAGTGGATTGCGGCTCATCTCCCAGTAGCCACGAAGGAAGAAGCAATTCCTTTGGTTATCGAATGGCTCAATGCGGCAACCCCGCCCCCGCCAACTGTCACATTACTCAGAAAGGTAGGAGACTACTGGATCGTCGAGCTTGAATTGACCCACGAAGGAAAACGTGTGAGCATGACGAGCTTACTTAGATCAAAGGAACTCCTGTTGGATAGGTAAATCATGGCCGAAGAACCTACCACTCCTCAAACCGAGGAGCCTTTGGACGAAGAGGACCAGTCTAAACCGTCCAGAGGAAAGTCGAAGAGATGCTTCGATGACTTTAAGAAACTGGTAGAGCAACGCCGAGAGCAAGGATGTCCTGCGGCAATCTTCACGCACAGATGTCCTGATCCCGATGCCATCTCTTCTATGATGGGAATGGCATGGCTGCTCGACAAAGCCTTTGGGGTCGAATCTCACATGTTTTATGACGGGGAGGTCTCACATCCCCAGAATGGGTCGATGGTGAATTTGCTCAGCCCCGATCTGACTAAGATCGAGGACTATGAGCCAGACAAACACTGTCTCCACATTCTTGTCGATACGGTTCCGTCTTATGCGGGCGTGGGCGAACGAGGCGATCTCCGGGGTCGTTTTGATGTCGTGATCGATCATCACCGTGATCTACCCACACACTACGATGGCATTCTGATCCATCGAAAAGCGGGCAGTTGTGCCGCCATCATCTTCGAGATGATGAAGGAGTTGGTTCCGTCCGATAAATGGTTTGACGATGGCGTAGATGCAGACGCAAAGCTCGCCACCGCCCTCATCGCCGGGATCATGACGGACACGCACTTCATGCTGGCCGACGATTGCACCGAGCTTGAACGGCAAGCGTTCAACGAACTCTTCGAGTTCCGCAACTCCAACTATCTTAACCAGATTGTCTTCTTTAAGAGACGCAAGTTCTGGGTAGACAGAAAGGCAGAAGCTATCTCTGAAGCTGAGATTGACTCAGAGGGGTATGCTGTGGTAGGATTGGGCCTCATCCCTGAGAAAGAAAGGGATCTGATCGCAGATATGGCCGAGGAGATGGTCTCTTGGGCTTCTGTAGAAACCGCTGTAGCCTTTGGAGTGGTTGGCGGTGATCGAATCGAAGGTTCCGTAAGAAGCCTCAACGCCTCTCTATCAGTCTCCGATTTCTGTAAGAAACTTGGTGGCAAACATGGGTCTGGCGGCGGGAAACAAGGTAAGGGAGCTTACCAGTTGTCGCTGGCCGGATTCAGCATTGATGATGAAGAGGACGAGAAGGACGCCCAAGAAGCTTGGGAGTCAATCAAGAAACGTGAGGCCAAAAGGATCAACCGAATCATCAACAAATAACTGCTCCGCAACTTGTCAAGGAAGGACGAAATGCAAGCACCAACTTCTAAGACCAATGACGTTACACTCTTTTCGAACGGCATAGGTCATTTCCGGCGTGTCTACAATGCGCCGAAGGATGGCGAAGCAGCCATCTCAATTCCATTCAAGACTGACAGCATCGGCGATGTCGCCGCATCTCTCCAAGTCTTCGGCAAGGTGAAGCTCACGGCCCCGCCGTCATTCACTCCCGCCAACTCGAATGCCACATCTCTTGCGATTGAGCAAGACGAGGCGATGAAGTCCCTCCTCCGTCAACTGTCGGGGTCAACAGTGCAACTCACTCTGGGCAGCGGCTCGAATGAGTATCAGTTGCTCGGTCTTGACTCCGAGACGAAGGTGTGCGACGGGAACGAAGTCTATACCGATTACGTCGTCGTCATGAAGGACGGCTCCGTCTATCGGTATCCACTCAACAACGTGCAGAACATCGAGTTCAAGGACGAAGCTGTTCGCACGGAAATCGAAAAGGCCCTCAAGACCAATTTCCAGAAGATCAAACCCGACAGCACGCTGTTGGATTTGACGCTGGAGTCGTTGGAAGGGGCAGAAGAGTTCTCGGTGCAGTACACGATTCCCGTGGCCGCATGGAAAATGCGGTATGCGATCCGAGAAGACAAAGGCAACTTCACTCTCGAAGGGGCCGCAATCATCGACAATAACACTGATGAGGATTGGGACAACTTCCGTGTGAGCGTTGTTACCGGAAATCCCATCAGCTTCAGCACCGACATTGCAAACGTGGTTGTTCCGAAGCGACGTTTCGTCCATCTGGTTGAACAGACCACGCTGGGCAATGTGGATGTCGAGGAGGCTTATGGCGGTGGAGCCGTAGCCTGTGGCTTCGAAGCGATGGCGGCTCCACCCGAAGCCAAGATGCGGATGGCTGCCGCTCGTGGTCTGGGTGTGAAGGCCAGTGTCTCTAATTATGCCAGCTTCGGGCTGGAGACTTGTGATGCCGAGGATCTCGGTTATGCAGGGACAGCGGCCCAATCGCCCGGTGTGGATTCCAAGGAAGTCGGCGACTTCTGCATCTTCACCAGCAAGGAACGAATCACCATTCTCGCTCGCAAGAGTGCGGTGGTGCCGATGTTCTCTGTGCCATTGCAGCACGCAGGCGTGGTTCTTCTCTACAAAGAAGAGAACCATGCTACGAGACCGTACCGTGCCGTCAAGTTCAAGAACGAGACCGATTACAGTTTGGGCAAGGGAAAGACGGTCATCTACAACGAAGGTATCTTCAGTGGCGAATGCGTGCTGGAGTCAACCAAGCCGGGCGACAATCGGATGTTGCCGCACTGCTTGGAAAATGGCATGAAGGTGTCGAAGAAGACTCTTCCCACCGAATCACGCCTCACTGCGGTTCGGATTTCTGATGGTGTTGGGTTGACTGAGATCGTCTCTACAGGCGTGACCGAATACACCCTGACCAACAAGAAGAACGAGCCGTTCAAGTTGGCTCTGGAACACCTGAGCATTCTCGGTGGAGAGAATGTCATGGTGGACTTCGAAGGCGTCGAGCTTCAAGAACAAGAGAAGCTCTCCCAGTCGAACGGATGGCGTGCCTATTTCACCGTGGGTGCCAACCAGTCTGCCACTCTGAAAGTGACAGAGACTCGTCTGGATCGCCGAGAGGTGAACATCGTCAATCACTTCCGATGGGTTCAACAGAATGTCATCGAGTCTGGCAAGTCAATTGCCAACGACAAGACTGTCAAGCAATGTGTTGAAATCCAGTCGCAGATTGACGACAAGAATCGCCAGATTCAGGAAGCACAACAGCGGGTTGCCGAAGTCAATCAAGAGCGTGAAGGCGTTCGAGAAGACCTGCGGGCCGCTGAGAGTGTGGCGTCGGGTGACAAGCTCACAAGCTGGGTCGCCGAGATTGACGCCGCCAAGGCAGAGGCTCGGAAGCTCCAGAAGGAGACCATTCCGAACCTGACGAAAGAGCGGGATGCGTTGCTGAAGTCTCTCCAAGAGACTCTCTCGACGCTCGCCGTCTCATGGTCAGATCAGAAGAAGACGCCGAAGGAGGTGATTTCAGAGTAGCGTCTCACGATCTGACATTACTCCTGATTGAATGGCCCGGTAGTGGAATTCCACTACCGGGCTTTTTCTTTTGGAATTTCTTATTAACGGCACACTATATTATTTCGGAGGCAATATGACAGAAAACATCGCAGACCCCAAAGATGAATATGAGCCGGAAGCGGACAACACCGGGGCACCCAAGAACTTCTTCATTCGCTGCCCTCGTTGCCGTTGGGCTCGGATTTCGTCTGGGCTGAGTGCTGACATCGCCGATCTCAATGAGATTGATCCCGGATGTACAAATTGTGGCAAGTGGCGAAGATTTAAGTGTCCGAAGTGTGGTATGCCTTCGCAGATGAAACGACTCAAGGGGAACAAGTAAATGGCGTTGGCCTACTTCAAGACGAAGGACAAGGATGCCTTTGTATCCAAGATCTCAGAGCAGACGCTCGATGAGATTTCTTTCACTGTCCACAAGCTTAACCATCGTCCCAGACCGAAGAAGAAGGATCGCATCAAGATCATTGCGTGCTTCTCAGAATTCGGTTGTGAGACGCTAGGGGCGATGTATTGTATCCCCCGTCTGTTGAGACGGTTTCCGGGAGCTTACGTTATCGTAATGGGCTGGCATGGCCGAGAGTACATCTACCGCCATCTGGTTGATGAGTTCTGGGAAATGAAGGAGGAGTATATGTGGCTCCGAGATCATGCTCGGGCTTTCCACCACATCTCGAACAATTTGGAACGACTGGAGCGAGCGGCCACGAAGTACGGGGACGTAATTCCCTCAGCGGCACTGGGCAAATACGCCGTCTGCAATTTCTGCCGAACCTGTGGCAAGTTCTGGCATGAATGGCGAAGAGCGTATGAAGATTGTCCTCATTGTCACAGCACGATGCTGGTCAGGTCAATCTTCACTGATATCGAACACAATCGTAAGATGGCAAGGGCGATTCCAAGGCCGTCAGTCCAAAAATTGGAATGGGCGAAGGGGTTGATGAGGCCGAAAAGCGTGGGCATCTTTGCCCGAGGCCGCAAAACCTACGGCAGAAATCTTCAGCCAGAGTTCTATGTAAGACTCATCGGTATTCTTAAAGAAATGGGGTACAACATTGTCTGGTTGGGAGAAAAACAGAACGTCCTGCCATGTCCTGTGGAGGATGTATTGGACTTTTCTCAGATGCCAGAGTCGAGAGACCTTGAGAAAACCTTGGCGATCATCTGCAACCTTGAATTCACCGTCCAATTCTGGACCGCTTCTACTAGGTTAGCAGGCATGATGGGGGTTCCCTTCCTGTTGTTTGAGAGCCCCGAGCAAATTTATGTTTCCTACTCTGGAATCATGGGAGCCCAAGAGGGCAAACGGTTGGAACTCGCTACCTTCGGTCCTAAGAAGGTCGTCCTCGCCCATTACCGTAGCGTCTTAAACGACAATGACACCGCTCTCAATCTCGTTCGGCAGGCTGTAGAAGAAATGCAGGCTGGCAACTATGGCGAGATTGTCGGTATGGTCAAAGATGAGGAGTTCACGAAGCAATTGCAATCTGAACATTATGAGATGTTGACATGAAGAATCATTGGTTAGAAAAACGAAGAACGAAAGAGCAGAGAAAGAAGATCTTGAAGGAGATTGCGGATAAGGGTCTGGTTTGGTTCGCTCCACAAGGGCTCAATCGAGGCACGATCCCAAGTCCGACCAAGAGGTGTAAATGAGCCAAACAAGTGATTTCATTCAGAGGGTAGCGGAACGCACCGGCTATCGAAGGGAGTTCTATAAGGAAAAGAACATGCCTTCGGTCCCGTCGAACGTCGTCGCAATGCCCTTCTATGGAGATCTCAGATCGGCTTTCGTCCTCTCCTCCCTACTTCTGAGGCCATATAAGGAGCTTACAGGCAAGTATCTGATACTTTGCTCTTGGCCGGGCCTTCAGGGGCTCTTCCCATATGTGGACGAGTATTGGTGTTTAGACGACGAATCTGTGGCAAAAACACTTGCATCAGAAGCTAATAACTTTTACAATACGAGTGCTTTGGCTACAGAACTGACTCACAGGCTCATGGAGTCTGTAAGAATTGTCACGATGCGTGACCTTAAAGAACTGTACGACTTTGGGCTTACTGCGAAATACTTTGAAACATTCCCGGACATTAGAAGATACTTGCCCGAGATACCGTCTGCCAACAAGCTTTCACAGAACTTCTTGACTGAGATGTCGAGGAAGAGTGGACGCAAAGTCTTCATCTACCCTACCACAAGGATGTGGTCGTGGCAGAAAGGCAAGGCAACGAACCTTACGGTTCCCAAGCTGTTTTGGGAGACGTTGATTGAGGAGTTGTTGGCGGCAGACTTTGTTCCGGTGGTATATCAGAACTGGTTCACATATGACATGTCCACAGAATTCGCCCAGCGTTGCATCTACTTGGTGCCACGCAACGTCACAGACGTTTTGGCGGCGATGCGGTATGTCGGGCTGGTACTGGATGTGCATTCCGGGATATCCAACTTAGCCATTGCGGCTAGGACTCCATTCTTGGTCGTTGACGAGCGACAGAGATACATGGAGCACAAAGGGTATGAGATTGACGACTTGTGTTGCCTAAGCCCGAAGCAATACCTGTGGTCGTTCTCGACGATGCTCATGGCTGGCGAGCCGAGCGATTGGAAGAACAGCATCATTGACGGGATCATCGTCAGGTTGAAAGAGTTCGCTCCAACGCTTGCAGGTCAGGAATGGGGATCGACGAACGAGTCATATGAGACGGTATCATATGATACGGTTCGGCAACGGAAGGCTCGACGCTTGGGCGTCACTTTCATCAACTCGTCTAAGAGCAAATAGCGATCTACTATGGGCTTCGCCCAATCGCTATGATGAGGCATCACAAGTAAGGAGACTGACCATGGCTAATGCCACACGAGTAAGAGTTGAACTCAAGAAGAAGTACAACGATCCCCACAAGAACTTCAAGGAAATGTTCACTGAGTTCAAGCGGAGAGTGAGCAACGCTGGCATCATGCACGATTTCAAGGAACACCAGTTCTACGAAAGCAAGTCTGAGAAGCAGCGTAAGAAGCGGAAGGCCGCAGTGAAGAAGCTCCAGATGGAATTGCTGGAAGAAAAGCTTCAACGTGGCGAACGTGTCAAGGCTCCGACCGGACTCATCAAGAAAGCCATGGCAAATCAAGGCAAGGGCAAGAAAAAGCGGAGAGACAAAAACAGGTGAGGTAGTTATGAGCAAAAACAAGAAAGTCATGAGCATCGCCATCCGGCCAGAGCTACATGAGGAGCTTAAGAAATTCTCCAAGCGAAAGGGGCTGTCTGCTTCTTCGTATGTTGGCAATCTGATTGAACAGGCTGTCAAGCTGGACCCTGATGATGATCCAATCGTCATCGGCACGCCAGTTGATGAAGAAGTCAAGGCTGTGGTCTTAAAGATCCCTGTGCATCTGAGATCGGACCCAGAGCAACTGAAGAAATGGCTGTCGGTTCAGGTAACTAACCTGTATAAGAAGCTGACGGCGACTCCTCCAGCGGCAAGTGATGAATCAAAGGCAAATGACGTATGATGATTGTGGAAACGGGGCAAATCCCCAAACTTGACGACATCGTAGATGTCCCTTTGGACGACTTGATCAAGGTCTACAAGGTCTGTCAAGAAATGCAAGAGGTCTGCGACAAGGAGCGTGGTATTGGTATCAGTGCCGTCCAAGTCGGGATACCGTGGAAACTGTTCCTTGTGAGAGGTGACGGCAAATGTCCTCTTGTTCCTAAAGACAAGTACGGTTACTTTATCAACTGCGATTACAGTCCACTTACAGAAAACGAAGAACAGGTCGTCTCTGTCGAGGGGTGTCTGTCAATTCGGTCCCCAGAGGGTCAATTGCGACTCTTCGAAGTGAAACGCTTTTGCAAAGTTCATTTGTTTGGTTATATGCTTGAAGAGAAAAATGGTTTGAAAATAGTTGAGATCGACGACGCCCTGTCACTTATTCAACAGGGCGTCGTCTTTCAACACGAAATCGACCACCAGAAATCAATCCTGATTTCTGACTTTGGGAAAGAAGTATTTGTGTGGTGAAACTATGGCCCTAACTCAAAAACATCTGAAAGATGTCTGTTACATCTGGGGCGGCGACCAACAGTGCCGTTACCTCGATGAAGACATGGACGACAAAGGCAACATCGTGTATGTTTGTAAGAAGAAGTCCCCAGACGCCAAGATCATTGATATCGAGTTGGCCGACTGGTTGAAAGATGTGAAGAAGAAGGGGCAAGATCCACGCAAACAAGGTGTGCCGCTCGGCGATGGATGCAGTGGGTATCTTAAGCTGACGACGAAACAACAGGGTTACGACGTAGATGGCAAGAAGCCATAGGAGATCAAAATGAGCGATGTCGAAATTTTAAGACAGAAAGATCCAAACTTGGCTGATCTTATCGATCAGTGGAGAGCAAAGTTCCAAGGTCGGCCATTCGACCTTACAAAAGAAGCGGATAGAGCGGACTTCTATGAAGGCATCATGGAAATGACCCGTCACATCGCTTCTGGCAGTGCATCAGGCATGTTGCACCTGACGGTTTGCAATGATGGTGTGACGGGCCTTTCGGTTTCGAGCGTGCCTACTTCTTGTGCTTCCTCATCAGATTAAGGACGTTCTCCTCAGTCTCGGTGTGCATACAGGCACGGAAGACGTGATCCTCTAGCACAGGGTCTTGCATTTCAGCGATGCTCTGTGCCATCAACTCGGCTGTCTTCTCTTGGACCTTGGCGATACGTCTGTAGTGCAGCACAAGCACTACGGCAGCCATGATGCCAATCAGCGAGACAATGAGTCCACCGGGGCCAGAGAGGATCTGTACGCCGCTGTTCTCATAGTTGCTTTGATTGTTGACCAAACCTTGTTGCATTTGGCCGATCTGGCTGTCTTGAATGTCGTTTTGCGACTGCACCTTGCCCAACTCAATTTTCATGCTGTTGGCAAGGTTTTCGAGATTCCCGATTCTCCCATCTTGGTTGTCGATCTCTTGCTGCTGGCGTGGCGAAAGATTGCCGCAACCGGGCATTGCGACAAGTGCGAGTGCAGCAACGATTGCTAGAAGCATTCTCTTCATGGGCTACCTCCTTGAATTCTCAACCTTCTTAAAGTATGTATTGGCTATCAATGGAATTCGGGGTTGATTTCCTCGCCCGGTCAGCTAATAATAAAGTGGTCCACATGCTCTCACGGAGGAGACGATATGCCACGGAAGCCACGCCGGGATTGCCGAGACAATCCCTTTGAGAAAGGAGACCATGCCGTTGATTTAAGACGGCTGGCCGTCGAGAGCATCGAGACGTTCTTTAAGTCCAAAAGTTTTTACTGTGGCGGACCCATCCCCAAGCACGACCTGCTTTCCGAGCACAGCGTCAAAACTCTGCTGCGAACCCAGCTTGATGATCGCTGCCTCGATTTCATCCATGAGCGTTGCTTGCCGCTCATTCCTGCCGATCCCAACTACTCCGACAACACTGTCACATGGCAAGTCCACAGCTTGCTGGGGCTGTTGCGTGAATTGGCCGCTCTCCATTTGCCGAAGGACTACTTCGGCGGATTGCTCCTCTTGTACTTCAAATTCTGCTATGGCGTCGAGATTATTGACCCACCCTTGCTTTGATAGGGTATGCAGGATCTTGAATTCATCTCGGGCGAGTTCTTCGATATCGAAGTCCCAAAGGAAAAGCAATATCTGCTGAAATACTTCCAGACAGACCTTCAGGTGGCATTTGTTCGCTACTATCTGGTCTTCGGGACGATCAGGAACTTCGTGGACCATACGGGCCACTATTGCAGCGAGAGGATGCTTCACAAACTTCAGAGCAAATACCGCCGATTGACAGAGGCCCACGCTGCGGCCAAATCCGAACTGACCGAGGAGAACATGGATCTCCTTGAGCGGTTGGAATCGGGGAAGTATCGCTTGACAGGAAAGCGGCTTTCTTAAAGAATGACGGTGGGGATGATGCTGCGCCAAGGAGGGTGCAACTATGTTTAAGGACAGTGCAGATAAGGTTCAGGAGCTTTTTGACGAGGCTTCAGGAATCATGGGAATGATTGCCGAAGTAAAGATGCGATGCCTTCTTTTTAAGCAAAAAGCGAGGGCTGAAAAGGCATCTTGGAATGAAGGCCCATCCGACGCTTTGCAACTCGAAGTAGATGAAGCGGTCACAAGAATGACCCACGATCTTGCTACATACCGTAGTCGATTGAACGAGATCTACGAGGAGTTGACGGAATATGGGGTCTTTTCAGAAGTGGAAGAAACAGAGGGAGATATTTGGTCCTCGCTTGAGTGAGGATCAGGCCCCAGATTATTCTTTGGATCGCTGGGTCAAGATGGCTCAGGATCTCGGCGGTAGTATCGGTTCAATGGTTGGCGATGCCAAGCGTAAAGAAAAGGATCTTGACGATGAAGAAGCCAAACAGAAGAAGGTTGAGGACCAGCCCTCGTCTGACGACGAAAAGGAGACAGACGTAACAAAGAATAAAGAAACGGAGGACGCATGGCAGCGTCTCAGGAAAATAGCTCAAGAGAGACAGGAGAAAGAAACAGAAAAGGAGTCTTCAAAAGACTCAGAGAAATCGGAAAAGAAGTCGTAGTTGCCACAGCGAAATACTCGCTGATTACGGGACTCGCAATCATCTTTGCCCTCGGCATCACGACGCTTTATGACATCACCGTTGGTGATGATGTACCACAGATTGGCACGCTAGGGCGATTCAGCCCCGAACGCCAACTGGCATTCAAGTCGCCTCACACACATCTGGTGTTGAAGTGGGATGAAGACAAGGCTTGGGATGCCCTTCAAGAGCCGTTGCAAATTTTGGATCAGGTCTGCCCCGAGGCAGCACACTGGGTCCGAGATCGCCATGCCAGCGGACACCTCATCTGGGAAGTCGAGTACAGTGGTTGCTACGCCAAGTACAACTACATGGACAAAGACTTAACAATCAACAAGATCCTGTACTGCGAGAATAATGGTCGCATTGCAAGCATCTTGGCCCATGAGTTCCGACATTCCCGACAGAATTTCACCAAATTTTTCCGGGCGACCGTAGCCTGTGCTGTTCTTAGAGAACCCAAGCCTTCAATTGTTGAAGACGAGGCGGAACTCTTTGAGGCACAAGTTCTGCTTGCAATTTTTGAGTGAATCTGTGAGAATGTGAGCTATGCCTAGCTTACAAGACATCTGGTTCTCCAGCTATGATGAGTCGATTTTTTATGACGCCACCAATGAGGAGTTGGTGGAGGCGTGTCGTAAGAATCATCTTAAAGATAGCCGTGAGATCAAACGAGCAGTTCAAGTCGAACAATCGATGCAGGGCACATACATCTGTGCGGTGGCCGTCCGAAAGAACGAGGACGAGAATCGCCTTTTGGCTGTGCCTGTATTCGGTGAGCCGTTGAGCCGTGAATGTTATGACACGGTTCGGGATGTCTTTGTTGTCGAAGGGGTTGATTGGGTAGAGGTCGGCTCCATACCAGTCAACTACACCATTCGACTTGGGGAAGAGACATATGGTTGGCAGATGGACATTCCTGTGCCAACATCTGTAATCAAACGGCATCTCACAAAGGAACAAAAGCACCGGCTGAATTGTTGGAAGTCCCGGTGGAACCGCAAGGATTACAAGATTGAATACTTGCAGAGTCTTCAAGTTTTCTAACACGAGAAGGGATTCTCAATGAACCAACACCGCACTCCACCTCGGGAAGTTCCAGAGCGAGATCTGAAATACATGGGTCTTGCTTGGATTCACGCTGGCTTCAGCAAAGACCCCAACACTCAAGTTGGGGCTCAGATCATCAGTCAGAACAACGAGCCGCTGGGTTCAGGTTACAATGGACCGCCTCGACTGATTGACGACACTTCTTTCAGTTGGCATCGCCCCGCCCCAGATGAGGAAGGCATCAATCGTTATGATCTCGTCAAGCACGCCGAGTCAAATGCGATCAAACATTCGAAGGGCGAAGATCTCACCGATGCCACGCTCTATGTCACAGCATTGCCCTGTCCGAAGTGCATGTTGGAAATCATCGATGAAGGAATTGGCCGAATCGTCTACTTCGATTTTCAAGGCGACCGCAATTCCTCTCTGCAAAATGGGTCTTGGAGAGACAAGACTTTCGAGATGGCACGCATGGCCGGTATTCGTTTGGAAAAATTCCAAGGCAGCGTGGCGTGGATCGCAGATTGGTCTGAGCGTCTGAGACAACTGGGCGTTTACGACATTTGATCCTGCTAACTCTATATACGAGTATGGCAGTCCAATTCAGTTTACGATCAGGTAGCGGGTGCGGCTCACAAAACGTGTGCCCAGACAAGTTCGGATGTCCTTCGAACGTGTGCCCAGATTTCGTCATCAGACGACACGACACCAAGCCTCCATTCAAAGTCTCAGTGGAAGACTGTGAAGGTCCGCTGGATGTGCAGGGATTAGTAGTTGAGGCCAACATGTGGGCCTTGGCAAAACTCAAGTGCAAGATCACAGAGACCGACACCTATTTCCCATTGGCCGACAACGTGGGGTTCGAGCAGATTATGGTCGGTGACATCATTGTCATGGACCGAGTGCGTTTGCCCGAAAGAATGTTGGTGCTGGGATTTGATGAAGGAAATAGTCTGGTGCGAGTCCAGCGAGGCTACCATGGCACAACTGCTTCCTCTTGGAAGAAGGGGACCAAGATGCGGATTTTCCGCATGTTGAATGCTCCCGCCGAAGCCGAATTAGTCTTCGAAGATCAGCAACAAGTTGACGGCACCGTTACGAAAGACGTGTTGGTCAGTGCGAACTTGGTTTATGAGTGGCAACCAGAAGATACTTGTCTTCCCGGTTGCTATTGGTTCGAGTTCAAGTTAATCAAGATGATCGATGTGGTATATTACCTCCCCGGAGGGAACTGGATTGGCGAAGTCCACACGCATACCGATGGTTTCTTTTACACAGGCACAACTCACACAGAAAGTTCTGTGCGTCTTTCCTATGATCAAATAGCAGACAAATACTTGCTCCCGGATACACCGTGGGCAGGTGAGACCCATTTGTACTCTGGCAGCACCTTTACTGGCCTCGTACACAACGATGGTTCTGTTGTCTTAAATCAAACTGGTATTCCATCAGAATCTTCTGTTTCTTATAATGAGCAGGGGAGTGCCAGTCTGGTTGACATTTCGCTCATCCCCAGTTTCACAGATGAATCATTGACTCCATATTACTTTGGATGTATTCTGGGAGAAGGAGTGGAATGGGTGCGAAGGTTCCCGATTGGTGGGGAGGGTTTCCTCATTAAGATCGAGGATTCTCCAACGGTCGAAATATAAGGAAGAGGTGTGGCTATGTTAGTTTCCCGTTTTCTCATTGAACGATTGGAAAACGCTGGGGTTCGACATGTAATGGGCGTACCCGGCGACTACGTTCTGGATTTCTATAAGGAACTCTGGGACTATGAGAACATCGAAGTCATCAACAACACAGATGAAAATCATTCCGGCTTTGCTGCCGACGCATATGCTCGTGTCAATGGTGTTGGTTGTGTAGTAGTGACATACAACGTCGGAGCGGCCAAGGTCATCAACGCCGTTCAATGTGCTTATGCCGAAAGATCTCCTCTTGTTGTGATTTCCGGTGCCCCCGGTCTGAATGAGCGAAACGAGGGCTACTTGCTGCATCACATGGTGGGCAGCTTCAATTCACAGAAGAAGATGTTCGACAACATCACTTGCGCCAGCGTCGTCCTCGACAATCCAGCCACAGCCGGATACGAGATTGACAGGGCCTTCGAGGCAATGCACCACTACAAGCGACCGATTTACATCGAGTTGCCTCGTGACATCGCCAAGAAGTCAATCAGCTATGATGTGTACAAGCAGGGCACGCCAGTCGCTCCTGCTACCGATACAGAGAATCTCGGCGAAGCCCTCAAAGAAGTGGCCGAGTGGATCGAAGGAGCCAAGCAACCTGTCATTCTGGCCGGTGTGGAATTGGCCCGCTACGATTTGGGCGAGCAACTCATTCGTTTCGCCGAACGTGCCGACATTCCTGTGGCAACGACATTGCTCAGTAAGTCGGTCATCAATGAACGACATCGTTTGTTCGCTGGCATCTACTCTGGCAATAGCAGCCATGAGATGACACGCAAGCTGGTGGAAGATTCTGACTGCCTTCTGATGTTCGGTGTAATGCTTACCGACATGACTTTGTGCTTCAAACCAGCGAAGTTTAAGAAGCGTCAGGTGATTTCTTCGACCGTTGAAGGGTTGCAGGTCAGAAACCACAACTACTCCGGTATCCAGTTCAAGGATTTCTGTGCTTCTTTGTTTAAGATGGACTTCACCAAGAAGCCTCTTCCAGAACTTCCGCCTGTGAAACAGAAGAAGCCGGTTTTCGAGCCGAAACCAGAAGCCAAGATAACTACAGAACGTCTGTTTGAGGCCATTGATTCAATTCTCGACAAGAACATGGCGATTGTCTCCGACATCGGCGACAGTCTGTTTGGTGCTGGTAATCTTACAGTACACCACCGGAACCACTTCCTGAGCCCCGCTTTCTATACGAGCATGGGTTCGGCCATTCCGGGAGCTTTGGGCGTGCAGGCGGCTATGCCAGACGTGCGACCTATCGTGATCGTTGGAGACGGTGCTTTCCAGATGTCCATGACCGAACTGGGCACCATCGTCAATCGCAAATTGAATCCCATCGTGATTGTCTTAAACAACGACGGTTACACGACTGAGAGATTCTTGCTGGACGGTGAATTCAACGATATTCCCCGTTGGAAATACCATGATGTCACAAAGCTGATTGGTGGAGGGGAAGGCCGAGAGGTTTCTACAGAAACCCAGTTGCATGAGGTTCTTAAAGAAGCCCTTGACTCCAAGAAGCTTTTTGTGATAAATGTAGAGGTCGGACGGAAAGATGTTTCCGAGGGCCTTAAAAGGATGACAACTGCTCTAGCCAAGAAGGTTTAGAGAGACTCAAAACATGCCAAAGAAATTCGAGAAGGCAGAAAAGAAGAAGGATTTCGTTCGTTGTAATGAGCGAATCCGCATCAAAGAAGTCAGGGTCATTCAGGACGGTCAGAATCTAGGGGTCATGCCCACGCCTGATGCTCTCTATCGAGCGAAACAGGCTGGTCTCGATCTCGTCGAGGTTGCTCCGCAAGCTCGGCCCCCAGTCTGCCAGATCATGGACTACGGCAAGTTCATGTTCGAGAGGAGCAAGAAGAAGAAACAACCGGCGTCCCACAAGGACAAAGAGTTGTCCTTCAGATATGTGATCAGCGATCACGATCTGGAGACGAAGGCGAATCAAGCCCGGAAGTTCATAGAGAAGGGACACCGTGTGAAGTTCGTCGTCAAATTCAAGGCCAGAGAGAAGGCCCATAAGGACATGGGCTTCGAAGCCTTGAACAAGGTCATTGCGATGCTTTCAGATATCGCAACGGTGGAGAAGCCACCGGGTTTCGAGGGCCATAATGTGACGGCCCGTGTGGAAGTAAAAAGGACGAAGGATGATTGACACGGATGTTCAATCTCAACAACTCCAAATTTTGGAACGAGTATTTGAAAGGGGCGACGTTGTAGAAACGCCGCCCCTTTCGGGTATTCTCACAGACGTTCCGATGTACTATGACAAGGATCTCACAGATGCCTTGGGACAGGAACTCGGTGTAAATCTCGCTCTGTTTGTCGAGTGCATCGATCTGGAGAACCCACACCCTGATCTGTTTGAGATTTTCGACGGCCAGCTTGTAGGGAGTGAAGAAGGAAGCTTCAGCCGTTATGCTTGTGATGTGCTCAAGTTGGTCTCATACGGAAAATCTGTTAGTCTCTCTTCTGAGGTCTTGGCATCTGTTCAGCGTGGACTTGCCAAACATGAGATGTTCAAGACGATTGCAGGCGGGATTGGTTCGCCATACAGTCACTTGATGAATGTGCGTTTCATTAAGGACAGTGGCTTGCGACGGCTTATGCGAGAACGCAAGGATTCACAAGAAGTGGGGCTCGCTGTTCTGCACAAGAAGGGAGAGTCGTTTTGGATCGCTCACCCAGCGGACTTCTCAACCTTCTATCGACATCAAAACATTTACCAGCGTGATATCGACGAAGCCAGAAATCGACTCATTCATCTGAAGAAATTCAATCTGCCAGACATGGCAAGCGAAGTGGAACGATACATCGAGGAGATCCAACAGAAGCATTTGTTGGAGCAGTGTTGCGGTTTCAATCGTATTTCTTTGACAGCCGCATCGATCATTCTCGGCAAGCAGATCGGCGTGAAGTTCACCGTGGATGTTCGTCCTTATTCTATGACGAAGGCGATGGCCTATATCGAAGAGTCGGAAGGGATGGCCTATGTCGAAGAAAGTTCACAAGGGAACTTGTTTAATCGGGTTGAGTACAAGCCGAAAACATATCCCATCTACCAACTGAATCCATCCGAAGCAATGAACAAGGTTGTTGATCATTTGGACAACTGCCCAGAGATTGGCGGGAAGCCTTTGTTTGATCATTATCGTGTTCTGCGGCCCGATTTTGCGGACGGCCAGCGGCGCAAGTCTGATGGCGTCTTGCTGGGAGAAAAGGACGGCGACCACTATTTTATATGTTATTGGGAGCCACACGAATGATACAAATTGATTTGGACGATCTCAGAAGTTTATTGGTTCAAGCGTATGAAAATGGGTGGCGAGGTTGTTTGGAACTGAAAGACGAAGAAGCAGAGCGTCTTATACAACCCTATCTCACCGAGGACAAAACTCCATCAATTTCAGAGATCGCAGCCATCGATCCAATGATGGGTCGATTCTCTAGTGATCAATTCACGATCACAGTCGGCGGCACCCCAATGGAGAACGTCAACCCGTCTGATCGAGCCACATGGTCGTTTCAGACTTTCAATCAAAACAATCCGGGGTAGTCATGCGGTATCTGGTCACAGGAGGAGCCGGTTTCATTGGATCACATCTGACAGACAGATTGATTAAGGACGGCCATGAAGTGGTAGTCTGGGATTCGTTGACGACTGGCAAGCGGGAGCAAGTTCATGAACAGGCTCGCTTTCATGAGATATCTGTAGAATCCATCCATCCAAAGTATCATGCAGAGGATGGCTATGAGGCCATCTTTCATCTGGCTGGTGAGGCCAGAATTCAACCCAGCTTCGAGAAGCCCGATGTGACACATGAGTCAAACGTCACTGGCACCATGAAGATTCTGGAGATGGCACGGCTTTGTGGGTCAAGGGTCATTTACGCAGGTTCAAGTTCGGTCTACCATGACCAGTACGCCAATCCTTACAGTTTCACGAAGCTTAAGGCGGAAGAGTATTGCACACTTTACAACCGTCTCTACAATGTCCCAGTTGCTATCGCTCGTTTCTTCAACGTCTATGGCCCACGCCAACTTGAAGATGGGGCTTATGCTACAGTCGTTGGAATCTTCGAGCGACAAGCGAGAGAGGGTCGATCACTCACCGTCACTGGGACGGGAGAACAACGCCGTGACTTCACCCATGTCGAAGACATCGTGAATGGTTTGCTCGCCATGTCTGAGAGCGACTGGGATGCCGAGATCTTTAATCTCGGGACAGGTACGAATCATTCGATCAACGAAGTGGCAGAGATGTTTGGACGGCCAATCGAATATCTGCCAAAGCGACCCGGTGAGGCCGACAACACGTTGGCCGATATTCACCATTCCAAGGCCATGTTGGGCTGGAGGCCCAAGCACAACTTGAAGGAATATGTTGATGGTCTGTTGTTTGACAAATGTGTGTGACGTTGCGTTGCTTGCCGACTTTACTTCCGGTCGCACAGAGTTACTTCGCCCCGGACAAAAAGCGATCTACGAAGACTCTGATGAATATCCCACAGACGAGACGTGGGATTTCGTTGAGTGGGGTTGGTTTAAGGACGAGGATGTTTACCAGAGTGAAGTCCACAACTGGGCCATCGAGGGATTTTGAGCCACACTTATGTTATAAAGAACAGAGAGTCTGAGCCAATTACGATCCACAGGCCGAATGGCGAAGTGATTGTGTTGGATGCAGGAGAATCGGTTCTTTTCTATTCTGACCACGGAGATCTGTCGCCATTTCAAGATGGGACGAACTATTGGCTCACTCCCGAGTTCTTAGAACATGCGTTTTTGCAAGGAGAAAGGGCTGAGCCGGTCAAATGGAAGAACGAAGGCTTTTGAACACGTTCACTGCACGCAACATTTCCAATGAGGATTTGGCGTTCGAGATGCAGTTGTCGAATGGCTTGTATGTTGAGCAAGTTTTCGAGGCCGGGGAGATTGTCAAAGGGCTGACAAGACACGCACGCAGTCTTCTCTGGCCTTGGTACGAAAAAGGACTCATTACTTTCACACAAGAATTTGAGATTGTCGATTTGCGACCTAACTGGAGATTGGAGGGATTCTGATGTATAAGCACAAAGAGGGAATTACACTAAGGAAGTTGCACAAGGGAGACTTGCACGCCTTGATGGCTTTGAAGAGCGAAAGCTGGTGGGGCACCCATGGAACGTCGATCATCAACGCAGAAGATCAATTGAAGTGGTACGAGAGTCTCGGGCACAACAACTTGGCGATGATGGCTGAAGGCGAGGGCAACACAGGGCACAACAACGCCATTGGAATTGCTCTGTTCACCGACATTGATTGGTTTGCTCGGACGTTGAATCTCAGTGGCTCCGTCTTCAAAGAGAGCCGCAAGATGGAAGAGATCGTTAAGCCTGCCTTCTCTTGCGGGCTCGACTTCTGTTTCGAGGTGCTCAATATGCAGCGAGTCCAAGCAGAAGTGCTAGAGACACACGCTGCCGCTCAGAAGCTTGAGATCGGCCATCTAGGCATGAAGGTCGAAGGGCGTCGTCGCCGTGCCGTGTTCAAGTCTGGAAGATACTACGACTCTATCATGCTCGGCATTCTCAAAGAGGAGTGGGAGCAGACTGAGCGAGTCAAAGCTCATCTGGAAAGCAAGACTGGGTGCTGCAATGATGTCTTCGATCACCAGCAGGCGCAGCGGTTGATTCAGTTATCCCAGAAATGGCTGGGGTCGGAGTAGTTCGATCCCATGTTCCAATGAGTGCTTGATGCCATCAATAATGAGGCACTTGCCTTCATCATACAAAACACGGGCATCGATGACGGTCTGGCCGAAGTGGCGGTGGTAGTTTCTCACTGTGTCATACCACCAGTCGATCTCCAGCGAGTTGCCTTCAACAGCCTTGATCTCTTTGCCTGATCGGCTGGTAACGATGTTGGCATATTCGGCGGCGACCATATAGTGTTGGTCGTGCAATGCCCAGTAGTGCAGAATGCTCTTGGCATCTGTGTACATGGATGTAGGATCGGCTTCGAAGCCAGAGTATTCCTCTGGCAAGGTTGAGGGGTATCTCAGTGCCGTGATCAACACGACATAATCAGCGTTGATTCTTTCGAATTCTCCTAGTGTGATCTGTTCGGCAACCCTACCCCAGCCCCGAACCAACACAACCTTACTTCGCATGTTTCCTCACCTTTGGCATCATGCCATTTTTCTTAAAGAACTGTTGCATATCAGGGGTTGCCCAAAACTCAAGCAATTGCAGGAAATCCTCGCAATTTGGGCTCTTTATCATAGCACGCCAGCTTCTAATAATTCTCTCGTACTGGCCGGAAAGATCTCCTGAAGAGAGGGAATCATACCACATCTTCCATCTTTCACATACGGCATTTCTTCTAAGAAGTGCCTCGTGGCCCAAAGACTTGCGTTCCCACTGCTTGTATGATCTGATGGGATAGTGGTGCCGCCAGACCCTTTTGGTGAATTCTATGGATTGCCCAGTTTCTACACCATGATTGCCATGGCTGATTACAATTTTTGGATCGGGTCGGTGGGCAATTTTACATTCTTGAGGAATGGGAATGTCGTCGAAGTCCAGATAGGGACTCATCTGTTCTAAGTCGAACTCCCAATCGATGGGCGGATGTAGGTACATCCGGGTGCAACCTGCCACTTCGGCAGAGATCTCTGAGAGGGCCATCAAGCCGCCCCAGTGCTCATCAGCATCCAAGTGGATGATCCAGTCTGGATCTAGCTTACAAGCGATCTGAGCCATTCTAGTGACCCACAGCGATTGATTATGGTCGTTCCCCGGCTCGTCAATAACCTCGACCACCTCGGGGTATTTTTCGGCGATTCGGCGAGTGTCGTCCGTCGAATTGTTGTCTGTAAAGATGATCTTCCAGACACCCTGCTTGAGATGGTGCTCAATCGTTTGGGCGATGATGTCCTCTTCGTTCTTGGCGAGGATGGTTGCTACGATCTTGAGTCTGGGCGTCACAACGAACATAGATCCTCCGGTATCTTCGTGTCATATCCGAAGAAGTCAAAGTCGCATCGACGCTTTTCTAACACGAGTTGGGCCATCTCTTCCGTGTAACACAAATTGTCTTTGATTGATGCCTTGAGGTGCTGCAATCGCACAGGCGTTTGCACAAATGGTAGTTCGTTGAATCCCTCTGTAAGACGCTCCGTGTCAAGGTATTTGTGGATTTCGAAATGAACGCAACCTTTTGGTGGTTTGTAGTCTTCGTTCCTGTGTAACAGGTGGTAAAAGCTCTGTAGTCTCGGGGCAGATAGGTATTTGTGGAAACCAGCCATCGACACTTTTTTCTTTTTGACAAAGCATTGATTCCAGTATTGTGACAGAGTGTGTCGATACGGGTTGCGAATTGTTGCAAAGACAAAGTAGTCCTGAAGTTCTTCTGGCAGGTGTATGATGTGGCGGGGCCAGACGTAGCCTTTGGGGTCAGTAATCTCCAGCCTTACAGGCACAGTATCTTTGAAGTCCCAGTAGTCCACCTCGTATTCTTCAAAAAGGATTGAAGAAATGGTGGTTGTGCCTGTTTTTGGCGGCGGCATATAGACAAATCGATGTTTGGTGGAATACAGCATAACTACAGTATGTTAAGAGACTCGCTCAAAATCCTGATCTTGTGTTCGTACTACAATCGCCCCTTGCTGGTCAGGAACGCCATGAACAGCATCCTGCGGGCAAATGAGCACCACAAGAATTGGCATCTTGCCTTTGGTGACGACGGCAGTGAAAAGCCGGGTCGGCCCATCGTAGAAGATGTCCTGAAGGACCATCTTAATAAAGTAACCTTCGTGCATTCTGGCATGGAGTTCGAGGACAAGATCAGAGAAGGGCTGATTCTTGGTCGATTGGCAAACAAGGCCATGGAAGAGTCGAACGCTGATGTCGCCTTGATGTTATGCGACGATGATGAGTTGGTGCCTACCTATCTTAAAGATCTGTCCGCCTACTTCCTCCAACACCCCAACATCTTGTATTGCTATTCCAAGCTCTATCTGTATAATCCAATCTTACAGAAGAGTGAGGATGCAAGTCGCTCTACAAACAACAAATGGAGCAATTTCACGGCCCCGCTGAACCCAGTCAATCATCTGGATGCGTCACAGGTGGCTTGGAGATTGGATTGTTGCAAGAAACATGGGGCGTGGTTCAAGGACAACACAAAATTTGTACCGGGCAAACCGTGGACAAAAGACACAGATAAATCGTTCTTTGAGAACTTATTTGAGAAGTGTGGCCCTTGTCACCCAACTGGGTTTGTTGGTCAGTTCAAGGGCATTCACGACTATCAGTTGTTGTGGCACAAGAATGTTCCTGCGGCATCGTTGTGGGCTTACGACAAGATGTGCAGAGAATTGGGAGGAGTGGAATTTTGAGGGATCTTTATGAAGTTCTCGGCGTGAGCCGATCCGCTACCAAAGAAGAAATTGGAAAATCATATCGTAAGCTGGCCCGGAAATATCATCCCGACTGTAACCCCGGCGACGAAGAGGCTGTGGAGAAGTTCAAGGAGGTCGCCGAGGCATATGAGGTCTTGTCTGATGAAAACAAGCGGGCTGAGTATGATCGACACGGCACCGTGAAGGGACGGCCAAAACGAGGGCCGTTCACCAATCCTTTTGAAGACTTCTTCAACAACATGTTCAATAATGGTGTCCAGCCAGCCAATGGCGAGCATATTATTCTGGAATGTGAATTGACGTTGGAAGAGATCAAGGATGGTGGAACCAAAGAGATCCCATATCAGCAAGCCGAGTTGTGTAAGTCCTGTGGGGGCACAGGCGGCACGCTGCAAGACTGCTCTCACTGCGAGGGGTCGGGATCGAAGATCATTTATGGTCAAGCTATGACGGTTAAGACAACCTGCCATGCGTGTGAAGGCAGAGGCAAGATGGTAACAGAGCCGTGTGCCGAATGTGTCGGTGGCATCTGTCCGGGCGAAGAGAAGATGTTGAAGTTCACTTTCCCAGAGGGCGTTGAAGATGGGGTTCGATTTGTCTTTCGTGGCAAGGGCCAACCATCCGCTCATCCGGGGGCCGCACCGGGCAACTTGTATGTGATTGTCAAAACAAAAAAGCACGATTTGTTCGAGCGATTACCCAGAGGGGGTATTTTGCTCAAAGTGCCGGTGACTTATTCACAGCTTGTTTTGGGGCACGAGATGACTTTGCCCACCTTGGAAGGACAAGTTTCGTTTAAGATACCTGCTGGCACGCAACCGAACCAGAAGTTCAGATTGAAGGAAATGGGTTTGCCTGTTTTTAAGGAAAGTAGGACACTATATAATAAGGGCGACCAGATAGTAGAAGTCCTACTTGAGATACCAAAAAATCCAACGGGCGAATACAGAGAGGTCATCGAAGCATTAGCCAAGTTGGAAGGAGAATGAGAATGGAAGATATTCTGAAAAAGCCGCTGTTTTGGGTTGTAGCCGTCCTGACGCTTTTCAACGTAGGCGTTTTCGTCATTGGTAAAGTCGTCATCGACAAAGCTGCGGATCGTGTGATCGAGAAACTTCAGAAGGAGTATTCTCCATCGCCTTATGGTCCCGGCCTCGACCCTGATCGGGTAGATGTCAATGCAATCAAGCAACAAAGGTTGTATATGGAATTGACACGAGCCCGAACACACGGTGCCGCTGAGGGCACATTCGGATCGAATGAATCTGAGATTCGACAGAGAGTTGTCGATTCAGATCGTTGGGTCACAGAATGGGAAGCGGATCGTGGATTCCCAAACAACTAATCACGCACAATGGCTTTGTCGATCTTCGAGTATCCAGAGGTCTGATCCTCTGGATGTCGCTGGAAGATGAGGGTCATTGTCTTTCCCAATGCAGGGCTGCCTTCGATGCGGCGATATTCCTCGTAGGAAAAGTTCGCTTCTGTGCCATCGGAGAGCCTGACATAGATCGGGTTACGCTTCAACAGCAGAGTGGTGATGCGCCCTGTTCGTTCCACAGATGGAACGGTCAAGTCGGTCGATGGCAGCCACAGGGAGTGACCAGCAAAACCCATGGTCGGTCCCATCTCGGAGCCAGTTACGTCAGTCGATGCAAATGCACCGCCGATCTGGTTGCCGAACTTTTGACTGTTCATGAGACTGTCAATTCGCTGGCCGAGATCGCCGAGGCCAATTTCTTCAGTGAGTAGGAATTCTTTGAATTTGCCCATAGTCGTTACTCTATTTATGTCATGTCAGAGCAAAAACACTTCAAGTATGAGGCACAAGCTCCTTTGGTAGCCACTTCTATGCCTCACGAGATCGAAATCCAAGATGTTCGCTTCTTGACCCCCGCTAAGGTGTCCATGATGGTCAATGGGGTCCAGAAGGAGGAGATTCTGAGCATCGACATCATCGCTCGGAAGGCGTATCAGAATAACAAAGAAACTCCCTACTCGGACAAGATTTTCGAGTACCTCGACGCCATCAATAATCTGCCTGAGAACTTTTTCGAAGCGTCTGAAGATATCTATCAGAAGGCAGAAGAAGCCAAGGCTGAACACAGCCAATTGTATGAAACAGGAGAAAAATATGGCAAGACGTGAAGGTAACGCTATTCAAGCGAAGATTCTTGTACCAGACAGACTTAAGAGTGAAGATCACCGAGTTGGCCCTAACCGCCAACTAACCTTCGGGGTCATCTCTGATTGGATCAGACTTCAAGGGTTTGACGAATACACAGAGAATGGCTTGATCGAACTGGCGGCACAGTACCCGACCAGTGCATTGAAGTCATTCCGTAAAAACTTCAACTTGATGATTGCTCGTGTTCGTGAGCAACGCAGAAGAGAACAACAGCAAGAGGAGAATCGAAATGCCATTAGTGAAAGTAACAAAGGGACAAATCCCGCAGGACAATGTTCTCTCGGCAGCATTCCCGCCGAGCGAAGTGATGACGGGCCAGTTTCCCTCCCGGTATGCGAAGAGGGTGAGCACGGGAGTACATGTTGAGGTAGCCAACGGCTACAGACTGTGTTTCCAGCTTGTTCCCGAACTGACGGAAAAGGGATTGGTTGCCGCCAATGCGCCGGGATCATTTGAGAGCGGAGAGATCTATGTGGATCTGGTTAACGCTGGAAAAGAAATCATCACGTTGAGACGTGACACTCCTTTGTGCCGTGTTTGGCTCGAAGGCCCGTTCCCAGATTTGCAGGAGAGCCTCGCATGAAAGTAGCAATGCTGATGAAGATCGCCCGTCAGGTTGAGGGCGAGTTCGTTTTCGTGAGTGTCGAGAAGGCCCACATCGATCCAGATGTGATCCGCCAATACCTTTACACGAACCAGCTTCCCCGAACCGAGAAGGTGCAGGATGTGGATTGTGTGATTGAATATGGCGTGGTCACAGATGTTGAAGTCGAAGGTGTCACTTCTTCTGATTCACCAGTTCAATCGTAATTCTGGTGATCCCACCATCGAGTTCTTCGATCTTCAGGGTTTTGGCGATTGCTAGAACCTTGTCTACCAATTCTTTGTCAAGGAGCCTGAAAGCATCGAATAGGCCCTGTGCTTGGAGTTGTGTGTCTTCCATGTGATTACCTCTTTAAGAATATGTATCCTCCTTACTGTAATATGCACAAGGAGGGAATAGTATGACAGACCAACCGCATAACCCGCTTGAATCTCCATCAGGAGTTCCTGATCTTCGAATCGATTTGGAGGATGGCCGTGACGAACAAGTCTCGATCATCGTCGTTCATCACAACAAGCCAGAATATCTCAACATCTGCTTGCAGTCGATTCACGTCTGTAGTCATTTAGCCAACTACGAAGTCATTGTCGTTGACAACGCATCTGATGATCCTGAGACCAAGGACTATTTGAGTGTCTTGGAATCTGAAGGAATCAAGGTTGTCCGCAACAAGGAGAACAAGTATTGGTCAGCCGCCTGCAATCAAGGCGTGGCAATGGCCGATCCCCGTTCCAGCTACTTCGTCTTCCTCCACTGTGACACCGCCGTCCTGAATCCAGCATGGCTGGACATCTTGATCAACATCTCGATCTCTAAAGGGGCTGGCATTGTGGGCGTACAACTGAATGAATACTACATCCAGAAACAAAAGGTACAGTTCATTCAGGAATGGTGTATGCTCATCAGCCGTAAGTGCTGGGATGATATTGGGCCATGGCCGGAAGAACTCCCACTGGTGGGAGGAGCGTTCATCATGACGCTGCGTGCCCAATTCAAAGGCCACAAGCCGCAAGCAACAGGAAACTCCATTGTGCATCACTACAAGATCTTCAGTGGCGATCCCAGTGAATACGAACAGATCAGTGAAGAGGCGATGGGCAAAGTGCCGAAGCTTATGCAGCAAGCCCAGACTTAGTTCCAATGTACGCTTTGATGGGGACTCTCAACCACTTGGCAAAGTCGAGCAGGTTGGGGTCTCCACCTTTTTCTAAGATTTCAATCTGATCTGGCGGTGCGCCCGGCACATCTTGATAGGGCCAGAGCAGGAAGATCATCGTTCTGTGATATCCTTCCAATAGGCGATATTTGTTGCCTTCTTTGACGATGATGATTGGCTCGTTATCCCCGGCGATTTGGTCGATCAGTTTCTTTCTTTGTACAGCGAATCGGTTCGTGTCGTTTCTGACCAGTTGATTTTTGGGCGCAAATCCGAATCTCCATTGGAGGAACAGGCCAAGGGTGCCTTGATCGAAATCGAGCGGGCCGACTTCTATTGTTCTCGGGCGTTTCTCCCAAACAATGTCTTTCAAGAAATCCCTGTCTCTCAGAAGTTCGCTTGGCGAAGGCCGAGGGCTGCCAGCGGGACGATGATCGATAGTGGTTGCTTGTAGGTCAACTGGCTCTGGTATCTGAAGGACTGTTGGCGCAACGCTTCCATAGGTTCTGATGGATCGGTCTAGCTCTGGCCCGAGTCGATTTGTGTACATCTGATGGGCGACATACTTTGGCACATGGGGGTGCATCTTAAGAAAGTGCCTCTTGAACCCCTTCATTCTTGCTTCATCTAGTTGTAGCCAATCTCTAAACGTCATTGCGGTAGATTCTTGATAAACTCGTGCCATTGTGGGTGATCGTGGATCACAATCTTGTTCTTGGCATAATGGTTAGCGTATGCCATACAGAACAACTCTTCTGGACTCTGATTCTGCTTTTTCTCAGTGTGGGCTACGACATTTGCCCACTGTTGCTTCAGTGGTCGGGGAAGCAGTTCCCAGACACGATGGGCAACTTCGTGCAGAACGGTAAATTCTCGACCGTAATTCCATGGTGCGGCCACGGCGATTTCTTTGGACTGATCGTCCATGTAGCCAACATGCTCGTCGTCCCCATGAAGCGTGTTACCGCTCTGGAACTTCCACTTGAATCCTTTGACCAAATTGGCATGGGATGGAGGAAGTTTTCCGAGGGTTTGTTGTATGTCCCTCTTTTCCTCATCCATGTCTTCGGCGGACATGTTTTGTACGAATTCCTTAAACCTCATCATGTGGATATTTAGCCTTGGCAGAAAGAGATTTCTCAGTGTATAATATGAAAGCCTGACCCAACTCCAGTCATCTGTAAGCACTGGTAACGCTCGGGCATTCATCCTTCCCGTTGATTAAGCAAGTCTGAGGTGGGAAAGTCGTGAGGATGAGGGGGCTCTCAATAACCGCATGAGAGGCCCAAAATTCCAATTGGTGTAGTCCTCAAATCGACGTGGTTGGCTTGTTTATTAAGTGCAGACGTGACGGCAGAGGGAGGTCGCTGTTGTTGAATGATGCGCCAGACGCTTTCTGTGGGAAGTTGAGAACCCTATCATGTCCCAACCATGATAGGGTTTTTCTTTTGGCTCTTCCTCTCATAAATAACACAACAAGGTTCATTCGAACTGGTAAGGAGCAAAATGCCAAGAAAACCACCTAAGCCAACACAGCAAACACGAGCTAGGCGACCCTCTGGAAACGGATCGTTTCACATCGAATTCAAGAATGAAGCTCAAGGACTTGCTTGGGCCGCATTCAAACAACACGACGTTCTGTTTATGACTGGCCCAGCCGGTACAGGCAAAAGCTACCTTGCCTGTGCGTTTGCTATCGAGCAGATCTTAAACAAAGAGAAGCGAAAGATTGTCATCACCCGGCCCATCGTGGAATCTGGTGAAAAGCTCGGTTTTCTCCCCGGAGAATTCGAAGAAAAAGTGCATCCTTACATGATGCCCATGTATGACTGCATAGATAAACTTGTCGGTCGATCAGACGACAATTCTCCATGGAGAGACAAGATCAATAGTGCCCTCGAAGTGGCCCCTATTGCTTACATGCGAGGCCGAACATTTGACGATGCTGTCTGCATTTTTGACGAAGCTCAAAACGCATCCATGATGCAGCTAAAGTTGTTCCTCACTCGATTCGGAGAAAACTCAAAGGTGATCCTCACCGGCGACCCATCACAAAGCGACCTCGGCGGCGAAGTTGCTCTGACCAACGTGATGCACAGATTGCACGGCGTGCCGGGAGTTGGATTTGTCCAATTTAAGCCGCAGCAGATCGTCCGACACCCATTGGTCGGAAGGATCATTGAAGCTCTCGAAGGATAAGAATGAGTCAAACTGTAACCTACACTCAAGTCCAAAAGCTCGTCCCAGATGTCAGAGCGGCTGGTGACGGATTCGTCATTTCCACAGCCGTCGATGGCCTGTGGGCTGTGACTGGCTGGCCGTTTCATGATTTCAATGCGGTCGGGGGTGATGGTACGGCTTCGGCTGGTGCGGTTTTTGTGTACCAGAGGAATCAACGGCAGTACGTTCAGCGACAAAAGATCGTGTCGCCTCACAGGCACCAGTACGCATTGTTTGGATACAACGTATCTGTGTACGGCGACACGATGGCGATTTCTGCAACAGGGGACAATTTGGATGCAGATGGCTCCAACTCTCTCACAGCAGCGGGAGCCGTTTACATCTATACTTTGTCGGGCGGCACTTGGTCGTTCCAACAAAAAATTGTGGCTTTGGATGGAACCTCAGATGATCGTATTTTGAGCGGTAACTTTGGCAACTCAATTGATCTAGGCCAAGACATGATTGCTATCTCGTCAATGGCTTATGATACAGACAATGGTGCAGTCTGGATCTACACTCGCAGTGGTTCCACTTGGAGCTTCTATCAGAAGATTCGAGGAGTTGTCGTCGAAACCGGAGACAACCATTCGTTCGGTCGATGCGTGTCTTTAGACACAGATGCGGGCCGTCTCTGGGTGACATCCAACCCAGAGCCCGGTTTCCCTCGACAGGTTTTTATCTTCGATGACTCAACCAGTGGGTTCACGACCAACGCCATCATCGATGGATCTTCTACGACTGGTTGGGGAGCAACGATCTCTGGGAAGGGAGATCGGTTTGTCACCGGTGCTGTCAATGATGACTTCTCAAATCGAGGAGCCGTCTATCTTCATTCAAAAGATTATGGGGGAACCAACAATTGGGGATTGTTTCAAAAGTTTCTCCGACCGAGCCCCGATCTTAATGATGTTAGTTTCTTCGGATCATGTGTTGGTTTTGATGGGGTCCGAATTTTTGGTGGAGACTTCTTTGCTGCCAGAGATTCTACGGGCGGATCGGCCCCAAATGATTCTGGTGCAATCTATGTCTACCAAGATGTTGACGGGAATGGAGGATTTGCCTTTGAAGGTCGAATTCACCATCAGTCCGATCAATCCAATGACTACCTGAGCAAGTACAGCAATGGGCTCAACCAACAGATCACCTTCACAGACGAAGCGATTCTTGTGCCCGCTCCGGGCCAAGACTTCGATGAAGATGAAGCGGATTTCCTCTCGGACGCTGGGGCCGTGTATGTCTTCTTGACAGAGCTTGCCATTGGTGTCTCTGGCGGGGTCAAGGTTGGTGGCAGTGCGTCGGTGGTTGGAAGCACCTCGATTATGGCCTCTGGTGGTGTGGTCGCTGGAGGCACATCTGCAAATCGATACACCCACGACGGAACAGGTGGTGTGGTTGTCGCTGGAACTGGTAGCGACAGCATCTTAAAAACAGAAACAACTTCTGGCGGTGTAGTCGTTGGGGGATCAGCAGATGTTGCTTTGATCGGCCACAATATCGAAATGTTTGGTGGCGTTCTCACTAGCGGATTCTCTTACAACCAATCATACATTCCCGCCACAGGCGGTGTGGTTGTTGCCGGTGCCGCCCTCAACCAATCATTCATTGTGGCACAAGGCGGTGTTGTAGCTGGCGGTAACGCCATCCAGACGTTCTACGATTATGTCGATGGAACAGGTGGGGCCGTGGTCGGCGGAAACGCTATCAGGCGAGATCTGAGAATCTACAACTACACTTCGAACGGGAATCTCATCAAAATCGGCGGCACTGCTGGAGGAGGCATTACTGGTGTGAATCTTGCGGCCAGTGGTGGTGTCAGCATGTCTGGATCAGCAGGTTTGCGATTCTCATTCAACAAAGACCTGACATGTTTGTGGAACCTGCGAGCGGCAATCTTCAAGGATTTGACATTCTTGTGGAATCTCGGGGAACTCCCGGCTTTCTGGTATCGCATCATCGGCAAGGGGCGACAGGGCGATGAATGTAATCTGGTGGCTGATCCATGTTGCCAGAAATTCATCGTCAACATTCATGCTCGCACGTTGGGAGAACTTTGCGAAAAACTTTCTCAGCGACGGCTCAACTTGCCCATTGAAAGCGTTCAGAGATTCAGTCGGCCTGCCGAAAACTCTGTCGTTCAGCAACTTGAAGCAGAGGGAGATAATTTCGATTGTAACGAGTTGACGCCAGTGGAAATCTGTGGCATCCCCAAGTGCTCTGAGTTCTGCATTGACGAAGACTTGACTGTCACCTTTGGTTTCACAATCAATCGTGTACAAATTGACGCCTTCTTGGAAGCAGAGGCAGAAGGCGGCGTGTTCATCGCTGGTTCTGCCATTTGCTCCTATGCAGCAACCCCATACCCAGAGGAAGACATTGGGGGCGGTGCTGTTGTTGGCGGCGAAGCTTTTGTGGAATCCAGCTACTATGCCTACACAGGCACAGGCGGTTTGACTGTCGCAGGCACAGGTGGCCTGAGTGCATCAGCATACTCTTTCATCGGAGGCGAATGGCCTTCGATTGTCGCCAACCGGTTTTCGCTCGCACAAGAAAGTTTGGCCGACGAAACCAGCGATCAAGTATGGAGTCTGGTCGAGCGGATCGCCAAAGATGACAATTTGTATGCTTCCACCGACATCAGCTATGCGAAGAAAAGTGAGTTCTTGATCGCCCGGAACTTCAATCTGGACATCCCGGAGACGGTTGATGTCCTTGGGGCGATTGTCAACATTGAACGCTGGGCTACGCAGTCTGGCGTCAGAGACCTTGAAGTCTATCTTCTGGTGGGTGATGAGATCATCTCGGACAATCTGGCAGATACAACAAATGACTGGCCGGTAGGAGCGTCATTCTCTCCCAAGTCTTATGGGAGCAATGGATATGACGGGAGTGGTCAGGCTTGGTCCGCCTTCATCGATCCGGCAGACTTGAACGATCCAAATTTTGGAATCGCCATCAGAATCGAGTCTCAGCTTTCTCTGGCGGCAATCATCGCCAATGTAGACTACATCTCGCTGGATGTCTTCTATGAAGAGGCAGAGCATCAACGAATCCGAATGGGCGGCGAAGCCAAAGTTGTATCGTCGGCCTTCTCCTATGTGGGCAGTGGAGAGATTGAGGTTGGTGGCGAGGCAGGATATGAATCGAGCATGGTCGCCTACGAGGTCATGACAGGCGGCGTGACTGTCTCAGGTGGAGCACCTTATACTTTCAACGTGGACACCACAGGCGGCGTTGTCGTTGGAGCAGAGGCTCTTGTAGACCCAATCTGGGCCGAAGGAGGGGCTGTCATGGGTGGCGAAGCCAAAGTGACTCCGTTCTTCGAGGAAGGCACGGGCGGTGCTGTTGCTGGGGGCGGATCATTGGATTCATGGCACAAGCACTACGAGGCCAGCGGTGGTGTTACCATGGGCGGTACATCCTTCACGCCCGAAGCAGCTTTCACATATGAGGCCACAGGCGGGGTTTCAATGGCAGGATCGGCGGATCGCCGGGCCTCAGTCTGGAGCTACACGTCTGATGGCAACGCCATCTTCATTCTGGGTTCGGCGGGTCAAAGTGCCAGCGATTACGGTACATTGATCGAAAACGCAGAATTTGATATGACGATCAGAGACATCATTGTTGCTTATGGCAATGATCAGCATTTGGGAGACGCAGAAATCTTGAACACGGATGTTGCCCAGTGTGGTTGCTTCACAATTCCGCTGATGATCAACTTCGAGCACAACCTTGTAAGAGACAATATCTTGGCACAGTTTCTTGTGAGGAACAATCTGTCGTTCAATTCTCGTCTGCTGTTGTCTTACAATACAATCAACAACTCGTGGCAGAGAAATGTCCACTTCAAGGGGTTGTCGGCTGATGCCAACACCTATGAGACGTGGGACATCGTGATCGAGTTGCAGTGTACGAACATCATTGGTTCGACGGCGATTGGTCGGGACATCTGGAAGCTGTCAATGCAGTTCTTCCGAGAGAACCTTGACACTGGTGAAGATTATGATAGCAGGATCATCCTTGGAATTTTGCCAGAAGCGATCTGTGATACCAATGCGAATGAACTGAAATTTACCGTGACCTACGATACACAAGCAGATGTGGCAGTGGTGAACCCGAACGCTACAATTTACCAGAACTCGATTTACGACAACATCGGGTTGTTTAAGAGACGAAGCTGGATCAACAATCCAGATATGGTTTTGACGGTTTCTCAGGTTGGTCTTGATTCTCCGTTGCTTCGGGTGGATGTCACAGATGAAGTTCTAATTTCTTAAGGTAACAAGTGAGGTAGAAATGCTATGGGTAATTTTGGGCCTTTGCGCCTTCAACACGTTTTTGCTGATTGCCATTGCCGGATCAGTGGCTAAACTGGTAGCATATATGCGAGACGAGACTTCGGCTCCGGTCGAGGCCAGCCGTCAGGAATCTCAATTATTGGATCTTCCTGAAGGGCCGCTCTACAGGATGGAGAACGGCGAACTGGTTCAAGTTGGCAGTCCCACATATGATCAAGCTGTTTTTATGGGACAAGAGGAGCCTTATTCTGACGGGCTTGTCAACAGGCCAGCCGTCAAGAATTGGGATGGTATCCCAGTCAGTCCTGACGATGAGTAATAAGGAAGCCTGCAAGGATGCAGATCAAATACAAGGAAATGCCTCTATTTCGTCGGTTTGGCGTCGAACTCGAAGTCTCCGCTACAACCGACAAGCAGAACATAGGCACATCGCTGGATCAATATGAGTTTTTCATAGGTCTCAAGAAGTCTGTCAGGGTGACTCCAGCCACCAAAGGATGGGCTGAGACCAAAGAGAACAACTACTGGCATGTGAAGTATGATTCCACCTGTGGTCCACTCGGAAAGGGAAACGACTACGGATGGGAGATTGCTTCTTACATAGGGTCAGGCTCGCCCGATCTCCGCAACATCTCCAAGGCCGCAGGTTGGTTGGGTCTCTCACTGGAGACCAACAAGAACTGCGGCCTCCATGTTCATGTGGATGCCTCAGATTTCACGGCCCGAGCGATGGGGCACCTTCTGCTGGTCTGGATGAAGGTTGAGGATGCCCTCTTCCATATCTGTGACCCATGCCGATCTGAGAGCCACTACTGTCGTTCTTTAAGAAGTAGGCTGACCGATAAGAATGGATACACCAGCATGTGGGCCTCTACGCCATATGATTTCTGGCATCTTATGCGACCCACAGACTACTCGACCCACAACAATGAAGAGAAAAAGTACGCTCTGAACACCGTGGGCTTTGCCATGGGTCAGATCGTCGATACACATACAAGAAAAACGGTAGAATTGCGGCTCCCAGAGTGTCGGCTGTCTCAGGAGCATGTTTTTGGCTGGACGGGACTTTTCTTAAACTTCGTCCACACGGTTTCGAGTATCCCAACGCCCCTATCAATCACCCAAGACACCCATCTTGACGACCTGTTGTGGCATCTAGGGTTGGCAGGCCGAGACAGATTTTTTCTGCCGGGTCCACACCTTCTGAGGGTGAAACAATGGTTCTTACAGAAACTCTCAGAAGCGGACTTTTTCATGGCCTCTGAGGCTTCGAAACGCCTTGAATTTATCTCCGGTATCTGATACATACAGTGACAGTAAAACTACTTTACTACAACTACTTTGACCAACTTTTTTTACAGATACGGAGAATTACCATGTGTACCAACAATGCACTTGTTGAACGATATATCCCTTTGGCGAACAAGCTCGCCTACCAGAAGAAGAAGACCCTTCCCGCTTTCGTGGATGTGGAAGAACTGAAGTCCGCAGCCTATATGGGCCTCGTGGAAGCAGCTTCCAGATTCAATCCCGAATTGGGAGTGGAATTTTCGACCTTCGCCTATCCCCGAGTTTTCGGAGCGATCCATGACTACCTTCGAGAAATGGGATGGGGCAAGCGGGATGAGCACGTCCGGGCATTCAGTTTGAATGTCACTGACGAGGGCTCTGACTGCTGCCGTGGCGACCTCATCGAAGCAAAGCCGGATAACAACTGTGATGAACTCATGGAAGTCATCACGTTGGACCTCGACGAGCAGGCTGAACAAGTCCTGCGATTCTACTTCATCGACGAATACTCGATGAAGGAAGTTGGGGCCAAGTTTGGCGTCAGCGAAAGCAGAATCAGCCAACTCATCAAGCAGTACAAGGATCGAATTCGGAGCGACTGGAATGAACAGGATCTCCGGGAACTTGCTGCTTAACCACTGGAGGCACAAAGTGAAGTTCTTGCAAAGTCTACTGATTCTTTTGTTCTTGTCTTGTTCTGCGTTTGCAGCCGACGAGACTCCGATCACCAAGGTTCGTCTTCCATTGGAAGTCACAACCGAGATGCACAATGCCAGCAATATCCCAAAGGACATTGAAGGGCTGGAATGGAACCGCTGGACTAGCAAGAACTTTACTGTGCTTTCTCTCAACAACACTCAAGCGGAATTCTTGCACAAGCACCTTGAGCAAATCAAGACTTGGATGCTGGCTCGCTGGGGCTTCTATGACATCGACTTCTCTACAGAATGCAAGATGATCTGTGTCGATGACCCTGCTTTGTTCGAGAAGCTGTTCAAGCTCACTTCGAGTCGTGTGGAAGTGCGTCGAACCCCTGAAGGTAAGATCAAGGAAACTGTTGTGTTTTTGCTCATCAATGGTTCCCCGTCCCACACTGTGCCCGTGCCTCTGACGGAGGTAGTCATGGCCGAGTTCCAGCAGAAGTACAATGCAAATTTTGGATGGTGGTCGGATCGTGGGATTGCTGTGCTGAATGGTTCGCTTGGTCAGATTCGAGAGGAACTCAAGGATTTGAAACCTCGATTGGAAGGCAACCAGCCCATGTATTTCAGCGAAGGTCTGCTGACCATGAGCCGTGATCAATATGCGAGTCTCTCAGAAGCCAACAAACGACTGTTTGACCAATCGGCATTCTGTCTCTGTCTGATGATCCGCAAGGAGTTTGGTCAGGATACGTTCCACCAATTCCTTAAGACAGCATCAGACAAAAGTGGCCTTGATGCCTTGAAAGAGGTGCTGAAGTTCAACGACTATGAGCAATTTGATCGAACTTTCAAGCGATACATGCTTGACTTGACGAGAGATGTGTTGTCTGGGAAGACGCCGGATCACTATTTGCAGATCAACGGGAAGGACACTAAGCTTTCTTCATCCGTTTTTTCATCTTCTTCATAAACATCGCTGGGCCACCCATCATGGGTCCAGCAGGGCCACCGCCGCCGCTATTGGGTCGTGGCTCTTGACCGGCTACAGAGCCGAGATTTTTGAAGGGCTGCCCGTCTGAGGGCTTTCTGACGCTAGACGACTTGCCGTAGCCCATGAGGCCCTTGTCGCCCCCGCCTTGCCCGTCTTCTGCGATCTGTAAGAATTCTTTGAATGTCATGTCACAGATATCTATTGCTTGGAACTGCGTTTTCTTATACCTTATGGGAATGGACGAAGTACAAGAAGCATTGAAAAAGAGATATCCGCATATCCACCCTTTGCTGTTTCAAAGGGCGTGTGAGAAAGCACGCACCAACGGTGAGTTGTTCGATATGCTGGAGACCATGCCGGAAGAATATCCCATCGTCTGGGATGAGGAACGCCGGGAATGGGTTGTCACAGACCTTTTGCAGTCTGAGAACGCAAAACTTAAGGAGAAGTAGATGAACAAGCTCGTTTGTGGGCTGTTGACGTTGTTGTTTCTGTTGCCTACGCAACTACAAGCTGGAGCAAAGTGCGACACCTATCAATTAGGAGACCTTTGCGGAAATCATCGATTTTGTGCGACGTTGGAATACACAAGGCGTTCCAACGGTGAAATCCGGTATTTTACAGTTCCCATCATCGACGGCTTTATGCCTGTCGTGTACTTTGGCGAAGACGGTGGCATGATCTACGACTATCGAGAGAAGCTGCCCTACTACTCACCACCCAAGAAGGTCGAGCCTTCTGAGAAACTTGAATTCAAGGAGATGCCGAAGCTCCTGCCGCCTGCGCCCAAGCCGTATGTGAAGTCATCTCCACCGCCAGAGCTTGAGCGTGTGATCGATTCGCTGGACAAGCTGGAGAAGCAGTTAAAGGCGTTCAATCCAGATCAGCAGAAGAAACAACCTCATAACATCCTTGAACCTGAGCCTGACTACTTGATTGTGCCCGATTACAACAAGCACATGTTGGCCCCGCTTCTGGAGAGATCTGGTTTCGCATGAGGTTGCACGAAGAGTACATCTTGAGAAACAGGCTGAGGGTTCCTATCGTTCGATATGAGCCCTCAAGCCTATTTCTGCAAATCTTGGAGCCCCCGATCTCTTGGGCTGTCTGCAAGATTGAGTGGAGAACAGACAAGATGTATTCCAGTCCCGGCTCATTCTACATGAAGAATCACAGGCCAGTACACAACGGCTATAGGGATGGTGAACTCTTTGTTCCTCTGTGGACGAAGGCTGAGGAAGTGGTTCCTTTGGAAGACTATGATCGAGCCATGATTTCTTATGCGAAGTGCATGAAGGCCATGCACTGGAAGGTGGTCCCAGAGAAGGAGAGGCAGTTGGTTGCGTGGCAGATGTTTTTGCACATCTATGATGGCTGGATTGCTCACAACACCGCCCCAGACTTCCACCGGCTCATCGAAGAAAGCATCAACACTGAGAACAATTTCAATGTCAGGTCCATGGCATTCCGACAGGCACGACGCTATCTGGAGGGATTTCATCGAAGAGAATGGGATGTACTGAACTACCAGATTTTGCCAATGGCAAGAGGACATTCATCTTGGTTGGAAAAGTTGATCAATGATTGTTAAGAGATATGCCCCTGCACGAGTACAAGACCCGACATCACAGCAACATATGGTTCATGTGAGGCCGGGCCAAGATGTCGTTTTATCGTTGTCAGATGACTTTTACTTCGGCAAAGCTGATGTGCAAATCTCGTCTTCTTATTTGAAGCTTGATCGTAAAGAGAAGGAAGGCAACCGCACGCTCTATTTTTTCACACACAGTTCTGATATCCATGAGTGGAGCGAATACTCAAATGTCTTCTTGGGAGAAATCTGGATTGACTACGACAAGTCAATCTCCAAGCTCGGCATTCTGTTGGATTGCACCAATGCTGACAAAACAGACCAGATCACGGTCATCAATCCCGACTGCGTGGATCTTCGAGTCAAACCACACAGCGTCATCGAAGCCATTGTGTATGATTTAAGCTTCAGCTACCAAGACGAATGGCATTGTGAGTGGGAGCCCTCGATCTCTGGGTTGGGATTGGGTCAATTGGGGAGCGATCATCTGTGTCTTCGTTCGTGGAACAACTATTGGGACCACGCTCTGGATGATGCGTCGTATCGATACGCTAGGTATCCAAGAGTCGAACCGCCGCAGGGAGCATGGCCCAAGCAACATCATTTCTGGTTTCGTTTCTGCGGAGACATCGAGGCTATCTCGGACGAATGCTGCGGGATCGAACATGGCGGCAAGATTCACTTATATGGTAAGTCAAACCGGTTCGATTCAAACTCACGCTCTGTTCATTTTGTGATTGACCTGTTTTTGGATTGTCGCAAAAATAGTTCTTCGTTGTTACAGAACACATTGTCAATGAAGACAAAAGACGAAACGTCGCCTTATGTCTGGGACAAACCACACAAACCACAGCAGCCACAGAAGACCAAAAAGAAGAAACAACCAATCTGGCCCGTTGTCATGGATGTCGATGTTGTATTGGCCGAACAGTCTTTTGAGGGATGCAAGGTGATCTCGGGTCGCACAGTGCAGCTTCAACACAACCCGTGTGAACCATGTGACGATGATCCATATGGGTTCGACGCTGACGATTATCACGATTACTACCCTTTTGCCCATCATAATCGACATTGGTGCAATCACAGGATGAGGATTGACTGATGGTGGAATTCAAAGACAAGAAAATCATCTATGCCCAAAACGTAGACGCCGAGAATGGTTCGTTTGCTTTGGACAAGTCGCCACTGAAGTTCGAAACCTGCCGAGAGAGATTCGGCAGGGCGTGGGACGAAACCACAGATGGGTGGTTCTTTAAGCATCCTCCCCGGAAGTCAGTGGATGTCGCAAGTTTTGTGCTCAAAACCGAAGCGATCCTTAAACAATCCCAGTTCTCGAAATTCAGCGAGACAAATAGGGACACGGTTCTGTGGGTAGAGCCTTCGCCGTTCTGGAAGGCGTGTCGAATGAGGAGATCGCTGTTGACCATTTTGATCAGGGCTGGTATGGTCTACGACTTAAAGAATGACAATTACGAACACGCCCTATTCAATCAACAATATGTGACTCCAACCAAAAGGGCGGTGAAGCGTTTTCTACACGGTTTCACCAAGTACACCGGTCCCAGCATTGCGGAAGGAACGCTGGAAACCACTGGGTGGGTAAGGATTTTTGAAGGCAAAGACATTGAATACATTAAGACGATTCTGGTCTGGCCTGAAGAGACTCTTTACAAACCCACCTACCAGCGGGAGGATGTTCTCTGGTTCTGAGAAAGGATTCGACGTGCCAATCATCAAGCCGATCAACGGACATTACTTCATCAAATGGCTGCACTCGGGTCTGTATGCTGCCGCTGCCGAGTTGGAGTGCGAGAGTTGCGAAAACTTTTGGACAAAAGCAATCATTAAGCAAATGATGGTTGACGAACGTATGGGTGGTCTAGTAATATGCGACTACGACGATCCTGTCGGATACATTGTTTATGAATCGTCCAGAGCCGACAGAGAAATTTGTGTCTTAAACCTCGTCATTCGTTCTGATCATCGACGACAGGGCTTGGGCAAGATTCTGATTGACCGCCTCATGTCAAAGCCCCAATATGACACGATCAAGTTTTATGTAAGGGAATCGAATCTGGGAGGTCATCTCTTCCTGAAGTCCTTGGGATTTAAGGCAACAGGGGTTTGCCGGGACTTCTTTGAAGATGTGTACTTTCAGGATGAAGCGTACAAAGAAGATGCCTACCGGTTCGAGTTACACGAAGAGGTAAATCATGAAGACAATGACACTTGCCGTACTAACGGCTCTCGGCTTGTTGACCAGTAGTGTCAATGCCGCAGACCAATCGACAATCTCCCTTTCTGGCACGGGGGTTGTAGAAGCTCAGCCAGACGAGGGATACATCACCCTCGGCGTCAACACGAAGGCGGCGACATCCGCCGAAGCTGTGCGGGACAACACGAAGGCAATGCAGAGTGTGTACGAAGCACTGTCTGTCTTCGAGATTCAGAAGAAGGATGTGCAGACCACACAGTTCTCTGTCCAGCAGAACTACAAGTACATCAAGGACGAACAGGGCAACAGAAACGCTGTGCCTGACGGGTTCGTCGTGACCAACATGGTTCGCATCACCGTTTGCAATCTGGATCAGTTCGGCAAGGTGCTGGATGCGGTGGTTCAGAATGGTGCCAATGTTGTTCATGGGATCACATTTGGTTCCAGCAAGGCAGACGAACTGTTGGACGAAGCCAGAGCGAGAGCGGTGGCCGACGCCCTGCGAAAAGCAAGGATCTACACCAAGGGACTCGATGTGAGCCTTGGAGATGTCTTGACGATCACAGAGAGCGGCAGCTATAATCAGCCCAACTACAAGTACGCCCGCATGGCGATGGTTGCCGAAGCGGCTTCAGACGTACCTGTCTCTGGGGGATCGCTTTCCTTCTCCATGACAGTCAGCATTGTCTGGGAAATCGAGCGTGCAGATAAGCCACGCATTCGGATCAAGCCAGACAACAAGCTCCCTCTGCCCAACATCGGCGTGAAGCCGGATGCTCTGAACAAGAAGGAACTGAAGAATTAGTAGTCAGCGGACTACATAGGGATAAGGGGGCGGCAGCAATGTTGTCCCCTTTTTTATTTTGAAAGGAGGCATAGGATGCCTAAAGTTTGGTTTACCGCCGACACCCACTTCGGCCATGGCAATATCATCAAGTATTGCAATCGGCCATTCCTTAAGAAGCCTGACATCGAGGCTTTGGAAGCCAACGGAGGCAAGTGGCACGACGGTAATTGGAAAGGCGAATTCGCCAGTAACCACCGCATGTCACGGGATGCGGTTGACATGATGAATGATGTCATCACAGACAACATCAACAAGTATGTTGCAGATGACGACATTCTCTGGCACCTCGGCGATTTTGCTTTCGCACCAGAACACAGCTATGTGAGAAAGTGCGAGTTTTACCGTGGACGCATTCGATGTCAGAACATGAATATCGTCTGGGGCAACCACGACGAACCCACTTGCGACGAACCGGGTGACGATGATTACAAGATTCGTCATTTGTTCAAGAAGGCTCGCCATCTTGTGACAATGAAGGTTCCGGGGCAGAGGTTTAAGATTGTTCTGTGCCACTACGCTTTCGCTGTTTGGGACAAGTCCCACCGGGGAGCCATCAACTTGTATGGGCACTCTCATACAACGGCTGAACCGGGAATGGACAAGCACTTTCCGGGACGACGAAGCATCGACGTGGGCGTGGATAACGCTTACAAGATCTTCGGTGAGTACCGGCCATTCAGCATGGAAGACATTCTGGAGTTGCTCGGCAAGAAGCCGGGTCACGTTCTGGATCATCACACGCCACGGCGAGTGACTGGCCCAGAAGAGTCTCACAGATAGGAGGTGGGTTTGCGGAGCCCTTCAATGAATTTGTGAAGGGCGGGGACGGGAGGCCAAAACCTTTCACTCCTCGGCAAATCTGCTTCCATTTTCTTTTGGATCTCGGAGTATTGGACAACTCCGTAGATTTCCCCCTGTCCAATTTTTGTGCCGCAATCCTTGTCTGTCTCTGCCACCAAGTCGTACTTCTCTCGAATGATGTCAGAATCTTTCCAAGCTTCCTTCAACTTGTCTTGGCCGAGTTGGTCATAGATGTCGCCACCGAACACTGGTCTTGTATGAACAGCTACGACATCATCTATGATAGCCAACTTGTCTTGAGGATGGCCCAACAATACATTCCATGCAGCATCGATGCTCCATCCTGTTTGGTTCTCATCGAAGGTTTGCTTGCAGATATGCAGAGCATGACGAGAGAAGCACGGACACATGATCTCAATCCAGTTGGTGAATCGTAGAAGTGCCCCGGCTATGTTGAGTGGAACTGTGGGTCCGTACCAACCCATGAGAGAGGGTTGACTGATGTGAAGATCGAACCTCATGCTGAGTTCGAAGAGTCGTGAGACGCCGCTGGCATCCAAGTACACGTCATCATCTGGCATCCAGACGTAGGTGTAGCGGTGGAGTTCTGGGATTTGTTCCAAAGCTCGCTTGATGAGATGGTACTTGGGGCCTTTGTCTTTCCGGTAGTATCGAGACTCATGCGGATAGCCGTTGCCATCGCCGTAGTAGATCAAACAGGTATCGAAATTCTTGGATTTGCTCCAATACCTGTGAAGAGAATCGTCTCCTACCGCCGAAATGACCAGAAATGTCGGTTTGGCATACAACATGCCATAACTGAGTTAGTTGCTCTGGTATCTGTAAGGCTGTCTTCTGAGGGTATTGCCGCTCGACGGCAATGTACCACCTGTCTTGTTAATAACCAGATACTTGAACTTGTCTGGTGGGATGGGGATTTGTCTCAGAATGTGAGTTTGAGCGGCGGTTGAGGCTCGGATGTTGAAAACACCGACGAGGTTCGATGCAGGTGGATCAATGGTGCCGTCGCCATCTTCATAGCCAGTTCCGTCCAACTGAATTTGGATGATGTACAACTCGATCACGGCTCCAGCAGTGGGCGTATAGCCCAAGGACGCATTGTGCCATTCCACATCGTCAAAGAGATACAGGTTGGTCGAATTGTCGATTTCGCTGCTGAGAGCGTTGGCATCGTCGGCCAACGAGTTCAACTCAGTCGTCATTACGTTGGCGTCTGAGCCAACTTCCCATTGGATTGAAGCCATGATTACCTCGCAAAAGTCCTACAGGGTAGTTATTCAGGCCAATCCAAAATTTGCATTGAGCTTTACAGTTGCAGTCTTTTGCCATAGAATCTTTGATCGGTGCAGCGGATGCGCCCATTGATTTCTATGTATCGGAGTACAAGGATGTCCAAGAAACAGAAGGGCAAACCAGCCCCCAAGCAGAACACGAAAAACAGCGGAAACAAAGGCGGTGGCGGCGGAAGCTCCAAGAAAGAAGAGGGGCTTGTCGTCGAAGGCGTCGTGACCGAATCCCTGAAGGGAAAGTTTCGAGTCGAAATTCAGTTGCAGAAGGACGGCCCCACCCATGAAGTGCTCGCACATCTGGCTGGGAAGATGCGTCAATTCGGCATCAAGATCGTCCCCGGCGACGAAGTGAACATCGAACTCAGTCCCTACGACATTACAAGGGGTCGGATCGTCTATCGCCTGAAGAAGAAATGACCTAAACCGGGTCTCTCCCGTGCCATACAATGTGAGAGGTCCGCCAAATTCAACAGGAGATCGTCATATGAGCATCACAGTCGGTAGCCGTACATTCGCAGATGTGGACGCACTCGAAAAGCTGGTCATTCATGCGGCCACCGAATATGAACTCAATGGCTACGTCGAAGATTTCGACGGTACGGAGATCACCGATCCCGAATATGATGCTCTCCATCGGGAATTGAAGACTCGTCGGCCCAAGTCAATCGCCTTCGAGGGCACCAGCCCTTCCACGGCGAAGACCAAGGGCGATGTTGTCGTCCACGATCCGCCGATGACTTCGATCTCCAAGGCGGATGGCACGCAGGAAGAGAAGGAAGCCATCTACCAGAAGTGGATCGAGGCATGTGCTCAGCGTCTCGGCGTCGATCCCAAGAAGCTCACCCTCGCCGGTTCATACAAGCGAGACGGTGTTGCCATCCGTGTCAACTATGTGAAGGGCAAACTCGTCAGTGCCGGTCTGCGGCCCCGTGACGGCATCAACGGCACCGATGTCACTCGCCACGCCCCGAACATCCTCGGTGTGCCCAAGCAGCTTCCGCACCCCTTCACGCTATCGCTCAACGGCGAGATCGAATGTTGGTTCGACGACTTCGATAAGGTCAACGCCGAACGGGAAGAGGAAGGCGAAGACACTTACAAGAACCCCCGCAACTACACGGCTGGCTGTCTGGGCCGTGACGACCCCAAGGAAACCGAGAATGCACGTCTGCGGATTGGCTTCTACTCAATCACCGGTTTCGATGACTGGCAGAAGTATTACAAGACGGAAGTGGAACGGGCGAAGTGGGCCAACAGCGAGGAAGGTCTGAACCTTCAGGACGACAAGGGCAAGGGCTTCTTCGTTCAGGTCCGCATCCACAAGTTCGAACATCTGGCAATGATGGAGGCACACGCTCCGAAGTTGCCATACTATACCGATGGTGTGGTGCTCAAGGTCAACGATCTCGAACTCCAAGAGGAGTTGGGTCATACCGGCGATGATCCGGTCAATGAGCCTCGGGGTGCGTTGGCGTGGAAGTACGAAGAGGAAACCGCTGAAGCCGTCGTCTCGTCCATCGAATGGAACGCCAGCCGCACCGGTCGTGTGGTGCCCACGGCGATCTTCGACGAACCGTTCGTTCTGGCCGACACCGAGAACACTCGTGCCACCTGCAACAACTACGGTTGGATGGAAGCACAGGGTCTTGGCCCCGGAGCGAAGGTGAAGACGAAGAAGGGCGGCAAGATCATCCCGAACATCATGGAAGTTCTCACGCCGGTCAAGGACATTGGCGCACCGACCCAGTGTCCGACCTGTCAGTCCAAGCTGAAGCTGCAAGTCAGTGCCAGCGGCAACAAAGACTTGCTGTGCGAGAACGAAGCATGTGCCGCCAAGCACATCAAGGGCTTCATCTTCTACTTGCAGCAGTTGGGCTGCAAGGGACTGGGTGGAGCCGCCATGGCCCAGATCATCCATCACGGCAAGGTAAAGACACTCGACACCTTGTATGATCTCACCGAACAAGACCTGCTCGACGCCGGGTTCTCCGAACGCCAAGCGGTGTTGGCTCTGGCGACGATCTTCAAGGTCAAGCCACAGAAGGACGATGACAAACTGCGTGCTGCCATCGAGAAGGCCCGTTCAGAGAAGCTGGTGGTGCAGGGCTGGGTCTTCTTCTCGTCGCTGGGGATTCCCGGTGCGGGCAAGACGGCAGGCAAGGCGTTGGTGCCACACTTCGGCGACTTCGACAAGATCGTCACGGCCACGAAGGAACAACTGCTCGAAGTCGAAGGCATCGGTGAGACCACAGCCGAGAACATCGTCAAGTATTTCTCGACGAACGATGGCATCATTGGCACGTTGCTGGCGAACCACGTCGAACTGGAGATGCCGAAGACCGGCAAGCTGTCCGGTACAAATTTTGTACTCACTGGCGATTTCGATCTCGGCAAGAAGCACTGGGAAGATCGGATCGCTGAGTTGGGCGGCAACTGCCAGTCGTCGGTCGGCAGCAAGACCAACTACGTCGTGAAGCAGCACGGCTCTGGCAGCATCTCCAGCAAGGAGAAGAAAGCCATCGAGAAGAACATCCCGGTCCTCACCGTGGGCGACTTGGAGAAGATGCTGTAATGGACATGCTGACCAAAGATCACGACATCGCTTTTGCCAAATTGACCAAACGCATCTGCGACGACCAGAGTTTGTTGCAGAACAAGCCCTTCATGCAAGCATGGTGTGATGCTGGAATGGACTTTCTCTGGCTTGCGGAGGGAGTGAACACTGGCAACCAAGCAGGCAATTTTCGTGGTCAAGGACGGAGTATTGAACGGCTATGGCATGTTGTGGCGATGGTTCAGGCAAGGGTCGGCGACTTTGACAAGATATATTGGCCGCACTTGCTGCATGACATAGAGAGAATGTGCAAGATTGTGGCGTTCGAGTATGCACACAATGTGTGTCATCTCTCTTATGATTTCAATGCGGAGTTGTCTCTGCGAAATCACCATTATCAGAGAGGCCCCGTATGGGAATGAAAATCATCACACAGCCTGATGGTAAGTATGGGTTGTTCTCGACCTATTCGGACACCATCATTGCCATCGATTGCGACGAAGAGGAGATGATCCGAATCTGGCGTGATCGAGCGGCGGCTGAGGCCGAAAGGGAGATGAAGTCGTGGTTGGCGCAGGCGAGGGGCGAGGAACCTCGGATTTGGGCCGAACCACTGACGCTGAAGCAAGCCTTGAAGGATCATCTTTTCCATGGCGAGAAAGACAAAGCTGAGTGGGATCAGATGATCAAAGAGCGGAAGGTCAAGGAAGGGGTCAAATGAAACTGACGATCTGGACGGAGGCGTACAGACCTTTCATCATGGGCGGTGACGTGAATGCACCCATCGCCACCGAGGTCGAAGTGGACGAACCAGTCGATGTCGGACATGGGATTCAGGTCTACGAAATCACGTCTCCTTCGGGTCAGACGCACATCGCCGAGGCTACCACCGGAGCATTTGTCGGAACCAGCTTGAAGCAGGTGAAGGCAGATGTTCTAATGGGCGATCCCAAGGTGATGAAGAAACAGATCAAGGATGCAATGGAGCGGTTCAAGAGGGCAGATCACCTTAGTCCCGAGAAATTCTGGAGCATGTTCCGTGAGCGTTGAAACCAAAATCCAAGACCTTCGAGATCAGGCATCGTTCTGGGAGAGCGTCAAGGACGCCATCGAGCAAGAGAAGTCGCCGCTGCGGGATCGCATGGTGGTTCTCGTCAACGGCGAATACGTCGCCACCTATCGTTGGGAGATCAATCCCGACAATGGCTGGGTGACGGTGCAGTTGAACGATGGCAGTATCCTGCCGACTCGTCCCGGTCACTGGTCGTTGTGGAGTTACGCCCAAGATTTCTTCGGCATCAGTCGCAGCGACATCCAAGTGGATGATCCAGACAAAGGGTTGTGAGATGAACGAAGAAGTCCCTCCTCATCTTCAGGCACTCGTGGACAAGTACAACGCACAGCAGGCATCGATGCTTGATGTCCGTTGGAAGCTGGGCTTCAAAGATCGAGGAATGGGTCACGGTGACTTTGGTGTAATCACGACCAGTGGAAGATTGGTAGTGGGCTGTCCGAGCAGGGAAGTGGCGGAACATCTGATTGAGGCGCACAACAAGATGCTGGACATAACATCCTATCCCATTTACATCCTCGATCTGCCGAACGGGGATGTAGAGATCGTCTTCCCAGAGAACAAGGAAGACCTTGATCACGTCAATTTCTGGGAAACGCAAATCGTTCAGAAAGTGTGCGAACTCTATGGCCTCGATGCTGAGGATGAGAGTTGCCTGTCCGAATCTCCCTACTGCATGAGACGGGCTCGGATCACTTCCAAAGGGTACATCTTCTTTGGGGAAGAGCAGTCAGACGAACTGTTGACGAAAATTCGGGAAGCTGTCGATCAGCCGGAATTGGTTTTTCAGTTTGACGACCATGAAGTGCGACTCGAATATGACCAACTCATTCTACGCACAGTTCTGAATAGCAAAGACGAGCCTACTGACCAAGATCAATGATGACGTAGCGATCCCCGGCGTCGATGATGTTCTCGTTGAAGTCGGCCACGATGATCCCCATGCGTTCTAGTTGAGCAATGGCATCGAAGAGATGCGACAATCGCTCTCTTTCTTCTTCTGTGTCTGGCATCCCTGAAGCCTGAAAGACTTGGGCTCTCGATTTGTCATATTCGCCGCCATACATGATTGACTGGGCGGCTTCTGCTGCGTCCTCGTAGTTGTCTCCCAAGAGTAGTTGTGGAAACATGCTGCCGTAGGCCATCACGTTGCCCGGCACATAGTCGAGGATCATCGCCATCGCTGTTGGGTTGACTTGGACGACGGCGTAACAGTTGACGATACAAGGGTGCTGGAACTTCCTGCGGCGCAGCTTCTCGAAACGCTGGGCATCTTGAAAGTCTCCGGTGACTTTGATAACCTTTGTTTGGTCCTGTGGGTGCATGTAGACGTTGGCCGTAGACCCCGTGCCAATTGGTTTTGGTTGGGTTCGGATCGATGGCAGGCCCAGAGCTTTGAGAACGACGTTGAATTTCATCCCTTCGTTCTTTTTGCGTCTTCCGAACATTTCTTCGGAGCGGTTGGCGAGCTTGGAATAGTATGTCTCGTCGTCCTCAAGGCCGTCGTCATCACCCCAGACATCGCTGGGTTCGGATATCTTTTTGGCTTCTAGCCACAATTTGAAGTTCATACCGTATTTAGCATCAACCCATACAGAAATGAGGCATACAATGATGGGGAAGCCTATGAGGCGAGCATGGGAAGTCGCCAAGAATTACGACAAAAACCTGCGAGCCGACGATTGCAAGTTCAATCGAGCCGTTCAGATCATCCATGAAGAGGGAACGACGTACTTCTTCCACTCGGCGTTCCTGATGACGTGGAAAGATCCAGCCACCCAGCACGATCCGAAGAATGCAGCGGAGCGTCAGGGTGAGTGGTTAATAGTTTTCACAGAACATCAGGGGTTCCATGTGTTCTCCTATGACGAACTGCTCGGTTATGCCGAGTTCGAGAGATTGCATGGGAAGATTCCAGCGATCCCTCACGGCGAGGCCAAGATTTCCACTGTGGACCCGGACTGATGACGCTCGACGAGTTCATCGAGAATTGGCACGGCTGGCCGAACAATGCGTGGGTGGATCAGCCCGGATTCCACAACTTGTATGTTCGCCGTGGTAAGATTGGCGTCATCATCAACGACGTGTTCTGTTGGTGCGACCCATGTTTGACGATTGCCACCGTGAATGCAGAAACTCCCGGCTCGGGAGCGTTCACGGAGTTGATACAAAAGTTGCGACAACGCCACATGGCGATTTATGTCGAAAATGCTCACGAACTGCGGTTTCAACGGAAGTTGTTGAGTCTTGGGTTCACCCAAGTCAATCGTGAAGCAGGACCGAACTTCCTCATTAACCACCAAGGCAGGCTCTTCAGGGAGACATCATGAGAAAGCGAAAGAAGATCCGCCGAGCGGTGTCCTTTGTCGAGCGACGAAGATGGCGATATCGCCCGGAGTACAAGGGATACATTATCCCTTACACCACACTGATCGATGACAAGGGAGTGCCGAACTTCCAAGCTATCGATCAGGAAAAGGTGCTAGACTGCATCATGAACCAGAAGTGCGGAGTCTGCGGACAAAGCCTTCGTGGCGAGCAGTGGATCGCTTTCATTGGCGGTGATAAGTGTGCCCAGAACTTCGCTTTCGTCGATCCGGGGATGCACCCCGAATGTGCCTACTATGCGGCTGAGACCTGTCCCTACCTCAAGAATGAGGACGGCGCATACTCGAAGACGCCTAACCTGAAGGCCCCGGAAAATGCTCATGTGGCGGTTCTGGAAGAGGTAGACAAGCAGCGACCGGCCAGAATGATGATTCTGTTTACCAAGGGCTACGAAGTCGTGATGCAAGGGCTGGTGATGCTGATCATCGCAAAGCGTGACCCTCACATCATCGACTGGGAAGCCATGCCGCCATCAGTGCGGCACGAAGCCTAGTTTCGCTTCGGGAATGGGATGTAGTTTCTTGGGTATTCGCCTTGCGGATTGTTATGATCCTTGATGGGGATGGCGTTTGCCAACCCTCCGGTCAATCCAAAAATTGGTTCGTCTGGCGACCGGGCGAAGACCAGTTTCCCTCTCGTCTCTCCAAATTTTGCACTGAGGAAATCGCTCAGTTCTTTGCAGGTGACGATATCGTCCTGATTTGGGTCGATTTCTTTACTTCGCTCGGCCAGTGCGTTGAACATGGCGGCGAACTGCTTTCCTTGTGTGTTGAAGTAGCTCAACTCGTTGGCTGGCGAAGATGCCGTCATCGAGAAGAGTTCTTGTTGTCTTTCGTTCAAGACGGTGACGGGCGGCAGATTGGCCGCAGCGTGACAACTGAGTTGCCACCACAACGTCTCTTGATCGTTCTCTTCAGCGGCTTGTGCGATGGCCTTCATCACGGGCTCTCTTTGCCCGAGACGCATGATGCTTCCGCTGCCGCTTCCATGGCCGATGGTGTAAACGATGAAGGTGTCGCCATATACGGCGTCGATCTTCATCTGCTCACTGATGAAATTCTTCAATCCTTCGAGATCATCAAGACTGTATTTGGCTCCCCATGCCATGCTGTCGGTCTTCCCCTGTTTGTCCACATGGTAGTTTCCGATGATTTGGATGGTGAGTCCCCTCGACTGCGCCACCTTGGCCGCTTCCACGGCTTGGCTGGCGTCAACGTCGGCAATGTCATCAGGACAATGTTTGAGGACCAAAAGTCGAACGGTCACAGTGTCGTTGATGCGTACTTTCCCGATGTACTCACTGGAAGTGGGTTCTACGATTTGCCCATAGGTGGGCTGTTGGTCGTAGTGGTGGTACGAAATCGGTTCTGGTTTCTTGTGGCAGCCAAGCAATCCCGCTCCAAGCAGGAGAGCGATGGCAAAAAGCATACGGCTCATAGTATTTCCTCCTACTCGTATGTATCCCACAAGACTCCTTCTCCTGTCCACAAACAAATTTGTGTTCGACACAAACGTCGGTGTGTGCCGACCGGAACGTCGGTTCCGAAACCCAGAACGATTGGTCCGTGGGCCAATCAAACTGTTTGGTTGGAAATTCACGCCATTTGGCGTCGAATTTCGCCATTTGGCGGCTATCGGAAGCGATTGCAAAACGATCTGAACCGATTGCATCCCGAAAAACAGGGCTCAAAAACACCGGGGAAAAGCGAAATTTCAGGATTGGCACGGAATTTCCATAGAGGGAGGTGAACCTCAATCATCACCCCGTGTCTAAGGAGACAGTCATGTTCGGAATGAGCCTGACCCCGAGGCTGGTCATGACGCTGACCCAGCCTGTCGTTGACGAATCCGTGTTCCCCGCCGTCTACAAGATGCTGGAGGACACCGAGTATCAGAAGGCGTTGAAGTACGTCACTGGTCGCAAGGACATGGATCGGTATCGGTCCATTGGCGACTTCCTCTTCTCAGAACTTATGGGAGGGAAGTGGAAGGCAGCGTGTTTCCGTTTCTATGATGGAGACGGATGTTTGCTCAAGGACGATCCTCGGGTTACGCCTGAAATGTTGGCTGAGTGGGAGCAGCAAATCTGCTTGGCCTTAGAAGTGGCGTGGTCTGACATGGATGAAGAGCGGACCCGTTCATGGACTGATTTTCGACGCCGATGGCAAAGACGAATGGCGGCTTGATTTTTCAGTCCGAAAAATTCCTAAGAAATCGGTGAACCTTTTCGAGCCGTCCTGCGTCATTAAGAACGTCACAGGAAAAATTTCCGAACTGCTATTGAAACGAAACGGAGGTTACTATATAACCTTTCCTGACAACTGGGGGAGAAGCTAAACGGCTTCCGCTTTTCTGACTTGGGCATCTTGCGATGCCCCCCACAAGATAAAGCATACAAACAGCATCACTCTTGAAAAGTGAAGATTGTAGGTTCGAATCCTACCTCCCCCGCTTCGACCATCTCCAACCTATGGAGCTTACAAACATCTTCGGAAGTTTGGCCCGGCCATGAGTGCCGGGCACCTGCTGCATAAACTTGGATGGTTATTTTTTAATCCGCTACAGGAAACGTGAGGACAGGATGCCCAAAGGCACCATCAAGAAGCTAATGGAAAAAGGCTTCGGCTTCATCTCCCGAGAGGGAGAGAGCAAGGATTTGTTTTTCCACATGTCTGCTCTGGACAAGGGCGTTGACTTCAACGATCTGGTTGAAGGGCAGACTGTCGAGTTCGAAGTTGGCAAAGGGGACAAAGGCCCCCGAGCCGAAAATGTCAGAGTCGTTTGACTCTGGCGACAATACGGCGAAGAAGCAACAGTTTCACGCTTGGCAAACTTGGACGGGCCTCGGTCTGTCCCCTACATGTGAAGCCTACAAACAATCGGTTTACCCGTCACTCATAATGACGCTATGCTGGTTCGACTCCAGCCTTCGCCACTTGTCCGCCCCCCACGAAGGGATCATACAAACATTGTGCAATGGTAGCACGCAAGCACTCCAAGCTTGAACCGTTGGTTCGATTCCAACTGTTTATCGAAACGGTCCTTTGACTTGGGCGGACACATTACAAGAGATTCGGTTTGAACGGCAGTCCGTTGCATTGCGAACGGTGACTGATACCAGAGGAAAGAAGGCGACTCTGGAACCGGATACAAAATTTGGAATGCTGGTTAAACCACTTCCAAAACCTGCCATACAATGCTGGCAGATGACACAACAAACTGGAGATCACTCAGGAAAGAGAGGAGGCCACAATGGCACAGGTACACATCCGATACGAAGGACACTCTTACGACGTGACGTTCAACGATCTCGACATCGGCGAACTGTCATCGGAAGCAGAAGTCCGACAGGCTGTGGCTCGCCACTTGGAGGCCCCGCCTGCGAAGTTGGCGCAGTTTGCGATTGACAAGAACGCCGAAACCGGTGACATTACCCTGCGTCCGCAGGCTGTCTTCGGCAACGGCTAACCGAACACCTCTGCCCTCTGCGATAAACGGGCTTGCCCGTGTAAGTGGATCAAGGGTGGAGGCGACTGGTTCCTCGCTAATGTCACTCACGCTTGGGCTTGCCCGAGAAGATACGGCGGCTGGAACCAGTCACAAGCCGGGGTTTAGCGACCTTGCTTGGCAGACTTGGACGGGTTTCGATCCGTCCCCGACCCGTGAAGCATACAAACTGGATGAAGAACGTGTTTTCGACGTTTGACGTGGGTTCGATTCCCACCCCCGGCACTTTTCCCACTCCCTACTGACGGATCATACAAACATCTAGCTCAGTTGGTTGAGCATCAGTTTAAGGAACTGAAGGTCACGGGTTCGAATCCCGTGATGTTTACCTGTAACGGTCCTTCGACTTGAGTGGGAAATCTTACACCGGGGAAGCCATACACGATGTGTGGACTTCCCCTTTTTTGTTTCTGAAAGAAAGCGAGGCAAGGAATGACCAACGAACAAGACAAGCGGATGAACATGCTCAACACGTTGTTGACGACTCCGCACCGCAAATTGGATGGCGTGTACCCGGTCCACAAGGAAATGTGCGACACAGACCCCTTGTTCTACGGACACCTCGCCGCTTGGTACTTCAAGACGGGCGAAGTCCGTGACCACAAGGAGATGTTCATCATCAACCTGTGTCTGTCCGACTTCGAGGGCCACCGGGATGCTGGTCTCGCCATGTTGCGGGAACTGCCGCCCTATCAGGTCTCTCGTGTTGTGGACTTCATCCACGGTACGTCGAAGAAGGTTCCGGCTCGACCTGCACAACCGGCTCGTGGTCGTCGCTTCGCAGCGAACTACCGCCCGGCTCAGCCTGCACAGGCTGCTCGCACTGAGAAGTGGGGTCTGCCCGTGTTCCTCGGCAAGAAGGTTCACTTGCCCGGTTCGTTGAAGACCGAGATCACTCGCTACCTGCGTGAGCGGGAAGCGGACAATGACTGGTTCGATTCGTCGGTGCTGACGGCTCGTAAGCACATGAAGCGTCTGTACGCTCTGTGCCACGTCGAGCCTTCGGAACGAGCACAGTCGATCTTGTTCGAAGACAATCCGCCAGAGGGCTCGAAGCTGAAGGCGATGAAGGAACTCGCCAACGCTGAGAAGCCGGTGGATCAGGCACGAGTCATCATCGAGCAGAAGATCCCTTACCGGGTCGCTGCGACGGTGGTGTCTCAGATGACGCCGACTGTGATGTTGGCCCTCATCGAAGTCATGTCGGATCAGGAACTCATCAACAACTTGGGTTCGCTGAAGAAGCGTGGCGTGATGGACAACCCGGAACTCCGGGAACTGGTGAAGGGTCGGCTGGAGAAGGCCAAGAAGTCGAAGAAGGTTGCGGCACTCAAGTCCATGGAAGCGGCCAAGGCTGCTAACTTGGACGCCGAGTTGACCGAGGTACTGGAAGACGTGGCCGACTCACAGGTCAAGGCGAAGGGTCGTATCAAGCGATCCACCGCCATCCTGATCGACAAGTCGCAGTCGATGTCTGACGCCATCGAAATCGGCAAGCGAATGGGTGCGATGGTTTCGGCTGTCATGGAAGACGGCGTGGACTTGTATGCTTACGCTTTCGACGGAATGCCATATCCGATCAAGCCGAAGGGCACGGATCTGGCGGACTGGGAGAAGGCAATGGCTGGCATTCGTGCCGATGGTCGTACCTGCAACGGTGCTCCATTGGTGGCGATGGCGGCTGCGAAGCAGTCGGTCGAGCAGATCGTCATGATCACGGACGAAGGTGAGTGTGACCCACCCGCCTTCACGAAGGCTTACTCGGACTATGTTGAGAAGATGAAGACCGAGCCATCGATCTTCATTCTGCGATGCGGTGTCCACAAGTCGTCGAAGATCACCGATGGTCTGTTGCGGCAGGGCCGTGACGTGGTGGCATACGAGTTCAACGGCGACTACTACTCGCTGCCCGGACTCATCCAGTTCTTGACGAAGCCGTCGAAGCTGGAGTTGCTGATCGAGATCATGGCCCACCCGCTCCCCGAGCGGAAGGCTGCGTAACGAAAGTTTCCACTCGGCCCCTTCACCGGGGCCGAGTGCTTTTTGGAACATGCCCATGGAAAGCGATCTCTTTGTTGGAAGCCGAATACGGCTGACCAGCATCCAAAATGTCGGGATGGACCCTCGTTGTAAGGTGACACACAAGCCTCCAAAGGGTAAAGTGTATGTCGCTGTCCTGATCGGAATCGAAGAACAGAAAGTCACGGGACAGGACGACATCATCACTGCCGAAGAGGCCATCAAGCGGCTGAAGATGATCGCTGAAGAAGAGACAGGAGAAGTTGTCGGCGGCGAGATCACCAAAGTACAAGGCATCGCCGCCTTTTGATACAAGTCGTTGTAGGAATGTTGGCTTGAAAGCAGCCATCATCTAAGGAGTGGCGAGTGGAAGGGAACCGTCTGGGAAGAGCCAACCCAGCGACCCAAGTTGCATCGTGGCAAAATGACAGTTGGCGACTGACCTGCGAGCCCGACAGGGCCACGAGTAACCACAGGGAAAGGACAGCACATGCGACGGTAGGAAGGTTGACCGTACCAACGAAGCTTTCGACTCTCCTATTCGAATCAGAGTGTGCCAAGTCAGACAACGGGAGTATGCTGCGTTGGTACGAGAGGAAGGCGCAGTTAAGTGAGGAAGGATGAATCGGGTCTGAGAGCCTTGCAATGCTTCCGTACATGCCCTTGGAGCCTTTGGCGTAACAGCACACCTCAACGACTTGCTTTTGGAGTTCACCCCTAGTAAGGAGACGGAGTATGAAAGGTTTGCCTTGGATCATCGCTGTCTGTGCAATGACCCTCACCGGCCACATGTACCTCTACAGCACCCACAAGGTCGAGACGCTGAAACAGACTGTCGAGTTGAGTGAGAAGGCGAGGCAAATCGAGAACGATCAGGTGCGTGACCTGATGTACGCACTCCAACAGGAGAAGGACAAGAACATCGCCATCCAGACACAATCGTTCGTCGCCGGGGTTCTGGATGCCATCGAAAACAAAGATCGTTACCAGCAGGTCTGGCACGCTGGGTACGACCGAGGAACTGAGGTTCAAATGCTGGCTGACCAGACCAAGCCAGCAGAAGAGGAACAACAACTGGGTTACTGAAAGGGAATTGAGATGACTTCACTATTCGACAAACTGGCGGCAGCCGAAGAGGAATTCTTCGAGTCACGCTTCCTCAGCCCAGTGCTGCGGGGGATGCCGATCCGTGTGCGAATTGAGGGAGTCGTTCTCACCCTGAAGGTACGGCCCAAGGACTTCGAGGGCTGGGGCATCTTCAAGATGTACGGCAAGGCCAACAACAAGACTGCACGCTTCGTCGAAGAACCGACGATGAAGCAGAAGATGGAGTATCTGGCCCTGTATCCCAAGTTCTCGGTGATCGTCTGCCAGCGTAACGATGATGGTGTGCGTGGCATCTTGGCGAATCGCAGTGACACACGGTTGGAAGTGAAAGGGCAAATCCCGATTCTGCTTCCCTATGAAGTTCAGGTCTTCGATGCCATCGACGTTCGATTCGACGGCGTGAACTTCTGGTTTGAGTCCAAAAACACGAACCGCAGCCCACGAGTCGCACAAGCGATGCGTGACGCTTTGCGAGAGGAGACAGAACCGAACGATCTCAACATCGAAGGTTCGACGTTCGAGGAACGATTGGCCTACGCCATCGGCTTCGATGTCGAAATCGAATCGAAGAAGGATCGCAAGGAAGAACGTCTCCGCAAGGCGGTAGAGCGTGGTGGAGCCATTCTTCGTGGATACATTGAGCGTGGCAACACGTTCACAGTTGAAATGGAAGTGGATGGTCGAGTCATTCGCCCTGTGGTGGACAGCGAAACGCTGTCGATCATGGATGGTGCCGCTGGCATCTGTTTGACCGACCACCGCACCGGCAAAAAGCACGATAGCGAGTTCGACTTGCAGAGCTTGGTTGGTGTGGTTCGTGAAGGACAACGCCGGGGACAATTGGTGGTGTGGTAAAACTGATTCCATACCGAACGAATTGAACACGGGGTGTCTTTCGGTTGAAGGGCATCCCGTGTTTTCGTTTAGAGGTTTGACATGCAGCTATTACAAGAGCCGGGCCGATGTAAGGTCTGTGGAACTTATGTGGGTGAAGAGTTCACATGGGGCGACAATGGTTGCATCTATTGCACACGAGACGATGAGGAGATCGACATGGAAGCCTTAGAAGTTGAAGACAACATCATCGAGAACGACAACGAGGTCTATCACGGCCTTGTCGGGCAAATCTTTGGTCGTTACTGGTGGGCACGCAGCCTCAACGACGACGCTGAAGGTACGCCCGGTTCCGTCAACTTCAACTGGAAGGTGATCGATGATCGTGAAACCTCACATGGTGATGTGATCGGTTTCTATCACACGCATCCTCACTTCCCCGGAATGCCCAGCAGCATCGACTACAGCACGATGAAGACGTGGCTGATCAGCTTCGGTCGTCCGCTGTTGTGTCTGATCGAAGGAACGAACGGCCTCAACGCCAACTGGTTCCGGGACGATGAGACTCCGCACGTTCGAGGCAAGATCTGGAAGATCGGGAAGTTTTACTTCGGTATCGTCCCAACCTTCCCCGAAAAGTGACATACAATGTCTGAAGAGGGAAAATCATGAGTGGTTTGTTCAACATGTTGATGGGCACGAACCCGGCCATCGGTTATCTGATGGCTGTGCTTGGCATTACCCAAGAGACGAAAGACAAATGGCCTCTGGGTCGCCTTCGAGACGCCTACACGAATGAGGACGGCACGAAGGTTTTCATCTTCACCCGAAACGGCGGACTTGATCAAGAGTCCGCTGTCCAGATTGAGAAGAACCTGCGGGATCATCATCCGAACTATGTTGGGTTCGAGATTGATGACTTCGACAGCACATACCTGACTTATGAGTTCAACACGCCGGAAGACCTGCTGCACATCACCAAGCAGATCGCCGAGATGACAGAGACCGAACCGCCGATGGTTCGCTTCCGTCGTTTGTTGGACGATATGAAGACGGGAAAGAGCAACCCCATGGTTGACAATGCCATGGAAGTTGGCAAGAAGATTTTCGACCCCATCCTTAATGGGGAAAGTGGCGTCGTCGAACATGGCGATGGCAGCGTTCAGATTCACCAGATCAAACCGGAGGACACCTAATGGCGGCACGAGGTAAGTTCCATCACGAAGAGCAGCTTCGAGGCGAAAACCTGACGAAGAGGTTGGGTGCCAAGCTGATCGTCATCTGTGGTTGCGGCACGAACGGATCGAACCTGCTGGAGACGCTGGCACGACAGGGCTTCTCCAAGCTGCGGGTAATCGACATGGATCGTGTCGAAGAGCACAACCTCGGGCCGCAGATCTTCGAAGAAGGCGACATCGGCCAGTTGAAGGTGGCGGCGGCGATGAATCGTGTCTTCCGTGCTGTCGGCATTGAAGTCGAGACGGACAACAAGGAAGTCAAGAAGGGCACGATCAAGAAGTCCCTGCGTGGGGCCGATCTGGTTGTGGACTGCTTCGACAACCGGGCGTCTCGTCTTCTGTTGCAGGAATACTGCCGGGCCGAGAAGATTCCGCTGCTCCACACTGGCGTCACCGGTGACTATGGTGAAGTTGTATGGGATGCGGACTACATGGTCCCGACCGACGAAGGTGAAGACAACTGCGACTACCCTCTGGCTCGCAATCTGGCGATGCTGGTGGTCACGGCGGCGTCGGAAGAGATTCTGGATTTCTGCCTCAAAGATTCGCCTCGCCAGAAAAGCTGGGCTGTCACGTTGGGCGACATGAAGATCAGCCCATACAAGTGATCTTATGAGTTACGACACATACAAATCACTTCGCAAAAGCAGGGGTGGCGGACTGGAAGATGGTCCGCCCTCCTGTTTTGCGGTGGGGTGTTTTGCGGTTCTGATCGTATTGGCGTTGGTTTGGTGGTTCATATGAGAAACGCAACACCTGAAGAAATTGTAAGGTTTCAATCGTGGTATGTGACGGTGACGTTCACAAACCCGAATCAACCTCAGAAGAAGCCTCAGAAGCGTCTCGGTCCATTTTTCGGGACCAAAGACGCTGTTGAGGCTGAGGCCGTGCGACAAGCACAGGAACGCTGGAAAGACGCCGAAAATCATCGGGTCTTAGAAGCCGAGGATTGCGGGGTCATTGACAACCCCAACATCTTTTTCTGGGACTGGAAGGAAGCAAAGGCTGTCGGCGATAATAGCTTCTTCAAGAGACTGGACGAAATGCTGGCTCCGATGGGCGCAGAAGTCGTCCATATCCCCTTTGACGGGGACGCTTACCCATGGTTCGTCGCTCCGAAAAATCCCTGAAAATTTCTCTCCGAAATTTTTTTGAATCCGGTGTTGACGTACTATATTGCTTCTGGTAACTTACCACCATGACGATTGCGGAAGGGAAACCGGAAACAAAAGTCGAACCTCAGAAGTCACTTCTGAGAATCAGTCCAAAAGTTGGATTGATGATCTTTGACAAGTTGAGTACAATGCGAGCGTAGCTCAGTGGGCTAGTAATAGCGGGTGGCGGTAGCAATGCCGTCAGTCAGAGCATTATCCTTCGGGATAAGGGTCGAGGGTTCGAATCCTTCCGTTCGCTCCATGGGTAGGTAGCTCAGTCTGGCCCTTCGGGGATGTTTGCGGCAGCAATGTCGTGATCATAGAGCGACTGAATAGGTCTTCGGGCCGAACTCAGTGGTCGTTGGTTCAAATCCAACCCTGCCCACTTGACCGTCCCCGACATTTGAAGCATACAAACATTACCAATGACGATGTGTCGCCGCCGATGAGGCGGCATTTGCTTCGAGAACTTGGACGGTCAATTGAAAAGCTCGTGTAGTCCAATTGGCCCTTCGGGGATGATTGCGGCAGCAATGCCGTGGTCATAGGACGCTCCCTCCGGGGAGAGATGCTGCGTTCGAGTCCAGTCACGAGCACTTGCTTTTCTGATGGCGACCTAAGATTGGCGGTTTCAAGCCGTACATGCTGCTTCGGTAGCGTCAGACTCAGAAAAGCAGTATGCCGGGTAGCTCAGTGGTAGAGCGTTTCCATGAAGCCGGATTCGTCCGGTGTAGTGGGAGAGGATGTTAGGATCAAAACCTGACCCCGGCACTGCTGATGTAGTTCAAGGCCCGTAAGGGGTGATAACGGTGGAAACGTCGCTGTCACAGAACGTCAAGGCTTTGAAGGCGGAAGCGAACTAAGAGAATAGCCGAGCGGATAGCGAACTAAGCGAACAGCGAGTGGATAGCGAACTAAGTGAATAGCGAGTGGATAGCGGCCTAAGTGGATGCAATGCCACCGTGATCCCACAAGTGAAGTCACCGTGATCCCACAAGTGAAGTCGCCGTGATCCCGCAGAGCGAGAATCCAACCGGCAGGTTGGGCCAAGTCTCCGTGAAACCGCATAAGATGTCTTGGAAATGCAGGGTTCAAAGCCTGCCGTCAGCCTTAAAACAAAGCCGCCGAATCACATTGTGGTTCGGCGGCTTTTTTCGTAAAGTCACATAAGCCGAGTAGCTTATAGGCCATCGTAAAGCGACCAGTCTTTGCCGTGGAAGATGGTGGTTTAATTCTCGGCCCGAGTTCACTGGGCCGGAAGCACTCCAACTTTTGGCTCATGTATGGAACGATCCTGCTGCTTTGTGTGTGGCATGTGGTGGTTCTTGTGAGTCGGGTTGGGGATGTGACAAAACGCCGGTTTTCCCCCGGAGTTTCGGGTTCAACTCCCGAACATCTAACATGGTGAAGAGTGGAGGAAGTGGGGTTCGATTCTCCACCTCGGCTCTTTAGAACACAAACTTCTTCTGATTGTTCTTTACAACCAAAATCTGAGAGCTACAATGACTGGCTCAGGGAAAGTATAGGACTACCCATCTAACACACTTGGCAAGGACTGAAGGAGTAACGCCATGGCTGATTCTCCCGGCAATCGTGATCTCACGTTGTCACCGGACACTTATCTGTACCTTCAAAGCGAAGGTAAAGGCGGCATCATCACTGTCCATCGTGGTCCCACGGTGGTCAACCAAACCGGTCAGGATCAGCCGGTTCGCTTCGATGCCTCACAACGACGTTTCCATGCCTGCAATCTCGAAACCGCCGTCCAGCAGTTTCCGAGAGCCAGTGAAGGCGATTATGTCGTCGTCGAGAACCCCGCTGAAGACGGTAGCTTCCCCAGCGAAGCCACCCAGCAATCGAAGCCTCTGAAGAAGGGGCGTCGTGTTGTCATCCCCGGCCCGTGGTCCGAAGCTCTCTATCCCGGACAAGCGGCCAGCGTCGTTCAGGGCCACCGTCTCAGAAGCAACCAGTACCTCATCGTCACCATCTACAATGAAGATGAGGCGAAGAAAAACTGGGAGAACACCGTCGTCAAGGCTCAGACGGAAACACCGTCTGGAGAAGAAGACGAAGAAACACCAGCCACACCACAGGCGACGGCTCCAGAGCCATCCCGTGGCTTGCCCAAGCCAGACTCTTTCGGCGTCGGCACTCGCATCGTCATCAAAGGCACGGATGTCAGCTTCTACATTCCGTGTACTGGCGTTGAAGTCCAGAAAGACCCAGACACCGGCGAGTATGTTCGTGAAGCTGTCACACTCGAACAACTCGAATACTGCTGCCTCATCGACGAGAACGGCAAGAAAGAGTATCCCCGTGGTCCGAAGGTGGTCTTCCCTCGACCGACGCAGGTGTTCGATCAGGACAGCAAGAAGCGGCGCAAGTTCCGTCCGCTCGAACTCAACACCATCAACGGCATCCATCTCAAGGTCACGGCTGACTTCGAAGGCCCAGACATCGAGAAGGACACCGCCCAGCAGCGTAAGTTCAAGGAAGGCGAAGAACTCTTCGTCACCGGCAAGACGCTGCAAATCTACTATCCTCGGGAAGAACTGGCGATCATCGAGTACGGCCAAGGCAACAAGAAGCACTACTCAACAGCGGTGCCGAAGGGCGAAGGTCGCTATGTCATCGAACGGGAGACGGGAAAGATCGATCTCGTCAAAGGCCCGACGATGTTGCTCGCCGATCCTCGTCACCAGATTCCCGTTCGCCGTGTGCTGAGCGAAGACGAGTGCAATCTGTGGTATCCCAACAACGAAGAGGCGTTGGACTACAACCTCGATCTCGCCGCCGCCATGGAAGAGAGTCCGTCAGGGCGTTCCGGCGTTGTCTCTGAAGGCGACTACCGCAAGCGACGGGCAAAGCAGGCTCGATCTGGCGGCGAAGAACTGTCAGCCAGCCTGCAATATCTGGCTGCATCTGGCGGCATCGAGGCAGCTACCGAGGCCATGCGATCCTATCGGCCTGAGCCGGTCGGGGAAGCAGGGAGCGGCCCCAGTGGTTCCATCGAGCGTGGCACGAAGTACACGCAGCCGAAGACGTTGACACTCAACACGAAGTACGACGGCGTGCCGAAGGTTGAAGTATGGCCGGGCTTCGCTGTGTTGATCGTCGGCAGCGAAGGTGAGCGGAAGGTGGTTGAAGGCCCTGAAGTCGTGCTGCTTGAGTACGATGAAAAGCTGGGTCACTTCTATCTCTCCACCGGCAAGCCGAAGACCACGGATCGCACCGTCAAGGACGTGTACCTCAAGGTTCATCAGAACCAAGTCGGGGACATCGTGGACTTCGAGTCCCGAGATCACGTCAAAGGCAAGATCAAGGTCAGCATGAGGGTGAACTTCGAAGGCGAGTCGCAAGACGACAAGCTGAAGTGGTTCAGTGTGGACAACTACGTCAAGTACCTCTGCGATCATGTTCGGTCGATCATCGCCGGAATGGCGAAGCGTCATCCTGTGGCCGAGATCAAGGCGGATTACGTCAATCTGGTTCGGGACGCCATCCTCGGCATCAAGCCGACAGGCACCGATCCAGAGACCAGCGAGCCGCTGTCTCGACCGGGCTGCTTCTTCGAGTCCAACAACATGCGTGTTGTGGAAGTCGAAGTCCTCGACATGTCTCTGTCCGATCACACCATCGGCCAGATGTTGGATGCGGCCCAAACCGCCGTCGTTCAACAGAACATCGAGATGGAAGAAGCTCAGCGGAAGATGGAAGCTGAGTTGGAGCAGGCCCGCCGTGATCTGACCGGCACGAAAGAGAAGGAGCGGATCGCTCAAGAGAAGTTGGCGGCGATCCACACCACTCAGCAGAAGAAGATGGAGCTTGAGAAGCAAGCAATTGCCGAACAGCTTCAGGTGCAGTTGGCGAAGCTGGATTCGGCTCTCCAACAGACTGCCGAACAGGCCAAGCAGGAGACTGCCAATCAGGCCATCGAAGACTTGAGGTCAGAGGCGGCTCTGGCACGCAGCAAGGCGACGGACGAGCAGGCATTGGCCTTCCAGACCAAGCGTCAGGAACTCCAAGAGAAGCTGATGCAACTCGAAACCGAGTGCGCCAAGGGACGTTTCGAGGCAGCGAAGGACGGGCTGGCAGAAGTGCTGGTCGCCCTCACTCGGGACGAGATGGCAACACGGCTGGCCGAAGCCTCTGGCATCGACCGGTTCCTCAGTGGCGACAACCTCGAATCGTCGCTGGCGAAGCTGTTGTCTGGCTTCCCGATGCTGCAAGAGTTCTTCCAGCGGGGCGATGCGGCGGTGCAGAAGATTTCATCACAGAATCGTCTGCGACAGCCCGCTACCGCTGAGTAAGCGAGTGCCTAGCCAAGTGTGGCACGAGAAGGCCCGGCTGGTCCCTTTGTGGGCCAGCCGGGTTTTTGTTTACTATTAGTCTTTCTTTGGGACAGGGATATATCCCGGATCGTATTCGCCTTGTGGATTGTTCCGGTCCCGAATTGGGATCTGCTGTGCTAAACCCAATCCCATTGCCTTTGCAGGGAATGGATCAGGATCAGCATAGATCACACAGACCCACGAGTCCCATCTCGACATGAATCGATCCATGGTCATCGTCTGGACCTTCAGTGATCGGTCAGAATTATCCACATACTTCACGATCTTCTCTTGTTCGTCGTAGTGGATCAGAACCATGGCGTGGCCGGGGACGCCAAATAGGGCTCCTCGGCCATCGGCCATGGCCTTCTTGATTAGCTTGATGCCCTCCTCCTTGCTGCGATAGGAGTTCTCATACATTGGGCCAGTGCCGCCTTCGGTATAGGGTTTGAGTCCAAACTTCTGTAGCTTGCTTTCAAGGTCGGACGGACCAGAATAGCTGCGACAACCAGAACGACTGGTGATCGGCTCTGGTTCCAACAACTCCTTGCACTCAGCCCAGCGGGCAAGCATTTCTGTGGACGAGAAGACACACTGAGTGCCAGTGTAGTTCCTCACTCTGTTTTCCATTGGAACTGGGCATTGAACACCTTCGAGTTCATCAGTCTCAGGTGCGCCAGCATCATATTCTTGAACAAAGGTGGTTTCGTATTGTGGGTGCCAGACTGGCAGGGTAGAACGCTGGTGATGGTAAATGACGGGCTCAATAGGATCTGGGACAGACCTAGAGCATCCTGCGAATCCCACCACCAAGAGAGCGGCTATTATCCATCTCATGTGAACCTCTTGGGGCTTGTGGTTATATGTCTTATCTATTATCATGAGCATCTAAAATCAGGAGCAAGGAAGCTCATGAACACACTATCTCAACGTCATGAAGACTTGCGGCGAGCCGCCCATCGAACAATCACAGAACACGAGAATCTGCACGCTCTGTCCGATCAGGTTCTTACAGATGTCGTTCTGGAGACGCTGAAGAAGTATCGAGAGAAACTCAATGTTGGCATTGAGGATTCTGTCGCCGATCTGCTCGACAGCTTTAAGCAGAAAGCCATCGAGGTCATCTTTAGTGCAGCCGGTGCGTGGCAGATTGCTATCCGCCCGCCCATGCTTTTCCCACGGGGATGTCGTCATTGCTACACTCGTGGGCACAGTACAATTGTTGTAATCGAGGAATCGCCGCAGACTCGTTCACTTTCATTCTCTGATTTGGAGGACGTGAACGGTCGTGTCAGTCTCTCCCTTCCATATGTGGTGTTCTTGTTGCATTTCAGGGATGATGTCTTTTCTGGCATGTATTGCGGATGGCGCACCTCTCCACTTCGTAGTCTCGATGACATGCTTTGCCGTCCACTCCTCCCTAACATTCATGACAACCTCGCTGTGTGCATGGGGCACTCAGGATATGCCATCGGAAACAATATCTCGCAACAGTGCGAATCGATTGTTTCCAATTTTTGGAACAGCACATTCAACCGAGATCTATCAGAAATGTGGCGTGCCAAGGCCGGTTATCACCGAAATCTGGAATCTGGCAGATCTTGGTCGTTGGCCTCAGAGGACGACTCTATGTTCATTCTTTCTGTGAATTTCACAGAATGTAAGTCTGTCCAATACATCATTGATCTGTTGGTAATGTATGAAGAAACGCCTGATGCCAGTGCTTTAAGGCATCAACTGGCTGAGCAATTGGATAAATGCACAGAACGGTTGTTTTCTCGAATTCTACGCTACTTTAAGAAAACGAAGTTTGACAAGCATTTCCCCAAAGATGTAGATGCTCAGGTCAAAGCGGCTTTGCAGGATGCCACGAATGAGTTCTCCGATCTCTTAAAGTGTCTCGATCATGAGATTAAAGAACTCGGGCAAATGGTCAGACCACCTAGCAAAGTTAAGATGGAGAAGAGAAGCGGAATTTGGCGAGAGTATTCCCCTTGATCTAATCCTCATTTTTTAAGACACTATACAGAGTTCCGCCAACTGCGGATTTCGAGAGAGGTACGGAATGACGATCACAAATGAGCGTGCTGAGACCATCGTGAAGGATTTGGTCTCGAAATTCCATAAGACATTCAAACAAGAACTCAATGGAGAAAACGAAGAGTTTCTTCCTCGGGTCGTCAGGCAATATCGAGCCAAGATCGCTCGCCATTCATGGAAGGCTGCCCAGCAGTGGTGTAAGTGGGATGAGCAAGGCCCGGTCCTGATGCCGGATTACACCCGCATCTACTATCGCAAAGGTGACACGGAAGTTCTGTTGCAGGAATATCCACCGCAGGTCCGCTTGATGAAGTTCAAGGGCCGACTGGCGAATCGCAACAGTAGTGAGGCTCCGATTGTTGAAGGAGACAAGATCTTTCACTTCTCGTTGGCTTTGCCTTATGTGATCTTCATTTTCAAGTTTGTCAAAGGGACGTTCGTTGAGGTGCGATGTGCATTCTCAGATCGACCTCTGCGACGATTGGATGAGAGACCCATGCGGCCTTATCTCTCCAACATCGACTCAAACCTGAGCGTGTGTCTTGGCACGTCGTTTGATCGCAGCAAACTTCAGAAGGATCAGCTTGCTCAGCAGGTCGCATTTGTGCTCGATCATTTCTGGCATACCGCATACTCGGATGAGTGGTCCTCCCATTTCTGGGCCAACAAGTCTCACTTCCAAGAGATGGATCAGCGAATGGCTGGACTTCAGACTTGGCAAGAGGCCAGCACGGAGAACTCGCTCTTCGTTGTCGAAGATGTCAACTGGCTTCCCCATCAGGAAGAGTCGTTTGGCGATATGATTGTGCGACTGTTCGAGGATGATCGAGAGAACAACGATTTCCAGAATGAGTTGTATGATCATCTCACCGATACCTTCTTGGAAGAGTTTAAGAAGACATGTGTGGAGAATGTCGATAACATCGAACAACATGTCTTGGAACAATACGCTTCCAAGTGGGCAGAAGAATTGTTGACTCAACTGCAAGAATAGTTTACTTTGAGATTGAACAAGGAAGTTCAGATGACAGACGCTTTCAATCCCGGCTTTCCAATTCACATCTATGAACCCGGCATGGAGTTGCCCAAGCAGGGCACTTACTACCTCGTCGCCGGGAACGGTATGTGGCTCCATAAGGATACAGGCATCGTCAAAGCCTTTGTTCCTGTTGAGAACATCAGTGTTCTTGAAGATCTGGAAGCTGATGTGTATGTGGAGTGTTCACTGCCCAAGCTTCCGCTTCGACTCGTCTGGCGAATCAAAGAGTTCTTTCGACGTGTTGTCGAGAAGCATCACGCTGAGGCAGCCACCACGCTCTACTACCGAAAATCGGATGAGTCTTTCAAGATCCACATTCCTCAGCAAAGAGTAACTCACGGCGGCGTCAACTATGAGCGTTGTGGGTTGAGTCACGTCGAGGGCATGGAAGACTATTTGCGTGTAGGGACGATTCATTCTCACTGTGACTTCGGGGCGTTTCATTCTGGTACTGACGTTCATGACGAAGAAGATTTCGACGGACTTCATTGCACTTTCGGACACAACAACAAAGAGGTCTTCACGATCAGTGCATCTGTGGTTGTGAATGGCATACGCAATCAAGTTGATCCAGCAGATGTTCTGGAAGGAATCGAGTTGAGAAAGGGAGATTCGGAATACGCCATCATTGGTGTTTCCGAAGAAGAAAAAGCCGAGTGGGCCGCAGACTTGGATGAATGGATGTCGCAAGTCACTGGAAGCGGAACTCCTTCTTTTTGGGGATGGTCGTCCAAGAAAGAAGAGCGTGGCTTACAAGCTGGCGACCAAGTGGCATGGGCAGGCGACTTGAAACTTGTGTCTTTCCGCACGGTTTGTGGTGATGGGCCTTTTGAAGTCGTCAGTGTGCGACAGGGCAAAATCACCGTCATTACAAATGTTGGATTGGCCGAATTTGATCAGAAGCTCTTCAGGAGACACACAGAATGAAAAAGACACGAAAGATCAAAGTGATCGGTGCTGGCGGTATTGGGGGACATCTTCTTGAACCGTTGTGCCGATACCTGAGCCATTCCGACGATTTTGTTGAGATGACTGTTTTCGATGGTGATCGTTTTGAGGAACGCAACCGAGAACGACAACGATTCACAGAATGCGAGAACAAGGCCCAACACACCGTCAATACACTCAAAGGGGAATTCCCAAAGATCCACCTGCGAGCAAAGGGCGAGTACCTGACCGAAGACAACATTATCACTTCCATCAGAAACGAAGATGTCGTGTTTTTGTGTGTGGACAACCATGCCACACGCAAATTGGTTTCCGACCGCTGTGAAGAATTGGACAATGTGACTCTGATCAGTGGGGGAAACGATTACATCGATGGCAACGTCATCGTCTATATCCGCAAGGATGGGAAGGACGTGACGAAGCCACCTACAGCTTTGCATCCCAAGATCGCACAGCCGGAAGACAAAAACCCCGGCGATCTGACGGATGTGGAGCGACAGGGATGTGAGCAGGAAGCTCACGCAAACCCTCAATTGCTCTTCACCAATCTGGCGATAGCAAGTGCGATGTGCAACTGCTACTACGCCTATGAGCAAGACAAGGTGAACTTCGAGCAAGTTTATGTTGACATACTGACGCAGCGGATGCGACCTGCGCCAGACCGTTTCTAAGGAGGAAGCAATGGGACAGGAACGAATGGACTCTTCCGATGTAGGAAGCAGGGCAACTGGCGGCGACACCTATCGAGCCCCAGACATTGACGACACGCTCTCTCGATCATCGAAAGCGATGAATAAGGTCCGTGTGGTTCATGGAGCCAACCAAGAGTATTACGATCTTGAAGGCAAATCAGTGGGGCAGGTCCGCAAATCTCTCCGAGACGCCTTTAACATCCCCGGCGATGCTTCCGCATTGATCAGCGGGAAAGAAGTCGGCGACGACTTCGTGCTCGAAGGCGGAATGAATCTGGAATTCGTCAAGGAAGCTGGTGTTAAAGGGCTTCGGCGACTTCGTTTCCTGCGGCGGCTATTTGCCGTTCTCGGACGATAGAAGGTCTCACCTTTTTCGGGACGATGCCGTTTTGGCGTTTCACAATCACTTCTGCCAAGGCGGCATCGCAATCTCTGTCTGGAACCACCTTGTTGTAAGGTTGCAGCTTCTCATTGACATCGCACCATGTCGGCACATGCTCGATACGGAATCGATTTGGATCGAGATCCGGTGAAACCTCATCATGTGGGATGATGAGTTGCTCGCTTGTATCGAGAACCACGGTGCAGATGTTTTCACTTGCCATTGCTCGGCAGTAGCCTTGCTTGAACTTCTGGAAGAACTTGATCTTCTCTTGGCGGGCACGACCACCAGTGACCATGCCGCCAGTTCCATCAACATAATCGAAGAAGGTCTGTCGTGCGACCCCGCCAACAACCGCACCTCCCGAATGAACTGGGTTGGATGTGTATGCGAATCCCGGATCACCAGCGACAACAATTCCGCCTCTTGCAACAATGTGGATGGCGATGATTGAGTTGCCAGCGATGACAACCCCGCCACTCGTCTGAAGGTTGTATGTAAAGGCAATGCTGGGAGAACCATCGACGACTACCCCACCTGTGACTGAGTGGTTGTAGATGAATTCGATTTCAGCGGCCCCGCCGACGACTACGCCGCCTGTGACCGGAGAGGAGATGCCCGGAATGGCTTTGCCACCGGCCTTGATGCCGCCAAGTCCATCAATGTTGGCCTCGACCTGTGAGTCTATCGAATCGCCGCCGACAACTACACCACCTGTGGTGTCCAGATTTGCGACCTTGAGTGCGATGCCGCCAACGACGACACCACCCTTGGCAGAGCGAGTTTCTCGGCTTGTAACACCCGCTGTACCACCAGTGACGGCCCCGCCTTCAGCCCAGATTGGATCTACGAGTGCTTCACCGCCGACAACGACGCCGCCATTTGGAATTTCGTAGTAGGGTTCGACGACAGCTTCGCCGCCAATCTGGACGCCGAAGTGCCACAGTTGACTTCTTATCTTGTCGGTTGAGGTGCCAAGCATCAGATACCAATTGCCTGCTCGCAATTGATCTTCGTCATCTGTGACTTGAACCATGCCGGTAAAACCACTGGCCGTTCCGTCTGAGTAGTCGAACATTTCGACGGCCACATGACCGTTCTGGCCGGGGGCTCCTACTCTCAATCTGGCAACAGTGACAGGACCATCGAAACCACTGTAGGTGACTTTCCAAGAGAGACGACTTTCGATGGGGTCATACCAAAAGTCAGCATGGGCTGTCGCAGTTGAATCAGAGCCACCAACAACTTGATCTGTGTCAAGATCAACGCTCCATTCTGGGATGGTGAAGACACGTTGAACTGTTGCTGCGCCCCAAGCAACCGCACCACCGCTGGGAGTGAAATCCCAAGGGATGAGAGCTTCGCCACCAACGACAACGCCGCCGCCTTCTGCGGCATCGGACCAGTAGGTTGTTTGTGTTGCAGAACCACCAGCTTCCACACCACCAGTAGCGATGTACGGATCAACGAATGAGAAGCCAGAGCCAACGATGCCACCGTCGCCACCAATGTTGTAGTTGACCGTGACATCTGCTGTGCCTGCACAGGTGACGCCTCCAGTGCCAAATAAGCCGTGCTCCGCATGGGCAGTACCACCAGCGACAACACCACCGGTTCCATCAATTTGATCGATGAATGTGAGATCAGCCACGCCACCAGCCGCCGCACCGATGTTCCAGATTTGCCCACGGATTTCTCCGTTCGGCATCGGATTCGACGTGGTGAAGATGTTGATGTACCATTCGCCGTTTCGAATTTGTGTGGCCTGCGTGCCTGTGATCGAAGCTTTTCCAACCATCGGCGACATTGTGCCGTCGAGGGAATTGGGAGGAATGGCTATTTGGAAACTTCCATTAACACCTGCATCTCCATGGTAGAAGTGTGCTCCAGTGAATCCGCTAGATAATCCCTCATATGTGATTCTCCAATACAGGACGTTGTTGATCACGTCGATGCTGGCGAAACCGCTGGCTGTCGAATCATTCGGAGTGACTTCTTGGTCGGGCGAAAGCGGAACATTCCATTCGTAGACTCGTCGGATCACACCATAGGCCGGATCACCAGCGACGACCACGCCACCAGTTGGCCCAAAGAATGAGACCACATCTGCGGAACCAGCGGCGACAACACCACCGGTTGTATCGACGAAATCGTTGTACGGTGCGTGTCCGCCGACAGCCACACCACCGGTTGCATCAATGTAATCTGTGAACTGAACAGTGGCCGATCCGCCACATGCCACACCGCCAGAGCCAGTCTCGGAATAGATGTTCTGATATGTGACAGAAAGCTTGATGGCGTCAATGTATGCCAGATTGAATCCGGGGGACACAGATTGACGAGCACGCAAGGCAACACCAAAGTCTGCATCATTGATGATGGCCGGTGTCCACGATTCAGACCACAGATCCGAAGAGCTTCCATATGTGGATGTCTGGTCTGTGGTTGACCAATCGCCTGAGTTTGATTTTGGGGCCGAAAGATTCTCAGATGTATTGTCTGCGAAGCCGAGGTAGACACCCGCATCTGCAATGTTCCCGATTGCCTTTCTTACAACTTTGACTTCCAGACCAAGGATTGTCGCTGTGGTTGGAATTGAAAAGTTGAATTTTGCAAAGAGGTATTTGGTGATGTCTGGCTGGGCAACAGGCCAGCCTTCCGCATCTGTTAGATCGGCGACGGCATAAAACGTATCTGGGGAGCCGTCCGCATTTGTTGTATCTGTCCATCCAACATAGTTGACTGCTGGGATAGCGAGAGAATCAGCGGATAAAACCCATTGGGTGACTGTGGTAGACATACTCCTTTATCTATGGTTTGTGGAGAGAGTTTGACGCAAATGTCGTATTCTTGTAGAGTTCACTGATGATTGACGCATTGGCGAATTTAGCAAGAGAGCACTTCGTGATCTCGGTTTGTCTGATGGCTGTGATTGGCATTGCCAATGACTTCATCTATGCCAGATACACGTTGGCGATTGCCGAGCGACGGGCTTTGACGGCTGCGAACTGGTCATTGTTGTTCACAGTCTTCTGGTTCACGCTCACCTTGTCGGTCGTAGAGAAGTCATTGCCGCACATCCTCGCCTATTTGATCGGCGGTTTTGCGGGAACTTACTTCGGGACAAAAATTTCTTCAGAAAGGGGTTGACGGGATTTTGAGGACGAGATAAGATTCCCTCCTCGATGATCGGGACTCCAACCGTGAAGGAAGGGTCAGGACGCTCACGGGTGCAGGCGAGGCAACAGACCTGCATATGCGGCGAGACCCATTTCCGAAATTTTTCGAGATTGCCCCGAACCTTTCCGAACGACGGCGGGTCTATTGGGTGCAGCCGGGAAAACCGGCCCTCGAAAAAGTTTTTGGAAAATCCCGAAAACCGTGAACCAAAATTGAATTGCGGCGTCTATATAAAAGACACGCTAATAATGACGCAGGTTGGAGCAGTGGTTAGCTCGTCGGGCTCATAACCCGGAGGACGGAGGTTCGAATCCTTCACCTGCCACTTCCGAATGAGGGTTTTTGGCATTTGCGATCCGGGGGGATTTGCGAAAGCCTCGAACCTCAAAGGACTAAGGACAAGAAACAATGTTGAGCAAACGAACCACAGAACGTAGATGGCATAAGGTCGAACAGACCACATGCCCGTGCTGCGCCATTATCGTAGTCCGTCAAGGACATGATAATCCAGCAGCCGCCGAGGGTATGCCAACCCTCACGCCGTTCTGATTGGTTCACACAAGAACTCAGGACGGCCCAAAGCCACCTGAGTTCAAGAGCCGCTCAAATCCATAAAAGGCTCGCTCAGGTGGAGAAATTCGCCTGAGCGAGCCTTTTTTTTGTGGACTAACACCCGCTAGGAAAGGCCAAACGAAAGAGAGAAAGAAAAGACGGCCCCATCGTCTAGTGGTTAGGACATCAGATTTTCGATCTGAGAACCGGAGTTCGACTCTCCGTGGGGTCACTGAAATGCGACCGTAGCATAGTGGTAATGCGCCTGCTTGCCATGCAGGTGACGAGGGTTCGATTCCCTTCGGTCGCTCTTGCCAGTCCAAAATTTGGATTGGTATCCGGTGAGGGACTATGTGCCTAATGCCGGGGAGTGAGGAACTTGGGTGGGATGCACTCCGAAATTTGATCCTTGACAATTGAATCGCCAACTGGCCCCATCGTCTAGTGGGAGGACATCTGCTTCTCAGGCAGAAGACCGGAGTTCGAATCTCCGTGGGGTCACTCCAATGTTTCACTGAAACATGGTGTTTCACTCCGTAGTGAAACTGCCAGTTTCAGTGAAACTACGAGATGGTGTGCGTAGTGTAGTGGTTTCTGCACGTCAGTTTGTGAAGCTGAAGGTGAGGGTTCAATTCCCTTCGCACACCCTTATATGGTGCCGGAAGTGTAATGGTTATGCACGCCTCGCTGTGACCGAGGAAGAGCCTGTTCGATTCTGGTCTGGCACCCTCGCCCCTTGCGGGGCAATTAGCTCATGTACCATGTGTACAAGGAGTCCCGAGATCGTTGACTGAAACTCTGCGATCTCAGTTTTACGGCCCGTTCGTCTAGTGGTAGGATTACTGTTTTTCAGACAGAGAACGAGAGTTCGATTCTCTCACGGGTCACTGTCCCTTCGGGGACTTACGAGTTGCCCTCGTAGTGCAATGGTAGCACACCTTACGTTTACTCGCTTGGCAAACTTGGACGGGCTTCGGCTTGTCCCCTACATGTGAAGCTTACAAACAATCCCATTCCAAGGGGGTAGTATCGGTTCGAATCCGGTCGAGGGCTCTTTTCGGCTCCGTTTGAAAACGGGCAAAACAACAGGCCCCTGTAGCTCAATTGGCTAGAGCACTACTGTTAAATCGCTTGACAAACTTGGACGGGCTTCGGCTTGTCCCCTACATGTGAAGCTTACAAACAATTTCGCCTTCTAAGCGAGAGGTTACTGGTTCGAATCCAGTCGGGGGCTCTTTCACACAACAGAGAAATCTGTTACGGCCAACAAGCCGTCATGAGCAACGCCTATTCGGCTCGGTGTGATATCTGGTGGGCGAGAAAATCGTTCAATGATTGTGTGGTCCAGAGGGTGTGGCATGTAACATTGCCCTGATCTAACCTTGAAGCCCGCTTGGCTGTATGCACCAGCACAATCACAACAGGATGTAGCTCAGTTTGGGAGAGCGTCTGGCTGGGGGCCAGAAGGTCGAAGGTTCAAATCCTTTCATCCTGACTCGAATGCTGCGAACCATTCTTTATGGTTCGTGTCATTCAACAACCGGGGGTGTAAAAAACACTGTTTCTCAAACTTGGATGGTTCGCCATCCCCCAACTGCGGAACATACAAACGGTAAAAAACTTTCTTTTGGCGAAAGCAATGTGGGTTCGAATCCCACCACCTCCACTTTTTATCCTTCTGTAGCTCAGTGGCGAGAGCGGCGGTTTGTGGAACCGTACACGCTGGTTCGATTCCAGCCGGGAGGACTTGACCATCTCCTACTGATGGAGCTTACAAACAAAACTTCGGATTTGTTTGTCCCCTGCCATGGGCGCAGGGGACACCTGCTGCATCGACTTGGATGGTTACAATCGGGAAGTAGCTCAGCTTGGTAGAGCACCTGCTTTGGGAGCAGGGGGTCGCAGGTTCGAATCCTGTCTTCCCGACCTTGCCTTATGAGGAGTAGCTATGTGTATAGCAAGTCCTCGGAGGCAAAATGTTTGGCTGGCTGGTTCGTCTCTTTAGACGGAAGCCGCCTGAACCTAAAGAACCGATCACCGAAGAGCAAATTCGGAGTCGGGCAATCTGGTCAGTTCAGATGGTTGTCTTGTCGAAAAGGTATGTCGATCCGCTCGATCAGTATTCGGTTCACGATGCAAAGGCAGCAGCAATGGCGTACTTCGTCGAAGACTGTCCTTACGGATTGCGAACGAAAGATCTGGTCAAAGCGAAGAAGGAAATCGACCAGCTTGAGATGTTCATCCTGCAAGGGAAGTTCATCGTTTGATATGGCGACGTAGCTTAAAGGTAAAGCACTGGTTTCATAAGCCGGTTAGTGCTGGTTCGAGTCCAGCCGTCGCTACTCGGGGAGAAGCTAAATGGTTAACACCAGTTTCTCAAACTTGGACGCCTCGGCGTCCCCCACATGCGAAACTTACAAACAAGCATCAGTATTTTGGAACTGAAGATTGTAGGTTCGAATCCTACCTCCCCGACTTTGACATGTCGCCGATAACGACATGTCACAAAAACGTGTCGCAAAAATGCAAAAATTGCGACACGTTCCAGAAACGTGTCGAAAAAATGCAAAAACTTCGACACGTTTCACCAACATGTCCACGACGTGGACATGTTGAACACAGGTGCGTGGTGTAATGGTAGCATGTCGGTCTCCAAAACCGTTGGTGGGGGTTCGAGTCCTCCCGCTCCTGCTGAAACAACACAAGAACTAAAGTGTTGGGGCTTTGCGGAATTAGCCTTAGTCGTTTCGGATAGTATCCGATTCACGATCCGCAGTAATATCCCCGGAGTGTGATGGATAAGCACGTCACCCTGCGAAGGTGGAAGAAGAAGTTCGAATCTTCTCGGGGATACTTGTTGAACCAGCGGCATGAACCAAAGTCGGAGGACGAACTTGGCGAGCCCTCAGTGGTGTGGACCTAGCCGTGGCCGTAACGCAGCCTTCAACAGAACGCCGGTGTAACTCAGTGGCAGAGTGGTTGTTTTGTAAACAACTTGTCGGGGGTTCGATTCCCTCTACCGGCTCTTAAACATGCGGGTGTAGCTTAATGGCAAAGCTCCAGCCTTCCAAGCTGGCTATGAGGGTTCGATTCCCTTCACCCGCTCTTACATTCCGGGATGGTGAAATTGGTATCACGACTGGCTGTTAACCAGTTATTATAGGTTCGAGACCTGTTCCCGGAGCTTGGCTGACTCGGTAGCTCAGAGGCCAGAGCGGCTGGCTGTTAACCAGCATGTCGTGGGTTCAAATCCCACCCGAGTCTCTCATACACAAACCATAGAAGGAGATTTTTCCATGAACACTCAACGATTGAAACGCACGATCTCATAAACATGGGATCGTAGCTCAACAGGCAGAGCAACCGGCTTTTAACCGGTAGGTTCTCGGTTCGATTCCGAGCGGTCCCACTCTGCCTCCTTGGTGTTAATGGGAGCATTTCTGACTTTTAATCAGATAGGTGTGGGTTCGAATCCTACAGGGGGCACTCCTCCCAATTTTTTTGCCCGGTGGTGTAGTGGTAGCATAACTGACTTTGAATCAGTTGGCCGAGGTTCGAACCCTTGCCGGGCAGCTTAAAGAATACACGACACATTGCCCGATAGTGTAGCGGTAGCACGACTGACTCTGACTCAGTTAGCCTTGGTTCGAATCCAAGTTGGGCAGCTTCATCTTGACTGAAAGGTTGGGATGATATAAAAGGGGATGTAGCTCAATTGGTTAGAGTACCGGCCTGTCGAGCCGGTGGTTGCGGGTTCGAGTCCCGTCATCCTCGCTCTGATGTGAAGGATCTCATCATGGAAAAGAATTGGATACTTACAGCAATCGGATTTTTGCTGGTGTTGGCCTTCTGCATCGCCTTGGCGACGTGGACAGGGCAATCCAATCGTGAAGAGATCAAAGAATGGTGTGAAGACAATCGTTGCCAAGTGGTCAGTATCGAAGAACCAGTTTTTTCATACGGACCTTTCTGGTACAAAAACGACGGCCAGCGAATCTACAAGGTCGCTGTCCTCGACTACCGGGAAAAGCCCAGAGTTGTATGGTTTCGAATAGGATGGTCCCTCGAAGCTGTCTGGGATGACTAACCTCAGAAGAGAAGGAACTTGAGAATGTGGTGTTTGGAAACGATTATCGCTTTGAATGAAGCAGCAGCGAAACGTGCCCAGAAGGGCGAACCGACGCATCTGGCATACAAGGATGTAGGGATCAATACGATCCGCCAGACGCACGAACCACAGAAGCCCAAGGAAAGAAAGCTGAAGGTGGTGTAGGAAATGGAAGTGTGGCAGACAAGGTAATTGCACCCGGCTCTTAACCGGGACCATGTGGGTTCGATTCCCACCGCTTCCACTTCAACCGGCTCGTGTGGCAAAGTACAAGCCTAACCTTGTTGAAGGTGCCCAGTGGAATTGTACACTTAAGCTGGGACGTTCGATAGTAAACCGGTTGATTTTTAAGGGCCATAGGAGCAGATGGTAGCTCACTTCCCTGTCACGGAAGAGGTTGCGGGTTCGACTCCCGTATGGCTCGCTTGTTGTTGGTCCCTGCTTGACCGTCCCAGTGATAAGAGCAAAGGTCGTAAATCATGACGCCAACAACTCACTGGCCGTGGAGACGAAAGCTTCGTGGTGGAGCACCAGACTGCAAATCTGGCGTCAAGTGGTTCGAATCCGCCTGCGGCCTCTGACATGCACTCGTAGCTCAGTGGAAGAGCAACTGCCTTCTAAGCAGTCGGTCGGGGGTTCGAATCCCTCCGGGTGTACTATCACAACATGATGTTGTGATCGAAGGCAGGTTACATGGAAGTAAGGTTTTGCACCGGTTGCAACCTCGACAAACCTGTTTCTGAGTTTTCGAAGAAAGGTTCTTATGCAGACGGCAGACAGAAGTATCAGTCGAAATGCAAAAAGTGCCACAAGAAATATCTCAAGAAACACTACGAGGCCAACCAAGATTACTACAAAGACAAAGCGAAGAAGAGAAACAAGGTGGTTCGCCAACAGAATCTCGTTCTTCTATTTGAATATCTGAGAGAGCATCCCTGTGTGGATTGCGGAGAGACAAATCCGGCTCTTTTGGAATTCGACCATCTAAGAGATAAGGAAAATGATGTCTCGGTGATGGTTTGGAATGGTTGGTCTTGGGAGGCAATACTGGATGAGATCGAGAAATGTGAAGTTCGTTGTGTTCGATGTCATTGGATAGTGACATTGAAACGGCGGAATTGGACGGGTTTCGATCTCCTAACAGAAGACGAGTTGGTAGAACTGGGCATACTGAGAGACTCTGTGGATATATAGGCTAGACCTAACCACAGGAGTCTCACATGAGAGCATTACTGCTGGCGATTGCCAGCCTGTTTCTGCTCACTTCAGTTGCCCAAGCTGTTGAGGTGAGTAACGAATACGAATTGAACAAACCGTTTGACTTGGTGAGTTCAATGCTCGCACTGCCGAGCAGCGACAAAAGGATTGTCGAACGAAGCGGTGCTGAGTTGGTGAAAAGGGAGGTTCGTGAAATTGGTGTTGTCTTCACGCCGAAAGGCGGATGGCAACTGGTTCTGGTGTGGCATCGAGTCGTTGTTCGCAATGGCGAAGAGATGCAGTTCACAGAAGTCGTCACTCGAAAGAAGGGCGAGGTCTTGATCATCACCGAACTGGTGAGTGAACACAGCGAAATCAAAGGATATGTGCTTCACACTCACATCAAAGCGAATGGAACCAAAACAACGATCAGAAATGAGTTGTCATTGGATGTTGGGAGAGATGGTTTCCTAGTCAGAGCCATCACCCGAGCCAAACTCATACAAATGGAGAAAGCTGTACGAGAAATCGTACACGACCCTCTTCCTGAAAAACCTGAAGAGGAATAAGGAAGTGAAGTGGTGTCCCTACCATGGGGCACTACATGCCCGGTGAGTGTGATGGATGCACGACACGCTTCGAACGTGTTAGAAGGGGTTCGATTCCTCTACTGGGTACTATGAGCGTGTAGATCAGCGGCAGATCGCCACCCTGACATGGTGGAAGTCGCAGGTTCGAATCCTGCCTCGCTCACTTATGCTGGTTGCTTAACTCAGCGGTAGAGTGCCGTCTTCACATGGCGGAAGTCATTGGTTCGAATCCAATAGCGACCACTGTTCGGGGGTGTTCTAAAGCACATTGAGAGATCAAAGGATCGGGTCCGAGTCCCGACCGAACATTTTCACAAACTTTGAGGGTTGCATGGAAGCAGCACTTTGGACAGCGGCACTGACAGGATGTGTGATTGCGGGAATCGCTTTCATCATCGCATTGGTTCTTTATGTGTTGTTGTTCTTTTTTGATTGACGGGGGATTAGCTCAGTTGGGAGAGCGACTGGCTGGCAGCCAGTAGGTCATCGGTTCAAGTCCGTTATCCTCCACTTGATTCATTCATCGAATGAGTCATACTATGGGCTGGCATGTTCCAAGGGGGCGACTGATGCTCGCAACATCGGTGTGTGGGGTTCGATTCCCCTCCGGTCCACTATGAAGAAACTACCAAAGGTGAGCGAACTTTCGCTACAGTTCAGTCGGATCATACTGATCGTGAGCTTGGTTGAATTGTTCGAACGTCTGTGGAAACGATGGAAACGCTGATAAGGAGAACGGCATGAAGCCGCCAGAATTTCCAAAGGAGTTCTTGCGACACTGCCCAAAAGTTTTGGAAGCAAAACATTGGCACCAGACGCTCAAGGTTGATGAGATAGACATTGAGCAGTATGCCGAGTGTGCTTTCCATTCTGCCGGTGCGGGGATGGAATGTGAGAACTGCAAGTTGTTTCTGACTCGTCCGTTTTTGAATCACGAACTGGACCGGGAGTTCCTTCCTCAGATCGAGGAGTTCTACCGACAACTGGCCGTGTACGATGCGTGGTGTGAGGAACAGCGAAAGCGTCACGAAGAAGCACTGCTGGATAGTGGCGCAGGGATCTGACACAAGGAAGCTCAGATGGATGAAGAGTTCCGTGGTCCGAAGACGATTGAAGACACGAACATCTACACCGAGGAGTATGTCCAATGGTTGGAGGCCCGTGTCGCCGACCTAGTACAAAAGTTGGAACAGTCACGGAAACGGAGCGTTGATCTGGCGGCACGGCTGGAAGCCAATCGCCAGTACCAGAGCCGAAAGGCTCGTTGGGATCAAGATCATCTGGAATATGATGATCGAGACGATTACAGATAAGGGGTGGTAGCTCAACTGGGAGAGCATCGGCTTTGCAAGCCGAGGGTTGTGGGTTCAAGTCCCATCCATTCCACTAGCGTTTTCGGCCTTGGCCGACAGCGTGGTGAGGTTCAGGATAACGGATGATTCCGTTCTTGCCGGGCACGCCTTTCTTGCCGTAGTGAATGTCGATGTAAGTGATCAGATCGGCGGCAGATGGAGTGCCATAGAGTGGCGGATATTGGCCGAGAGCGTCATCGATAGGAGCGTAGAGTCCGATCTTTGCTCCTGTGCGATTGCCGTTTTCAGAAAGTAGCCAGTCTTTGAATCTCATGAGGGTATTTAGAGGCCGAGTTTTCGGAAATACCAGATGACGGGAGACAAAACCCTGCTTCGGCGGGTTCATAGTTAGCGAAGTCGTCTGCTTGGGTTCGAATCCCTAGTCGGCCACCATGGGCGTGTAACTCAGCGGTTTAGAGTGCCATCCTGATAAGATGGAAGTCGGAAGTTCGAATCTTCCCACGCCCACTTGACGGTTATTTCTCCTAGATATTGCTGGAGGAAAACCGTATGGAACGAGATATCATTGGACTCGGCAAGAACTGCTTTGTCGCAAAGGTTTTGAGCGACTTGCGGATCATGAAACGCCGGGATGAGCTTGACGATCTGGCGACGAACAATCTGGGAGAACTCGCAACCGCATTGAGCAAAGAGTTCGAAGGGTTTTTTGGTTCGCTAGATGACTTGGATTTTTATGGGACGTGCAGAAGTGGCACCAAATGGTTTGTCAAAGACAAAATCAGCGGCATCATTTCGGCGCACCATTGGCGTGTTGGTAGCGACAAAGATGAATGTTACAGAAAGTTCATCAAAACGCACGATATGTCCAAGTTGGTCAACAGGATCAAAACGGCTCACCGCCCGTTGATTCTCAGAACCAATACTCCCACGACGAAGTTGGAAGAGGTGATGTATTTGCATGATGTCATTGCTGACCTCCGACAGAATCGTGACTTTGTTTTGTGCGTGTTTCAAGACGCAGTTTGGGCCGACAACAAATGGGATGATATTCCCAGCTTGATGACGTTCCGAATTCAAGTCTTTGAGGCACATGCAGAGAGATATCCTGACAATAGCCATTCTATTGTTTTGGATATGAGGTATCCTCGCTATGCGATATGGCAGCCGATTTTCAACTACATCTTCGATGAACTCGGCATGACTATCAAAGCAAGGAATCCCGCAGCGATTAAGATGTAAACATTGGGTAGTCGTCTAATGGAAAGGCATCCGTCTGATAAGCGGAAAACGGTGGTTCGATTCCACCTTACCCAACTCAGTGCTACCGTAGCTCAACTGGCAGAGCAGGGCTTTTGTAAAGCTCAGGTTGGGGGTTCGATTCCTCTCGGTAGCTCTTAAGGTCGGACCTTGTAATGGCCGTCGCCTTTGTATTCAAACCACGGTGACTGGATGCGAATGTCCTGCTCGTGGTAGTCGTGTTCAATATGGTGATAAATGGCCCAACCGATGAGGGCAAACATAGCGATGATTGCCGCAACGCAAAAGATGCGAAAGTTGTTCTCTGACATAAGTTCTTCTCCATGTGGGGTATAACTTATCTAAGCAGGGGAGACAAATTCTTGCTTCCGTGGTATAGTGGGATTACGCCTCGTTCGTACCGAGGAAACCGGGGTTCGATTCCTCGTGGAAGCTCTTGGAGAAGACATGGCCGAATACACTGAAGACTACGAATGTGCTTTTTGTTTGGCACTTGCCGAAAATGTTCAGAAAGCCCCAGATCGCTGCGAACGCTGCGAAATGGTCGTGTGTCATCAGTGTGGGACGTGGTTGAAGGAAAGAGACGGTCGGCAGTCCAATTTTTGTTATGGCTGCGGAACGATCAAACCAGAAACCTCGGCTCGATTCTCTCGCACATCGAGCATCGGTTGTTGCTACATGGAGCGAGAGTGGCAGAAACGAAATCGAGGACGAGATCAACAGGAGCTTTACTCCATTGCAACTGGATGGAAGACTGTTGAAGACAAAGAAAAACTAGGGAAGGATGGCATCTCATCATGGGTGACGAAAACATCAGATGATGGGAAGCACGAAGATGTCCGTGAATTGACGGACGACGAGAAATTCTACTTGGCGGTAGAGAACTTTCGAGCCGCCTTGAGAGAAGTGATAGAAGAGTCTGCGATTGACGAGTTCTTGGAGAGACCCAATCCGGCGTTCAACGGGAAGGTTCCATTGCAGATGATTCGAGAAGGCGAAACGAGCGAACTTCGTGAGATGCTTCAACGACTTCGTTCAGGAGAGCCAACATAACGGGCGATTAACTCAGCGGCTAGAGTGCCTCCCTTACAAGGAGGAAGTCGGGGGTTCGAATCCCTCATTGCCCACTCAACAGGATGTAGCTCAGCTTGGTAGAGCGTCTGGTTCGGGACCAGAAGGTTCGGAGGTTCAAATCCTCTCATCCTGACTTCTCAGAGAAGCCGTAGCTTGACGGTAGACTAGCTAGAACCGAGCAAGGCGGACGGATCTGGGGACGCATGGACGCTTATTGCAACAAACCTTTCTTCGAAGCCTCTTTGCCGAGTGCCAGAGGGAGAAGTGGACGGAATGTTGTAGTGAGGTTGCGTGTGTACCGCCATCGCTCAAAGGGAGAGCACCTAATTGGAATTTAGGAGATGCAGGTTCGATTCCTGCTGGCACCGCAGATGTAAATCTGCAACAAGATAATCAATCTTGAAACCTGCCCTGTCTGGGGCGAATAAACCGGACACCCGAATGTAGCTCAATGGTAGAGCAGCCGGAAAAGAACCGGTGAGTTGTGGGTTCGAGTCCCATCATTCTGCCCCGTGTGGGGCGAACAAACCGCACAACCGGCCTCCCCCTTCAAACTGAAAAGAAAACGGGGTTGGCCGGATTTTGCTACCTTGGTATAGTGGGATTACGCCTCCGTGGTAAGGAGGAGATGCTGGGTTCGATTCCCAGAGGTAGCTCTTAGAAGGACTCTCAGATGAAAAGGATTTTTTGGCCTGTGGCGTGTCTTCTGTGTTTCCTCATTGGAACCACTTTCGACATCGACTATACTAAGCCGTACTACGAGTTGCCCGGATCGTTTCGGATCGAGCAGGAAGTGTTGGATGTGTATTTCGTCTACATCATTCCGTCTGCTGGGTTCGAGAAACACTACCCGGATCGATGGAACCGATGGAGAATTGGAAGGATATCGGAATGACCTTCACCATCGAAGACATACAGAAGTTTGTGGCCGAAAACAGAGAAGATCTCAATCGGTCGCTCCAAGAGTGTGACGAGATCCCCTCGTTCATGAAACATGCGAAGCCTGACGATCACATCGGCAAGATGTGGGACTCGGGTTCTTGGCTTTCCAAGACGCTCAGAGAATTGGGCGCAAGCGACGAAGAGAAGGAAGCCATCTGTTTCGCTCATGGTCAACGATGTTTTGGAGGCGACCCATTTGAGGTTGCGTTGTGTTATGCGAATGAGTATGCCGACAACAAAACGACCTCCGAGCAACCCGGCCCGGAACTTGCGGAGAAAATCTTCAACGAAACAATCGGGAGGTTCATGGATGAGTGTTCTCAAGAACAAGGCGACAGCGATTCGTGATGCGTTGGTCGCAAAGGGAGTCATTACCACAACTGCTGCCCACTTTTTCAATGCGGAGCAGATCATCGAGGATGCGTTGCGAGAAGACGGAGGATTCCGACTTCTCGAAGGCCCCGGAAATGAAATCAAGACCATCGTTCAGGTGAAGGACCAATCTGGGCGTGTCATAGCTGAGCAAGGGTGATATGGCTGGTTGGACAAACGAAAGCTTCCTCAAGATGATCGAGGAAGAATTCCCAGATGTGGACTGGGACAACCTTCCGCCTTTGGATTCGAAGCCCACCTACTGGGTCGTCCGAGGGATGCAATGGCATCGACTGGACTTCGTGATCAAGGGCAGCGAGATCAAATCAAAGTGTGGAATCGAGGTTGGGCGTTTTGCTTCCAAAGAAGAAGCAGAAGCCAAGATGGAGTCCATGAGGACTGATCCAGCCTTTTGTGAAGAGCAACTACATGACGATCAGACGGTTGAAGGCCATCCTCTGGCCGACAACCCTTTGAGGCACAAGGAGTATCTCGGGCCGGTCATCTTCGATGCCGAAGAAGAGTACAACAAGCTGCACGTCATAGAACTAAAGGACGATGAGTTGTCCACGCTGCATCTTTACAAGGGGTTCCTCGACGAAATCAAAGAAGGGAAGAAAGTCTTCCCGATGTATCTTCCGTAGGCGATTCAATTGACAATAAGCCTCCATAGCTCAATTGGCAGAGCTTCTGACTCTTAATCAGGCGGTTGAAGGTTCGAGTCCTTCTGGGGGCACTGGAGTAACCATGACACATTTTCTCATATGCAGCTACGCACCGACTCTTCGGAGCGTAGCATAATGGAAATGCACCCGGCTTATACCCGGCTTAGGATCTGATAAATCCGAGATGTGGGTTCGATTCCCTCCGCTCCGACTTTCAAGGATGGCACCATGAAGAAGGAACTTCAACAGAAATTTCAAGAGGACTTCCCTCAATTCTTCGTCGATCTCAACGGCGACCCCACCAAGACATGTATGTCTGCGGCTCATGGCGGAATCGCCATTGGAGAGGGGTGGCACGATCTCCTTCGCACGCTCTGCGAAGATCTCTCTAAGGTCGCTGGGCCTGACTTCAAATTTGAGCAAATCAAAGAGAAGTTCGGAACTCTCCGCATTTATTCCAGCGGCAGCAATGAAGAGACCAACAAACTGATTGACGCCGCCGAAGCGGCATCTCAGGACATCTGTGAGAATTGCGGAACCAAGGAAGGGGTGACATTGGAAGGCCGCTGGATCAGGGCCTTGTGTCCGTCCTGCCGTAATCCATCTTGAGCGAATGCGTGAAATCTGCTAAGTTTTTCCTATCTTAAAGTACAGGAGGTACTTGACATGGGAATTCTTACACCTTTTACGTTCGTCTTTCGCACATTCAACACAGTGTCGAACATCTACTTGGCGGGACAAGTTGGTGTTTGGGCCTACAAACAAATCCGTGTCATGCAGAAGGAAAAGCTGCGTGCCAGTGAACTTCGCCAACGCTTCATTGAGGAGTACCGAAAGGAGTTCGGCGAAGATCCATCAGAGGATTTGATTCAAGGTGCGTTGCGAGCTTACGATGCTGTTGAACGGCCAATTCAACATCGCATCAAGACGTTTTTGGGGGGCTGCAAATGAAACTCGAATCCAAAACACAATCTCGATACACGCCTGATCCGGGCGAGGTGCCAGAAGGCGAAGCTGTCTTCTGTGGAGTTTGTGGGGACCAGATGGATGAACGTCGTGGTTGCAATGGGCCACGGGGCTTTGCACAGGCAATGTGTGGCGGAAAGTCGCCCTACGATGACTTCTCTTGCCCCCATCGAAAGGAACAATGGCATCAACAGGTAGTTGCTCTCAGAGATGAGGCTGGCAAGACGGCCAGTGCAAAAATTGCAACGGCGTTGTTGGCGGAAGCTGATGAGATCGCCTCAACTCGGATAGCGACAAAAGAAGTGTATCATCCGTTCTAAGGAGAAGTCCGATGACTTTCATTGCTACATACTGGTGGGTCTGGTTGATTGGTCTTCTTGTTTGTGGTGGCTATGGAATCTGGAAGTGGTTCCTTACGTTCTTCAGGACAGGAGGAACCATGCTTCGAGTTGCCTCTTTCACGCTGGAGAGTGTGGAGGTGGCATCGGACACATCTAAGACAGTGAGCGAGCGGGCAGGCCATGCTCGTGAGCGAGTCGTCGAAGAGGTGGCGAAAGAAGGCTCGTCCCGCTTGAAAGAGATGGGGATGGGATTTGCGGCAATCGTCGCAGCGAACATTTTCGGCGTGTTGCTTGTCATAGCAATCGTCGTAGGACTGATCGACTACTTTAAGAGTTGATCAATGTAGCCGTGCTTGTCGGAACACTTTGGGGATACCGGGGTGAGGTGAGGTCTGAAAGACTGGCCTCTTCATAGTTGCACTCATCACTCAACCAAGGGATGCTGGTTCGACTCCAGCCACGGCTGCTTTTAGGAGGGCAGATGGATGAAGAATTTGAAGACGATCTCCAGCTTTTTGCACACAAGGTGGGCATCATAGTTGCACTGGAGTCCAATGCGGGGAATCCCATTTCTGCCGCCGATGCTTACAAGGAAATCAAAGCTTTATGGAAAAAGCTCAAGAAAAAGAAGAAGTCGATGACTCCGAAGGAGGAGAATGAACAAGAAGCTTAAGATCACATTGCAACTTCTGGGGCTGGCCGCATGGACGGCGGCATGGTTGGGAGCCGGTGGCCTGATCCTCAAGAAGTTGTTCCCTGACGAACATGAATAATATCTTTCTGTTTGTTCTGTGGCATCTTTTTGCCCGAAAGAACGAAGCTGTCGAACCACCTCCCCGATGGGCATTCTGGCTCGCCATCTTTTTCACCGGGATCATCGTGACAATCACAATTTCGGTTATTGGTGCCAATAGATAAGCAAGACGATGACGGAGCGACACTGTGAGAACACGGTGATCATCAGTCTTGCGGCTGGGCACCCGACAATGTATGCCGGTTCGACGATGGTGTAACGACGGTCATGCAACCTCTTGGATGAGGGAGGGTGGGCAATCACCGAGGGGCTCTGTACGATGCCAGAGCCCCCAATGCGAACGTAGCTCAATTGGTAGAGCACTAGCTTCCCAAGCTGGATGTTGCGGGTTCAAGTCCCGTCGTTCGCTCTATGAATAATGACTTTGATTGGGTGCCATCTTGTCTGCTCCTTCTGGTGCAGATCCTTTTGATTGTGGGCACCATTTACTTTGCTGTTCACTTCTTGCGTTGAACAGAGCTTGCCATCTCATCTCAGATCAGCTATCCTGAAGTGGTATCGAATGGAGGAAACGAACCATCTATCACGGAGGGAGCCATGTCTCTTCTGGATGCCATCAAAGGCGAACGCAAGCTCACGCTCGACCATTGGCGATATCGCCTGTTGCACTGGTGCTTTTATGAGAAGGATGTGAAGAAGGTCTCAGACAGCAGCCTTCCACGATACCTCTACACGCACTACTGCCCTCTCTTCCATCTCACCAATCTCATCGCTGTCTGCCTGCCGCTCATCGTGCTGGTACGGGCCACAGTTGCTACTGTTGGCGGCGGCATTGCGGCAGCGAAATACATCGCCCGAGGCATCAACTCGATCAGTTTCAAGGGTGAACCTCGGCCACTCACAGAAGCGGAACTTCGATCATTGGAGATTGACGAGCTTGTCAATCTCTTGCGGACTTCTCCCACATTGAGAAGGGACTTCGAATACTTCTGGATGTATGCCCAGCGAGAGTTGAATTTCAAGTACCTGACTCGTGAGGAGTGTGAGGAACGGTTTGACCGCATCTGCAAGAAACTAGACGAGCAGGAAGAGATCGCCGCCCGACGCCGTGCCCAGCGAGAAGCGTTCATGGTCAAGCTGGTTCACATCGGCGAAGTCGTCGTCAAGAACGGCTTGCGAGTGTGTGGCGTTGGTGCTCTTGCGGCGGCAGGATATGGCCTTGTTCAAGCGGCTCCCCCAGTCTGGGAATTTCTCTGTTGGTTCCCCGGCGCAACATGGGAATTTCTCTGTTGGCTTCCGTGGGCCGATATCGGCTACTACACAGGCATCGCCGTTGTTGGTAGTGCCACTGCGATCTCAGTTGGCATCGGCCTCAAGAAAGCGTCACCGACTCTTGAGGCTGGCATGGAACGCTTGGGTGGGTTCGCTTATGATTTCTTTGTCGGCATTTCCCCGCCTTTCATCATGTGTGGCAAGGGAATCGCAATGCCTGTCTGTTGGGGTGCCGCTGGTGTCCACAAGGGCATTGAATTCGTGAAGGTGTTCTACGAGAACAACTGCCCGCCGATCACCATCATCGACGAGGACGGCGAAACCGAAGAGCCTATGCTGGCTGCGGCTGGGACCAGCAGTGGAGGGCCTGTATGAACCACGAACCAGCCAACGAAGCCGTTGCAGCCGTCTACATCATCTTCTTCATACTCTTCTATGTCGGTATTCCGGTATGGTGGAGGTGGGGAGACCTGATCATCGCCATCTTCCTCGGAAAGAAAGAGCACTTGCACGAGGAAGACATCTGCAAAGAATCCGCCGACAAGACCTTCAAGGAATGGCGTGCTCGCCAGCGTTCTTGGAGGCGAAAACACGGAAGTTGGAATAACCAAGACATCTGGAAAGGTTAGAAAAGGAGAAAGCCATGGAAGGCTTCTGGCGAAATTTCTGGGACGTGGTACGCAGTTGGGATCATCCTTTTGGGCAAGCCCTCTTTCTGCTCATTCTGCTGGGCGGCGTTTTCACGCTAATTAAGACGATCTTTTACTATATAAGTGTGGCCGTCCGTGGATGGCCCCCACCCTCGACGCCCGGCATCGAGGATGAAGACGACGACGATTGATCGTCGTTAGGCGGCTGTAGCTCAGTTGGTAGAGCACCACGTTGCCAACGTGGTTGTCGTGGGTTCGAACCCCATCAGCCGCTCATGATGAACAGGACGCAACTCGTCCTCGGGAGCCTGATCGTAGTGATGTTCGCTGCGATGGCAGGCTTTTATTTTTTGGTGCCACGTCATTGCTCGCAAGGTGCCGCAGAGGACATCTACTATATCGACGAAGACTTCGACCGGGTGCGGCGCATCTTGGTTCGTACAAACTCGCTGGAAGAGATAGTCTCAAATCAGCACGGCGAAGTCCTCCATCAAAGTTGGCACAACCTCAATGTCAGTGCCGACCGCTTGCGAGGGCCTTGGGACATCAATGGGCATGGTGAATTCATCGTGCGTACCAATGATCCCGATGCAGGCCCGCTCATCTTGCGATTCCGGCAAGTGATCCATATTGGCGAAAACTCACTGGTTTCCGAGAGCAGTCTCGTAGAACCAGTCGGGAATCTTAAAGAATACCGCACTCATATGACAATGGTTCGTGATGGTGAAAAGACCAAAGTTACGAACCAAATCACTCTCAAGTATGAGAGACGGTTGCCAACAAGCTATATTGAGTACATGGATCAAAAGGTAGATGAGTCTGCCAGCAGTAGTCTGGAGAAGAACCGAGAGTCAATGTTGAGTCTCGTTCGCCGCTATGCTGACAAGAAACTCATTTTGCCGATCAAAAGGAATTGACAATGAGATACGTTATCGCTTCTGTTATTTGCGGCCTTTTGTGGGTTACGGCACTTGTGGGCTGGAGTTACATGTCTGGAATTGGACGACCTACGGAATCTTATGTGGGAACATGGTCGTGGGAAGATGAAGAAAGCGGCAGATCTTTCGAGATTGATCTTACAGACACAAAGATCACAATTGAAGGTCAGTCCATGAGCTATAAGATTTGGCAAGAAGGCAGTCTGGTGGTTCTGATCACCGACTCTGGCGAGGAAAATCCGGCTGGACACGTTCCGGTAAATGAAGTAGCATTCTCCTTCAAGCTGCTCGAAGGCAACAAAATGGAATTGTTGTCCTTGGGCGTGAAGCCGTTGAAAGAAACGGTTTTGACCCGAAAGTGATTTCTTTCTATAAGGTGCAAGGATGCCCAATCGATATTTGTGTGACGTTCTTGACGAAATGCGGAAATGTCACAAGACCAGAAACTACTCCTACTTGGACGGGCTGATTGAAGAAGCCCAGACCTTGGCGAACCGAATGGAAGCGGGTCTCGGGGAGAAGCGGGATTACGAATCTTGGCACAAGAAGGTTAAGGAAGAGAAAGAGGAATACAAGAAGCTCCTCAAGAAGACCAACAAACTTCGTAAGAAGCAGGGCGAGAAGCCCAAGGAAATGAGCCGCTACTGAGCGGTTGTATGGAAGCTACGGTAGTCTGTTTGTTGGAAGTCTTTTTGGAGGAGGCAAGGATGCCTACAACTCTTGTCGTCATCGACATGCAACCTGAGTTTGAGGCCGCAAATGACCCGAAGTGCATTGTTGGAGTCGCCAAACAAATCTGGATGGCCCAACAGCAGAAGTGGCCTATCGTTTTGGTCGAGTATTCCGGCTGCGGCGAGACACATGATGTTTTCGCCGACATGCTGAAGGGATACTCATCCAAGGCTCGCATCAGCAAGACTGATGACGACGGAAGCCTTGAGGTCGTCCGTTGTCTGAGGCGGCGGAAGTTCCCCCATCACCGTTTGCGGATCTGTGGGGTCAACGCCGATTGCTGTGTTTATGAAACCGTGGAAGGACTTCTCTATCGATTGGAGAAGTCGCACATCGAGCTTGCCAAGGAGGCGTGTGCTACCGAATACGGCGACATTGATTGGCGTCGGTATCTACGCCATCCGAGATTGAGCCTCGTGTGATACAAATTTTGGAGTGAGCGATGCGAGGCAATGAAGTCAACGAGTTGATGAAGCCAGAGGCTCTGGCAAATCAGGATGAGAACAAGTCGCTTCCTTTTCTCAAGACGAAGCTACATGTCTTCAACCTGTCGTTTCACAACTTTGAGACGACATTCCTCAAAGCGGTCAGTGAGCAATCAGACAACTACGATTTCATCCCGTTTCCCAGCGGGGCGTTCGTGGATATGCTGATCGAAGCCTCGATCTACTTCCAACTGGATCGCACGAAGAAGTTTTTGGACATTGGTTGCGGACCCGGCACAAAGGTCATGCTTGCCAATGTCCTTTTTGATGCTCACGGCATTGAGATCAAACAAAGTTCCGTGAGAATGGCGAACCGGTTGGGCCTGAAAAATGTCTCTCAAGGCGATGCCTTGAAGTATGACAATTACGGCGATTTCGACCTGCTGTATTTCTACCGGCCCTTCAAGAACGATCCTCTCCAACATGCCTTGGAAGAGAGGATTTTCGAACAGATGAAGCCGGGAGCCCTTTGTGCCCCAATGCACATGGTGATGGACTGGGATCGCAAGGCAACGAAGGTCAGCAACTACTGGTACTTGAAGGACAAATGATGAGCGAGCCAAACAAGATCAAACAAGTGATCGTGATGCGAACCGATCTCAATATGAGAAAGGGGAAGATGATCGCACAAGGGGCGCACGCTTCATTGGCCTTCATGACTCGAAGACTGGAGCGTCACCCTTCTTCATTTCAGTTATCCTTGTCGAAGGCCGAACAGGAGTGGCTGGAGACCAGTTTCGCCAAGGTCTGCGTGAAAGCGACCAGCGAAGAACAACTGCTGGAGATCTACCAGAAAGCCAAACAAGCGGGCCTTCAAGCTCATCTGGTGACAGATAGCGGGAAGACAGAGTTCCACGGCGTGCCGACAAACACATGTCTGGCAATTGGGCCGGATTACTCGAACAAGATCGATCCTATCACTGGGGACTTGACTCTCCTATGAAGGCTCGGTGTGACAACTGCAAACATGAATTCGATATCAGGGTCCGACGACGTTTCCGTGGAGAGGTTCAGATTCACTGCCCTTGGTGTCAGTGCAAGACGTTCCTTCTACTATTCCTTCCCCGAATGCAGAAGAAAAAGGTTGACTGGAAATCCGAGGGATTCTGATACATAAGTCATTGGGGCTGTTTGGAATGCGGGCGTGATGAAATCCTACAAGGGACCACGCCGGGCAGTGGGTTCAACTCCCACCGGCTCCACTCGAAAGGAGACCTATGGATGAAACGCTATTTGACTGGATCTTCATTCTTGGTATCTTAAACATCTTGTGCTGTGGAGCTTTGTTAGTTATAAGCTTCATCAAGCCTAAACCAGAGGAAGAGTTTAAGCCAGTAGAGTTCGATTGGAAACAAGAAGGTTTCTGACGCAAATGAGTAACAAAGGAACGTCGCCGATTTGGATCATCATCTTCCTGTTGGCGATCCCTTTCCTGATCGGTTCGACGCTGCTTGGGTCAAAGGAGGACATCATGAGCAGAAGACGAAGACTGTCCAACATCATCGGACTGTTCGTACTGGGCACCATCATCATCGGTGTCGTACTTCATCGAACCACTCTTTATCTTCTGCAAAGAGAAGAGGATCGCAAGGCTCTCGTTGCAATGGATGAGCTTGGGCAACGAGTGGCTCGTCATGACTCTGCCGCCACCATGAGTTGGGCTCGGGGCGAACATGTTGACCCTTGGGGCAATAGCTTCGTTCTTGTGCAGAACGATCCAGAGAATGGTGTTCAGTTCTATTCCAAAGGCAAAGACGGAGAGCTTGGCACAGAAGACGATTTGCCCGGTCGTGTCTTTCGCTGGGAAGAACCAGCACCACCAGATCCAATCGTGCTATTGAAGCCAAAGCCTTTGGAGGAAGAGAAGCCAAGTCTGGGAACTCGGGTCAAGGATGGATTCACGAAGGTTCGCAACTTCTTCAAGGAGGAAGAGTGATGTTTTGGACATGGGTTTTTACAGCAATCGCCGTTGTGATCGGCGGATGGGTCTCCATTGGGTGTGCCGTTTGTGCTTTCGACGAGTACAACAATCCCGTTGAGAGAAAAGCTTATGGAACGGTTTCGGCGGTAGCCGTTTTTGCACTCATCACTGCCTTGGCATGGATCTGGTCAAAATGAATAACTATCAAACAACTCTTCTAGTCATCAAACCCGACTGCCTTCAAGATCGACATGTGGGTGAGGTACTCACTCGGTTCGAACAGAAGAAGTTCGACATCATCGAAATGAAGATGATCACCATGTCGAGACGGGAAGCCTCTCTCCTCTATGATCCCCACAAAGACAAAGAATTCTTCAATGATCTTGTTGAGTTCATGTGCAGTGGTAGCTGCATTGTCGTCATGTTGGGAGCATGGGAAGCTGTGATCAAGGCCCGATCTTTGATTGGAGCAGACGGCCAGCGGCCCGGCACAATCAGAGGTGATTTTGCAACCACCGTAAGGGCCAATGTTGTTCATACTTCGGACAGCGAGGAAGCGGCACAACGAGAATTGGCGATTTTCTTTGGGTAGGAAATGCTTGAGTGGAAGAAGCGATGTAAGAACGACACAACAATCGTTTCCCAAAGAAAGATCTGGGAAACGAAGTGCGGAACTTACAAAGTCATTTTCTCACACATCACCCTTGGTGAAGGAGCAATTCCTGACACTTACTATGCTATCCGTGTTGACCTCACGGGAGATCGGCGCACGGAAACCATTTTAAGTAGGCACCGGAAGAAGAATCCGGCTGTCAAAGCTTGTGAGAAAGACCACAAGCAGAAAGAAAATCAATGAAGAAATTGAAAGGCGTTGCAATTTTTGTACTGGGCTTTTTGGCCTACCCCGGACTGTTCGTCCCCCTGATGTTGAAGTTTGCATCTGAGGATGCTATCGAAACTTGGCTCGTCATGTTCGCCGAGTATCTGAGAATTTGGGGTTTCTGATTCGGATCAAAACTTGATCCTCCGTCTTATATACTTGTAAGATGGGAAACAGATTTCGACACTGGTTAATAGGATCAGTCAAGACACGAACGAATGTAATCGCTGAGCAAATCCGTTGGTTGTTCGAATCGGACGATTTGCGGAATCAGGGATATAGGATCATTACGGCCAAATTCGGCCCATATGCTAACCAACAGGTCTACTGGCATCCACAGACCAAAGAAATTGTCCCCATGGGCGGCACCCCTCAACAAGCCGCTCAACCTCAGCGATCTCAGGCCCAGCGTCCCACACAACGTCCCCAGACGACTCAACGTCGTCCATCAGCCGCAGCAGGCGGCAGGAAGTGGATTGCCGCTCGATCTATCAGTGTTCCCGGAACCCAACAGGGTGATCCGGTTGTAATGTCGAAGGTTCAGGGCGGTGACGGTTGGGAATATATGGATCAGCAGGGGAACACTGGTGTTCTTCCCGGTGCATCCATCATGCAGGCCGTCAAATCTGAAAGAGACGCACAAGGCAATACTCAGTCCTCCATGGACCCATCTGAACTGTTTGCATTGATGGGGGCTGAGCTTCAAGGTCATGGCGGAAACGTCGGTGGAATCGATCAGCCTGAATCGGACGACCATGACGATTCGCCAATGATCAAAAGCGGCAACTATGGTGGCAACCGACCTTCTCCCGAAGAAGTAAGATTGCCACCAGAGCACATGACTCAATACAACCAAGCAATTGAGGATAAATTCATCAATGGCGTGGATGAATCTACGGGTCGGCCAACCAACATCATGATTGACGCTCTGGCTGGTACTGGCAAGACGACGATGTTGAAGCATTTGTCGTCCTTCATCAAGCCGGGCGAGAAGTGGCTGTATTTGGTCTTCAACAAGAAGAACCAGCTTGAGAGCCAGTCTGAGTTCCCCAAGGGCGTTGAAGTGCTTACAACCCACAGCTTCCTCGGGAAACTGCTTCAGGGCGCAGGCAAGAACGTCGGCGGCGGAACCGAGCTTCCCCCACGAGGTCAGAAATGGAAGAAGATGTGGCAGGTGGCCGATAACAAAGCCATTATGCCGCTTGAATGGCCCGAAAGCATTCACTCTCGGGTGGACCGTCAGGGCCGCATGAGAAGCCCCTTCCATTGGAAAGCCAAGAACCTTTCAACAAAACTGGCGAGCTTGGCGAAAGCCTATGCAATCATGCCAGACAGCCCGACGATTGAGCAAGAGTTGATGAAGATCGTCGAGAGTTCTGGTATGGACATGGACCTCTCTACGGAAAACAAGATTCAAGATCGAGATTACACGCCCGACATCATTGCCAAAACCATCGAACTGCTTCATCTGACACTGCCGGGAGGTACAGATGATCTCGATCAGCGGTTTGCGAATTACCGTGACCAAGACGACACGTTGTGGTATGCGGCCATCTATGCCGACCAGATCAACTGGAACCTCGGTTACGATGTGGTGTTGATGGACGAAGTGCAAGACTTCAATATGTGCCAGCTTGTCATGGCAAACAAGCTTCGAGAGGCAGGCGCACGAGTTGTTGGCGTGGGCGACCCGAATCAGGCCATGTATCTGTTCCGTGGTGCCGACTCCGCAGCTTTCGAGAAGCTCAAAGAGATTATCGGTGGCGGCGAATCAGAAAGCCTTCCGATCAACTTCCGCTCTGGTGGAAACATCATCGACTGGGTGACAAAGAACACACACGTCACCAATCTCCAAGCTGCACCGCATCTGCAAGGACAAGGTGAAGTTTGGGCTGAAGGCGGCACGCATCCACCTGTTGGATATCAGGACTTCATGTCGATGGTGGGAGAAGAGTTCGCAACCAATGGCGGATCTTCTCATCCAACAGCTATGATCTGTCGCAGCAATGCTCCTCTGGCCCACGCTGCATTGTCGTTCTTGAAGAGCGGTATCGATTTCGAAATCATCGGTGTCGATCTCTCGAAGGACTTAACTGATTTGATCAAGAAGGTCACATGGCAGAAGCCAGAGGACTATCGCAAGTACCCAATTCAAGACTTTGCCCTGACACTCAGCGAATACCAAGAAGAGTTGGAACGTAAATGGAACAATTTGGTGAGCAAAAAGGATGAACTAAAGGACATTCGTTCTTACATGGGCGTGTTGATGGCTGTGCTTGGACATTTGGAAGAAAATGGATTCCGGGAAGACGAGAAGAGCCAGCCAATGAAGTCTCCTCAAGATTTGATCGACTTCTTGATGCGTAAGTTGGGTGGTCTCGATCCAGAGAACAGCATGAATGACGCCAAGAAGCTCAAAGAGAAAGATCCAAACTCCTACGTCACCTTGACCACAGCCCACAAAGCGAAGGGTTTGGAATGGGATCGCACCTTCTTGATGAAGCCAAAGGAATATGATCCCGAAAGCGACAAGATTAAGAATGAAGAGCAGGCTCAACAAGAGCGAAACGCTTGGTATGTGGCTGCCACTCGTGGCCGCAACATCTTGATGGTGTCGGCTGATGATGAGCCGGGTTCAAAGAGCAACGATGATGAAAACGCTCTGGGCGGCATCGACTTTATGAGATTGTTCTAACTCTTTTAGGATATGGAAAAGCGACCACTTGATGTTGACGGTGCGTTCCTCGTCACCGTTGACCGCCACGAAGATGAGCGAGGCTATTTCGAGGAACTCTATTCGACAGCCAGAAGCTTCCCGCATCTGGTGGGCCAGAAACGCCAACTTAATCTATCCAATTCACGCAAAGGCGTTGTTCGTGGAATGCACCTCGCTCCCTTTGCGAAACTTGCGATGTGTCTTAAGGGACGACTCTTTGATGTCGTCGCCGACGTAAGGCCCAACTCCCCCACCTACCTTAAGTGGGCAGGCGTCTGGCTCGATGGAAGTGATAGAAATCAGGTGTATGTTCCTGCGGGATGTGCTCATGGTTTCTTTGCGTCGGAAAACGACACCTTGCTTCTTTATCTGCAAGATGGTACATATGAGCCTTCAGTTGAGAAGGAAATCAATTGGCGTGATCCGAAGTTAGGGATTCGCTGGCCTCCGTCCGAACAGTATTTCCTGTCTGACAAGGACAAACGGGCTGCGATGTTGTGAGAACTCGATGGATGCGTTCTTTAAGTTCTACGGCACTGATTGGGCGTTGTTCTTTTTTGTCACGATCCACCTTTGGTTGCTCGGACATCAAAAACGGTCGGCTTTCCTCTTTGCTGTAATGGCAAACTTTTGTGGGTTTTCATTCGGGCTCCTGTCTGGCAGCACTGCCACGATCCTGATGAACATCTTCTTTTGCTTTCTCAACGTCCGAGCCTATTTCCTGTGGAGACGTTTCGAGCATCGAATCAGGAGTGGAAACGATGAGCAAATATGATTGTCCCATCTGCGGCCAATACATGGACTTCATTGCAATCGGCTGTCGCAATACACCGTTCATAGATGGCAAGACATACTCAAAGATGTGTTTCGCTTGTTTCCACACACCCCAAGACGAAGTTCAACATTACGATGCCAATGGCAACATCGAAAGCATTGAAGGGCCGTTCTATGATCACAAGCATCTCAAGTCGCCCGAGGAATTGGTTAATCTGGGAACTGTTCCAACTCTTGAACAGGCGAAGCGGTGCGTGAGAGGTGTCCAGCGGAAAATCAAAGAAGCTGGTGTCCGCACGCTGAACAAGCTCAAGCTCAAACGACCAAAGGCCGAATATGAGTTCAATCCTGAGTTTGAGGAAGCGGAGGCTGCTCGTCTAAGAAAGCAATCAGGTCGTCGAAAACGTCGTTGATACCCTTGTACTCTCGCTGAGCTTCCGTCATAGTTTTGAGACTCGTCGATAGAGCGGGATAGTCTATCTCGTTCTTGATCAAATGTTGTCTCAGAATGAAAAGGGCGGCACCATGCTCAGGAAAACCTACCGTAATCTGTCTCTCCACCTTGACGTACACAACAGGATTCTGCGGATCGAATTTTCGCTTCTCGAAACGTGGGTGGAAGTTGATTCTGTCCTCGAAGACCGGACCCCAGACATACCGTTCAAAGGGTCCATGATGCACCATGGTTTCGACAAGCTTCCGGCTCTTGCTCAGGTCCATGCCGGGGATCGGTGCGTGGATCTCCGAGAGGGGTCGCCCGATCTTATCCACTGGGTTCCAACCGCTGGGGAAGCAAACATACCCGGCAGCCATCCAATCCCTGTCATCGCTGAGCCGATGGATGACCAAATCTTCTTGGATCTGCATCGCCAGTTCCCCGAATATGTCACGGGGCCGAACTTGATGGGCGAAGAGCGGGATGGGGTATGTGTCGATGATGTAGTCGCAGACGACCTTGTAAAGCTCGTCGGTCATGCCGTCCTCTACAAAGCACGTTTGATGCTGAATGGCCTCTCGCTTTTCGCTCAGAAAACGATCTACGTCGTAGAGTGTGACCTGAAAGGGCTTCCCCTGTCCAAGTTTCCCCAACTGGGGAAGTACGCTATAGCCGTTCTTGTAAGCATGATACATGCCTTAAATTATAACTGATCTTGCCAAAACCGCAAATTTTGGTTACAAAGTCTGGTCAATGGAGGGTCAGGGATGACTTATGACTGGAAGGTAATCAAGGCCACAGGCGAAAATCTCGAAGAAACACTCAACGGTGTTCAAGGTTATGAGGTTTTCCAAGTTCTGCCCACACTCAGCTTCACCAACACAAAAATTGTAATGGGGGTTTCGGTCCCCTTGCCGGGTGAGGTGGAATACGCCGTGGTACTACGCAAAATTCGCCCCATCAACTAAGGAGAGCTACGATGGCTACACTCGAAGAACAAGTCCGTAAGGTGTTTGAGTCGGTTGCACCACTGCCCGATGATGCCACCATGAGCACAGAAATCAGCACTCTCAATCTGGACTCACTCGATCTCGTAGAACTGATTCAGTCCTGCGAAGACGAGTTTGACGTGACCATTGATGACGATGATGCTGAACGTCTTGCCAAAGGCACGTTGGGCCAGTTGGTTGATCACATCAGAGAACTTCAGAGTCAGTAACGCTCTCTTAGGGGATGCGAACACTGATCCTTCTTCTCTACTGGGAACGACCATCGATGGTGCGGAATGCTCTCACCAGCATTCTGCGTGCAAACGAGCATCATCAAGACTGGGAATTAGCCTTCATCGACGACTCAAGCCCCACACCGGGACGACCGGTGTGCGAGGAAATCTTGTGTGACCACCTCGACAAAGTGAGGTTCTATCACACGGGGATGACTCTTGAGGAAAAGATGAGAACGGGTGGCATGGTCGGCAAGACCATGAACCAAGCGATTCGTGAATCGGATGCTGACATCGTGATCATGCTTTGTGATGACGACGAATTGCACCCCGAATACCTACGGAATCTAAGTGAGTATTTTGAGACACACGAAGATGAGGAGGCGTGCTATTCACATGTGATCTTATACAACCCTGTTTTCGAGAAGTCGGAACACGCTCCGCTCATTGGATGTGCTTTGAATCACAAGGGGCTCATTGATCCTCACATGAAGTTGGACGCCTCTCAAGTAGCGTGGCGTCCCACAGTCCGAGCCAAATTTGATGAGAATCGCACGAAGTGTTTGGATGCTCGGTTTTATCAGCAGCTACCACTGCTGATGTTCTCGGGGTTTGTCGGCCAGTACAAAGGTGTGCATATCACCCAGCTTGGATACTGGGAAACCAAAGATGTGTGGACTGTCAGGACCATTGATACTCGTGATGGCGAGTTGTTGACGCCGGTTGTGGTGCTGGAGGGGTTAGTCAAAAAGTACATCGATCTTGGCAATGGAGATGAAGCTAGGCGCATTTGTGAAAAAGCGATAGAATTGCACCCGGCTCACACAAATTTGTATTTACTGCTCAGGGAGGCGTCAGATGTTTAAGGAAGAACTCGTAATCATCCGTCATGCACGCAGCAAGCATAACATCCGTGAATCTGAGGACATGGATGATGCCATCACAGAACACGGCAAAGCCCAAGCCAGAAATGTCGGTCGCTATCTGTACGAAGAAATCGATCTGACCGGCTTCAAGTTCTTCACGAGCCCTTTCTTGCGTTGTCTGCAAACTGCCAGCATCATTCAGAATTGGACCCGGCCATTCGGTCAATTCCAAGTGATGCACGAATTGCGTGAGTATTTGAATCACACTGGCCGTGAGTGCTTCGTTCGCAGCCGCAAGAACGAGTTCACCGAGTTGGATTGGTCGCTATATGCTGATGAAGGGACCACCTATTACGACGAGTTCAACGAAGTCTTCTTGCATCGCATCCATGACTGTTTCCACAAGTTGCCCGAGAGGAGCGTTGTGGTGACACATGGATTGCCTGCTTTCGTGCTCTTGCATGTTGCCAGAGGCAACGTCGATTCTGTGCCCATTTGGGATCACTCGATTGATAATTGCTCGATCACTTGGATCAAACGAGGCCGGGTGGTCTGGCATGGCCGCAACCTCTACCACGAACTTGAATATGATTCAAAGTTCTACCGGCGAGACTATCATGATGGTGTGACTCGGCATACCGAGAGCAAGTGAAATACATGGAGACTGCGCCGGGTTTGGTTTCCGGCAAACCATCCACCACTTCAACGCCGGTCGAAGTGGCAGGCGCACCCAGCGGGTTGAGTTCCGTCCCACTCCCCGCTGGGCCACATACTTTAGGAGGAACGATGGAAAAGTTTACGCCATTTTTTGGTGGACATGTTGAGTTGGTTCACAATCAAGACGATGTGATTGTTGCTGTTACAGGCGACAACATCGCTGGTATTTGTTCTCAGTGGTTGCCATGCCGTTTTGAAGTAGACGGCGTGACCTACAATTGCACTGAACAATACATGATGGCCGAAAAGGCACGTCTCTTCGGAGACGAAGATGCTGCTCAGCAGATCATGAAGGCGGACAACCCCAGAGACCAAAAAGCTTTGGGTCGCATGGTTCGCAATTTTGATGCAGACACATGGAATGCCGTTGCACGGGACATCGTTTACCGGGGGAACTATGCGAAGTTCACTCAGAACCCCGGCCTCAAGGACGCCCTGCTTTCATTGGAAGGCACATTGGTCGAAGCCAGCCCGTGGGACCGAATCTGGGGAATCGGTCTGAAGGAACATCACCCCGGAGTCCACAATCGAGCTTTGTGGGATGGGACCAACTGGCTTGGAGAAGTTTGCACGAAGGTTCGAGAAGACATTCGTGCTGGGGTCGAAACCACAGAAGACTTCGGTTGGAGTCAGTAGTGTGAAAGAGTGGACAGAAGCACTGAAGCGATTGAGGCAGGGAGATTATTCTGCTTGGCCTCGACACGAGCATATCCGTACTGGCCGCTTTGACACTCACGATCACTTTGAGTCCACTCCAACTTTTGGATTACCCATTTGGGATGGTCGAGAAGATACGACCGTCCTCGTCAATGCTGATTGCGGCATGGGTGATACCATCTGCTTCTATCGATGGCTCCCGCAGATCAAAGCTAAAGAAGTGATTCTTCGCTGCGACATCGACTTCGAACCACTATTCCCCATCCCTGTCGTGAGCAAAGAATCTCCCTTGCCCGGTGATTGCGTCATTCACATGATGGCTGTCCCACAAATCCTCGGAATCACGCAAGTCACGGGAGAGCCTTATCTTAAACCACAATGGGAAGACCCTGTGGCTGGTTTGGGGACAACCAAGTTCACCAAGATTGGTATCTGTTGGGCCGGAAACCCATTCAATCCGAGAGACAAGGAACGATCCATCCCGGTTGAGTTCTTTAATTTTTGGGGAGACATGAAGCCGTTTTCCCTTGTAAAACACGAGCCTCCACCAAGCTTTATGTTAGATGCTCGTGGTTTGATGTCGAACTGGAACAACACAGCCCACCTCATCAACCACATGGATTTGGTGATTTCTGTAGATACCGCCGTGGCACATTTAGCCGGGGCGATGGGCAAGCCTGTTTGGATGTTGCTTCCAGATAGAGCGACCGACTGGAGATGGGTTGGTGGTGCGAACTGGTACAACTCAATGCGAATCTTTCGTCGCAGTACCACATGGCAAGCACTGCTCGAAGAAGTCCGAGCAGAGGTCACAAGGCTGTTTGTTTGATCTTTGGTTTGTCTGGTTTACTTGGGGCTTTCCTCAATTCGCCTCTTGAATATCCCAGACTTCTCACTTCTTCTGGCACATGAGCATGTCGCTTTTGACGGATTGCTTCGTTGGCTCTCTTCAGACGAGCCATCTGGGGCGTATTCTTGGCGATGTTCCCGGTTGGCTGTTTAGCGGCCCGAGTTACGACTGGTTTCTTGAAGTCTTTGTATTCACGTCTGAACTCTGCCTTCAGTGCCAGATTACTCAGCACGGGATCTTGAACTTGGGGTGTTGTCGCAGTTCCCTCGATCTTCTTTGTGGATTTGACAGGAGAGTAATTGCCGAGATCAAGTCGGCTGGCCGCTTTGACTTTGAATGCTCCCACATTGGCCTCAACCGTTGAGAGCATCACGAATTCTGTGAGGCCCATACCGATCTCGGCAAGTTCTTCTGTTTGCGAGCGTCCGCCAACCGGGACGCCTTCTTCGACAACGAGATCGTTCTTGATGCCTTGTCGGCACAGAATGATTGGCGGCATTTTTGCCAGCGTCTTGCTGATGTCCTTGAAGACAGGAGAACCATAGCTGATGTAATCGATGTATCGCAGGCAGTAGGCGTCTTCTCCTTTCGGCTCGCAAACATACAAGCCATCTGGGCACTCAACGATGAGAAAGATCTTGTCATCTTCTACGATGGCCGATCCGCCGACAGAGACACCGCCTGCTCCATCCACAAACACTGTCTGACCGACTGCACTACCGCCAACAACGACACCACCTGTGGCATCCAATTCGAAGTTAAGAGGGGCGTGACCATTGCAGACCACACCGCCTGTGGCGATGACCGAGAAAGTGGCGTCTTGGACGTGAACTCCACCAACAACCACGCCGCCTTGAGGCGAGATGTTCATCGAGAATGATTCGATAGAGTTGCCAGCAACGACCACACCGCCTGCGGCAACTTCATCTCTTTGGACGTTCACATCGGCTGTGCCGCCAGCGACGGCCCCACCAGTTGCATCGATCTGATCGGCGAAGGTGACATCGGCTGCACCCCCAACAAGAACACCGCCTTCAGCATAGATGTCTCCGAGGATGATCGTCATTCCGGCGATGACTACGCCGCCTGTTGCTGTGACGTTGGCTGTGTATGCGACATCGGCTGCACCACCAGCGACAGCCCCGCCCGTGCCATTGATGTCGCCGCTCGTTCCAAAAGTTGCATTGCCCGCAACGACCACACCACCTGTGGCATCGGTATTGATGACAATGTTCTCTGTGGTCACACCGGCCACAACCACGCCGCCCGTGGAAACTACATTTGCGATGATGTTATCGGTGATCGTGCCAGCGACGACTACGCCGCCCGTGGTGTCAATCTGATCGATGAAGGCCACTGTGGCACTGCCGCCGACCACAACCCCGCCAGTGGCGTCAATAGTTTCCCCAAGCAGGGCGTTTCCGCCGACGACCACACCACCCGTGGCGTCGATGTAATCGATGAAGTTCTGTGTTGCAGAACCACCAGCGACGACACCGCCAGCAGCGATAATGTCGTTGCCACCGAGAATGAGTGCGCCGCCACCGACGACTACACCGCCCGTCATGTCAATCTGATCGATGAAGGTTGTGGTTGCCGAGCCTGCGACCAGCACACCTCCGCTGGCATCGATGACATCGGCGAAGTTGGTTGTTGCTGATCCGCCAGCGACAGCACCACCCGTGGTGTCTTGATTGGCGGTATAACTGACGAGTGCCGAGCCACCAGCAAGTGTGCCACCACTGACAAATTGATTCCATGTCTTTAGGGGGTCGATATAGAGACCAATCAAAGAGGTTGCGTTGTCGGCCCCACTTTCAACAGTCGGATCACTCGTTCCTGATGATGTGCCTGTTGAGAATTTCCATTCGCCACGGACAGAGATGTTGCTGGACGCCGGATTGCCTGTACTACCATTGTCCTCGAACTTCTCCCAGAAGCTCGTTGGCGTCATCCATCCAATTGTTTCATTCGCATCCTCAAGAGCCGTGCCTCGAATCCAGAGGTGGTCTCCGGTCTCGATACCTGTAGCACTGATGGCTCCGGGATCAGCACCCGTGCCTTCGGCATCCGCTGTGCCATCGAGGGAGATTCTTAGACCTCGACCAATATCGATGACGAAACCAGTGATGGCTTTTGCAGTTCGGCCAGAGTTCAACGATGTGGCAACTGTGGCACCACTTTCAATATCGCCGATAGGTAGCAAGTACCAGATGGAGACAGTTGCCCCTGCATCAACAGCCCCTTCACTGTTGGTGTATTCTCTGGCTTTGGTCATTGCCTGACCGCCGACCACAATTGTCTCATGGAGATTTGTGTTTCCATCAGCAGATGAATCGTTATCGGTGGCAAACACGGCAACGAGCAATTGTCCGTCTTTCACAGAGAAGCGGATGTTTGTGTTCCATGTGATTCCGGGGCTCTTATCGGCATCTGAGAAGATGCTGACCAAGAGTGCTTTGCCAGCGACCACGACGCCGCCTGTGGCCGTCTCATCTCTCTGCACGAAGACATCTGCTGTGCCGCCACAAACAGCACCGCCTGTCGCTGTTTCGTTATAGGTGGCGGTGGCCTGAGCACCAAGCAGAATGGCAGGAGATACATCAGTTGTATCGTAGAGTTCCCAACGTGTTTGGGGGTTCCAAAGTTGAACAACTTCTGGACTTGTGAGAGCACGGGAATAAAGCCGAATATCGTCTAACGCACCATTCAAGGTTTGTCCAACTACTCCGTTGAATTGACCAAACAGAAGAGGAGCACTGCTTGAAGAAATTGTCGCAGGGATTGTGCCGAAAAAAGTCAGTGATTGGTTTACTCCATCGACATAGATCTTTAGACGATTGGCATCTCCAGTCAGGTTGCCATTGAAGACAACAACGAGATGATACCAAGTGTTCGCTGTATATCCTGTGGTTGAAGTGTATGCTGATTGCGATCCATCAATGTCAACCCTCCAACCGTTTGATACATCCCACCAGAAGGTGAGGCCGGGTTCTCCGGGGCTGCTTTCGGCTTTGTCGATGATTGCCTCGCTTGCGCCAACACTATCCAGTCTTACCCAGATGGACCATGTGAGTTCGCCGCTGGCTCCAAGATCATCAACGAGATTAACATCGCCAGCACTTACATAACCTGTTCCATCGAGTTGTAAGACGTTGCCGCCACGTTCTCCATCGGCGACCCAGAGTATTGCAGGATCGCCATTCGTGATTGTGCCTGTGTTTCCTCGTTCCAAATCATAGACGAGAGATCCCCCTGTGGGCGCAAGCGGCCACCAACCAACCAATCCGTTGTGTTGATTGCTGACGATTTTGGGTCCAAACGGCCATGTGGGTTTGCGGCTCATAGAGATATTTAGTGTTTCGGCTAGATATGTTACAATGCAACATTCCGAGCCCCCTGAGTGTGACGGAAGCACAAGACTTTCCTAAAGTTTTAGAAGAGGTTCGACTCCTCTAGGGGGTACTGCAATGGATCTTTCGTGCCCAAATGGATGTCTTCGATCTGACAACCCGTTTCTTCTCGTACTTCTGGGAAGTCTTCTGCTTCTGGGCATGTTGGCAGGTGTGTGACTTCATCCTGTCTCGCTTGAAGGTCAAACTTCGCAAGCCGTGGAAAGTGGAAATCGACGACCGGGACTTGCCATCCAAATCCTGAATTGATAGGATTGTTACCCTTGACGTGAAGCTTGCTCGATCCGAAGGTAGCGGAGGAAGGCAGCACCTTCCCAGCGAACTCTCAGAAGTGAGTAGGAACTTGTGGGGCTTCGGCACTTGGGTAGAGTTCTGTCCCCCAGTATGGAACGGAACTTCTCGGCCCTCGAAAACCAGACAGCTTTCTGAGACTCCCGAACTGGGAAATCGTTCAGCGTGGCCCGGCGACGTTGAAATCGGTTTCTTGAGTGGGGATCGAGACCTGCCGGGGTCTCTGTGTGAGGTTCATCGTCGAGGGGGTGCCGGGATTTCGATTCCGGCACCCTTTTTCTTTGGGGCACAAAATTTGGCTTTACAGCCAAATCTACTTGGTGTAGAATGTCCCCCGTTGAGGTAATCCGAATGTGGTTCGTCGCTGAGATAAGGAGGCGGCAAGCCGCCCCTCAAAGTTGCTGGTGTCTGAGATAAGGAAAGACACAATCGACCTCGGGCAATTGAGAGTGTGCAAACAGGAGACGAATCATGCCACTCGATACTGCTCGTATCGCCACGATGAATACTGTGTTGCTGAAGGATCTGCCGCTCGATGAGGTGTTGGAAATCCATCCCTTGTTGAACGCACAGGCTTTCGGGTTTGGTTCGGCACGCAAGGTGAAGCCCATTCGGGCCAAGCCCGTCAATGCCATTCTGGATAAAGGCCAGCCCTCGATTCTGGAGAAGGTTCTCCTCTCCACCCTCGAAGGGGCACAGGCCATCAAGCGGGACGCTTTCGTTTGCTGGGGCGTCAACGACGATGTTTGGCAACAGGCCAAGGACAAGCTCCACAGCAAGTACACGCCGACAGAAGTGGACGAAGATGGGTGGATCACCTTCGTTCCAAAGGAGGGCGATGATGCCGTCATGAACGCCTATCAGGTCTCGGCGGCGAATCATTCGCTCGGCGAGGCTGGCGGCTTCTCAATCATCAATCCGTGGTGGGGCGATGAGCGAGTAATGTCTGTGACTACGCTGGAAAGCTTGGGGATTGATCCACAAAGCTGCGGACTGAAACCGATTGATCCTGAAGGTGGAGAGCAGGTGAAGCTCTATCTCCACTATGGAAAGGACGGCGATTGGGTATTGCAGAACCGCAAAGACTCCGCTGACTGTTATCGTGTGGCAAAGAGCTTCTTCGACGCCACCTACGAGATCTGATTCGCCAACGTGCGACAAGCCAGACGGGCCTCAAACCCGTCTGGCTTTTTTCATGCACTTTGGTCTATGATGGTCGTGGGAGGGATGCCATGCACCTGAAATTCGAAGACAATTTCCTCGTGATGCCCGAGGATACAAATGCCAACAGCCCTATGATCTTTGGCGGGGCGTTTTTCTCGAAGATGGATCTCTGTGCCGCCAAGGCTGTTCGGCGGCTTCTTTACGATTCAGACACTTGTTCGGCCTGTGTGACCCACAAATTTGACGGCACCTATCATCGACCCTGCTATCTGGGAGATTTGGTCTTCGTCACTGGCGAGATTGTAGAATTGCGTCACAAGGCCATTGTGGTTGATATACAGGCATTCCGAGAATCGAGGGATGGCAGCCGGGAATTGGTCGCTGATGCAAAATTTGTATTCGTTTCGATCACGCATCTCGACAATGTGAAGGACAAGCCGTATAAGCTGCCCTACGCCGATCATGGGCTGCGGCTCCCAAACTCCTGAACCTTGCTATCAATTTTCGTGTCTGGCTCTGTAAATACTATGTTATGGAGTCCTTCAAGTCATTTGTAGAACAGCAGGAATTCGTGGAGTCAGTCCTCAACGAGTTCAACAACCCAGTTCAAAATCAGGAACAACTGGGCATGGCGAAGCCATGGTCTGCCAAAAAACCTGAAATTCTTCAGATGTGGCAGCAGTCTCGTCCGAATACGCCGATCTACATGACACCGATTTCGAAGGGCGGTGACGGCTCTAGCTATGGTGAAGACGGAATTCGCATCAGCGGCAGCTTCCCCTTCATCATGAGTGTGCTTTCTCGACTCAAAGAGTTGATGGCATATGAGAATCCTCACACAAAACTACGACTCGTTTTTCGAGGCGTCACAGCGGATGCGGGAAGCCCACGTCCTGACAAGCGATCTTTCGTTTTCTATGTGAATGCCGAAGAGCGAGGCAAAGGCAAGCCGGGCCGACCCGGCGAGGCTCCGACAATAACATAGAAAGGTAAATCATGAAGAGAGCAATGAAACTAAAGGGACGCATCCATCTACAACAGGACAACTCCCTTCGATTTGAGAGCACGGTATATGATGGTCAGGCTTTCAGCCTCAACGTCACACAATTCGACGTACAACTCGGCGGGGCATTTAAGCCCAGCAAGCGATACGTCGATGGCTTCCTGTTTTGTGATTGCGAAGCACAACAGGGAGACGTGTGCTATTTGACGTTGCCCAAACCAACCCTCAATTTCGGCAAGCAGATCACGGTCAAAGAGCATTTGCTTCAACCTCGATCTGCGGGCATTGAGGACTTCAAACCCACTAAGCGAACACCCGCTGCACTGGGTGCTCCGATCAAGAATGCGTTGCCCAAGGTCGCAACAGAAGACATCGAAGATACTATTGGCGATTTGTGCGACGACGAGTAAACTGAATGTTTAAGGAGACTCAAGGATGAAGATCAAATTCGTCACGCTAACTGGGGCCGATGACAAGACATCTATCGAAGGGATGTTGCAGTTATCACAGAAGTTCCATTTCGCTGAATGGGCAATTCTGTTTTCTCAATCCAAAGCTGGGGTGCCACGGTATCCAAGTTTGGATTGGGTGAACCAATTGCTTGCTTCAGAGGGAACCGGCAACTTTGCTGCGCACTTGTGCGGCAAGTGGGTTGATGATGCTCAGAGGGGGCGTCTCACGTTTCTCGACGATGATGAGGTGAGCGACTTCTTTGGTCGCATCCAACTCAACATGGCCGGGAGTCGGCTGGAGAAGTGTCTGAATTTCGAGAACAAAGTTTGGGAATGCGACTTCTCGTTGATCCCTGTGATCTTCGGTGGTCCGTACTCAAAGTACAACCTCGCAATTCCTACAGACAAGTTCCGTCAACTCGGCGTGTCTCCGCTGTTTGACGCATCTGGTGGTCGAGGCATTTCTGCCAAGACATGGCCTACCATCCCTCTCGACGAATACGGCAAACCACTCTTCTGTGGTTACGCTGGAGGTCTGGGTCCAGATAATCTGGAAGCAGAGCTTGAGCGGATCTCAGAAGTGGTCGGCGATGCCGAGATTTGGATCGACATGGAAACCAAGCTTCGCAATGACAAGGATGAATTCGATCTCACTATCTGTGAGCGGATTCTACAGATTGCGGAGCCATGGGTGAGTTAATGAGATTTACTCTCGAAGTCAAAGGATGGATTCGCTTTGAGGCAGAGCACGCTTTTGAAGACGTTGTTTCGGCACGTCGTTATGGAACTGAAAGATTCTCTCAGAACGCTTGGAGAGTTCGAGACACTTACGCTGATATCGTTGTGTATAACTATGATCCGGTGCAAGTTATCGAAGAGGCGGCATCCCTCGATGTACGTCGTTTCGAGCGTTCTGAGAGATGGGTACAGGAACAGGCCGAACGCCAACGGAGACGTTTGGCCGACATCGCTACTCGTCAACGACGTACTCAGCGACCAAAGAAACAGAAACGACAATTCGAGAAGGTCAATTGGATGGCCGAGGGGTTTTGATGTTCGCCACGAGTTTCACAGTCATTGGCGCAATCATCTATGGAATCCTCGTCCTGATCTGCTGGTACAGGGAGTATTGTCAGGACCAGATACGACAAGCCGAACGAGAGGAGCGTCGTCGTCAACAACAACGAGAGTGGATAGAACAGTTCAACGTCTTGAGCCCAACCATTCGAGCCGCTATTCGGATGGTTCGTGAGGATCGACGTGAAGCCCTGATGATTGCTGCTCTGCTGCGACATTACAATTTTGGACACAAATCCGGTACTGAAGAGAAGGAGATCGTGGACTGGAAGAAAGAGGGTTTCTGATGGCGGCTTTTGGGCTTATAATGATGATAGCCCTGACCACACTACTGCTGATCACAGCAATCGCTGAGGATCGCAGAATCCGAATGATCCGAAGAGTCAGGCGACCCGTTAACGAAACAGAGGTATTGGCTTTCTTGGCGTGGCTAGAATCACAACATCGAGAGCCCAGAATGGATTGGAAACGTGAGGGTTTCTGATGTACTTTGAATTCAACGAGATAATGCACCGTTTGGCCCAGTATGCCCCAATGAGCGGACAGTGCTATTATCTCCGTCGTCTGAAGCCCGGCGATTTCTCCCAGCAGAGCATTGGTCGAGACGGTCGCCTCTTTCAATTCGCTTACCAGACCGACAATTGGTCTGAGGTCGGCATCACTCATCCCATCCAAGGCCGCTTCATCATTTTCCAGATCTATACTGGATCAGAGGAACTCTTTTACAAAGTGCGGAAAGCCATCATTGAAGCAACAATGATGATGAATCTTCCGTGCAATGCGGAGGAGTGGAATGACGAAAAGCGAAGCGGAACAATTGCTGGCCCAACTCAATGATCGGTTCAGCAACATTCATCTTGCGATCCCCGTGCCGGTAGGCCATCCACCAGAAGGTGTCGAGCAGGCCATCATAGATATCCAAGGCATGGGATATGGCGTCTACATTGAGACGACAGCAATAGGAGATCAGATTGTTGTGACTGATCGAAAGTTCGATGGAAACACTGGATTTGCACGGAGTGCTCCACGACAAAGTGGAAGCGACGGTTGAGGACTTCATTCTCCTCAATGAGATGCCTGTGAAAATCATCACAGGCAACAGCGTCATCATGCGCCAGTTGGTGGTTTCTGTACTGCAAAAGTATGGTTTCCGTTGGGACTATGAGAGCCATTTCAACCTCGGGGCGATTGTGGTTATTGATCCCTAGATATTTCTATGAGGATCGTATTAGCCGCAGCCATAGTGCTGATGTTCTGCATGAACATCGGTCTGTTCATTCACAAAGTGAAGAGCAACGAAGGAGCAGTGAACGAACCCATTGCGGTTCGTCCAGTTCTCCCCGTTCCCGTTACGCCTATTGTTGATCAACCGCCGCCGCCACAAAAGCCGCCAGCGGTTCCAACTTTTGTAACGGTCGAAACGTATCGTACCACCAATGAGACTGGCTCAGTCTACAATGACGTGCTCAGTCACAGCCCAACAGCACCATTTGGTGATGGGTCTGGGCGTTCTACCAATGTCCATGAAACAGCACATGGCATTCACAGCTATCTGAGAAACAAGTACACCTTCGAAAGAGGCAAGAGAGTCAATGGCTTCTATGTTCTTGAGGGTCGTGCTGTAATCATAGAAGAGCCGAACATCCGCAAAAGCCAGATCAACAAGTTTGTGCCAGAAAACTTAAGATCATATCGCTACCAAACGTATCTGGTTGGTCAGCAGGCATGGGACGACACTCCTCTGTATATTTATGATGAGTGGACGGCCTACGTTTTGGGCGGAAAGTGCAATGTGGATGATGTTGAAAATGGCCGCTACAAAGGTGGTTGGACAGATGGTGTATCTGGATGTCTGGGTTTCTCCATTTATGCCGTGGCGACAGCGATGGCTGTTCACGAGCATGATCCCGCTTACTGGGAAAACAACCAACAATACCGGGACTTCACTATTTGGATGCTTCAGCAATCTTATGAAACCTACATGAAGGGTCATCAGATGGAGCAGTTCAAATGGGCCAAACAAGATGAGCTTCTCAATGAACTGTTGGTGAGTGCAGAGGCCGAGAAAATGCGGGCATTTATGCGTGAACATCTCAATGGTGTTTGGTTGGATGCTGATTATCAGATCATTCCAGCCTCCGACGATCATAAAATTCCGCCACCACCCTGCCAATGTGGCGGACATCATCCATAAATTTTGGTCTTAAAGGATTATTCTCGCCTTGACCAGATCTTACAGAATAGGGATCATGGTGCGGTTGTAAAAGAAAAGCCTGACGGAAGGCTTAAGAAACGCACCTTGACCGAAATTTCATCTTGAGTTAAGATTCGGTCACATAAGGAAAGGATCTCCTACCATGTTGGAACTCTTTGTAGCTGGAACATTCTGGTTCTGGGCTTTAGTGGTTGCCGAAATCGTCTGTCTCTTCCTGTTCGTTGAATGGGAGAACGGCGTGGGGGCCACGATCTCTCTTGTGGTGTTCGGTGCGTTGCTCCAATGGTTCGGTGACACCGACATCATTGGCTACGTCGTAGCGAACCCACTCCAACTGCTTGCCATCGTCGGAGCATATTTTGTGCTCGGGGCGGTGTGGGGCATCGTTAAATGGTACTTGTTCTGTCGTGATCGACTGGAAGAGTACGAAGAACTGAAGTCAGAGTTCCTACGGGGCAAGGGTCTCCCAGAGAGCACGAAGGTTGTGCCCGTTCAGTTCCGTGCTGAATGGAAAGAGAAGCTGGAGCGACACCGAGGTTATCGAGATAACCGGTTGCTCAACGAAGCACCATTGGTGCGACAGCATAAAGCCCAAGTTCTTCGCTGGATGAGCTTCTGGCCCATCAGCATGATCTGGGGTTTGATCAACGATTTCGTCAAGCGGGTCTGCAAGACGATCTACACGAAACTGTCCAAGTTCCTGCAACGGGTCTCGGACAACATCTTCAGTGGCGTTCAGGACGATCTCGATGTCCCGACCACGCCTGAAGACAGCGAATAGGCACGCCATGGATGGCTCCCCGCCATGGTGGGCGGGGAGCCTGATCAGGACGATCACCCTTCATGACGGGGGGAAGCCAAGGATGGCCTCACGGATGAGTGACGACAGGATGTCGTCTGGGCCACGGATGGCCCTTTTTTGGGGCGTAGGTTTTACAAATGTCGTATGACAAGTGTGGAAAACGAAGCCTCACAAACTCCTATATAGGGAAATGCCCTTGTAGGGTGTGATTCTTCTACACAAACGAAAGGTTAGGAGGACCGGTTATGCGAAAAGTTATTTCAACAATGTTGGCCGTCGCCTTGATGATGGCCGCACCTGTTGCATCGTTTGCACAGGACAACGCTGATGATCTGAAGGCTCAGATCGCAGAATTGCAGAAGAAGCTGGATGCCAATTCCAAAGACGACGCTGTGAATCACACAGAAGCGAAGAATATGGCCCAGCACCTTCAAGACATCAGTGTTACCATCGTCAGCAAGGGCCAATACGGCGGCGGTGGTGAAGGCAGTGGCGTTATCGTGACACGCACTTTCCCCAACGGCGAAAAGGTCAACTTCGTCTGGACGGCTGCCCATGTGGTGGACAACCTGCGAAAGACCAAGGATGTCATTGATCCGAAGAGCGGCACAAAGCGTACTGTCGTCGAATTCGACGATGCAATGGTCGTGAAGTCTCTCACAGAAGATGGACGTTCGGTCGGCAAGGTCGAGTTCTATGCTCAGGTCGTGCGATACAGTGCAGAGGAAGACTTGGCTCTTCTTCGTCTACGCAAGAAGAACTTCGTTGATGCGACAGTTACCTTCTACTTAGACAAAGAAATTCCGAGTCTCGGAACGAATCTGTTGCACGTCGGATCTCTGTTGGGCCAGCTTGGTTCCAACTCGATGACCACAGGTATCATGTCACAGCACGGACGTTTGATCGACAAGAAGGTGTTTGATCAGACAACTGTTGCTGCATTCCCCGGTTCGTCTGGTGGCGGCGTCTACCTCACAGACGGACGCATGGTGGGTATGCTTGTGCGTGGTGCTGGTGAGACTTTCAATTTGATTGTTCCGGTTCGCCGGATGCAAGAATGGTCGAAGCAGGCCAGTATTGAATGGGCGTTGGACGCCAACGTCAAGATGCCAACTGAAGAAGAGCTTGAAAAGTTGCCCGTCGAGGACAACGGTGTGACTTTCAGCTACTCTCGAAGTGCGGCTGATGCAGGCGAAGGGCCAACCTCGCCTCACATCATCATCACCGGTAAGGGACCATACTACCTCGGCGACCGAGCAACGGAACTGAAGTTCCCGACTCGTTCGGTTTGGCGAGAAGCCCCGACCGTGCCCCAGAAATCAGAGGGAACTCTGAAGTAACAATCCTTGTTGATTGTGAGTGAGTTAGGGACACCGGGGCAACCCGGTGTCCTTTTTTGTTGGCGAAATCGATACATAGATGTTGGAGGCAACATTTATGGTCGCAAAACGCACACAAGACAAAACACTGGAAGTTTTTGAGCTTCAACTTACCCACGCTGACATCATTGACATGATGAATGATCCCGATGTCCTTCTGGACGACGGGAATGTTTCCTCCACACAAGAGTTGGAGATTGTGAGCCGCAGACTAAACGGTGCCGAAACAGTTTTTGCAAAATTTGGCCCGAACGATACTTTAGTATTGCGATTCCGTCGATGCACCATCGGCGAGACTGTGGTTCCTCTCAACGATGTGGATGTGACGTAACGTGGGAATTTTCGAAGATATTGCCGAACTTTTTTCTGACGAAAACGATCAGTATAGGCGGCAACACGATTCGGAATGGTCAGACAACTCGAACAGCCTGTTCCCGAGAGGTCTGATTGGATCTATCATTGAAAACGAAGAAAGTGTAAGATCCTCGTATCGTAGCCTGCTGTCTGAGCTTCGAGAAGAAAGCCGACAACGGCTGAACGCTCATCGCAGACGTATTCAGGACCAACAACAACAGTCCCGAGAGCGTTTGCAGCAGAATCTTCACCGGATTAGTGGGAACGTCGAAGCCTACATCCGGGAGGTGATGGGTGATGTTCTCGAACATGAGCAGCAGTTGGCGGAAATGGGCATTGTGCTCGATCCGCCCGAACCAGTCCAAAATTTGGAACGGGTGAATTGGAAGAAAGAAGGATTCTGATGACTTTTGAAGAACAACTCAGGGAAAAGATCAAGGCCGCTCCATTCGGCTCCTCAGAAAAGAACGTGCTCAAGCTCGTTCTGGGGGAGTTGCAACAGGAGATGGGCAACGTCACCGACGAACGAGGCCACAGCATCGTCAAGAAGCTGATTACGTCCAACGAAGAGTGTCTTGGACATCTCGACCAGACAGACCCACGCTATGCCGGGCTGGTGGCCGAGAATGAGATGCTCCAGTCGTTGCTTCCCCAGTATTGGTCAGAAGATCAGATCCGTGCCCGGCTGGAAGCTGACGGCGTTGACGTGACGAGCTTTAGCAACGAAGGACAGGCCACAGGAGCCGCTATGAAGCACCTCAAGGGGCTGGGAGCCCCGGTAGAGGGTGGAACGGTCAAGAGCGTTGTAGCGGCAATCAGGGCGTCCTGACATGGAATGGGCCATCTTCTTTACAGTGTTTACCCTGTGGGGTTGCCAGACGGCTTTGGGACTTTCGCATCTTTTCAAAGAAATTCGTAGAAGAAGCGAACCCCAAGGCCCGTTTGTGCGTCATCATCATAACATCGACGCACAATGGGAATCCTTACGACGAGGGGCGGTTGAACTCGCTCGGCAGCTTCGTCCAACCAGAGTGCCCCAAGAAAAGGTGAACTGGAAAGAGGAAGGCTTTTGATATATACTCTTGAGAGAAGTGCGGCAGCCGTTTGTCGCATGGAACGCAAACCTTCTGTCACAGAGGAGGTCACAACATGACATTCACATAGACACACAGGAAGGAGTGATCGATGAGTACCACTCTCAACTCACGCAAATGCTTAGTTCTCAACAAAGGATGGTCGCCAGTCGGCACTGTGCCGCTTCAGCGAGCGATCATCATGCTCTTCAGTACCTACAAGAATGGAGAGCCCAAAGCCCGCATCATCGATCACGAAAGCTACCAGACCTTCACATGGGAGGACTGGAGCAAGTTGAAGCCTCTGTGTACTGATGAGGCTCTTCGAGCGGCGCATGTTGCTTTCAGAATCCCAGAAGTCATCCTGTTGACTCGTTACGACAAGATGCCTCAGCCGAAGCTCCACTTCAGCCGACGCACTCTGTACAAGCGAGACAACATGACGTGTCAATACTGCGGTTGCCGACCCGGCTCTGCGGAATTGACCATTGAGCACGTTATCCCTCGGTCACAGGGTGGGGCAACGTCTTGGGAGAACTGTGTCCTTGCTTGTGTGGAATGCAACAGTCGCAAGGCTGACCGCACGCCCAAGCAGGCCGGTATGAAGCTGCTCTCGCAGCCGAAGAAGCCTCGGATGAGCCTGTTCAAGTTTGAGTCGCTGAAGCCAGTGAAAAGCTGGGAAGCGTTCTTGGGCGAGGCATATTGGAATGTCGGCATCGGGGACGATGATTGACGAAAAAAGCCGGTGAGTCGAAAGGCTCACCGGCTTCTCTTTTTGGTTTGGTTCTTACAAGCCAGTCTTGGTGTGTTCTCCACCACCACTCTTTTCGATGATCCACTTGGCGAGTTCATGCGCCTGCTTGGCGTTGTCGTTGTAGGCCGATGAGGGAATGCCATGCAAACCTCTGGCAACCGCATCACCCAACTGATTGACGACCTTCGCCAGTCGTACAATTTTTGGATTCGAGAGAGGGTCTTTGCCCAATGCCTCAATCTCTTCGATGGTATCCTCAAGTCTCTTGCCAAGGCTCATCAGGCGTTCCGGGTAGATCTTGGCTTGATCGTCTCGGTTGACGTAATCACTTTCGACATCCACGCCCTTGTCTCCACCACCGCCGCCAACCAAAGCAACATTCACTGTATATGTGTTGTCCGGGTTCTTCTTCAGCAGTTTGTCGCCTGCCACCTTGTGGAGCTTGTTGATGCCTCGGGCCACTGATTGCAAGTGAGCCTTGTCGCCTTCCAGTCCGCCCTTCGGGATCATGCCCAGAATCTTCTGTGCAAGCTGACCGTATGTCATTGGCTCTTGGAACTCTTCTGGATGAGTGGCGATGATGTTGTCGATCTTGCGAGCCATGTCCCCTTCTGGAGAAACATCGTTCATCAACTCATCTTGGTAGTTCTTGGTTCGGCCAAAACGAAGGGGTTTGCCTTCTGAGTCTGTGTAAACGTCGCCTTGGACTCGTCCGCCTCGACGAAGACGGAAACCCATGTCTTCATGTGGTGCTCGTGGCCCTTGGTCGGTTTTGCTCACATCACGAAGTTTTCTCATAAGTTCGTTGATGGTGTCCATTGGCAGAACAACTTCGCCTTCACGACCTGTTTTCTGGCTTGAGATAATGAAGTTGTCTGGAACGCCACCCAATCCCATCTTGTCCGTCAGGAACCATTTGACGAACTCACGTTGGTTAGGACTGACTTGGAGCCAATGGTTGAGTTCCCCAACCTTGTCTGCCATGTGTCCTTCTCGATTGGCCGTGCTGCGAATTCTCTTTGAAATCTGCTGCATACCACGACCACCGGTGCCGCTTAATTCAGCATTGGGGTCGGGAGTTGTGTTGACCTTGGCCGGTCTGGTAGGTCTGACAGGCTGTGCAGTTGCCTTGCTGCTTCCGAAGGCCCCTTGAACGAGATCATCCATTTCTCGCTTCTTAGCCATCGCATTTGTGTTTCGGTCAGTTGGCACCTGACTGGGGATGAAAGCGTCATCTCGTTCTTCATCATCATCCAAGTTGAAGATGGGTTTGCCCATCTCTTGGTATTGCCGTCGTTGTTCTGTGATCAGACCTAGAAACTCATAGAAGTTCAACATCTCTCAATTCCTCGCTGTCGGATTGGTTCCTTTCCGTATTTAGGACTTGAAATTGGTTTTTTGTTGGCTATAATACATGTCCGGTGGGAACGATCCCACTAATTCCAACAAGGAGAATACCATGGGTAAGAAGCACAAGAAAAACGCCGGGAGGTGTCTTTAACTCCCCAACCGCTACCGATCTGAAGGAGCGGAGGTTTCTTTGACGCCGACGAGATCATCTTAGAGGTCCGACACGGCGAGGGCGGCGACGACAGCAAGATCTTTGTTGACGAATTATTCGCAGCCTATGCACGGTATTCTCGCTCACTGAACCTGAAATCCGAACTGATTCACTCTGATTTCGGCCATATGATGGCCCGTATCTGGGGCAAAGGCGCAGGTCGTGCGTTCCGGCATGAGCCGGGCAAACACTGTGTCCAGCGTATTCCACCTACGGAAAGCAAGGGCCGTAAGCAGACATCTTTCGTCTCGGTTGCAGTTTTACCACTGCCGCCAGAAGTGGATGTGAAGATCGCCGACAATGATCTGGAAATCGAGGCCGTCAATCTGGGCGGTAAAGGTGGACAGCATCAGAACAAAACGATGTCGGGCTGCCGAATGACCCACATCCCCACAGGGATCAAGGTTGTTATTAACGGCAGAGATTTCCACAGCAATGTGCGAGAAGCACGTCGGATCATTCAAGGCCGTGTCTACGAACAAGCCAAAGAGGCCGCTGATTCGGAGTACGCAGCCTACAGGAAAGAACAGTTGCAGGGAGGCCACCGGAGCGGGAAAATCCGCACCTACAACTTCATGGAAAGCCGAGTTGTCGATCATCGGCTGGACACCAAGACGGGAAACGTCAAGGGCATCATGAAGGGTGAGTTCGACTTGCTGTTCAAATAAGATCGAGTCGTGGAACGGACAGGCATTTATCGAGACGATAAAGCCTGTCCGTTTTCGTTTCTAACAATCGAGCCAGATTCCTAAAGAGCGAGAATCGTTTGCTCCCATAGAGTCTCATAGCATGTGGCGTGAAAATCTTCTCGATGTCGGATGCGTCGAGGGATTTACAGATGTTGTCATAGAACTCTTGGATGATGATGCCTGCTAGACCTCTGGCATGTCGTGTGCGATGATAGTTGTCATGCACCATAATGCCATTGAAGTGAAGCATTTTCGCTGTGTCTGGATCAAGCTCTTCCAATCGACTGCCGGTGATGTGCTCACAATCTGGAATGATTTCAATGAGTTGTGGGTTTGTCTTCTTGAGATATGTGATGATCTGTTCGTCAAACACCACATACCAATCATCGTAATTGACGTGTTGTTTAAGCACATCCCGCAACTCTTCTGAATAGATGGCGGATTTCATGTATGCCTCAAATGGATCAAACCATTTGTTGGCATAGCGTGCCTCGTAGTAGAAGAACCCCGTGTTCCAACCATCGATACACAATTTGCTCGATGTAACTGCCAGTGGGAAGGGATCTCTAAACCAGAAGACATCGGCGTCCACATACACAACTCGTTCGTCTTTGTCTTTGGTGTAGGACACCAAGTCTGGGAAACGAGACAGATGTTTGTATCCTGCGACTACATTTTTGTATCGTTCACACGAGAACGTCGGATCGTGAGCTACATCGAAGTTTAGCTTCTCTGGAAATTCTCCCCAATCTTGAGGCGTCTCGCTTTTGTCCAAGACGGTGATGGGCACATTTGGGTTGACGCCACGAAGTGTTGCGATGGATACGATGGTGGGGCACCTCATATTACAATATGGTGGACCATCGCCTAGTTCGGACCATTGGTGATAATAGATGTGATCTCTCATATCCATGCCTTCCTGTGATTGGCGATGTCTTCCCTTAGAAATTCTGGAAGCGGCTGTTTCCACTTCTTACAGAAGAACAATCCGTTGTCTATGAACATTCCCTTTTTTGTTGCCTCGTCGCCTACGCCATACGTTTGTCTTTCGTGCCACAGATGAAGTTCAATCTCTTCGGGCAGATAGATAGATTTGACACCAGCGGCCTCCATTGTGTAGGTCATGTCATGGTCCTCGAACCCGTAGCCACGATACGCTTCATCCATTCGACCGGCTCGGTAGAAATCCTGCTTCATGAAGGTGGTATTCCCAGACCACATGCACTTCCGGCCCGGCATCTTTTCCTCACTACGATGCTCCTCGATATAATCGTATTTGCCTCGTTCGATCTCCCAATCCTCAGTTGGCCTTGGCAAGTTTTGTATGTTTTTGCAAGTGATCTGAATGCCCAACTCGACTTGTTTGAGAACTCGCTGGTAGTATCCAGCGGGGGCCACCCGATCACCATCAAGCAACACAATCTTGTCGGCCAGTGACTTTTCCACTCCAAAATTTGTAACGACTGGCAACTTCATGCAGTCGAGTTCCATGTTGAAGTGGTCGTATCTCTCGAAGCCATTTGGGATTCGGTCGCAGGAGTCCTGACAAACTAGGACCAATTGGGACTCTGAAATTACGTTGTGATGCCATCTCTCCAAGAATCTGAGCAATTGGTGAAGGTTGTCCAGACGGCGGCTATGGAATCGAACGACAAAGGATGCTTGCATGTTACTAGCTTAGTTTCATGAGAAAGAATTTGGTGATTGGATGTGTTGGTCCCACATCACTCCACAAGAAGTGGATCGAAGGAGACCGGAATTTTGACTTGTTCTTGGTGTATTATGGCACCAACGAAGGAGATACCTACAAGGTCGATGCAGATCTGTACAAGAAAGCCAGAGGCACCAAGTTCAACATCGTTGGTGATTTGGAGATATCAGATCAGTACGATTTCATTTTCGTTCCCGATGATGACCTTCATATAGACGCACATGACATCAATCGGTTGTTCGAGTATGCAGAGCAGTATCATCTTGAAATTTGCCAACCGTCCTTGGCGGGATACTATTCTGTACCTCAGAACCTTCATCATCCGGGGTACATCTTAAGGTACACGGATTATGTCGAGATTATCTGCCCCTGCTTCAGCCAGAACGCCTTTCAGAAGTGCAAGCACACCTTTGCCCACAATAGAAGTTGTTGGGGGATCGAGAAGTTGTGGGATAAAGAGTTGGGGCACCCGCAGGATAAGATCGCAATTGTTGATGATGTGATTGCTGTCCATACTCGCCCTTGTTTCAATGGCGACAACTATCGCAACAACAAGATTGAAGAGCCGTGGAAAGACATCGGCAAGATTGTGAGCGAGAATCAGCTTCAATGGGAAATCAAGGAATACGGACACATCAAGAAAGACGTGTTTGAGATCCCACACGAGCGGCGATGCCATCCTCCGCTGAAGTGCATCGAGGAGATGTGCGAGAGGCTATTCAAGGAGCCGCAACGAAGTTACTGGGTTTGAATCCGAACCAAGAAGGGGCAAAATGCTCGTTGGTGATATGGATAGAGAAGTGTTGTTGTGCGGCGAATTCATTGACAGCTTCGACGACGCCGAAATCCTTGTATTGGAAGTAATCATGTCCAGCGAAGATGCCTCCGACTTTGAGTTTCGGCCACCACGCTCTTAGATCTTTTTTGACGAACTCATATCGGTGGTCGGCATCGATGTAGACAAAATCAAAGAAGCCGTCATCAAATCTCTGTGCGGCTTTGACTGAGGTTTCCTGTACGATGACACTTCTGTCTCCATAAGGCCGCAATCTGTCTCTGGTGATTTCTAGCTGATCCAGATTTTGCCATTGGTCAACAGAATACAATACATCCACGGATGTTCTGATTAGGATTGATTCGGAGAACCTCCCGGTTTCTACGCCAACTTCAACGGCGGTTCCTTTGATTTTAAGGAACGTCAACATGGAATGTCTGTGATTGACGAAAACCGGCTTCAGCATACAAGAATAGAGTGGCGCAGCAACAAAAAGGGGCGAGCACAAGGCTCGCCCCAAAGATTACTTGTACAGACTGGCACGAATTCTGTTGAGGATTTCGTCAATCTGCATGAGCGAATTTTCCGCCCATCCGGTTTGGGCCACGCAGTCCTGAAGCGATCCGTAGTGCTCCTCCAGACAGTTCATCAGAAGTTGCCGCAGAGGCTCGACGGGAGGCTCTGTAGGAAGCTTACATTCAGAGTAAACCGCTTCCAGAACTCGCTCTTTTTCCATCGCCCAGTTGCGAACCTCATCTGCCGTCCAGTCGCCTCGACGGATGGCCTTCATCGGTTCTCGGGCACGCTGGAGGTCGATGTCGCCTTCCAACATGACTTGCTCCACTTCGTCCAAGAGACGGATGATGTGGTAAGCAAACTTCACGTCGAAGCCGTGCTTCTCGATGATCTCCTTACGCTTTCCGATGGGGTTCTTGTCGTTCATCTTCTTCAACTGGCTGTGAGCATATCCACGAAACTTCTTCCATGCCCTCTTGGACAAGAAGAGTTTGCGGTTGTCACGCACCATCCGCCCGATCATCGTGCAGTGAATCACACAGTTCTCGGGCGTGAAGAGGCTGTCGATCATGTTGGGGTTGTTGTCCCGACACAATTCGAAGAACTTCACGATGCTGAAGATGCTCAAGTCCCATTCCTTGCCCTTCCCAGCAATGGCGTCCTGATCCATGATGTGATGACGCTGCCACTGCTCGAAGCCCGGAGGCTCGGGGCCAAAACCCGGAATCCATCCTGTCAGGTGCTTGAAGATGTATTCCTTGGGAGGAATAGCGAACCCGTACACGTCATAGTCCGGGATCTTGTCACGCACACTCGTATCGGCGACACCATAGGCGTGTGAGCCCATGATCGTCTCGTAATGGACGTTGGTTTTGAGGAAAGGCGGGGCATCCTTGATGAGCCCTTTTTCCATGAGTTGTTGCGTTGTGCTCGACATAATCTCCTCCTTGAGATAACAGAGCCTCGGATCGACGATTTGGTTCACATGGAAATTGAAATCCTGTCGTGATATCCGAAGGTTTCAAAATCCTCTGCCAGAGCTTGGCGAACTCTTTCCTCGATCTCGGGCGTGTAAAAAGACATCCAGTCTTTTCCAGAGTTGCCAATGTGCGGCAACTCGATTCCTTCTGGCATGAATGGGAGATTCCGAATCTCTTCTGCCAAATTCTCGTACTTTAAGATTGTCACCTTACTTTTGGTATCGGCTTCGATCCATTTCAGCAAATCCGATTGCTTGAAATAGTTCCTTGCGTTGTGGAGCCCAAATCCGCCGTAATCAACAAACTGAGCCAGCGATGGGGAGGAGGCTCTTCCCACTCTGATGCGATCTTCGCAGACGTGCAACCATGCCGAGACAGTGCGACTGAATGGATTCCTCACAAACATGAATGTGAAGTAATCCTGACACGCCTCGGGCAAGATCCAGCCGTGGTAATCGGAACAATCCCAAACCGTGAAATTGTCTTGGAGGATTTTTGTTACGGATCGGGACGCCGTTTTCGGATTACGGATGAAAGCAAATTTGGGTTCGTGGCATACAATCATTTGGTCAACACAGCAAGCAAGCTCGTTGTCTTATCTACCGTTGGATTGTCTGGATTCTCGAAGCCGTCATCCACCAAGTTGCCCCATTCAGGGAAGAACTCGATCTTCATCCCAAGCTCTGCAACCGTTTCGGCCACCATGTTGATGTCGTGATTGAAGACATCGCCGACCACATCGAAGCGATCATAATGCTCGCCATTTTGGACAAGGCCCGTCAACTTGATGGTGGCTCGTCGAAGTTCCTCGTCGTAGATGCACTTTTGGATCATCACGAAATCCGAACGCTCTTGGATTTGTATGTCCTGCCATGTTTGGAAGCCTCGGGGAGTAATGATATCAAAGACAAAGAATCCACCGGGGGCCACTCGCCGAGATGCTCGACTCAGAAATGTCCCGTAGTTCTCTGTCATGTTGAACACTTCATGTGTGGCACTGACGATGCCAAACTCGCCACCCAGATCAGCCTTCAAGAAGTCGCCAACCCCATAGTTCCCCTTGGGGTTTCGCTCTCGGGCAACTTCAACGAAGATCTCATTCTGGTCGATCCCGACACACTGGAATTCGGCGGCTGTCAACATTTTTGTGAATTCGCCGACGCCGCAGCCCAGATCAAGATTGGTTCTTGGTGCGTCTGAATGCAATTTTTGGAATCGGTCTACGCTAAGCCGAGCCATGTGTCGAGCCGTCGCCAACATCCATGGTTGGCGGTTGGTCGGGGTTCCTTCACTCATTACTCGGGCATAGATTCGGTCGCTGCTCATTTTGTTTCCTTTCTGGGCTCACTCTAAATAAAGCATGAGCTACACAGTATGTCGCAATGTCCTGAATTATACGAAATTGAGCCAAATACACAAGTGGTGTTTGGATCACAAGGAATTGGCAATTCCGGGAATTTGGCAGGGGAATGGAACCAAAGGTGGTACTTTAAGATTGTCGGTGTTCGACAAGCGGCCAGATTTTGACAAAAAAGAGACGTGTTTCGTTTCTGACAGAATCCCCGAACCGTTCTATGAATTGAGAGATTTTGGACTCCAACTGACAAAATCTCAGAAGATGTATCATCCGTATTGTGTGGCGAACATCGAGTTTGTTTGCGAAGGTTGCAGCGTGCCACGTCACATTGATGACAACTATGGCTATGATAACTACGACCATATGAGATTCAACCTTTTGATCTCCAAGCCGGATTCAGGAGGTCTGCCAGTGATAGAAGATGATGTGCTGGATCTGAATGCTGGAGATGCGTGGTATTTCCTCGCCAACAAACACTATCACGAGTGCCAAGAAGTGGTAGGACTCATTCCCAGAATCTCAGCATCGTTTGGATATTTGAAATGAACAAAGTTTTCGGCATAGGTCTTCAGAGGACTGGCACAACCAGCTTATATGTGGCTCTGCACCATCTGGGAGTTCACATCGTTCATTATCCGCACGATGATCGAACATATGAACAATTGATTCATGGCGACTATGAGTTGGATGTGGTCAAGCAATGTGATGGGGCTTGCGATCTTAGTGTCGCTCCGTTCTACGTCGAGTTGGACGAGGCTTTCCCCGGCAGCAAGTTCATCCTCACAGAACGTGATGTGAATTCTTGGTTGCGATCTGTGAATTACCACTGGTTAGGAAACCACAGAGATTGGCGGGATGGCATGGAGACGAGATCCAAGTTTGCTTTATTCATCACCGCTGTTACATTTGGCACCTTCTATTTTCAACGTGAGCGGTTTGCACACATTTACGAGAAGCACACTAAATCGGTGATGGAATACTTCAAGGATCGCCCAGATGATCTGTTGGTGATGAACATCTGCGACGGCGATGGTTGGGAAAAGTTATGTGGTTTCTTGGGTAAAGACATTCCTGATGTTGAATTTCCACATCGCAATAAAGCGAGTTACACACCTTTGCTTATGTGAGACTCCACACATCGGCTCTTGTGTCTGGCTCCCCGAGTGTGTGACATCAGATCTGGATCGGCTGAGATGGCAAGAGGTTTGGGCGCAACCATAAATGCAGATTCGTGTTGATGAATAGTGAGACCCTCGCTGACCTGTCGATAGAATATGAAGTTCAAGCCGTCTCGCAGAGCAGCTAACTGCGTATCTCCCAGTGATGGTTTGGAATGGTAGAGAAATTCGATTGATTCATCTTTGTGTTGAATAACTCGATACAGAATGTCATAGCCCTCAAATGGGTTCCCGTGATACTTCTCGATCATCGAAAGGGAGAACACGTTCGAGGCACAGCCGCCGAACTCGAACAAACTATTGATGTCTTCTACGACTAGCGATCCGGGGATAGCATAGTCTCCGATCCAAATCAGGGATCGTGATGCGCCATCGAATTTGGTGAGATAGTTTCCATAAACCCCACATGAACAATGTCCACAAGCCAACGATCCCGCATCGCCGTTTAGATATCTGAGAAATGGCGTTGAGAAGTTGAAGTAATCTGTGCAAGCCAGCAGTCCATCATCAAGTTGTTCAACGTGACAAAGTTCATCACAAACATGTAACCGACCTTCGGCACATTCATAGAAGGTCAGTCCTCCGTCCCAACATCTCATCTTGTCTATGACCTTGGGAAACATTTTCAATGCCATTTTTCTGACATGAGGATAGAGTGTCTCACGAGTCGAGATGAGCGGGCAATCGAATTGGACTTTACCCTCGGAGCGAGCATACAGGAATTCGATTTGGCTGGGCGAGCACATTACAATTTTTGGGTTTTGATCTCGGGCTTCTTGCAGAGTTTCAACGAGTGCCGAAGAGCCGGTGTTTCGCCGATACCAAATTAGCTTATGTGTGTTGTGTCGGCCTGTGGGGTCGTGAACGCCATCGTAGTCACTGATGTAGCTCTCTCGGTATTCTTCGTGCTGCAAGTAGGTTGGCGAATATCCCAGATCGAATACAATGCCGGGCTCTTCGAGTCCATGAGCCGACTCGATTCTCCACCAATGGTGATTTTCAATGCACTCGTATTGAGGGCTTGAGTACAAGTATCGTCGCCGAATGGACGATTGAGAGCCAGATGTTCGAAGTTCTTTGCTGTGATAGCTGTAGAGCGGTGTCGGCAAGACGCTCGATGGCAATGGCATCGACCGACGATAGTATTTCTGGATATGGGCCAGACCTTCTTCTCGATATTGATTAAGTTGGTCTGGCTCTACAAAGACAAGTTGCCGTCGATGCTTTTGCCAGCCCTTGAAGCTGTTGAACCAGTGTCCAAATTTTGATTGTGTGTTCGAAAACTTAAGCACTCTCACCCCAGATCGGCGTTTTTGATTCCCAACTTATGTAGAGAGAATTGCGTGTGCCTTTCATGGGGGTTGTGTAGTGATAGGAGTTGAAAGAGTTGAGCCAGCAGACGAAGGTTCCCGGTTTGGGCTCGATTCTCACAAGATCCGGCACATCCTGTTCCATAAGATGGGGAAGATTGGGAAGGTTTGGGTGGTCACAGAAGACCAGTTCGCCGCCCTTCACGTCGGACTCCAAGTACAAAACCCCCGAGACGAGGCGGTTTCGGCTGTCGGTGTGGGGCCGTAATTCGTAACCCTCTCTTGCCTGCATGATCACGCAGCCGTATGATCTGTCTTCGGGGAGCTTGAAATGGAACTCGTTTTCCAGAGGACGGATGTAGGGAAGCACGGCATGTTGTAAGAAGTGGGTGATCAGGTCATCGATCTCGGGCCAGCTATTTTGCCGCTCTTCATACTTCAGGTTGCCGTCCCGGCTCACCCTGTTGAGGCTCGGAATTTGTAAGTCAGCGACGTTGGCGAAGTTTTCGATCACAAAGAGCGGATATGGTTTCAGGTAATTGTTCACGATTCAACCTTGCGAAATACGGGTTGTTTGCTAGAATAACGAGCGTCGAATTCTGACAACATCATCCACCAAGGAGGTACTCGATGAGTTTCTTCGAACGACTCACATCGTTGTTCTCTAAGTCTACCACTGAGAGCAACACCGACAAAGACAAAGATGCCAAGAAGGACGAAGGCGTCGAAATCGTCCATGAGCCAGCGGAACAGGGAGACCCCAAAGATCTCAAGGGTCTCAAGCTCGCTGACTGCACGTTTCAGGCCCCCTGTACTGGCTTGACCTAAATCGCTGCCGCTGATCTCACTGGAGGAGAAGTATGTTCAATTGGTTCTGGCGCAGCCGACCTACACACGAAGTCTCACGCTACAACACCTTGGTTGAGTGTGACGATGGTTGGTTGCTACATAGTCAGATGAAGGGCACGCTCCTTCTTCTGAGTGACGAAAAGGCAGAGGTGTATCGCCGTCTGTCGGACGGCGATTTTTCGTTGGCGACTCCAACTTTTGTGGAGACCCTGAAGAACGGCGGATTCCTCAAACCGGCTGGTTTCGATGAGCGGGAGACGATTGGCAGATTTTGGGACGAAAACGTCAATTCTCCCATCGCCAAAGCTCTGACCATCGTGACCACAGATCGTTGCAACCTCGGCTGCACCTACTGCTATGAGAAGAAAACCGAATGGCGGATGATGACAGAAGAGGTGCAAGAACAGGTTGAGAGGTTTCTCGACGAGTACCTTACAGCTACGCCCACGAAGAGTTTCGGCGTTACTTGGTTTGGCGGCGAGCCAACCCTCAACATGCGTTGCATCGAACGGCTGTCGGCTTACATCGACATGTTGTGCTCGAAGCTCGGCGTGCCGTGGGAGCCGTTCATCATCACGAATGGCACCACCCTCACGCCGCATGTAATCAACCGTCTGAAAGCGTGCAAGATCAAGGGTTTGCAAATCACCGTCGATGGCATCAAAGAAGACCACGACGCCCTGCGGCCCTATCTTTCCCAGATGAAAATCGAGGACATGCACGAGCATCAGATTGCTCAGCGACAAAAGATCGATCCAAATTTTGGATCGCTTCCGATCATCGGGCAGGCCCCAGAATCTCCGAAGTCGTCTTTTGAGGACATCATTCGCAACGTCGGCCACTGTTACGATGCTGGCCTTCAGGTCGCCCTGCGGATCAACGTCAGCAAAATCAACAAGGATCGTGTCGAAGCCTTGTATGAACTGGCTCACGAGCGAGGGTGGATGGAGAAGTCTGAGGACGGGGGCATCGTGCGAGTCTACACCAACGCCATTTTCGATGGCTGTGGTGGGGCATGTAGCTCCCAGATGACCAAAGAAGAACACGCTCGCTTTGAGTTGAGCTTGAACCGGTGGTCACAGGAGCGAAGTGCGGAAGCGTATCGACGCAATCTGCGGTTCACCGGGGACACCTGCACAGCTAACAAGAACTTTCAGTTCGTCGTCAACCCGAGTGGTGCGATCATCAAATGCTGGCACCACTCGACCGATGACAGTCATGCCATCGGCCATATCACAAATCTGGAATTCGCCACGAAGGGATCGAAGGGACTGGACAAGTACGAGTTCAATCCCATGAACGATGCCGAGTGCTACGAGTGCCATGTTCTGCCGATGTGCATGGGTGGCTGTAAAGCCAACAACCAGTTCGCAGAGAAGGGGTATGACGGCAACCACGACATGGGTTGTATGTCAACTCGGTATGTCTTGCCGCAAGAGATTCGGCAACTCTACAAGCTCACCAAAGAAAGTCGTGCCAAGAAGGAAGAGGTCGAACTCGAACTGGTTGCCGCCCCACGTCAATGAGAACGATTCTAGTCACTGTCTGCGGACGGAAGCGGTTCTTAGAGGTTCAGCTTCCTTACATTCTCAAACTGAAGGATGTGGTGGATGAACACCATCTCTGGGTCAACACGAAGAACCCGGACGATTTGGAGTTCATCCACCATATTCATTCCCTGAGTCCGCACTTCAAATTGATCTATCAGTCTGAAGTCGAAGGTGTCTTCGAGACCACAGGCACCCCGTCTGTGCATCATGTGGGGCACATGATCGCCCCATTCTTTCAAAACTGCATCGACGACGATGCCATCTACGTTCGCATCGATGACGATGTGTGTTTCATCGAGGTGGATGCCTTCGAGAGTTACATTCAGTTTCGCAGAGAGCACCCAGAGTTCTTCTTGGTCTTCCCTGTCATCGTCAACAACTGCATGGACTTTCGCATCTTTCCTCGTTCTCATCCCTTTTGTCAAAGCGGCTATGACGAAGAGAAGGAGTGGAGGCCGCATGGGGGCCAAATCGGTCTCCATCTTCACAACGTCTTTTTCGACGCCTACCCTGATCTCTCGTCTCTGAAGCTGCCAGAGCCAGCCATCGGCCACATGGCGTCGATCAACTGCATCAGTTGGTTTGGCTCGGAATTCGCCAAGTTCAACGGCGAAGTGGCGAAAGAGGGCGATGAATACGTCAAGGAGGAGGATTGGTTGATCCGCACCAAGCCCCAGCGGATCGGCAAGCAGAACGCCATCTTCGGCGGCATGGTCGTCAGTCATTATGCTTTCGCTCATCAACGTGCGCCGCTGCACACCTATTTTGGCGAAGGTCTTGATTTGGATTCGACTGACGTGCTGGCCCGGTATCAGGCTATAGCAGGATGAATGGCTTCTTCATCTGCCAATACTCTTTCACCAGTTCTTCTGGATACGATTTGATGTCGGCCTCGATTTCTTGGGTGAGGTTTTTGATGGCATCGTCAAGCGGCATCTTCCACTTTCGGTGAAATCGAAATCCATTGGTGGCCGTCATGATCTTGAAGATGTTCTGCGGAACCATCTTGTCTTTCCAGCACACATCGCAATGGTGCTGAAGGTGTAACTCTGGATCTTGGGTCCAGATGATTTCGGCTCCGGTGCTCATGGCTTTCAAGGTCATGTCGCTGTCGGCATAGCCGTAACCGATGTATGATTCATCATAGCCACCCATCTTCAAGTAGTCTTCCTTGAGCATCACGGTATTCCCGGCGAAGAGGTTCTTTCGACGGCCTTCATTGGAGATACTGCGAAAATCCTCCATCACTTCGATTTGCTCGTTCTCAATTTGCTCATCCGTGTAATCGTCCAGAAGCAAGAAGAGCTTCTCTGAGGTCACAATCTGGTTGGGTCGGATGTCCATTCCAATTTTTGCGAAGTAACTTTTCGGCAGAATCCTATCGCTGTCGAGCAAAGCCAAGATGTCCCCTGACGCTTGCTCGACACCAATGTTGGTCATGCGGGATTTGTGATAGGTCTCTAGTCCCAGATTGATCTGGCGAGTCTTCAGAAAAGGCGACTCCACATTCTCACAACTGGTCTGACAGACAAGGATCAATTCGTGGAGGACAGGTTCTCTCTTTGCGAGAAACCTCAATGTCTGTTGTAGGTTTCTCATCCTGCTCGGATGGAAGATGATGATGAATGAGATCAAAACAACCTCTCGCTTTTGTAGCGGTTCCAGTGCTTCACATCCCCGCCATTCAAACCCACGAAATGAATCCCGTGACTTCCCTTGATGTATCGCTCTTGTAGAACCTGCACTTCCTTCATGGGGACAATGAGCGGGTCATGCTTGTGGAAGATGTGGGCCACGAGCGACTGTTCATCGAAATGGTCTGTCCAGCCGACTCGATCCTGCATCAGTGGCGTCAGGTGAGCCTCGAAGTCGAAGCCGGGAGGCAGGCCCAAGATGCCGCTATTGTAGTTGACCCCTTGTGGCACCAGCGAATCAAAGCGTTCGGAATAAGAACGCTTGAACGCTTCTGAAATCAACAATCTATCGCTCTGGAAGAATTCCTCAATGGCTGGCGGCATCTCGTAGAGAATCAGATCGTTATCCAACCATAATTCCCACGCATCGATGTTCAATCGTGGAGGATAGAGCTTCCAGCCCGGCCCGCTGGGGTCGTAGGGTAGGTTGAAGTTGATCGTCCTTTGATCGATGATCTCGTCGGCGGGCCATGGGATGGGATCACGTTCGCCGTTGTGACAGACGACGAGATGAGCATCGGGGATCAACCTTCTCATTGTCAGCATGGCGTGCCTTAAACACGAATAGCCAGCATTGTGAGGTTGTCCGATGGTCCATTTGATGATCTTAGAAAACGTGTGTGGCATCGCTTTAATATACCATGCAACTTGAGTATTTGATTACCGGGACCGGACGTTGCGGCACTGTGTATTTAGCGAGGTGTCTGACCGATTGGGGAATCCCATGCGGGCACGAAACTGTTTTCGACTATCAAGGTCTGAGAGGGGCGTTGCGGCGGCTGAAGGGAGAGATCCCGCTTGCCTTAAGCAATGCCTCAAAGATGTGCTGGACGCCCGAGAATGTCACTCAGCTAGGGGACTATGTAGATGTTCGGGCATTGAGAGCCGATTCAAGTTACATGGCGGCGATAGATTTGAATGCAGAGATCTTGAAAGACACAAAGGTTATTCATGTGGTGCGTCACCCCGCCAAAGTGATTCATAGCTTTGTCAACCACATAGATTACTTCAAGAACCAAGAAAGCCCCAATACTTACGAGCAGTTTATCTACAGGAACATGCCCCGGCTGGCTCAAGAGATGCCTGCATATGATAAAGCATCTTTGTTTTACATTCTCTGGAATGAACTCGTTGAACCACATAGGGACATCTTTGTAAGAATCGAGGACTCTCTCGAACCTCTTAAACAATTCCTTGGTGTGACAGGAGCAGACTATCCAGATAAAACAGTCAACACATTCCGCAAACCAGTGCAAGGCCATTTCGACATCATGGATGTCACAGATAAGGACATTCGTGACCTACTGGTAGCCAAAGGCGAGACCTATGGCTATAACATGACCTCAAAATATCTGTTGATTTGAGATGCCGTCTGATTCGACGATGTATTCTACAAAGTCAATTCCCATATTGAACAACATTGCGGCCTCATCCCCTTCCCAGTTATGCAATAGACGCTCGTGAACAAAGGATGGCTTCTTAAAGTATTCGTCAACATTACTGTTGATGGGAATCTCGGATTTTACAGAAAGGCCAACGCTGTCAAACCAATGACGGTAAGTCTCCAGCGGCCTGACGACACGGATGTTGTACTCGCAGGCAAATCCTCCTAGCCGGGTCAACTCTACTTCGTCGAGGATCAGATGGAGATATGCTTTGTTGATGTGTTCGTACAGATGTCCGCCATGCTTGGATGACCACGGATGATTACGGACATAGATGCGTCCTTCTGGAGCAAGCACCGATTTTGCTTGGGCTAAGGCTTCCATGGGGTTGAGGCTCTGAATGTGATCCAACACGTCGTGCATCAAAATGATGTCAAAAGGTGCGTGCTTTTTGACATCCTCGAAGTTGTTGGTCGCTTCCCCTTGGGCGTTGATGTCATAGCCAATTGCCATTGCTCCTCGGCTTATAGCCGCTTGTACAACATGGCCTTGACCGCATCCATAGTCGAGGAACTTTCTGCCTTGGAGATGTTCGCCAACAACGAGGTCCAGAATTGACTCAGCCCGAATTGTGGCTCGCTCATCGTCGTTACAGATGGCTTCTGGATTGACGGCGACAGGCCATTGGTGTTCGTTGAGTGAATCTTTGATCTTACGGAACTGGATTTCGTATTTCTCAGCATCCGGGAGCCCACGCTTTCGCAGTTGGTGCCGTATGTCTTCAATATCGGCACGGTATTTCTGAAGCTCCCAGAGATATTCTGATTCTTTGGCGTGTCTGAGTTCTTCAAGAGCGGCCTTAACTTCTCGGAGTCCACTCTCAAAGCTCTCCAGCTTTCTGAGATGGTACTCGATTCCTTGTGTAAGCTCGTTGATTTTTTCTAGTGTCAGCATTCTGCGTACCCCGAAACTATGATAGTAACAGGAGGAAGATTCGTTATGGCAAAGCCTTTGTTTCGATGGACCGTAGGTAATTGTTTACAGCAAGGTCTGGACATTCTCGTTGAATCAATTCACAGAACCACACAGGCATTTGGGGTAAATGATTGGGATTGGGCTGTTTGCTACAATGGCTTGAATGGGGATGAAGTTGGTTTTCTAAGAGAACGGATTGGAGAACTTCCCGTCAAGCTGGTGGCTCAGAACTGGGCCACTTGTCCGGTCAAAGACAATTGCCAGACTCCACGCCGCCAAGATGGATCTTTCGAGTATGACGGGAAACGCTGTGGCGGGACAATGTGGAAGGTCTGTCCTCCTAGATTGCGGATGGAAACTCACGAGATTGTCGCAGACAACGATGTTGTTCTGCTTCAAAAGTTCCCACAAATAGAAGAGTGGCTTGGTCAACGTGACCGAGTGCTCATCTTAGAGGAACCGATTCGTTTCTATGGCCGCTACGATCATTTGTTTCCACAAGACCCGCCTTTCTTGAACTCGGGATTTATGGGATTTCCTCCCGGATACAACTTTGGTGCCCGGATCAAGGAGCAGTGGGAGGCTCACGGCTCTTTTGAGAATCTCTCACAAGCCGATGAGCAGGGGTTGCTGACTTACACACTGAGTCTCGAACCCAGCGTTCGGATCAAGCCCAGCCAGATGATAGAAGTTCTTCATCGGGACTTCCGTACTAAGCTGTCTGGGAATGAGCAGGGCATCCATTTCACACAGGCCAATCGAATTCCGAACCATCATCAATGGGGCCAGTATTGCGAAGTTATGAAAACACAGAAGAGGGTGATGTGAACCAAAAAGAACTCAGAAGATATTTGTCCGTGATCAAGCGAGCCGTCTCTTTGATTGAGGGTATGTTGGACAATGACGACGGCGGACTGTTGGAAGAGATGATCTCGGAGCCAGAGGTTCCAAGAGCTTTGCCTGCCGCCGAATACCAACAGCCAGCGGCACCGCCCGCCAAACCAGCCCCTTCTGTGGCCCATCAGACGGCTCGGAAGAAGCACCTCCAAGATCTGTTGGACATTGACTGTTGGCCGGAAGCCGTGCCCCAGCATTTGATGTGTGGCCCCACCAAGGAAGATCAGGTCAAACGAGCAAAAGCTGTGCTCGATATGATGTTGGACAGAGGGTTGAGCGGCGCACGTCTCTTAGATTTTGGATGCGGGGAAGGTTGGATTGCCAATGAGGCGTTGAAGCGAGGATGTGCTCTTGCCACCGGCTATGACAATACCCCCAATGACAACTGGGAAGAGTTCGATGGTGGAGCACAATTCACTAGCGTCTACAATGAGGTTCCCAAACACCAATACGACATCGTGTTCTTGTATGATGTTTTAGATCACGCTTTTGAGCCGGAAGAGGTGATGCAGCAGGTCCGGGAGTGTGTGAAAGATGATGGTGTTGTCTATGTTCGGTGTCACCCATGGACCTCAAGACACGCCACACATCTTTGGAAGAAAGGCATCAATAAAGCCTATCTCCATCTGTTTTTCACTTGGGAGGAAATGAAAACTCTTCTCGGCGAACCACCGACATTTACTCGACCAGAAAAGTACCCAATCACCGCATATCACAACTGGTTCAAGAAAGACTTCAACATCATTAAGGAATGCCCGTTGGAAGAGCCGGTCAGCGAGTTTTTCTATGTGCCAGCCTTTAAGGACTTATTGGCTAATGAGCAAGGAATTGCGAAACAGGACATCGACAATTTCATCGACTCGATGAAGTTGCAGTTCGTTGATTTCGTTCTGTCACCCAAATGAATGAAGTAACCTTTGTATTGATGACTTGTGGCGAACTCTCGGAGCCAGACTGTCTCGCTGCCATTGAACCATTCAGGAGCGAGATTGAGTTCTTTGAGGTGAGGAATGTGTATCCTCAGATTGAAGCACTCAATCAAATGGTGAGCGGCGTCAAGACTGAGTATTTTGTTCCATTGGATGCAGATATCGTACTTCACCATGATGCGTGGCCTCGTATCACCAATGCCATTCGCAAGCATTTTCGCAACCCACATTGGCACTCGATTTTGTTCCGGTTGCACGATACGCTCACCGACCGTCCCATTCTGGCCTTAAAGGTTTTGCGTACCAAGATAGCCCAAGAGCACATGTTTAAGGAAAGTGCCACCCCTGATGTTGAGCACTATCAGAGACTCACAGATGCGGGATACACTTGCATCCACGATTATCTCAGAACCCGTCCCATAGGCGAGCATCGGGTTCAGGGTCGTCATTTCTGCTATTACAAGTATCGGGATGTTTACCAGACGTACAGATCTCACAACTTCGAGTGGGACAGCGGTGCGTTTATGGGTGGAAACGATATTGTTCAGAAGGCCAAAGCACACTTCGATTTCTTTGTGCAGAAGTTCATTGAGACAGACAACGAAGACTACCTGCATTGTATTGCGGGGATGATCGATGGTATCACTTCACCACTCGAAAACAAATCTAAGACGTTGGAGAAGAAAGACTACAAGATCGAAGCCAGAGACGCTGTGCATGAGTTTTGGCAGTGGTACATGAAGCAGAATCCACTTCAGAGTGCGACGATGATCTTTTAGCGAACGCCAAATGGATCAAGGTTGGTTCCGGCATTCGACATCGGGCCACCATTAGCCATGCGACCAGCGATCATGTCGTAAGCCTGTGCTGCACCATACTTGAGTTCCTGCCCACGTTGCTTTTCCAACATCATTGTGTAGAGTTTGCCCATATCCAGATGAACCAGTTGTGGGTTCGCTTGATCTGGGATAATGATGGCTTTGTCTTGCAGCCATTGAAGTTCGGCTGGCGAGAACTGGTATCCTCGGGCTACGCCGCTATGGAGCAAGGTGTCTTTCTGAAGATTCATGATCTTGCCGCCACGATCAGGAGTTCCTGTCACATATGCGCCCGAACCCCATTCCTTTGATCCCTGACTGACAGCGTTGCCGATGTTCTGTGCTGCTCTGGCTGCACTATCGAGAAGTTTCCATTCTGGGGCTTCGTGTGGTTTGCTGTAGTGTTGAAGCCACTGTCCCATACTTTGAGGGCCGGTAAGCGGCATGGCTCCAATGCCCATTGATGGGAAGTTAATACCCGATCCGGTTTGCAGACCTGTCCCCATGCCACCTGCTTTCAATGGAGAGCCCATTCTGGCATTTGGCGGGGATGCTTCTTGCAATTGTTGTTCGAAAAATTCCTTGAAGCTTCTCATGTAAGTATGTAGCGATCACCGAGAGGAAAAATCAGCCATGCTCAGCATCTTCATAATGTATTCGACGGACAGAGAGGTGGCTTTGGACGCCACTTTGTCTTGTCTCAGAGAGATGGAGTTTTACGATGTATGCCAGAAAACCATCGTGGTTGACGGTAGAATTGACCGCCTCCGAGAAGGGTGGGAGTATGTCCAAGTTCCCAGAGTGGCCGACAAGTTCTGTTGGGGGAGAATGTGGGATGCTGGGGTTTGCACGGCCCAGTACGAGAAGGTTCTCTATTTGGACTCCGACAGATTGCTTCCTGCCGATTTCCTGAAGCGTGTCTTGGCGGCTGTTGAGGATGATGTATTCGTTTTCACATCAAGCCACTTCCAGATGCTCAAGGAAATGTCTATTGAAGACTGCAAGTTGTTTTTGAAAAGCATGAACGAAGAAGGTGTGTTCTTGGACGAGAAATTCATGGGGAGCCTTCGCTTTGAGGCTCGATATGGCGACCCAATTCATCGGCCCGGCAAGAATGTCATGTCTGGTAGCACTGCTTTCACAAAAAGCACCTATCTCAGATTGGGAGGAGTCGATCACTCATACTGCGGACATGGTGCCTACGCCGACACAGACTTCCATTATGCGGCTGCTGTGGGAGGATGTCAGTTTGTGGATTTGCAAGTTCCTGAACTACACTGGCCGCACAAGAAGCGAGATGGCAACAAAGCTCTTTCTGATGTTGAGCTTTGGCAAAAATCGCTAGACAATTTCGTTTTGTATTGCTTGAAGTGGGATCTGCCTTTAATCATCGCAGAGAATTTGGCATACGAATCAGCGATCAGAAATCCCCGAGCATACATCAAGAAGAGGGTGGAAGAACTACGGCAATCTCCAAGGAATCTGTGAGAACAGTTTTTCTTTTTCTGTTTCGAGGTTTGTGTCAAAGTCCACTTGCCTTTCGGCCAGATGACTGCCGTGCCAATGGTGGTAGACCAATGGTTCTCCTTCGATTCCCCACTCTTCTCCAGTGAGCGTGCCATAGCGGTTGGGGTAACTGCCCATGAAGGCAATCTTAGTTCCTTCCTTAACCATGTTGTGATAGGCCGCAATTGCCACATCATATCCGTCTGGGGTGACTCGGTGTCCTTTGTAACCGGGGGTGGGCTGCCAATCGTGTCGCACAGCGACATCTCTCTTCATGAACATACAAGCGGGCCTGATTGGTTTCTCTGGCACGCCCTTGGCTCCAATCACATCATACTGAGCCATATGTGTGACGAACGGCTCTTCCCATTGATATTGAAGCATGTGGACATCTACATCCAAGAACATCACATAAGGGAATTGGGGATGTGATTCTTTGACTCCTTCGTTAAGTCCTTGCCCGTGCCCAATGTTGTCGGTCTGTGGCACCCACTTAACACATCGTCGGCTGACGGTGCGTTTCTGGATGCTGTTGTCAATGACAACCAACTCGTAGGGGAAGTAGGAAAATCGCTCAAGGGACTCAATGAGGAGTTCGAGGAAGTCGTAGCTGTTCCAATTTACGGTGATGATCGATATCATATGGTTATGATAGAACACTCTGACAGAATCGTGATTTGGGGAATGTCATGTGTGGGTAAAACCACGTTCGCCCAACAGATCCCACGACCTTATATCTGTTTTGATGCCCTCTTTCCTTGGCACATGATGGAAACTCTGGGGTTGTCTTTTGAGGCGGCGATGCAGGAGGTGAAATCTGTCTGTGAGGCGAATCCAAAATTTGTACTAGATGGCTGGCATCTAGGAGACGAACAGGGAGAATTTCTGCCGGGAGGCGTCACCTGCTATGTTCTTTATGCCAATTACGAGGAAATTATCGCTCAGTACAGGGTGCCGGTTGCTGATCTTGAGCAGCATCGTGGGATGTTCCAGAAGTGGTATCAAATAAAATACCCGGCATTCAAAAGCGTGAGATACTTTAAGAATGCCGGGTCATTTGTAGAGACAAGTGAAGGCGAGTTTCTTACTTTCCTAGAACAAAGTCAATGAACTGTAGGCTCATCTGGAAATCAGGGAAGCTTGCAAACTTTGTATTGTCCATGATTCGTTCTGCGATCTTCGGTATCTTGAAAAAGTTCTCCACCTTTTCTGTGAGATCTCGTCGGCTCAGTATCTTCAATCCGGCTTGCTCGATGAATTCGCCATATGTCTTGATGGGATAAACGACGCCAATGTTGTGCTCTGGATTCAACGGTTCTGGCACCAGTCGCTTGAGTTCTTCGTCGGTAAACACCAGATGCAAGTATGCCTTGTTCAAAGTGTTGTACAAGTGAGTTGCGTGTCTCGATGTAAATGGATGACACCTCATGTAGATCTTGCCGGTGTCTGATAGTAGATCTCTGGCTTTCTTCAAGACAGCCACAGGAGGTTCGGCTTTCAGATGATCAAGTACATCGAAAAGCAGGATGACATCATAGGGTCCGTGATGTTGGACGATGCTGAAGTCGTTCGTAAATACAACTCCGTCTACGTTGTCCCAGTTGTTGTGTTGCAGGTCAAAACCAACAGTTGATTTTGGTTGATAGTCTTTTGCGAGTCGAGCGACATATCCGGGTCCGCAACCATAGTCGAGGAACTTCTTGTCCTTCAGATCTTCTTCGATCATCAGTTCAATGATCCCACGAGCACGCTCCACCTGATCTGATTCGGATTTTGGGTCGCAGATGAGGTTGGGATTGACTGCCGCAGGCCATTTGTTGCTGTGTACGGCACGTTCCAGACTGTCAAAACTGTCGAGGGAATCGGTTGGTTCGGGGGTTGCTTGGGCTTGGATCGGGGTCTCTTGGAACTCTGTGTTCAGGGTCTTTTTGAGGTCCAGAAGAGACTGGACAGCCCGTTCGATGGATTGGTTAAGTTTTTCGATATCGGCCATTTTGTCTCTCGTTTCGCTATTATCAGTTCATGAAGATCGCTGCACTTTTGAACGTCCACACGCCAGACAAGGTTATTATAGATACGCTTGAGTCAATTTTTTGTTATCTGACTCGGGATGTCCTCGTTTTGATTGATGGGGCGAGTGAATCGAAGTTTAAGGACTTCGATCTCCCGGTTCCTTCCGTGGTTGGCTTTAAGCACGGTTGCCCAAAATCGCCTTATCGAAATGTGGCATTGGGCCTCAAGTGCCTCTACGAATCGAACCCTGAAGCGGACTGGTACTGCTACACGGAATATGATGTCCTCTTCACATCTTCAAGAATTAGGTCTCAGTTATTGATGGCAGATGAGATGGATGTGTGGATGCTGGGCAATGACGGTCATGTGGATGAAGTCACTTTACCGCTGGTATCTTCTCTTGTGGGCGAGCCCTTGAAGCAAAGTTACTACCTGTTGGGGTGCTGTCAGTTTTTCCGCAACAAGTATTTGAGGAAGTTGTATGAGATCGATTTCTTCGACCGATTCCTCAACTTAACCAACGAATTCACAGAAGGTTACATGCCGTGTTACTCTGGTTATGATGTAAGCGAGCATCTCTATCCTTCTCTGTGTCGCCACTTCGGCGGCAACATCGGTGTCTTGGCCTCATATGATGAGATGGGTCGGTGGCACGGTGCCTACCAATACTATCCTGTGCGATGGCGACCCGAGCTAAATCCCGAAACCGAGGAGTTCCCAGATGCGAGCATCATGCACCCGTTGAAGAACTACGACCATCCATTTCGGGAAGAACACAGAAAGATCAGAAAGGAGTTGATCCATGGAAATCACAACTTGGGACTCAAAGGTGCTGGGCGTAGTAATGGACGTGTCCTTGAGACATGCGGCTGATGGCCGTCGAGTTCTCGATCATGCCAAGCAGGGCTTGATCGAATATCTGAGAGACACATTCGACGATGACGACATCTTCTACCTGTTTCATCCTGAGATCGTCGAGACAATGACTCGGATCGGCCAACAAGTAGGGGCTGTCTCCAATTTCGAGACAGACGGGTGGAAGTTCAACATCAATTATGCGTTGCAGCAAACTCTGTACGTCTTAGATGCTGAGAATGAGGGCTTCCAAAAGTACCTTGTGCTCATCACAGACAGATTTGATCCCGGCCCCATTCATCGCTTAGCGAAAATCCAAGAAAGAGAGATGATCGATTGTAAGCTGGTGGTATTGTCGATTGGAGATGCCCCAATTCACGAGATCGATCCATCTGAGGCTTATGTGATCCAAATCAGGGATGTTGCCAGCATCGCAGACCAGATCAAGGAGTGTTTGAAGTATGGATCAGAATACGACACCGGAAGTGATTTCGAGACCTGTGAACAGTGTGAGTGATTTTCATTCACAGGTTGACATCATCATCCCCTTCCACGGACAATATCAGAAAGTCACTACCCTTCTTGAGACGATTTTCCGTCTCACTCGCAGCAACTACTATCAAGTGTGCATAGTAGACGATGCGTCTCCCAACGAAGAGTTCATCAAGGTTATGCAGAGGAACTCCGACAAGGCAGCAAAGATTCGCAAAATCGCCAATGTCGTTAAGACGGTTCGCTCTCCAGAACAACTGGGCTTTGCTGGAGCGTGTCAGTTGGGTTACGAGAGTACAGAGAGTCCTTATGTCTGTTTCATCAATTCAGACTGTAAGATTGAAGACTCAGGTTGGCTGCGAACCATGGGAGAGACATTGTTGGCTTACAAGGATCAGGGCGTCCGTATGGTTTGTCCAATCACCAACAATGCCGTGGGCGGACACCCAGAACAGCAAGGCGACCGGTTTGATCGAAACCCAGAGCCTTACATCTTGCAAGAAGACGAGTACCTCAGCTTGTATTGCTTCATGTGCCACCGAGAGTTATTTCGTCGTTGCGGTGGTTTCTTGAAGAACTACCCGTATGGTTTCTACGAGGATCAAGAGTTTGGTGCCCGATTGAACTCATATGGATTCAAGCAGGCGGTGTGTCGCAACAGTTGGGTTCATCACGATGGGGCCGTCACGATAGAAGAGTTGTGGCGAAGAAACCCATCGACGAGAGACATCATGGAGAAAGAGAACCGCAAGCGGTGCATCGAAGACCTGAAGAAGCTCTCGTAAAATACCTCCCAGACGAATAGATAGATGTGATCTACATTGTTCGATCCGGGAGGAATTATGGCAGCAGTTACACCTGTTTCAGCGAATAAGTGCAAGGGCACATTTGCAGACGATACCCCTAACATTCAGCTTTACTGTTTGAAGGGTGAAGATGCGATGGCCCAGCCGATTTACACATGTGCAACATGGCGGAAGTTTCGGGTGAGTTGCCCGAAATTGAACCAGCTTTGTAGCACACGGTCGGAAGCATGGGTTGCAGCAATCACGGTTTGCAACCAGCGTCTCTACTAAGACCAAAACACGAGCACACACCGAACAAGCGAAACCTCCGAGCTAAATGAGGGCTGAGCGGCGTGTGCTCTTTTTATGCGCCGAGGTAGGTCTTCTGTGGTCGCACTTCTTGCACCCACGCCTCTAGCACATACGTCTGATCGAAGACGACCTCTTCATTCTGTTGCCGTGGCAGGCTCAGCATTTCATTGCTGGTTTTGGCCGAGACGCCCGGCTTGAGGCACGTTGTGATGTGCGGGAAATCATTGATGGTTTTCAGGTCCAACCATTTCCCATCACCGTCAATCGACTCGACTCTCGCTCTGAGGACTGGTGCGGCGCACACGCCCAGTGTATAGTTGAACCGGAGTCGATCCACATGGATTTCGGCGAAGCCGCCAAGTACGCTGGGGTCGTTCAGGGAGTCGTCGAAGGCTCCCAGATTTAGCGTCATGTGATGGGGCAGGAGTTCCGCCTGAGAGGTTTGGAACCGAAACCCGTCCTCTTCCAGCGTAGTAAGAGCCTTAGCCAGCCATCGCAGCAGATGGCGGGAATTTTCCTTGAGCACGGCGGCGGTGTAAATCATGAGCTTCCCTGCACTTTCTGTCCAAAAATTGTATTCTGCGGGATAGGAGCCAACTTGTCGAGACGAAATTTTAGGCGGTTTGGTTCAGGGAAATCGCCCTCGTCGGTCAATTTTGGTTGTAAAACCAAAAAAGATTGAGTACGATATCGGGTCAGATGGACGATTTCACAGATCAATGGAGCTTCCGAAAGGGAGGCTGGACAAATGGGTGAAGGCCAGCGATCAGAAAAGATCTGCGTCTTCGTAGACAACAACGCTCTCTCTCGAATCTTGAATGGCCGCAAGGTCAACTTCAAGCTGCTCAAGAATTGGTTGGCTGGTGATCGAGAGGCAGTGGTGTCGATTTTCTATTGCGGAGAGACCAACCGCAATTTAGACTCAAGACATCGGCTTTATGATTCGATGCGACTGGCTGGTTTCGATGTCAGGATCATGCGGAATCCAGTGAGCCGAGCGGGCCACCCGGAACTGGATGACGAAATCAATTCTGCGATAACCTGCCAGATCACTTGGGACATGTCCCAGTTGCTCCAGCAGGGATACTACGATTCCTTCGTGGTTCTGACCGGAGCATATGAGATGGCACAGGTGGCCCAAGAGATTCGTCGAAAGGGCGTGGAGGTTGAGGTAGTCTTCGACCCCAACCAGTGCTCTCCCAGTCTGCGAGGAGCCTCGAACAAATTCAGGGAGCTTTCGTTGGAGAGCGTCCTACTGCCTGAAAAGGCATGGAGTCCACACCCACGGATGACAGAAAAGGTGACTGCATGAAAGGTCATTTGACCAGAGCATTTGAAACTCTGAACAAGGGCCTCTTTAACGGTGAACTGAATGATGAGATCGAGTTTACGCCCAACTTGAGCCGCAAAGGCATCTTCCATTATACGGGAGACGACACGATAGAGATCGGGGCAAGCTTCATCAACGCATCGAAGACAGAGGTGCTGGATGATCTGCTGCATGTGATGATTCACGTCTATCATGCCAAGCAGGGCGTCCCGGACTTTACGCAGAATCAGTATCACAACCGATACTTCTGTGAGAAGGCACTCCGTCTCGGTCTCATTGTTGTTGCTAGTTCGGCACGAGGCTGGGGGATCACTTTCTCCGACGCCAATCACAGCGAGGTGGTTCAGGCGGACAAGGTGAGGTTCCCCGAAACGTCTGCGGTGAAGTTGCGTCGAAAAATCTATCGAGAGATTTCGTGGTCGCAACAGGAGTTCCAGAACTTCCAGCGGGCGTTGCGACGGTCCTACGAGTCGAAGCCGCACAAAGAGTACCAATTGAAGTATGTCTGTCAGTCGTGCGAACCTCCGGTGATCATCCGGTCTGGTCGGCGTCCTGATGGACAGAAGCCGCTCAACGTCACTTGCAACGATTGTGACACAAAATTTGTACTTGATGCGGAAAGCTTTAACTGACCCGCAAAACTGCCATATGATGTGGGGCATGGAGGAACATCATGCCCCGATACATTTTTCCGCCCAGACCGACCAGCAAGATCAAGCCCGAACAGCTTGATTCCATGGAAAGTCAGGGCGTGTTCATTTGGCAACCGAAGTTCGACGGCGACCGTTGTATCCCCGTCGTAGATGGAAACAAGGCTGATCTCGGGAACCGCCATCACAAGTGGCATCCCGCAGGAAAGTTCTCCCAGATCAGGGATGAACTTTTGCGTCTCAAACTTCCGAGTGGGACGCACTACCTCGATGGCGAACTGGTCCGCCATAACGGAAAGGACGCTCTGGTCCTTTTCGACGCTCTTCAAATCACCGATTACCTCATCGGTGTCGATCAGTTGACTCGTCTCGCCATGCTCTTCAATGTGTGCGGCCAGCCCAGTGAGCCTCACCCAGACTTCCCGGATGCTGCTCTCAAAGTGAGTGATAGCATTTGGTTGTCAACGCATGGTGATAGCGAGTTCAGTGCTCACTTCCGCAGTTTCGTCAAACTGCCCTTGATCGAGGGGCTGCTTCTTCGTAAGAAGGACTCCACACTCGACAACTGGGGAGCATCCCCATACGAGGTCGATTGGCAGGTCCGCTGTCGCCGCCCACACAAGAATTACCGTTTTTGAGAATTTGGTTTGCCAGATTCGAAAATCATGGTTGACTACTTGCGAACACTGGGGTAAAACGGCAGCCTGAGTCTTCATCGACCCTTAACAAGAGGAGGTTCTTTTTTCTTCGGGCGACTCCCTACTGGGATTGCGGGAGCCGCAGTCCGGTCTGCTTCAGGTCGGGCATTTACACAACATCGTTTCCCGAAAGGATGCAAACCGCAATGACAACAACCACCAAGTCCAAGTCCATCAAGATCACGGGCGAGGGGAAATATCCTTCCGTCCCTCTTGATCAGATTGAGATTGTGGAGCGGCCCGCCAAGGGCCGAGAGACTGAGCAACTTTTCTACAACCCCCGCAGCATCGAGAGCTTCACGCCTGCGGAGATGCAAGAGTTGTTGCTCTCGATTCGGACGGACGGCTTGCAGCAACCCCCGCAAGTCCGTGCCCTGACTGAGAAGGGGAAGGTTGTCGCTGTCCAGTTGATTGCTGGTGAGCGGCGGCTGCGAACCCTCCTGAAGATCGTCGAGAACGATTACCCGTGTTTCGACGAAGACGCTGAAGCCCCGAAGAAGTATCGTGCCGGGGCCGTCGTGCTGCACAAAGGTCGCTTCGCCAAGGTCGTATCTCACAAGACGGCCAGCCTTGCGATCCAGTTCTTTCTCGCCGATGGACTCACGCTGGGCGAAGAACAGCGTGATGTCGCCGCCGAGGAAGTCTTTCCCACCATTCCCGGCAGCAAGCTCTACCATCAGATTCCGTGCCGGGTGGCCTACGACTGCACCGATGAGCGTGCCTTGCGTTTGGCGTTCACGGAGAACGACAAGAGCCAGTCGTTGGAAACCCGAGAAGAGATCGCCCTCGTCGAGCGTCTCCAGCGGATGGGAATGAAGCAGGGCGAGATCGCCGACATGTTGGGAACCAATGAGACGTGGGTTTCCCAGACACTCAACTTCCAAGAGGCGTTGCCGAAGGAAGCCTACAAGAAACTGCTCGACGGCACCATGACCCGTCACGTTGCCGTCCACATCATGGGCTTCAAGCCCGAAGATCGTCAGAAACTTTTCGAGGCGACGAAGAAGGCCGAAGAGGAAGATACTGCCCGTCGCTTGGAAGAGGCGCAGGACGAACTGGAGCAGGCCGAAGACGAGGAGGAGCTTGCTCTCGCCGAGGCCAAGAAGGCTGAGCAGAACGATGACGAGACAACTGCCAAGAAGGCTCGTCGCACTGTCCGGTCTGCCCAGACTCGACAGAAGAAGGCGAAGGAGAAGAAGGATCGTGTCGAAGACGAGAAGGGCACGATCAAGCAGAGCCACGTCGCTCGTGGGGCTGCCGCTGCCAATCTGTCGCCGAAGAAGGCGAAGATGATGCCGAAGGAGCAGATTCAAGAGATCATCGATTCTCTGGCGGCTCTGGAGGATGGCGAGACCGAAGACCCAGATTACGGCGAAAACATTCCTGCTGATCTGGTGATGGCTGTGCGGCGAACCTGCACGGCGATCCTCGAAGGGCGTCACAGCCCCGGACTCGACATCATCCGCTCGATCCAGATCGATCTGGGCCGATGGGATGCTGTTGATGTTGAAGACGAAGAGGAATTCGAAACCGACGCCGAACTCGACGCCGAACTCGATGAAGAGTTCGGGGACGACTTCGATGACGACGACGACGAGGACTACAATCCGGTCGCTGAGTTGGATCGGATGGGGTACGATGACGAGGACTAAACGTCGGTCCCCTCGGACTCACCCCGGAGTGACTTCGGTTGCTCCGGGGTTTTTTCGTGCGCCCAGCGTGGCTTCACGCACATCTTCTCGCACACCGCTTGGTAGTCCGCCCGTGTGACGAGCATCCCCTGTTCAGCGAAGTGGGCCTTCACGTCCTCAAATGTGGGCGGTGTTTGGCAGATGTAGCATTCCAGCCACGGACGGGTGGCTCGACGCTCGTTATTACGCTGTTCCAACAACTGATCTGAATAGCTGCCGGTCATGGGATCTCCTCTCGAATGTTTAAGTCTCATGGATACATAGAAGTGATGATTACATATTGTCCACATTGCGGGCACAACTTGCCGCAGGCCATCGTTCACGGCATCACAAGTTGTAACAATTGTCACCGAGTCTCGGACTCCTCGCCATTTCACAGGCTCCTCAGTGCCGCTTGGCTTGTAAGAAAGCGGAACATCGATTCTGAAGAGTATCTGGTGCAATTCGGATACAGCATCGAAGAAGCCACGCTTGTAATTAAGCTAGTGGCTGATGGCTGTTATTCACACGAAGAGTTCAGGGATTATCTTAAAGAACAAGGGGTATCCAATACATGGCAAAACTGTATTGACCTAGCGTCGTAATTTAAGGTAGACTCTTACCTGTCAGACGACGGAAATTTGTTGATGCGTACTATAATTCTTCTATGAAACGGAAGAAATGCAGTTCGTGTCGCAAAAACCGATCCCTCAGCAAGTTCCACCAAAACTCCGCTGCGAAGGATGGTCTTTGCAATGTTTGTAAGGATTGTCGCAGCGAGCTTGAGTGTCGGGTTCGTCGTGAAAAGAAATCTGGTAGTTACACCTCTCGATGTCGCCAACCACGTCTCACAGAAAATGAGAGAACGGCGAGACAAGAGAAGGCCAAAGAATACCAGCGGGAGTATCGTCGCAACAACCGAGACAGACTCAGAGAACAGAAGCGTGAGTACGAGCGTTCTGTGAGATTGGATGGCATTGAAGCCTATGGTGGAAAGTGCTCGTGTTGTGGAGAGAGTACCGTTGAATTTCTCACTCTCGAACATGTGAATGGGAGAGATGATGAGCCGAAACGATTGACGGGCTACAAGGCATGGGCTCGTCTTAAAAGGCTAGGATGGCCGCAAGGGGACTACACAGTTCTTTGTTTCAATTGTAACTGTGCGAAAGGAATCTACGGAAAATGTCCTCACCAATTAGAAGAGTGAATTTCTATGCTGGGCCGGGTAGCGGGAAGAGCACCTTGGCCGCTCGCACGTTCGCCGAATTGAAGATTCGGGGATACGACGTAGAACATATTCCCGAATACATAAAAACTTGGGCACATGAGGGCCGCAAACCGACCTCATACGACCAGTTGTACGTCTTCGCCAAGCAATTGAAGTCAGAAGATGTCATTCTGAGAAACGTGCAAACCATCGTGACGGACTCTCCGTTGCTGATGAATACTGCTTACTCGGCACTCTACGATTTTCAATGTGCCGACGATCTGATTCGCATCTGTCAGCAGTTCGACCGAGACTTTCCACCTCTCAATCTCTTCATTGAACGCACGGTCGAGTACAACGAAAAGGGTCGCTATCAGGATTACGACGAGGCTGTGAGCTTCGACAATTTCCTGAAGGGACATCTTAGCAGACACCTGCATGGCGATCTGCATTACGTCTGTGTCGATCACTTCGATTCCATGATGGAACTGATTGAGAGGGAGATCGATGGCCCAACTTCTTGACGGGAACGCTGTCGCCGCCGAAGTGCGTGCAGAGATCAAAGCAAAAATTGGAATGACGCCACCATGTCTCGCTGTGGTGTTGTGCTCTGAAGATCCAGCAAGTGAGATTTATGTCTCAAAGAAGAGACAGGCATGTGAGGAGTGCGGCATCATCAGTTTTCTGTTGAAGCCGTTCGAAGGAGGCATTGAGAATTGGTCCCAGCCAATGGACCATCTTCTGGCAACCATCGATTATCTCAACAACGATCCGGCTGTGCATGGGGTCTTGGTTCAACTGCCGTTGCCAAAGTGTCTTGACGCACAAGCGGTTTTCGATAGAATCGACCCTCACAAAGACGTTGATGTCTTTTCGCCTACGAATGTTGGACTGCTCCTACAAGGTCGTCCTCGATTTGTTCCCTGCACGCCACAGGGTATTCAGGAGTTACTGACCCGTAGCGGCATTGGAATTGCGGGGAAGAAAGTGGCGATCATCAATCGATCTGATATTGTCGGGAAGCCTCTGTCTGCACTTCTCGTTCAAGACCATGGGCAAGCGAATGCCACGGTCTTCATGTGTCACGATCACACGCCCCCAGATCGTCTCAAAGAAGTCTGTCTTTCTTCAGACATCATCGTGGTCGCAGTCGGCCAGCCCAATTTCCTCACTGCTGACATGGTGCCGGAAGGTGCCGTGGTGGTTGACGTGGGGATCAACCGCATTCCCGGCACTCGAAAGATCGTAGGCGATGTAGACTTCGATGCTGTCTCACAGAAGGTGTCCGCCATCACCCCGGTTCCCGGTGGCGTAGGCCCAATGACGGTGGCGATGCTGATGCGAAACACGCTAAAAGCTCAACTGTTGTCGAAAAATGCCATATAATTCTGATGCCCGATCATCCCGAAAGGAGTTCGAATGTCCAGCAGATTCGTCACCGTAGAAGAAGCGGAAGCCATGGTACAACAGGCAGTTTCGGCTGCTTTGCTGAAGATTTCTCGGGCACCCAGACCATTCAAGATCTTCGGCCTGAACAGTTCTCAGGGGTACGCTCAGAAAGTTGCCGAACATGTGGGTATTGACTTGACCCCACATGAGGAGCTAGACTTCCCAGATGGCGAGAACTTCGCCAAATCTGCCGATGGAGCGGTTGGCAATGTTCGAGGGCACAATGTCTTCGTAATCCAAAGTTTGTACTCGGACGCCCACGAATCAGTTTCGGACAAGTTCGTCAAGTTGTGCTGGATGGTGGGATCGCTGAAAGACGCCAGTGCCCACGAAGTTACGGTCGTCATTCCCCATCTCGCATGGGCCAGACAGGATCGCAAAACAGCCTCAAGGGAGCCGATCACCACCAAATACGTCGCTCGGATGCTCGAAGCTGTGGGCATGGACAGAGCCCTGTTCATTGACGTACACAATCTCGCTGCTGAGCAAAATGCTTTCTCCCGCCCCATTGACAATCTCGAAGCCAAGAATCTCCAAGCGGAGTGGTGTGCCAAGCAACTGCAAGATGCAGACAAAATTGCAGTTCTCACCCCCGATTCTGGAGGTCTTCATCGTGCTCGCCGTTTCCGGGGTGCCCTTGTCGATTGCCTGAAGGCACTGGGCAAACCTGCCAAGAATACCATCGAATGCGTCATCTACGATAAAACCCGAAAGAAAAAAGAGGCCAATAGTGGCGTGACTGGCTATGAAGGTGGTCGCATCATCGGCGATGTCGATGGTGCCTACGTCATTGCCGTGGACGACATGATCTCGACTGGTGGCACCATGCGGAATGCCTGTATGGCCGTTGAACCGGCTGGCGGGGAATTGTTCGCTGTGGTCGCCACACATGGGTTGTTCTGCGGAGACGCCAATCAGAAGATGGATGATCTCAACACGAGAATCGTGATGTGCGACACCGTTGACCCTTGGAGGCTGAGTGAGGCGAATAAGAAGAAAGTCGTGACAATCTCGACGGCACAGATGGTTGCCGATGCCATAATGAGAATCCATTATGGCACCGGCAGCATCAGCGAATTGTTGAGTTAGGCCGAAACGGCAGCAACTTCTGGGATGTCCTTGTTGATCAGTTCTGATCTGAGGATCGTGACCTGATCTGAGGCTTCGATGCCTAGACGTACCTTGTTGTTGTCGATTCGTACCACTGTCAATTCAATTTCTTGACCTTCGTGCGTCTTGAGAAGGATCTTCTCATCACGTTTGCGAGACAGGACTAACATTTGTGCCTCCCTTCGTTTACGTCCTTGGGTTCGACTTATAACAGTAGGTATCCATCCAAACTGAAAAATTCTTACAAAGGGGGTTGAACCCGCCTTCTCAGATGATACACTTGTGTTGTGGACACGTTGCGTGCCTGCTCTTTCGCAGCCAATGAGACAGGCTTCCCAGAACAAACCGGCTGCAAGGGAGAACCCCAACCATGAGTACGGCGACAGCCACCGACGTTGGCAAGCAGATCAGCGATCTCCTTGCCGAAGCAAACCAACTGGAACACGAGGGACAGGAGAAGCTGAACGCAGCCAAAGAGAAGTTCGCCGCCATCCGTGATCTCGCCAATCAGCATTCTGGCGATTATCAGGTTGGCTCGAACGGCTCTTCCTCGGTCGCTTCGCCTGCGGCACCTCGTCCGAAGACGGCACGCACCCGCCCCGCTGCCAGCACTGCCGTCGCCCCGGCCAAGAAGAAGACGAAGAGCAAGAATGCTCCAGCGGCCAAGGGCAAGGGCAGGAAGAACGTCCGTCGCAGCGGCAAGGTCGATCCCGCCGACCGGAACTACGGCAACGAAATCTCCCTGAAGGCTGCCATCTGGCAAGTGCTGGAGATGGGGCCGGAAGCGTGGGAGAAGATTCTGCCCGACTTCCCCGCCGACGCCGAGGGTCTCAAGGTCTCCGAAGTCAAGGAGATCATCGAGGCCAAGAAGATCTGGGAATCCTCTTCCGAGAACATCAGCCCCCAGATTCAGCAGCACCTCTACAACTTCAAGAAGGCCAAGAAGGTCGCCCGTGGCGACGACCGGCGATACTACATCGTCGAAGGAGCCGAACTCGAAGACTGATCCGTCGTGTGGACGGTCATTGCGGAAAGGCCACGGTGAGAGATCACCGTGGCCTTTTTTGTTGGAACTTACTTTCATAGAGTATGTTCCACATCGATAGGCCATATCCGAAGATCAGTTGCTTGCTGGTCACAGCCAACGGGCGCATTGAATACTTTCGCAGAAGTTTCCAGTGCTACCTCAATCAGACATATCCCAATCGTGAATTGGTGATCGTCAATGAGGGGTCTCTTCAGTATCAACAGCAAATCAGAGAGTGTGTTGGGCAACGTGAAGATGTGCGATTCATCTTCTTGGACGGCAAATACACGCTCGGGGCTTTACGCAACATCTCCATCGCCCTTTGTCATGGCGATCTCTTTGTGCAATGGGATGATGACGACTTTAACATGCCAGAGCGATTGGCGACCCAGTACGCATATCTCTCCAAACACACCAACGCCCGTGTCTGCTATCTCACCGATCAACTGCATTACTACTTCCCAACGCAACAGTTGTATTGGGAGAACTGGGAACATTTCCTGAGCGGTCAGGTGCAAGAGTTCTCATTGATACCCGGCACCATTATGGCGTACAAAGAAGGCTTCCCCGCTCGATATCCTTCAGCGGGCACGTTTGCCTCAGCCGGTGAAGATTCTGTGCTCGCTCATCAGTTGTGCGAAAAGACTGAGGTGATTCTTTTGAGAGACAAGGGATACTTGCATGTCTACAGCTTCCATGGAAAAAACGTCTGGGACATCCAGCATCATCAAGTCATTTCGACGCATCGTAGCATGACCATTCCTTTCATGATCAAACATCGCAACCGCATCTGTCGAACGCTCGATCATCTGCAATTGGCAGACAAGATCACCGTCATGGGCAGAGAGGGATTGGCATTCTTATATGAGAGGGAATCATGATCTTTGAACGACCACCCAAAATCAGTTGCGTTACTGTGACCACAGGTCGGGATGACCTGATTGGCGGCGCACTTCGATGTTTTGAGGCTCAAACTTATGCGAACAAAGAACTCGTGGTGGTTTCGCAAGGAACAGCCGAGCGGAATGCAACCATTCGTCAGATGGTGAGTGCCATTAAAGGAGCGATCTTCATAGAAGCTCCCTCGAACATTTCTCTGGGTGCCATGCGTAATGTTTCCATTGAGTTGACTACCGGTGACATCATTTGCCAGTGGGATGACGATGATTTTTATCATCCCGACAGACTGATGACGCAGTTCAAGCATCTTCGTGGACGTGCCGTGGCGAGCCTTTACACTCAACACCTGAAATACTTCAAGAATACAGGGAGAATGTATTGGATAGATTATACCCGTGGCCCAGAGAGCTACATGGACATCCTTCAACAATCACCGTACAAACGCTTTTTGACCGGATCGGTCATGTTCCGAAAAAGCTGCTTCCATCAATTTCGAAGTTTTCTCTATCCAGAGTTTGGATACCAAAGTGATCGAGAAGAAGATCTCAATGTTCTTCAGAAGTTGATGCAGAGTGGATCAGTTGTGGGCGTGAACGAAGGGCATCATTATGTCTATGTGTTCCACGGCGGAAACACCTATGAACATCATCACCACCGAATGTGTTTGCATCTGAAACATTTGCTACAGGCCGACGAATTGCGAGAGCGAAAACCAGTATTGGACAGGGCATTTGCGGCGATGGGCCTATCTGGTTTTGATTTGTGTACTGCCCCGGATTTCATGAATATCCACGATCCCAATTCTGAACTTGGGGAGGAAGTCGTCTTTACCTATCCGGCTTGATCCGCTACCGTGTGGGGAACTCCAAGGAAGGAAATGTCATGGAACCCCGAATGTTACACTTTCTCGCATCCCTGTCTGCGATCATCGGTTTTGTAGCAATTCTCGTCAAAGCCGCCACTCCATCGCCGCAGACCTGTGCTGCCGTTGCGATCTTGTCAGTGTTTCCAGCAGTGCTCTACGCTTTAGCGGAATGGCATCATGCACAAGCTGCTATGTTGCCCAATTGGGTGTTATCGGCAATGTGGGTTTTGATCATGGCGACAGCGATGATACAGCGGGCGGCTTTGCTTAACCAATAGGAAGAAGGTTATGGAGATCAGCACTGACCGAATGGATGCCACGAAATGGGTCATCGATAAGATCGACCTGATTGTCAAGCCATTGGTGATTTACAGCGTGGCGATGTTGGCTGTTGAATGCCACATGTATCCAGAGACCGACAGTAGAGGAAGTCATCCCTTCTTTCTATGGTCAGAGCGAATTGTTGCTCTGATCTTCACTGTCGAATATGCCTTCCGCTGGTGGCGGAACTCTGGGCGTGGGTTTTATCCCCGCACAGCATTTGGAATGATCGATTTGATCTCCATCTTGCCTTTCTGGATTGGGTTCCTGCCGATACTGCGGCCCTATCTTCACTTGGTTCGCACATTGCGTGTGCTTCGCATGTTGAAGTTCTTCAGATACAACCGGTCATTGCAACTGGTTGCCCTTGGTTTCTATCGAGCATGGTTCAATTTGCGACCATTGCTTTTCATGACGGGAATCATTCTGTTGTTCACCCTCTTTGCTCTGTATGAGGTAGAGGGACCGACTCAACCCGAATTTCGCAACCTCTTCACGCTTTCGTGGTTCTTGGAAGTTACTGCTACGACGGTTGGTTATGGTGATCTCTCCCCGCAGACAGCAGCCGGGCGGGTAATCGTCATGGGATTTATGATCGCTGGTCTGGCGGTTGTGATGGCGTGCTTCTCTGCCATCACAGGAGCGTTTGATCAAGTCTTTGCAGAAGAAGCCGACCCGAACCTCGATCCTTTTGAGGAATTCAAGAAGGTGAAGGAGGAGCGTGCTGTGATCGCCGAAATGGATAAGGCGACGGGCACCACGGAAGCTGAAGACGCCGCCAAAGAACAAGAACAAGCAGAGAGGGCAGAGGAAGAGAATCCCTCCGAGTGATACTCTGATAGTTCATGGATGAGATTGACGCTATTTACCTCGGGCATGTGGCTGTGTTTTATATCCCGGTCCAAAAGTTGGATTCGGTTGATCACGGCAAGGATGGAAAGACGCCACGAGAACTGTTCGAGCAGTTTTTGATGACGAGCTTCGATGCCTACACGCTGGAAACCAGTGCCATCGAAGGGTATTGGCGTCGGCACCCAGAAGATCCGATCTTCAAGGATCAAAACGCCCGCTATGAAGTCAGTTTTCATGGCGACGTAAAGCCCTTCGTTCAATTCCTGTCTGAAATGTGCTCCCTTCTTGAAGAGCAGGCCATCTACCTCACGATGGGGTATAAGAGTTGGCTGGTGCTCCCGAAAGGCTCTGATGAAATTCGAGATTAAATACCCTGACACTGCGCCCACCGAACGAATCGAGTTCGAATACTCGTTTGTGACTCGTGATCCCAAACTCGGCCAATGCTTTGAGTGTGGTTCTTTCACACGTTGGATTGATGTGAAGTTGCAGAAGCATGTGTGCAGCGAAGAATGCGGCAACAAGATCTGGCGGCAGGCCAGAGAGCATTCCCGTGCTGGTCAACTTGATGAGATGAAGAAGGAGATGGAGGCTGAACTTAAAGCAGCAGTGATGGCTGAGAACAAATGGAAGGACATCATCATCGTTGTTCGTGACCAGTTAGAATACTTCAAGCAGTGCATTGAATCTGTCCGAGCACACACGCACAACTACACACTTTACATCTGGGATAATGATTCCGGGCCAGAGACAAAACAATACATTGAGAGGCTGCAAGCAGAATTCCTCAGCATTGAAAACCCTGATTGGAGCTTAGAAGTTTGGACGATGGATGCCAATATGGGGTTCATCGAACCCAACAACAGGCTGGCCGAGGTTGGCACCGGAGATTATATCATCCTGCTGAATTCTGATACCAAAGTCTTTGAGCATTGGGATACTGCTATGCTTGGCTTCTTGCAAAACAACCCAGATTACCGTCAGGTAGGCTTTTGGGGTGGGCATTTAAGCTCAGATGGTCGGGGATTTGGTGGTGACAACGGAGCCGAAATTGATTATATTCCGGGCTGGTGTTTCTGCATTGAGCGGAAAACCACATATGCCGAATTCGGTTTGTTCAACAAACAATTGAAGTTCGCATATTGTGAGGATGCTGATTTGTCCTTGCGCCTGATGGAAGCAGGCCATAAGATTTACGCTTTGTACATCCCACTGGTGTACCACTATCAGAACAAGACGATCAACGAAGTCCACAAGGAAGGACAGATCGACGTGCAAGCGACATTTGAGCACAACCATCGGTACATTATGAATCGATGGAAAGAGTATTTGGAGACCAAGAGGGTTCTCCTGAATAAAGGAACGGATTCCAATGAAATTTCTGAACTATCTCAACATTCCACTGGGTAGGTGGTTTCGTGTCCCCGTAACTCTGCATTGGAGTTGGGTACTTCTTTTTCTTTTTGTGTTGATTGCTGGTGGCGGGAATCTCGCCGCCGTTTATGCCGGGGCTTTCTTCATTGTCCTGCTGCATGAATTTGGACACTGCATTGCGGCACAAAGATATGGGATCGAGCCCCATAGCATCACCCTCTATCCGTTCGGTGGTGCGGCCCGAATGCGACTGCCTGTTGAGCCGGTACAAGAGTTTGTTGTTGCTCTTGCTGGACCGCTGGTCAACGCTCTCTTGATTGCCCCATTGTGGTTCTCGGCAAGTGTCCACACAGTCCTTGCCACGCTTTGTTATATCAACATTGCGATTCTGCTTTTCAACCTATTGCCAATTTTTCCAATGGATGGTGGTAGAGTGTTGAGGTCTCTTCTGTCGATGATATGGAAGAATCATGAGCGGGCAACAGTTGTCGCTGGTCGAATTGGTCAAGTGGGCTGTATTGGATTCGCTATTGTGGGAATCATGTCTGGTCGCTTCATGTTGGTTGTGATCGGAGCATTCATTGCAATGGCTGCGGAACAAGAGATTCGAGCGGCCAAGGGGCATCGTCAGCTTCAGGATCTATACCGAACAGTGACCGGCGATGAGCCGCCAGCAGTCTCGCCCCACGATGTTGAGGCGTCGGCTCGAATGATTTCCGACATTCAGCGACGATTGGTGTCAATACAAAGTAGAGAGGAATTCGACGAACTTTCTGAGAGGCTGGATCAGGAAACGGATAACCGCCACCCACGGTAAACTTCACCCTAACATCTACCGGAGAATTGCTTTACACTGCCTCAGATTAGCCGTAAAATGTAGATGAGAAACTCTCTATAATGATGTTGACGGGAAGACGGCAATGAAAAGCCCAGCAGAGGAGGAACTTATGGCGAAGACACGACCCAAGTGTGGATTTTGTGGGGGCGACAAGAACAAGGTCGGCCCCCTTGTCGAAGGCAAAGCCTACGGCGATGAGGCCCGTGTGTACATTTGCAAGAACTGCATCGCCAATTGCGATGAAGCCATCGAGCAAGAGGAACGCAAGTCTCGTCAGCCTACGCTCATCTCTCAGATGGAATCTCTCCCCTCGCCCCGAGATGTTTACGAGCATCTCGACGAGTATGTGATCCGTCAGAATGCAGCGAAGCGGAAGCTCTCAGTTCAGGTCATCAACCATTATCGGCGTCTCATCGACGGCGAGTTGCGGTACGGCCATACAACTCCGCTCATCAAGCGTAAGGAGTTGCAGGATGTGGAAATCGAAAAGTCGAACATCGTGTTGATCGGCCCGACAGGGAGCGGCAAGACTCTGCTGGCCCGCTCCCTCGCCGAGAAGCTCCAAGTTCCGTTCGCCATCGGTGATGCCACCGTCCTCACCGAAGCTGGGTACGTTGGCGAAGATGTGGAAAATTTGCTCCTCAAACTTCTCGTCGCTGCCGATTTCGACATCGACGCCGCCCAGTCTGGAATCATCTACATCGACGAAATCGACAAGATTGGTCGTACTGGTGGCAACGTCAGCATCACTCGTGACGTGAGTGGCGAAGGCGTGCAACAGAGCTTGCTGAAGATGATCGAAGGCACCGTCTCCAATGTTCCTCCGCAGGGTGGGAGAAAGCACCCCGAGCAGCAATACATCCAGATCGATACCACCAACATCCTCTTCATCGTCGGTGGGGCATTCAACGGTCTGGAAGACATCATCGGCAAGCGAATGAATCGCCGGGCGATGGGCTTCGGACAGCAACCCACCAAAGAGAAGAACGAAGAGAAGAACGAGTTGCTGGCCCAATGTACCCACCACGATCTGATGGAGTTCGGGCTGATCCCCGAATTGTGTGGTCGTCTGCCGGTGATCGCCACACTCGAAGAACTTAGTGTGGACGATCTGGTGCAGGTGCTCAGCGAGCCGAAGAACGCTCTCATCAAGCAAGAGGAAAAGAAGCTGGCCTACAGTGGGCTCGATCTGGAGTTCACAGATGGTGCTCTGCGAATGATCGCCGAGAAGGCTCACAAGTTCGGCACTGGGGCTCGTGCTCTTCGGAGTGTGGTGGAAGATCTGATGACTGACATTCACTTCGACTTGCCATCCAACCCGAAAGCGGCGAAGATTGTGATCGATGAGTCTGTGGTCAAAGGCGAGAAGAAGATCGTCTGCGAGTCACGGGGAGAAGCCGCATAATCCAAGTTGAGGACGCTGGCATGGAGGCGTTACTGGAAATCTTGATCGTGACGGTGTTTCACATCGTCACGATTATTTTTGATCCGTTCATCATTTCGGCTCGTTTACTCAAACGATTCTGGGATTCAGTCAATCCTGACAATCTCCCAGAAGTCTTGACATTTGACGAAGACGAGTCGATTCCAACTTTTGTACCGGTGAAAGATTGTGACAGCGAATGAGTCGCCGCCGCTCGGAGTAGGGATTGACGATACTCCCAGCGAGCAGGAAATGGATATCGAACTCTTGTTTCACGACGGCAGAGGTGAATACTACCCTTTCACTCTTTCTGTACCTTCAGCCGTACACCGCATGTACGGCCAGATCGAAGCAAAGGTGGTGGTTGAATCCACTACCGCTTTCTTGATCATGTATCTCCGCTGGGATGGTCCTGTGGTCATGTACCACCTGCCCAAATCCCATATCGTTCTCGGTGTCTCTCAGATTGTGCAGATGGCTTACGCTTTCACGCACAAAATCTGAATGGACCATTAAGAGGCGTTGTGCTATACTCCCTGAAAAGGAGAGCACGGAATGCACACGCTTTTTGTCTACGGAACGCTCAAGAGTGGTTGTCGGTCGCACATGTTTTTGGAGCGATCCAAGGCCACTTTCATCAAGAAAGTTCGCACGGCCCCTCGCTACCAACTATATCGCATCAGTTGGTATCCGGGCATGGTGGAGGAAGAGGGCAGCGTCGAGGGCGAAGTCTATTCGGTCTCAGATGAATGTCTGGCGCACCTCGATCAGTATGAAGGTGTCCCAACGCTGTTCAGACGGGGAGAGGTTGAATTAGAAGATGGCACCACGGCTATCTCCTACTTCTTCAATATGCCTGTTGGTGGCCGACAACGTGTGAAGAACAACAACTGGATCGAAGGTCCAAATGGCGAAGAAGCGAACCAAGAGGATTGACCCGGAGCCAGAACCGGAGATCGAAGATGAGATCCAAGAGGATTCGTCTTCTGATGACGATGATGGTCTGACTTATACGAAGCGATATACCGTTTCGATTTTTCAGCCCGCAAAATCCTACATTGGGTGCAAGTGTTACAAGGACTTTTATGAGACCGACCAATTAGCCGACGCCAAGAAGACGGCAGAGGCAACTTTCAAGGAAGAAAACTTGGAAGTGGTGATCTGGGATCGAGAGCGATTCAGCGACGATCCCATTCGCTACATTCCAGATGAACCTGTCAAGGATGACGAAGATGACTCAGCCACAACAAAACCAGCCGCCAAGACCAGAAGACGGACGAATAAGAAGGATGCGGCCAGCCCCACGAGCAGTACGAGTGGGAGGTCCAAGTCCGAACCAGATCGAGTCTCTGGCGGAAATGCTGAGTCGCTCCCCCGCCCGAAGCATCCCCGCCGACGAAAGCCTAGTAGCTGAGGCCCAAGATGCCGCCTTCGAGGAAGCCACAGGCGGCAACCAGCAGCGTCGAGAAGCAGAAGAGGTCTCCAAGTCCCTGAAGCTCAAGAAAGGGGCCTGTGAGCCTGCCAGAGCCGATCTGAGGCGTTCTCGCAAGGAGAGAATGCGAACGGTCGAGCATTTCCTGTGTGACGACTGCGACGTGCCCATCACGGACCCTACCGCTGGGTTCATCATTCACGGCAACATTTATGTCGCCGACCCTCGTTGTCTGGGTGGATTGGTCGGCAACAACTTCCCCGAGACCGATGAACCGATTCCGGCAGAAAGTGTCACTAAAACAGTTCTCTGCCGCTCCTGCTTGATGAAGGCACTGGGCCTCTTCGACCCACCAACGAAACGACGAAGTAAAGGCATCAGCGAATTGGCGGCTGAACGTGCTGTTGATCGATTGATGGCACAAGGCGGTTTGGATTTCGCTAACCAATCACGACATGGAGGTGCTTGATGTCCACATATCCCAAAGATGAAAAGCAGTGTCCGAAGTGTGGCTTCTTCTGGGAAGGAGAAGACATCTATCAGCACTTCCTGAAGATGCGAGAAGAGGGCCACGACTATTACAAGAACAAGACCGACGAAGAAATCCGCAAGACGGCGGGGATGTATGGTTGGACTGAGGAATCTCCCAAATGCTTTAGTCACATCATCGGCATCGAGTTGGAGTACAATCATCCCCAGCACTACGATGGCGTGAGCTATTGGATGTGCCCCAAATGCGAAACCACATGGAATCGCTTCACTGGTAAGGAGGAGCCGATCCCGCCCAATCCTAACAGGAGGAAGGACGAATGATTCAAACAATCACATGGATCGCCATTGGCGTGCTTGCGGCCAGCTATTGGTTGCAAGTCTGGAAGATTCATAAACATCGTGAAGTGCGGGATATCTCCGGTTGGACTTATGCGTTCTTACTTGTTGGATACTTCGCCCTATTGACGAAAGCATCTATCGATTGGCACAATGGCACCGGTGACATCATCTGGATTTTCAGACAGATGGCGACCATCGTGCCAGTTGTCATTGTGTTGTTGCAAATTCGATGGCACAAGAAAGATCGTTGGCACGATGACGAAGATCCGGTTTGTAAGAATTGCCAGAAAGAACTCGAACCTCACTGGGCCTACTGCCCTTACTGTTCTTACTTCGTAAAGGACGAGGAATGAAACGGATTTCCCCCGGCTATATCTTCACCAGTGCGGCCTATTGTCTCGGAAAGAAACTCATCAAGTCGTATGAGTTTCGGGACAAAAAACCTGAGATCGGTGATGTTGTTTATGGCAAAGTCGTCCGCAAGGGACAACACACCGATCTGGAGAACAAGTCGGGCCGAATCCACTCCGTGAACGAGGGCACAAAAGGGCTGTTCGTTTTCGGCAACCGCTATGCCCCAGACTATTACGAGGCTATCATCCCAGATGATTGCCCCCATGAGATTGACCTCGTGGCACGCTCTGGCGTGATTGCCACGATGCTCCATAAGAATTCGGTGATCCAAGAACCCACTAAGATCAAGGTGCTGGGTTACGTTATCGACGACGATGGCGAGGTGCTCAACACACGTCGTTATCCCATCATCAAACCCAAGGCGACTGATGCCGATGAGAAAGATTCTCGTGCCAAACTGATCTTGGTGGTGGGGACATCGATGAATGCTGGCAAGAGTTATACGGCGGCAGCCTGCTGTTGGGCTCTTTCGTCAATGGGACACAATGTCCGGGCCTCGAAGATCACAGGGACAGCCAGCTTGAAAGATATCCTGCGAATGCAGGATTGTGGCGCATCTTACATCAACGATTTCACATACTTCGGGTATCCATCAACATACATGATGGACGAGTCGGAGTTGTTGCGAATCTTTAACGAGACTGACCTGAAGTATGCCAACAACCCACGCAACTTCTGGGTTGTGGAGTTAGCAGATGGAATCATCCAGCGTGAGACGGCCATGCTGTTGTCGAATCCAACGGTTCAGAAACGCATCCACCGTCTGATCTTTGCTGCCAGCGATGCGTTCGGAGCGGTGGGTGGCCTACAAGTGCTCCAAAGCCAGTTCGGCTTGAAACCGGATGCTGTTTCTGGGAAGATTTCTTCTTCACCACTGGGGATCAAAGAACTCAGCAGTTACACGGATACACCTGTCTTCGACAATATGAGTTGGGACATGAAGCACCTCTCAGAGATTCTGTTATGAAATTCGATCTGAGCCAGATTAGTCAGGAAGCAAGTTTTCCAGCGGACCCGGTTCAACGAGCACTGATCGGATTCTCCAAGTCTGGAGGCTTCATCATCTGGTTCTACGGCGAAATTCTTGAACATGAAATCGACGCCCTTGGAGCCAGTGCTGATGAATTGGGGATCACCGACAACAACTCCCCCGATGAAGGCATTTGGGTCTGGGAAGGCATCTTCCATTACTCACGGGATTGGGAAGGTGAATATGATGTGGATGTGAGCACAAATTGCTGGCGGGAACCCACCGACGAGGAGTGGAGTTTGATCCGCAGCAACATCAACCCCTTCGAGCCGTATTGTCCCAAATGCAAGCATCGTGTCGAAGGTGAACAATGCACTAATTGCGGATTCTTTTTACCGCAGTCGAACTCTAATAGTGCATGTGGATAGAAGCTTTTTGTGACATGCCGTTCAACCGGGCCAGAATCACATGCGAGGGCAACCTTGCCATGTGTTGCTTCATGCGGCCCGACCCTCTGAAGCCCGAGGCGGAAGCCTATGTGGGCAATGTGCTGGAGAACACATTCGATGAGGTGTGGTTTGGAGAAGTGGCCGAGGCGATCCGAGAATCGACTCGCAATGGGCAACTCCATTCCAAATGTTGTACTCCGGGCTGTCCTTACAAGTCGATGGAGAAACCCTATCCCAAGAAGCGGATTGTCTACAACGAGTATCCCAACTTCTTAGAAATCGACCTCCCCAACACTCACTGCAATGTGGGCGGAAAGAACCCTGATCCAGAGAAGTCGCCAGCTTGCATTATGTGCGAGCGATCCGCTCCATTCTTCAGGCCAGAGAAAGATCATCTGTTTGAAGTGTTGGGACGAATCAAGCATATTGTTCCCAATCTCAAACAGATTCACATCCAAGGTATTGCTGAGCCGTTCCTGCAAACACGGGAAGATGGTTTTCTGTTGTTTGATGTGATGGACGTTTTAGGTTTCGATGAGTATGCCGATCAAATCACACTTAGTGTCACAACGAATGGCACACTCTTAAAGAAGCGAGTGCGTGAGGAGTATTTGCGACGTGCCCCTCATAGCATCACAAACTTCTCAATCGATGCCGCCACGCCGGAAACCTTCAAGAGAATCCGCATCTTCGACTGTTTCGACAAAGTGATCGAAACTCTTTACGCTTTCTCGAAAGAGCGTGTAAGAAGTCGCCAGTTCTTACGAATCCACAACAACATCAACATCATGAATGTTCAAGAAGTTGTAGGTATGGTGCAGATCGCAGCCAAGGCCAATGTGGAATATGTCGAGTTCAATCCTACAGATGGGTTCAATTACAAGATCTTGGTCAATGAGGACAACTGTGGGCTCTTCAAAAAGGCCCAACAAGATATTATTGCAGAATGCAAGCGATTGAATGTGCCTTACAACTTCATCCGCCCGCTCGATCTGGGCATGACAGAGCACCTTGTTCAACTCACACTTTAAGTTGAACAAGGGTGGGCTCAATGTCCAGCGTCAACTTTCTCCAAAACTCCACAGTCACACCTAGCCTATCTGCTGATTCCAAAATTTGTGTTTCGGCTTCATTGAATTGTTTGAGGTTGGAAGCCGACACCTCTAATCCCGGCAAACATGATGTTGGCTGAAAGCTGATAGAATCTGCGCCCACCATTGCTGCCGTTTCAACCATCTGTGAGACCTCGGCGATGTTCAACAGATTGATGTTGTTGTGGATGTACATCTTCTGTTGTCCGGTTCGCTGTTGGTTAAGCCTCAGCATGGTTTTGATCACAGCGTGATAGGCGTTGAGGCGACGGATCTTTTGGTACGTCTCTGGTGTTGCGGCATCCAACGAGAAGGTGGCGCAACTTTTCGGATATGCCAACCATTTTTCCATCTTCTTTGCATCGATCACGGTGCCATTCGTGGTTGTGCTGACCACGATTTGATCTTTGTATTTATCGACGCCCAGAGCCTCCAGACAATCGAAGATGCGGCCTTGCCAGAATGGTTCGGCCACTCCTTGCACATGGATCGTGTCGATGTATTTCACATAAGGTTTCAGGGCCTCACAAACTTCTGGCAGCCGATCAATTTGTGGGACGAAATTGGGGGCAGCCCTCTCGCACATGATGCAAGCTGTGTCTGCGGTAGGCTTCGTGCCGCCGATGTTGCAGTGGGTATTTGGTAGATCAATCTCAAATTGAGATGGCAACTCTTTTTGGGTAAACGTCTTAGAAGGTAGATTGTCTCTAATATGGAAGAGAGGACATGATTCTTGGGCACATGTCGGGTGCATTACGCCTCGCAACGTGTCTTCCCTAATTTTCTTGGCTTTTGGACAGTTCCAAATGTCCCAGAGATCTTTCTCTAAGACGTTCCCCAGACAGCGACGAGCGTGAGAACAGCAGAAGTTGCAGTATCCCTCGGAGTCTATTTTGACCCTCTGAAAAGGATAGTTGCAAAAGGCGGTTCGTTCGATTCTCCACGAATTGATCATACGGTATATACTATGATAACGACATGAGATTCATCGGCGTACATTTTGGACATGATTCGGCAGTCGTTATTATCAATGAGGACGGCGAGGTTGAGTTCTACGCTCAATGCGAACGCTACAAAAGGAAAAAGAACCACGGCGGATATGATTACAATGCCGAGAAGCCTGCATTAAGCTGTCTGGCAGAATACTTTCCCGATCTCGGGCCGCTGCGGGATGATGATTTCTGTGTTTTGGTGGCAATTGGTGGAGAGCACGCCACCAAAGAGGAACTGTGGCATAGTATCGGTAACATCAGCACAGAATCAACAAAATACGATCCTTTCCTGATCCGCTCCTACGCACCAAAGGAACGAGAAAACTTCATCTATTGGACGCTGGGTCGCAACCCAGACATGGTGATCAACCATCATCTCGCTCACATAGTTTCTGCTTGGTGTTTTCGGCCAGATGACCAAGAACGGTTCTTTATGGCATACGATGGCGTCGGATTAGACGCTCATGGTGTTCCTCATTCTTCGTTGGTGGGTGAGATTGGACCATCAGGAGTACGGAGATTTGAGCGAGCACCTGTCATCCCGACCAGCATCCCCCTCACGAGTCTGTTGGGATACAACAGTGCTGGAAAGGCTATGGGGCTGGCTGGATATGTCACCAACTGTCGAAAATGGAATGGCTGGGAGTTTGTGCGAAAGACGGTGGAGTTCAGCATGGACCCATACACGCACACCACTCAATATCCAACAATTCCTAATTACTCGTGGCAACTTACCCGAGAGAACATGGATTACGTTGCCCACTTTTACAAGTGGTACACCAACGATATCATCTGGCCGGGGATTGAAGACAACATTACAAAATTTGGAATGGGTCGAGGTGTGGTGATTGGTGGTGGCACAACACTGGCCCTCGAACTCAACACACGCATTCACGGCATGGTGAAAGACGTGGTGTTCGGTCCCCCAACAGATGATAGCGGACTTGCTCTGGGTGCCGCAGCATGGGCTTTCTATCACCTCAATGGTTGGTGGCCCAAACTCTCGTCACCTTCTTTGCACACCTTGCAAACGCCTCTGCCTCGTCTCGGCCCACAGCAGCCGGAACAAATCGCATCACGACTATCGAACGGTCAGGTAATCGGTCTGTTGCGTGGCAAAGCCGAAGCTGGTCCACGGGCACTAGGCTTTCGTTCGATCCTTGCTTCTGCGAAGAATAGAAAAAACCTCAGAAGAGTTTCGCAACAGATTAAAAAGAGAGAGTTCTACCGACCTCTTGCTCCGATTGTGACAGCAGAGCAATTTGACCGCTTCTTCATTGGCCCCCGTGGAAAATACATGCAATATCGAGTGCATTGTACGGAAGAGGCAAAAGAGTTGCTGCCTGCCATTGTTCATAAAGATGGGACTGCTCGTCCCCAAGTAGTAAACAAGCAAGACGATCCATGGCTGCATCAGTTGTTGGTAGCTTATGGTGAAGAAAGTGGTGTGGAATGTTTGATTAACACTTCACTGAATGGCAAGAAGAGACCGATTTGTAACACTCTGGAGGATGCCCAGAAGGATATGGCTGGTAAAGATGTCGAGCTTGTCTCGATTACTGGTCAACGCCCCATGTTCATTTGATGATATGCTGAAACTGGCTCAAGATATAGGACGATTTGGAACCAAAACCAATACATTCTGCTCCAACCCTCACAACAAAGTGATTCTCAATAGTTGGGGCGATGTATCGATGTGTTGTTACCAGATGGTTCAACTCGGAAGGCTGGATGCTACCACAGAAGTTCTTGATCTTTGGAGAGGTCCATTAGCGAATGAAATTCGCAAACAAACAGAGGCGGGGCAATTGCATCCTGTATGTGGTCAAGGTACAGCTTGTCCTTACAAGGTGAAACCAAAGAAGTCTGGACCGGCCCCCACATATGCGAATTCATTTTACCCCACATGGCTTGAGATTTGTCTTCCAGATCGGCACTGCAACATTGGAGGGTATGAGCCCAGTGAGGAAAACCCTGCGTGCATCATGTGTATCCGCAATTTTGTGAAGCCACAACAGGAGGATTTGACCGATATGCTGTGCGAGAAGGCCCGGCCACTCATGCCTTATCTGACCCAGTTTTCTGTTCTTGGGATTGCAGAACCATTCTGGCAAAATGCTGTGTTCCGTATCTTCGAGAAGGTGCGGTTTGATTTTGAGAAACATCACATTCGATTCACCACCAACACCAACGGCATTTGTCTCACAGAGAAGGTGTGTCGGAGATTCTTTGACAATGTAGATTGGTCGGAAATTTCGTGGTCCTTAGATGCCGCCACGCCAGCTACGCACAAAAAGATTCGCCGCTTGGATGCGTTGGATAAGGTAGTTGCGAATCTCAGGCGATGGATCAAGATACGAGATGAGATTGGGAAGGGGTGGCATCATCGAACCACCATCTACAACAACATCAATATGCTGAATGTACATGAGATGACAGCAATGGTTGAGATGGCAGCCGACATCGGGGTGGACTCAATCTGGATGCTTCCCACCTACGATCAAGCAGGGGTGGTTCAGTTGGGGGACTTGATCCTCAACCAAAACAACGTCGGCATCTTCAAGGAGAACTCACTGAAAGCTCAAGAGCGAGCCAAAGAACTCAAGATGGATTTGCAGTACATCAAGCCATTTGATGTCGCCCCATTGGTGGACAAGAAGGCCGCATCCGAAATCCAAGAACTGGTCCAGATTTCGTTCCCTAGATGACTGGGATGTCGGTTAGCCAGTGCTTGTAGATGGGGTGGCTCACACATTGACTGTAGAGTCGGCGGTAGTTTTTGACGAATGTAGCTTGCCCGCCCACACGCTGCTTTTGCATGAACGAGGTCAATTCTCTTGGTTGAACCCCCAAGAACTCTTGCACTTTCTGACAGGTTTGGTATCTTTGCCTTGTGAGTTCTTCATAGGTCACATGGCAGATGGGTGAGTTTTTGAAGTGATCGTTGGCCCACTTTTGCCATCGAAGGGCACGTTGGTAGTAGAACTCTAGTTCATCAAACGTGATCCTGATCTGTGTGTCATATTGCTCGTTGTTCCATCGCCATTGTTCAATGGCGAGTTTCTCTGAGATGGCTCGATCCAGCACATTGAGTCGTCGGAGATGAATGACGTGCCATCTTTCTGACGCAATGAAATCCCACAACTCTCGCCAGTTGTCGTTTTCCATGCAGTCCACATAATTGAGTTTGAAACCGAAAGCTTTCCGGTTCGTTCGCTCTGCCAATGGAGCAAGGACCGTCTTGAAGTAATTCACAGACGAGTCGCTATCTTCGAGAACTGGAACTTCATTGCCGAAAAGGCTCTGTATTCTTACAGATCTCTTGCGGCCATAAATCTCTCCCAAGCACAACACCTCTGGATTTGAATTCAGCAGTGTGGCGAGAAGTTGGTATCCCGAACGGAGTTCTGCAATTATTACGAAGTTTGTCATCACGTTATTTATGGTGCAGGATTGACATTCCTCCCGTTTGGTCTAAACTGTAGCGGGCCTTACGGATGATATTGGAAGCCAATTACCTGCACGGAGGAGGTAAAATATGACCAAAGTGATCCCGCCGCCTGAACCGGATGTCTTTACAGAAGACGCTCAATCCGAGATTCTCGCAGCCATTGATTTCGCCACAGATCGACATCGAGGACAGTTCCGCAAGGGAAGCGGCCTGCCTTTCATTGTCCATCCCATGTCTGTTCTCACAGTCATTGGTACGGAGTGGGAATTGCGGAATCTGAAGGTATGGAAGGCCACCATCTGCCATGACACCAAAGAGGATTGTGGTGTCACAGATGAGGAACTCATCGCTGTGATCGGCGAAGATGCCGCTTCAATCGTGAGCGAGTTGACGTTCATTCCTGACCCTCGTGATGAGCGACCCGACCACATTCAGAAGCGGGATTACATGCGATCATTCATGCAGAAGAGCGTGGATGCTCTGGTCATCAAGTGCGCCGACCGTTTCTGCAACGTCTGCGATTGGTTGTCGAGTGATCCTGAGTACGCCGTCAAATACTGGAAGAAGGCCAGCGATTTGATGGATGCTATGTTTACCCGTGGCGAGGAAATCAGTGAGGCTTTCGGGAGTGATGTCTTCACGATGATGAAGTACACTCGCTCAGGGCTGACGGCGCAACTTCAGAGATAATCTGAAGTTTTGTCAAAGATGCTCTTGCGTTGATTTGTTGAATCTCCTTTAATTCCGTCTGAACAAGGAGGTTCAAATGCACATCATTTACGCAAGGGAAGCGATTCCCAATACGATCAACAAGTCCGTCTTTCTTGTTGGTCCTACGCCACGCCGAGACAACCCAGTTGCTTCGTGGCGTCCCCAGATGATCGAGGCCCTAGCTGAAGCTGGTTTCGATGGTCATGTCTTTGTGCCCGAAGCTCGGGACGGGGAATGGTCGAAGGACTATAACTCTCAAACTGAATGGGAGAAGCTGGGTCTTGAAATTTCCGACCGAATCGTGGCGTGGGTGCCACGAAATCTGGACTCGATGCCTGCTTTCACTACGAATGTTGAATTCGGTCGATATGTGAACGATGGGAAGCTCTTCTATGGTCGGCCAGACGATGCACCCAAGACCCGCTATCTCGACTGGCTTTACAAAGATTGTACTGGCCGTGAGCCGTGCAACTCCATACAACAACTAGCAAGCCAAGTTGCGGAACTAAAGGGCGCAGATCGTGAAGGTGGCTCTCGCTATGTGCCGCTAGACATCTACAATACGCCGATGTTCCAAGCATGGCTTAAGGAACAAGAAGCCGCAGGCAATCGGCTTGATGAGGCCAAGGTGTTGTGGAAGTTTGTGATCCCCAAGATCAACTTCCTGTTCTCCTACATTTTGTGGGTGAAAGTCTGGATTGATTCCGAACAGCGGTACAAGGAAAATGAGTACATCTTCACCCGCTCGGACATCTCCACCATCTTGCCTTACTGGCTGGATCTTGACTCCAACGATCTTTTGGCTACAAAAATTGTACTGATCAAGGAGTTTCGCTCTCCTGCTCGAAACAGCACAGGATTTGTGCATGAGCTTCCGGGCGGTTCTTCTTTCAAGAACAAAGAAAATGCGTTGGAGATCGCCGCCGATGAACTCAAAGAAGAGACAGGACTTGAAATACCAGCCAGTCGATTCAATCAGGTGTGTGCAAGGCAATTAGCATCGACGCTTTCGACTCACAAGGCTGTGCTTTTCACGGTTGAGCTTACAGAAGAGGAGATTCGTCAAGCAGAGGAACTTGCTGCGAAGCAACAGACTTTTGGTGTTATAGAGGACACAGAACGAACCTATGTAGAGGTGAAAACATTAAGGGACGTTCTCTTGACGGACGAGGTTGACTGGTCTATGATCGGGATGATGTTGAATGGCATTGCCGATCACATAAATCACTGAGGTCTCAAGGAGAGGCGTGATGTTTAACGCAAGCACTATCGAAGAGTTGCCGCAAGACAAAAAGAAACAGCTTGCTGTGGCTCTCGGGAAGGCTATTCGTCATGTCAACCGCATCTCCAAGCGAGAGCATCTGAAATCAAATCGGGCAGAAAGAGTTGATCTCTTCGTTGTCTCCCTGCGACGAGAGATCAGCTATCTCTTTCCTGACAACCGCAAGCCAATCGTCCAAGAATTGTGCTCCAAAGCCATCTGGTATGATGTTGGCAGGTTGACGCCTGAAACGTGGCCCAGTGGTTATAACTCCGTCCGACGTTCCGCTATCGAGCCATTGCTGGAAGAGGCAAAACGTCAAGTCGATACCGTTGATGTTCAATGCGACATCATCTTGGAGGGCATCGAAGACATGGAGCGGATGGTGAAAGGTCTACACCTCACCGCCGATGAGGCCGAACGCATCAACGACCAAAGTGAAGAAGTCCTCGAACAGCTTTCCGCAGTGTTCGATTAACCAAACCCGCAACCGTAGAAAGGGAGGGAGTCCGAAATGGGAGTCCAAACCAGCAACACCGACCGGCTCGACAAACTGCTCAGCCCACACAAGCAGAGCATCGATGTTCTGAAGGAGGCTTTGGAAGAAGTCTCCAAGGAACAAGCCGAGGGCCGGAAGAAACGAGCCAAAGAACTCATCGTCAAGTGTCTTGAACTGCAAGACCAGATGAACGCTGCCGAGCGACGGTTCACTGGCGAGAAGAAAAAGTGCGACAAGCAACTCGGCAAGCTCCTCAACCAGTTGAACAACATGGCGAACGGCAAGCCGCTCGACCAAGGCAACGAGGAAGAGGACGACGAGGAAGAAGCCACGGATGAAAGTGGCGGGGACGACACCCCAGCGGAATGATCCGCTTTCAACTGAAGATCAACAGGAAAAGGCCCGGTAAACAACCGGGCCTTTTCTCATAGATACTGTATGAAAAAGATCTTGCTCGTCACACTCATCATCACTACTGTTGCGGCCTTTATCTGGGGAATCAACTGGCAGTATTCCCACCCAGAGTCTTATGAGGTTGGCGGATTTCAATACATCGAACAACCGGATGGCATCACCTGTGGACCCACGAGCGTCACCATGTTGCTCAAGCGATACGGGAAAGAGGTCACGCTGGACGAGGTGAAAAAGCAGACAAAAACTGAGTGGTTGGAATATCACGGCGAGCCCATTGGGATGACTTCTCCTGAGTACCTCCCTATTGCTCTCAAACATTTTGGGATAGATGCCAAGATGTTGCGTGGTGATCTTGAACGGTTGAAGTATTTTGTCAGCCAAGATCGGCCACCCATCGTCCTATTAAGAAGTGGTGACACCACATGGCACTACGTTGTCGTCATAGGCTACACCAGCGATACGATCATTACTGCGGACCCAGCATCGGGCTCCAGAGAGGTGATGAAAGTTGAGCATTTTCAGGGGGCATGGGATTTCAAGACCACAATGTCTGGGAGAAGTGTGGTTCAAAAATGCGAACGATGCGGCGGCACTGGCAGATGGTTGGACTTTGATTTAGGGCCTCTCAGCCGATGCGAATTTTGTGATGGCACAGGGATCAGCCCTGACACACTGGTCATGTTGTTGAAGACGGCAGAAGTGCATCCTAGAACTATGATCGTGCCACGCATACATACAGAAGCCAAGTAATTTTGTACCTCGGAGGTTGATATGTTTTGGATTCTTGGATGGGTTTTCTTTGGACTGATCGTGGGATTGATCGCAAAGGCGTTGCATCCCGGTGAAGATCCAGTTGGTTTTCTGCCCACTGTTGGCATTGGTATCGCAGGCTCATTCGTGGGTGGTGCGATTCAGTGGTTGATGAACATGGGTGGTCCGTTTTCTAGTGCAGGGTTCCTGTGGAGCATCATCGGCGGCGTTATCTTCTGCTACATTTACAGACGATTCCGACTGAACCAGTTCTTGCAGGCACAGGGCCGAATGCCCAAGTTCAAAATCAAAAAGGACTAACGTGCGTTTTTCAGAGTGGTTAATCACAGAACAGACAATCTCGATTCCGATCAGTAGATTGTTCGGATGGAAGCCCAAAGTGGAGGAGGCAATCAACGACCTTCACAATGGGCTTCTGTCTCATTCTGCCGGTAAGCCCATCATTGTCAGTCGTTTAGACAATCCCAGAGGAGCTTTCTTTATGATGGACGGTTATCATCGTGTCTTTGAGGCCATGATGGCTGGTCAAACTGCGATTGACGGACAGATCGATATCTATACTCCTCGAATTGAGCGATCTGGTGGGGCACATAACGAAATGGTAGGCGATAAGGTTCGCTTAATCGATGTGCTCAACAGGTTGCCTCAATGATCCCAGTCTTCATTGTCAGCTATAATCGACTGACTACGCTCAAGGGAATGCTGGAGTATTTTGCACAGATTCCCGAACTCAAGCCCATTGTCATAGACAATGCCTCTACCTATCCGCCGCTGCTTGAGTTCTTCGAAAGAGATCGCTCCTTTGAACTGATCCGGCTGACCAACAACATTGGTCCATGGAGTTGTTTCACTCGTAACTTCCATCTCGGCTTCCCATCATCCAATTACTTCGCCTTCAGCGATTGTGATTTGGATTTGTCTGGCGTCCCCCTCGATGTGATTCGCAAAATGAAGCAGGGTCTAAAACAACATCCCGAGCGAATCAAAGTAGGCATCAGTCTTGAAATCAACGACTTGCCGAAGCATGACATTCATCGTTACCACTTCATTCAAGGATCAGAAAAGATCTGTTGGCAAAAGAAGCTCGGAGAATACTGGGACGTGAACGTCGATACAACTTTTGCGTTGTACAGAAATGTGCCTCAAGTCTACAAGATCACAGACTCTCTTAGGTTGGATAGGCCATACACGGGCCGTCATGTGCCGTGGTACAACGACCCAGCCAATTTGGACGAAGAAGAGCGGTACTATCTCGCTCATGCACGGCGAGATTGTTCATACTACACACGGCACGATCAGAAGATACAAGATGATCAAATGGCGAAACGGATCATGCTATGCTGAAAGTAGAATACAATTCCCCGGAGACAGCCGTGGTGTACCACACATGGAACCAAGAAGAGGGAACCGTTCTGTGCATTGCGTCTCTTCGAGGGGCGGGCTGTGATTCCAAGGTTTATGTGATTCAACGAGACACTTACAAAGGCAAGTGGGGTCACTATCCAGAGTTGTTGAATTTTGAAGTGGTGAATTGGCCTTATTTCTTTGAGGGAAAGACAAGGGATCGCCATTCAATGATCACATCTCGGCAGATCGACATTTGGAACTTTGTACAAACCATTCCACAGAAGGTCATCCTCTATTCAGACACAGATGTCTTTTGGGCCAAGTCCCCTCTGCCTTTTCATCGTTCGACCGATCTGGTGGTCAAGAACCTGAATGATGGCCTGTTCTATTTCGACAAGGAATCAGAAGCGGCACGCAATTACTTTGGAATGTACCAAGAATATGCGATCAAGGGGATGAAAGACGAGGACTTCAGGAACTATCTGTGGAGTCTCTGTCACTGGTATAGTGATGCTTTCTGGCTTGGCAACGAGAGCACATCCAACGCCATTCAAAAGGAACATCCCGAGTGGTTTCGCTGGATGGATGACTGCGAACACGCCATCAAGTGGGGCGCACCTCATCGGCGGGAGAAAACATTTCACAGCATGGGGTTCTATGAGGTGAAAAACGAGGTCTTCTCAAAGTGGGCGTTTGCTTTCCTGATCGAAGAGGTTCATCGCAATGTATCCAAATTCGATTTGGACTTTTCCGAAAAATATGAATGGCTTCTTCCTCATCAGGTGCGACTCCGAGATCCCAGCCTGACAAAACTGATTGACCAGTTGTTTTGATTTCCTTATCATGTAGGAATGGAACGCACCAAATACCCACGAACGATGAACCTCCCTTGGAGCCAGTCGAACTCTTCCGACGATGTGTGGTGGAGCGATACCACTGCATTTGATGGTCGGGAAGTCGTGATGACTGAGAAGCTCGACGGGGAATGTACGACCGTGTATCCCGATGGACACACGCACGCTCGTTCAATTGACAGCAAGCACCATCCATCTCGATCATGGATGAAGAGCTTCGCTGCCACATTCGCCTACCGCATCCCGCAGAACTTCCGCATCTGCGGCGAGAACGTGTACGCCTACCACTCTATCTTCTATGACCAGCTTCCTTCGTACTTCTTCGTTTACGGCATCTACAATGACAATCTCTGTCTGCCGTGGGACAAAGTGGAAGCAATCTGCGAAGACTTGGGCCTCCAAACGGTGCCTGTGCTGTGGCGTGGAGTTTGGGACGAAAAGACGGTGCGTGAGCGATGGGTAGAGGGTCTGGAGTGCAATGGCACCTTTCCAACTTTTGCACTGGCCGAAGATTCCCACGAAGTGCCGGTCCCCGAGTTCCCCCGTGACTTCCTGCCTTGTGAGGCAGAGGGCTATGTTGTACGAGCCACTGAGGGATTTCTCTATGAACAATTTCGCACCCATTGTGCGAAATACGTTCGAGCCAACCACGTCCAGACCTCTCAAAACTGGATGACTGCTCCAATGGTTCCGAACAAGTTGGCAGATTAGCTTTACAGCCAAGTTTTCGTGCCATACAATGGTCGTGACGCCGATGAGTCTGGCTTCGGCCTGAACTCGATAAGTGTACCCACGACAAGAGCAGCGGCACTCTGCGAGACCATGGGCTCAATGAGTGGACGGTAAGGTACGGCGGGTATGTAACCCCGTGATTCATCGGCGTCTTCAATACAAAACAGGAGATTGGCGATGACTTTGAAGATGGACAAGACGAGTCGTGGATTCAGGCTTGGTGAATTTCCTGACCTCGACGGCAACAAATGTTCCATCCAAGATTCAAGTCTCGCTACTGCCGCCGCAATATGGTTCGGTGTCAATGATGCCAATCCTCGCTGTTCCAACAAGGTCTCGCCGAAGAAACAACAGGCGTGGATCGAGTGGCATCGAGCACACGAAGAGTTCCAAGCGAAGAAAGAGAACCCTCACTGGCACAGCGTGCTCGTTCACACACGAGTTCATTTGGATCAGGAGCAAGCGGCGATCATCCTTGAACTCTTCGAGACGTTTCTCAAGTGTGGCTCGGTCGAGAAGCTGACAACCGTTGACTTGTATGGTTGTGGCTATTCAATCGAGAGCCACGAAGAGACACTGTTGGTCGGCCCCGATGATCCAAAACCAGAAATCATGATTCCCGGAAAGAGTTGGCAGCCCTTTGAGTATCCCGAAGGGACTGTCCTCACAACCAAGATGAAGTTGGGTCCAGAGCAGGTGGCCGAACTGGTTCCTGTTTTGTCTCGCTTCGTCGTAACAGGAACAGTCGGAGAATGATCTACTTCCGCACAGCCAAGAAGACACCTGAAGCATTCGTCGCTCAACGAGTGGCGATGGTGATCGGCCAAGTGCCGAGAGAGCGTGAGGGAGACACGATCCCATACCAGAAAACGAGCATGGGTAGTGACTCATGGCAACTCGACAATGGCAACGATTGGTTTCTCGTGCGACACGACACCAGTGCAGAAGGCTTGCCGATTTATCGGCTCACCTATCGATACACGACGCCAGAGCGTCAGCAGGCCATGGAAGGTCTGGTCCAATTTTTGGAATGGATGTTCGGCGCAACCGGTGACTAAAGCTAACACCCGCTTGTGGCGATAACCAAGTAACGAAACCCGGAGGATTTTCAATGGCGACCAAACTTGCAAAACAAACGCTGCCAGCGGGCCACAGTGTCAGTGACTTCAAAGGTCTCGGCCCGGTCGTCAGCCGAGATACTGAGTGGGGCGATGCCTGCCTCTGCGATCTCGGCTGCTTCAAGCAGGAAGATGTGGACTCGAACAAGTATTACCACTTGGCCGTCGTCCAATCGACCATCAACAACAAATTCTATGCCTACTTCGAGTGGGGTCGCACACGGCCTGACGGTCGCCCCAACAAGCCCTCATTCCAGTTCCATGAGTGTTCGTCGAAACAAGACGCACAGGACTGTTGCGAGAAACAGTTCAAGTCGAAGAACACCAGTCGTGGGCAATGGCAGAAGGTCGGCTCGAAGGATCGCTTCGTCGCCAAGCCGGGCAAAGACTTGTATGTCGTCCGTTTGTCGGCGACACGTCTGGTCGGTTTGCCGTGCTGCGAAAATCTCGCCAACGAAGATGCCAAGGGCGCAAATGCTGCCCCGGCTGCCGCTCCTACCTCGAAGAAGAAGACGACCAAGAAGAAGTCCAATCTCGATCCGCAGACTCGCAAGTTGTTCACCGATCTAATCGGTGGTGCTGTGAGCTACACCAACGCCGTCATGTCTGGCGGCAAAAGCGGCAAGGTCACGTTGCCAGCCCAAGCTGCCCTCGATGAAGGGCGTGATGTGCTGGATGATGCGATGGCTCGGATCAAGATCGTCGGCAATGAGGTGGCCGCTCAGGTCAGCGACACCGAGTTGAAGCAACTCACCTATCACCTGTACGGCATCATTCCAAAGGCGAAGCCGCAGGGTATCGCCGAAGCGGACTGGATTCTGAGCCAAGACAACATCTCCACATGGCGGCTCGACATCGATGCGTTCGAGACGGCATTGCAAGCCGTTGACATGAACATCGAGGAAGACGAGACCGACGTGATGGCCGGTATTCCCGCCAAGGTCGCTTATCTCGACCCCAAGAGCGAGAAAGGCAAGTGGTTGGAAGATTGGTGGATCAACTCCACTCGCAACAAGCATGGTCACGTCGGCAAGCTCAAGGTCCACAACATGTGGGAAATCGAGCGTGACGGCGACAGCAAGATCATGCGTGCTGCTCAGGAAGCCACATTGGGCGAGATGCCGAAGAAGTGGAACAACGAGCGTCCATTGCACCAGATGTGGCGTGAGCGTCCCGATCTGACGGCACAGGAACGCAAGTTGTACTACGATACCAACACGGCCCTGATGTTCCACGGCACACGTTCAGTCAACGTGCCGGGCATTGTACGAGAGAACCTGCGATTCCCGAACCAACTTACCGGCGTCATCATCACCGGTGCCATGTTCGGGCCGGGGTCATATTTTGCGGACGATTGGAAAAAGTCCGCAGGGTATTGCTCGTCGTGCAATCCCGGTCGTCGCTCCTACTATGGTGGTGGCGGTGAAGTGGTTGGTCGTCACGCCTTCATGTTCGCCTTCGATGTGATCTGCGGCAACCCTCACGTTGCCAAGGATGCTCACGGTTTCACCTCGCCGCCCAATCCGCACCACTGCGTGTTCGGCAAGGCTGGTCACACCGCATCGTGGGGCGTCTACGGCGGACTCCAGAACAACGAATGGATCATCTACAAGCGTGGTCGAATCGAGATGAAGTATCTCGCCGAGATCAGCTTCTAGTCCAAAAGTTGGAGTGAACTCTCCTTGATTTGTGCCATACAATGACCTTGTACACCCGATCAAGGAGAACTCATGGGAAACAAGAAGAACAACAGGAGACGCAAGCACGCTCTGCCGCTCTCGATGAGTAGCGGCAACGTGCCGCCTCTTCCTCAGCATGTTCTGGATCAGCTTCCTGACAATGCTGCGGTAGTGGTTGTCGAACGACCCGTTGAGGTTCCGGTCCATGTGCCTGAAGGACCAGCGGCGAAGATGACGCCGTTCGAGGAATACCCTCTGCCAGACTTCAAGCTGAACTACTGGCAGACCACCTACGACTTCGATTCGGTGACAGGCCACCGAAACAACATCTATGAAGTCTATGTCATCCGCAACATCCGAGGTTGCAAGGAGGGCGATTGGTGGGTGAATCAGATGGGCCAAGAGATGCACTGGTTGTCGATCAAGCGGATCGACCAACGTGCGATCATTGATTGGCGGCACTTTCAGCAAATCAAAAGCGAACTGGTGGGGCCAGAGAACGAGGCGTTCCAGTTGCATCCTGCGGAATCTCGTTGTCACGATACAGCCAACCAGTTTCATCTGTTCGTGTTTGCGAAGCCTTTCCCGATGGGCGTACCCATCGGTTGGATGCAACGAGACGTAACCTATGACGCAGAGATGAACGAAAGGCTCAACTCTCGTCAGCGACCCTTCTCGGAGGAATCCCCCAATGCAGACCTTGGTACTTCTGGCAAATGAATCCTCTTCTTTGTCGCAGTTCCTAGCAGGAATCTTCTGCTTGAGTTCTGTGACTCTGGTGGGAATTGTGCTGAAGAAGAAATACTTCTAAGGCTCAACCATGTAAGTTTTCTGCCATACAATTCAAGTGTGGCGTGTGTTTTCACGATAACCAAAGAAACCCGATCAAGGAGACCAACGACAATGTGCCAACTCGACCCGACAACCGAACAACAACTCGAAGCTACCGTCAAGCAGTTTCTCGATGAAGGCCGGATGTTCACCGGCTACGATGTGACCATCGAGACCCGCCAGCGTGAGAACGTCCAGATGCGTCACAAGGACGTGCGTGGCGGCATCCACGAAATCCAGTGCCTCCGGGACGCCATCGATTGGGGTCACACCGATCCCAACGGCAACGACATGAAGTGGCAACAGACGCAGATGAACATGCCGGGTGGCGGCTGGGCCTTCGTCTATCATCCCGAAACCGCCGATCCGAACCAGTATCAGGCTCGGGGCGGAAGTGCCACGCCGCAGAGTCGTCCCCAGCCCAGTCACAGCGGGCAACCCGTCGCAGCCGTCGCTGCTGCTGCCGCCCCGGCTGCGCCGAGCAACAACGGCAATGACAGCGGTGGTCAAAACACGGACGGCACGTTCAGCACGGACTACCGCAATCGCCTCATGGTCCGCACGGAGTTCGTCAAGGAACTCGGTCTCGTCCACAACGACCCCGTACAGGTCATCATGGACACGGCCAACAACCGCATCCTGTTGACGCAGGAAGAGAAGTACGATGAAGTCGTCGATACCTTGGGTGGGCCTTCCGGTCAGACCCAGCAAATCGAGCGAAACGGCGATATGCGGCTCTACAGCCGCACGCTCAGAACCGCTGGCCTCGACATTGCCGAGGATTTTGTGATCGAAACGAAGGATCTCGATTGCAACGGCCAGCAGATTCGGGTTGTGGAGATTCGCAACGCCAGCTAAGATGTTGGCATGAATGAAGACACAGCCAAACGCATATATGAGATTCTCCAGCAGGAGTGCGGCGCAACCGACTTCTGGCTGGAGAATTTCGTATTTACAGAGACAGAAGGACATTGCACCGAATACCGGTTTTGTGGTATGCTGGGATTCGGCGGCAAGTTCTGGCGTAGCAATTCCAGATGGTATGTGAATTGTTACACAGAAGATGAGACGCCGGAACGTCTGGAAGCCATAGAATCTGCTAATAAGAGGTTGGCAGAACTTAAAGAACAACTTCCCGATGAGTTTTAAGAAAACGGCTTCAGGGATCGAAGCCGGGGAGCACGTCAAGGATGACAGATCAGAACGTAGAACAATTCATCGAGGCCGAAGTTCAGCGTCGAGTCGGCAGACAGACACGTCGGCTCCATGATGACATTACTGAGTTGCGTGACATCAATCGTGATCTCACAGCCAAACTCATTCAGCATCACGAAAAGCTGAAACGCCTGCTAGGCGAGCCTCTGTGCTTCGGCACGCTTCTCAAAGTCCACAATTCAGTGGACCCTCGCTGCTTCAAGACCAACGATGAAGTTGTTGTCGTTGATCCTGATTCGCCGTATTACCAGCAAGGCGGGCGAATCATCAGTGGCTTGAACGAGACTCCCATCGTTGATGACGATGGGACAGTGCTCGTGAAGTTGCACAATGAAGAAGAAGTGCGATTCCCGATTGGTGTCGAGGGCAAGGCCGCAGCACAAGTGCGCCTGTCTGAAAAAACCGATGGCACCTTTGCGGTGGTGAGCATCGACGGCAAGCCGTGGGAAGTTCAAGGTCTCGGTGATCTCGACCTACAAGTGGGCGAGCCAGTCAAAGTGAAGCCTGACACGAAAGCCATTGTGTCTCGTGGCTATGACCTTCATGCTGGCCCGATTTGTCGTGTTGTTGCATTCGTTGGAGAGAGCAGCGTCGAAGTTGAACTCAAAGGCGAGAAACATCTGGTCAACAACCCTCGTGGCATTGCATTGGAAGAAGGTGATCGAGTCGCCTGTGATCCTACGATGTTCTGCGTAATGGAGAAGTTGGCACGAGATAACAGTGATCGTTACAAGGTCACATCTGAACTCACTGCCACATGGGATGATGTTGGTGGTTTGGAGACAGCCAAGCAGCAACTTCGAGACGCACTGGAGTTGCCATTCCTTGAGCCAGACCTTTTCAAATACTACGACGTACAAGCCCTGCGTGGTGTGTTGTTGTTCGGCCCTCCCGGTTGCGGCAAGACACTGCTCGCAAGAGTTATGGCATGGGCAGTCGCAAACGCACATGGCAAGGAGGCTATTGAAAGTGGATACATCTTCGTCAAATCACCTGAAATCCTCAGCAAATGGGTTGGAAACACCGAGGCTGAGATCCGAGAACTGTTTCGGCGTGCTCGCCATCACTACCGTCAGCATGGATACAAAGCTCTGCTTGCTTTCGATGAGGCTGATGCCATTATGCCACAACGTGGAACTCGTCGCAGCAGTGATGTGTCTGACACCATCGTACCTATGTTTTTAGGCGAGATGGATGGTGTTGATCCGAGCGATACGGAAGCCAATCCAATTGTTGTGTTGATGTCCAACCGGGCAGACATTCTCGATCCAGCCATCACTCGACCGGGACGCATCTCGAAGCACATCAAAGTTGATCGCCCCGGCGAGATGGAAGCCATCGACATTTTGCAAATTCACACAAAGACTTTGCCGTTTGCTGATGCTTCTCAGATGATGGGAACCATAACCCTTGCGGTGTCGGACTTGTTCTCCAAGTCACGCACTTTGTATCGGGTCAACAACGAACACGACTTCACCCTTGGCGATGCAGTGAATGGTGCAATGCTGGCGGCATTGGCTGAAGAAGCCAAGATGATCGCCCTCCATCGTGATCTGGCAGCCAAGACTCGAACCGGTGTCATCGTTGATGACTTCCGAGAAGCTGTGAAGCGAATCTCTCGACAGCAACGAGGCATCAATCACAGCTATGACCTTCAGGATTTTGCGGAGAAGCACGGAATTCAGCCGCAGAATATGTCAGTCGAAAGGTGTTTCGGTTCTGCGTAATCGACACTATTTTAATACAACTTTTGGAATGGCGGCTACGCCACATACAAGGATGACAAAATGGGAGAACTAACCTCAAAATTCAGCCGAGATGACATCGACACGCTCATTGAAGCAATGGGTGACTGGGAAGCTCTTGGCAATCAGGAATATACGCTGTTGCAGATGATCAAGGGTGCTCCCATGCCTCCAGAAGATCACGAGGCATTTGAGTACATGCAGCACATCAAGGATCACTTCCGACGACGTGAGCGTGACATCATTGACAGCAGGCTCACCAGACAGGAGAAGGCGGTTTTCTTGAAGGCCAAGCTGATGTTGGTCCGCCGTGATCTGGGAATCAATCAGTTGTTCGAGATGGCAGCCCAAGACCAAGCCGAGGCGTCTAAGGTTGAATCGCCGCCCCCAGTTGAGTCGCCCTCTGGCGGCATCCAGATTCCGGTGAAATCTGCGGAGTCGAAAATCCAAGAAAGTCTCGATCTGGCCGAATTTTTCATTCGGGATTTGGGAGTCTGGGAGCACTACCAGAACTTTTTGGCCCAAAGAGCCGGTGAGAGCACATCTTCTGACGACGCCTGAAATTTCTTCAGTGTTTGCTTTACAGCCAAATTTCTGTGCCATACAATGTTGGTGGCTAGATTTTGGACCATTCCCGATCAAGGAAAAGGAGCGAACACATGAGCGACCTGCTTCAACAGACCAAAGCGAAAACGTCGAGTCGGAAAAAGCCAGCGGCACAGAGTGATGATCGCTGGGTCATCAAGTTCGGCGGCACCGATCAGAATCGGACGAAGTTGGAAGAACTCGTCGAGTTGTCCCATCTCGCCGGGGAGATCAAGCCGTTGCTCGATCAGCACATGAACGTCGGCAAGCAATTGCTGTTCGACATGTGGACCGACAAGATGTGGACCGACAAGAAGGTGCCCGACAATCCACGCATCGTGCTGCCGAAGGTCGAAGGCGGCAAGGATACGGCGATGGAAGATCATCGCTGCATGTTGCAGGTCAAGTTCCAATCCAAAGGTCTTCAGAAGGTTCTGCCGGATGCCGAAGACCTCGAAGATGGTCAGACCGTCAACGAGTTGCTCGTTCAAACTCTGATGGGCGGCTCAGTCGGCCTCTCCGAGAAGAACGCCCGTGCCTTCGCCGATTCGGAAGTCACGATCACCGACCGGATGGTGTTGCGTGAGTCCATCGACTCCATGTACTACGGCGACGATCCGAACAAGAAGTCGGTCGCCACGAAGATTCTTCAGTTCATCAATCAACGCTCGAAGGCGAAGACCGGCAAGGGGTCCGTCGATCTCATCACCGATGAAGAGATGGACGCCATCGAAGGTGGTCTGTTCGTCACGCAACAGTTCGTCGCTCTGAAAGACGGCATGTTCGAGCGTGTCTGGAACTACTGCGAAAGCCTCGAACAACTTCGCAAGTTGCTGCTGTTCTGCAACGTGACCGTACAGGTCTCGAACTTCGAGTATGCGTTGTCCGATGCCACGAAGGATCGGATTGTCCGTGCCACGAAGGCGGCTGAATCGTACCTTCTTGCCAATTCGGAATCGGGCAAGTAATCACCGAACGGATGCAAAAATTGTAATCCAGTTTGGGAGGACCAAACCAACATGTCCAACGAACCTTCACAAGAACTGAGTTTCGCAGCGTGGATGAGGAATCAACTCATCCTCAACCCAGAGATAACTCTGGAACAGTTGCAGGCGGCTTACGAGGGGACTGACTTCCCCAAGAAGAACAAGCCGAAACAGATGCAGGTCATCTATCAGGCACGCACCAGCATCAAGCAACGCTGGGGCGTGGAGTTGACCGAACTCCCCCGCAACACCGATGGTTCGTTGAACATGTCAGGGATGATCCGGTTGTTCCTCGACAAGAAGGGGGTTGAGGCGAACGAAGCGGCTGCACGAGAGTTCTTCGCAACCGATGGACTCGAACTGAAGCCCGGCACATTCTCGAACGCCAAATCGACCTACATGAAGAAGAAGAACGAGCCTGTCACGCTCGATCCCAATCAGTCCAGCGGCCCCCGCTCTCGCCATGTGGCAAGCAGGGGCAAGCCGCCCGGACGCCGCAACAAGAAGCGTGGTCGTCGCTCAGCCGCCGATGAGGACATCTTCAAGTTGCTTCTCGAAACGAAGAAGTATGTCCAGATGGTCGGCGGCGTGGACAAGGCGATGGTGCTGATGGGGCACCTGAAAGACATTCAGGAGATCCCCTATTGAGAACTTGATCGGGGAGGCGGGCCGTGGCCCTTGTGGGGTTGCGGCTCGCCTTTTTTCATACGAGACTTTTCATGGACATCAAGGAAGCCGCTAGGCAACTTCGGAAGCGGGCAGAAGACAACCCTCCATTCCAACCCTTCGCTCGACAAGGGTTACTGCCCACGCAGAACCAAGTCCTTCTCACCTTGGAAGGATGGCAACTCAGTGTGCAATTGACTCGCACTCAGTTGTCGGCTCAACGACTCGTCTGGCAACTGTCAATCGGCAAGTATCCAGATGGCAAGATCGATCAAGTCCCCGAATCATTTATCGAGGCGATCAAACAAGAGGTGTTGCCCAACGGACAACCAATCCCAAGCGTGATGGGCAACTGCCGCCAGTTCATGGAGTTCATTTCGTGACTGGCTCGGTAGGAACACTCCGATACAGCCCAAAGCTGTTAGGCAATCGGGAATCAGAGAAGTGGTGGCTGGTGTTGGATTGCGATCCCAACATTGGCAAATACTATCGCACCCTGTATCATTTAGATCATCACGGTTGCCGAACCCTAATGCGACCAGCATGGCAGGAGCATATCACTGTCATCCGCAATGAGGAGCCGCCCGACAAAACTTTGTGGGAAGCATACACAGGCGAAGTAATCGAGTTCGAGTACAACCCGGAGCCTCGAACCAATGGTTGCTACTGGTGGCTTAGTGTCACCTGCCCACGCTTATTGGATATCCGGGAACAACTAGGATTGCCTAGAGAGCCATCGATTCCCCTCCACTTATCATTCGGTCACACCGGAGAGGCCACCGATGACGGAGTATCCGTTTGAGTTACCACCTATGTTCCTGTCCAGAATGGGAATCGCTGGAAACCGGCGTTTCGTTGCGGTATGGTGGTCTTGTTTCGGTGACGAATTGGGGTACGATGACGGCGAGATTTCCGCCGTAGGAGTTTCGGATCACTGGGTCTGGCTGGATCACGTCCACCAGCTAGGCATCGAACAATGGTTGCTCGATCAAGATTTTGATCTAGGCAGCACAGAGGACGAAGAAACACACTGGATGATCGTCGATGCGAAACACAACGTGGCGTACATTGCGCCAAAAGCATTGGCGAAGGAGATCGTTGACGCCCAACAACTGAAAGGTATCTGATGCCTCAAATCCTTGGCTCTCACCCCATCGCATTCGCCCGTGCCCCAAATGGCCGCTGTTTCCTTTCTCTCCATACGATGACGTATGAGAACAAGAACGGAGAGAAGCGGCCATACTTCATGTGTGCTCGTGGAGAAGCCCCCACACCACCGGATCAGAAGACGCCGGATGCAGTAGTCGTAGTTGGCATTCATACCGACGATGAGCCGAAGCTCATCTTGACACGGGAATTCCGTGTGCCTTTGGGACGCAAAGAAATTGGTTTCCCGGCTGGCCTCATCGATGAGAAAGATTTCGCCGCCGCCAATGGTGATCCACAAGAGGCGGCGAAGGCCGCAGCCGTGCGTGAGTTTCGGGAAGAAACTGGATTGACATTCGATCCCATCGGTGATGTCAGTCCCATCAACCTCTATAGTTCCGCTGGCATGACTGATGAATCGGTCTGCATTGTGATGGGGCACGCAAGCGGAACACCGTCCACAGAGTTTCAAGAAGCCTCTGAGGACATTGAGATCATTCCCGTCACCTTCGATGAATTGAGGGCGATGATGGAGAATGACAAGGATGTGGCCTATGGCAAAGTTGCTTGGCCGTTCTTATGGGCCTTCAAAGCGATTGGGGGCTTTACCCTTTAACACAAAGATGGAGTCATGGAGCCTGTCAGTTTCACTTGTGCATGTGGGCACAAATGGACCGATCTTTTCCCAGTTGATGAAGAAGGAGTAATACAAGTTTATGATGATGTCTGCTCAATGTGTGGCAGACAATGTGATGCCGATGATGAACTGCCAGAGGACGACGATGGGGACTAACTTCTTTATTGCAATTGGATTCCTCGGCCTGCTGGCAATCGTGGGTATCATCTCGTTCGTCGAATGGATTTGGAAGAAGCTCAAATGAATGAGAGATTACAAGAGTTCGCAAGACAGGAGATCAAAAACGGATTGGGTCAACTGCCCGATGACTGGCAGCATCGATTCAAACAAATGTACTGGGCCGATGCTGCGACTCGTCGAGAGACCCCCATAGATGTCGTGGTTGATCAGATGCCGCCCGAGAAATTGGATTGGGCCATGCAGCAGATCGACCGTTCACTTCAGAAGTACAACCAACAGCACAGTGTCGGCGGAACCCAACTTTTGGACTGAAATTTTCGGTTTGGATTTGGGTTGTAAAGCCAAGTTTTTGCAGTACAATGTGCGGAACCGTTGAAACCCGCTTTACCACAGACAGGGAGACCTAACATGATCGCCAAAATTGGCAAATGCACGAAGATTCAATTCGCAAAGAAGGGGAAGAAGGGCGAGACGCTGACACTGCGAGTCATCGGCGTCAGTGAAGAGATGCTCGAAGGCAAGAAGTCACTGCCCGAGCCAGCCGAGATCGACAAGACGGAGCGAAGCTACTTCGCTGACCTGCACAAGCTCGTCGATCATATCTTCACGGAGGCGTGCGACCTCGAATGGACGTGGAGCCGACTGGCCGAAGAGGCTGGTGTGGCCTACACAACCGTTGACAATCTCGGAATGCGGCGCACCCAGCGTCCCCAGTTCCGCACCATCTACCGGCTCGCCGCTGCGGTTGGCTACGATCTCGTCGCCCAACCCAAACCGAAGCGGAAGGCCAAGTCCAAGGCCAAAGCTGCATAGCTCGGGCCAAGTCATTTCATCACCGGAGGAGCAAGTCAATGACAGATGCCCGACAACAATATCTGGAAGAGTGCGGGCAAGTTGCCCGGCAACACTTCGACCAGAATCGCATGTTCGTGATCTACGTTCGCAAACGTAGGCCAAAGTTTCAAGCCAAGCCAGAACAACAGACGACGGATTCAATCCGCAGGATGTTGAGAGAGAATCCGTCTCTTACAACGTCTGGCTACCTCGGAAAGATCGGCGCATCCGTCGATATGGACAAGTCTCAGAAGGAACAAGCGTCCAAGCTGTTCCAGACCGTTCGGTCAGTTCATCGTTCCCACCTCAGTCCGAAGATCGGCGTCATCGTCGGTTTCCAACAAGACGGACAAACGATGATCGGTTGGAGTCTCTGTCGCACCAATTCGGGCGACGAGTTTGAGAAGATGGACGGCATTCGTCGAGCCATCAAGCGTGCTGTTCCCCTCCCTCAGATGCAACAGGAGATCAACGAGACGAAGCAGATGCTTCAACAGATGCGTCGAGATCGCTCGAAGATGTCAGCAGACTGCTTGCCCGTCCCTCACAGTTGTCTCTCCTATTTGGAGATGGCTGTTCATCGGGCAAGCACCAACTCCTGATCGTGATCGCCGACACTCAGGAGTTATCGTCATCGGCGTGACGGCAAGGAGGATGAGATGGTGGGTCGCTACGCAGTTAGTGTGCGTGGAGACACGTTTGTCGTGACGGATGCCACGACGAAGCAGGAAGTGTTTGTTGGAGGCAAAACGGAAGTTGAGGATTGGCTTGACTGGCAGGAAAACTGTCAACGCCAACAATTGAGGCTCTTGAAACGTCAAGAGCGAAAGCGACGGCGGCGGGGATGGTTCAACCTCTTCGCCGCTTAAAATGGCGGGGGTCGGGGCACTCCTGACTCCCACCATTTTTTCTGTTGATAATTGGCACGGAGGATGCTACTATATCTTACGGCAGGCAAGTGACCTGCCAAAATGACAATCCTCAGAAGGAGAAGGAAACCATGTTGTAGAACTGCAACGAGTCCGACAAGAACTACGTTTACATCTTTGTAAGGCAAGACCTTACACCCGCTCAACAGGCCGTGCAAAGCTCTCATGCGGCCATTGAAGCTGCCAAGATGTTTGATCTCGGCAATCTGCCAGATCATCCTCATATCGTCCTGCTGGCAGCCAAGAACGAAGCCAAACTGGCACGGGTCACAAAGTACCTGTTCCAGAACAAAGTTCGCTTTGTTCACTTCTACGAATCCGATCTGGATCATCAGCTTACGGCCATCGCTACCGAACCGATCAACGAGTTCGACGATAAGCGTTCGCTCTTCCGTAAGTATCAACTCCTCAAGCATGAGGAAGGAGGTATCAAGGAAGCAGCATAATCCGGCCAGAAACCGGACATAACCGGACATAACCGGACATTGGCCCAATCACTGCGATTCTTTGTAACTGATGTGATTGAAACCGACAAATCATCTGTGACATGATTTTCGCATCCGGCCATAAACCGGACATTTCCGGTCACGGCAGCATGGGGTGGAGGATGCTGAGAAGCCCTCCCTTGAAGGCCCTCACAATAAGTTCAGGTTCGACTCCTGACGCTGCCGCTATCCGAGGTTAGCTCAGTTGGTTAGAGCACCCGTGGCAGAAGTGATCACCCCGGAGCGAGCATCCAAAGGGACGCCAGAGGATGTGAGCAAGGGCTGCCAGACAAACGGGAGGTCGTTGGTTCGAATCCTCCACCTCGGACTGAAAGAATTTAGTTGCGACTTTCAATTGAAAGTCGCAACTAAACTTTGGGCGTGTAGCTCAACGGCAGAGCGGCAGACTCTAAATCTGACGGTTGCGGGTTCGATTCCCGTCACGCCCTTTTGGTCCCCAAATTCGTTGCCTCAAATATGGGTTGCGGCACCCGGCCCGCCAGAGGCGAATACATTGTGACAGGCTCAGTTGTGGTGCCCGACAGTCGCCATTTTCGGCGACCCAGAGCCACTGGAACATTTTATAGTTGTTCCAGAAGAGAACTTGGAAAGCCCCATAGGCATCCAAATGGTGTTCCTTCTTGGAGATACGGTAAAGCCTCCAGAATGCTTTCCAACGGTCTTTGGCGGTGAAATTCATGGCGTTCCTTTCGTGTTTGAGGTGCCCTCTACAACTACTACTGGAGGGCCTTAACTGGGATGCTCTGCATACGAGTGAGAACGGGAAACTTTTCACGTTCTTCCCTCTAGGACGAAAGTGCGCTGCAATTCTGAATTGAGAGGACAAAATGTCGTAGAACCCCTTCAGCAAATGGCGATGGCGAGAAAAGCTCGGTCCCGAAGACTGCCCTTACTTGGTGCGATGGGTCTTCGATTTCTACTTCTTCTCAATCCGTATTCATCACTGGTTGAGAAGCGATGACCTTCGCCATCCGCACGATCACCCTTGGTGGTTCTGGACTTTTGTGGTTTGGGGCGGTTATACTGATGTGTCACCGGATGGGGAGGACCGGGTGCGAGCAGGTTCGCTTCGCTTTCGCCCGGCTCTTCATCGTCACTCAGTAAAGGTCGATGAGAAAGGTTGTTGGAGCATTCTTCTCACCGGCCCAGAGAACCGCATCTGGGGTTTCTGGGTCAACGGCAAGTTCAGGAAGCGGAACAAGTATTTCTATGAGCACGGACACCACAACCCCTGTGACTGAACGATGGGATTGCCACCAGCATCGTGATGAGTTGAAGGTCAGCGATGCTGCCGCCGTCTATCATCCCGAGCGTGGCGTGTTGTGTTACGGCGAGCATCATTGGGATGTTGCGATCTACTATCCTGTTCTCTTCAAGGACAAAGCTGCCGCATACAAATGGATCGAGTCGGGTTGCATCGCTGAGATCCAAGAGAGTTTCCACAATCTCGACATCGGTTTCAGGACTCAGACGATTAAGGAGATGCGATGAGCGGTATCCAATACCCGATTGAAGTGAAAGAGATTGGCATGGACAGCGAGAAGTCTGTCTATGATCCCAATGGACTGACTGCCAAATGTGGCGACATGGTTATGGTTCGGCCTTGTGCTGAGAAGTTCGAGAACAAAACGTATCTCGGTGTCTTCATCGGCGAAGTGGCTTTACAAGTTGGGGCGCAGTACAACGAAGAGTCTGGCAAACTCACGATCTCTCGCTACATGTACAACCCCATGATCCTCATCCCAGAGTTCAACGAGGTTGTCTGGGGCTGCGGGAGTTGGTGGGGCAAGATCAAGGACGAAAGCCACTTGAAGCAAATCACAGACGAAGACATCAACAATGTCTGGTATGTGAAGGCTTTGAAGCAGCTTCAGGATCAGTCGCCTGCTGAAGATGCCAAGTAATTCTCTCCAATGGAGAGAACTTGGCACACACATCGAACAATTCTCGACAGGCCACCCACGTCGTTCTTCCCTCATGGAAGAATATGGCGTGGGGTTCGATGCTGTCGCACACAATCCATTCATCCCCGCCATTGAGCACCTCAATGGCGTCTGGCCCCCAGCTTCGCTGGATGAATGTCTCTCGGTCCACCGTCTCCGTATGGGGTGATCCCCAGTGCTTGTTGATGACGGTGTTGACTTCCTCTACCTGTGTCCGCAGCAAGGATTTGTTGTCGATTCTCACGGCTTGTGTCTCCTGTGAAGGGTTTGATTCACGCCACTACCCCCTACTAACCACTGTTTGCCGGGATCGTCCGGGTTTTTGCCACGAAATCCTGAAATTTTTCCTTCCCGGAAATTTCACGAATCGTCCAGTGTCCGTTGACGCAGAACTTTAAGGTTGCTCCAACTTTCGAGTTACCTTAAACTACATAAGTGCAGGAAGCACATGTTTTGCGTCAGAAAGGATACATAAGACGATGACGACATACAAAGTGATTGCCACTCTGACATGGAAGTTTGACTCTGATCAAACCCACGAGGAGTGCCTTGAATATGCCAAGCAGCAGCTTGAGGATATTCTTGATACCAACCCCCACGGTGAAGACTTCGAGAGTTTTTCTGTTCAAGTTGATCTGGCAAAGATGAAAGACCGGAAGCGTCTGGTCCATCTTGGCGAGTTTGAGTTGGACGAAGTTCTGCCTTACATCACGCATGAGGATGAGAAGCGGGTTTACGTCGTGGAAGGCGTCGAATATCAGGTCCGCATGAACAGCGACCGGTACTTCGTCTTCCAAGACAACAACCGCTGCGTCTCGTGCAACCTCGAAGGCCGAAAGATGGTCCTAGACATCAATCCGGGCGACCAGTCTCCTCATTTCAATCTGTATGCCGAGGAGAATGGCCGACTCGTGTTGATGACGAAGGATCACATCTTGGCGAAATCCCAAGGCGGAAATGACGAACTTGGCAATTATCAAACGATGTGTGCCACCTGTAATAACCTCAAGGGGGCCTACGATTTGTCCCTTGAGAATGTGCGGGAGTTGCGTGCCCTTCACAATAACGAAGACAAATTGCCGAGAAAAGAATTGCGGGATCTCATAAATAAGAGAAGAGAGGAGATGTCTGCAAAAAATAAGGAGGATTGATGGACACTGCTGCCTACATCCAACAACAACTGAAATCACGCTTCGAGAAGCCGGTCGTTGTGCCACGGCCACAAGTGCCGAGGCCGCTTGCCGCTCAAAGTATCGTTCCAGAAAAGGAACGATCTGGCTTCATGCAGAAGTTTTTGGGCATCTGCATCTTGTTCATGGCCGTCGCCACCTTTGCTGCTTTGATAGCGAAGGGCATGGGCTATGATATTCGTGAAGCTCTTGTGATGCACAACACACAGCCTGTTGTGACCACACAGCCTCGTACCGAGGTTGTTGAGCGTCCGATTGTCAGCCCAGATTACATGTCTCGCTCACAAGGCCAAGCATGGATGACATCGGTAGATGAACGTCTCGATAAGATGGACGAGAACTACAAAATCTGGAGGCACCGTCTCTGGTTGATGGCTCTCGCCAACAACGAGAACGCCAATCTCAGCAGAAGCATCGATCAACGCTACCACGGCAACACAGATAGTGGCTTCATCACCTTTGATGATGCGTGGAAGATGAACCGAATGCCTCGCACGATGCAACTGACTCCTGAACAACAACAGGAACTTCAGAGAGACATCAAATGAACTTGGGTTGAGGGTCGAGATCGTATCCCTCACCATGTCCGAGAAACTCAGTTAGAACAGTATAGAACAGCCTTGCGGTGGCAGATGCAGTCGCAAGGCTATTTCTACGGCTATACGGAAACTCCAACTGCATTGATTCTACGTTGCGATCCAACTGGTGCTTGCGGAAGTATTGGTTGACATTGTTCGCACTGCGGCCAGCATATTTGCCGCCGCCCTTCCCTTCATAGACTGCACCTGCGTTCGAGAAGGAACGCCAAGTATCAATCAGCAGATTCTTTCGCCATGTCTTGCAAGTGAAGGAATCTTTCTTTGTGCCTCGACCACAACCAACGATCATATCGACTGGTTCATTGGCGATACGATGAATGTTGTCTCCCACTCCGTGAACATAGAGGATCAGCAGCTTTTGCGTGCCACCATGAGAGAACGGTGTGCTGGGCTTGTAGATCACTCTGTTTTTGATCTTTAAGATGGGTTTGAGAAACTCATCGTAAACCACATCTTGTATGATGTGGTCAACCCGATTGCAGTCAGCTTTGTCGTCGTTGACATCTACGAAGTCAGCACGATCAAAACCTCTGTTGATGACTGCATAGCAATCCAGAAGATGTGCGGTTTGTTCGGTAAGAATGTCGGTATTGATGTCGTCTGCCCCGTGCGGAGCAACTAGCAGAATGGGTTGGTTCCCTTGAATAACAGATACTCTTTCTCGCATGATGACCTCACAGATGGAAGCGTCTTCTGTGTGTCTTGAAAAGCTGGAAAGGTCGGTGGTGAAATCTTCTATTAAGACCGATGAAGTGCATTCCGTCGCCCTCCACAAAATCCCGCTCACAACACGTCACAGAAGTCGTCGGTATTATAACATAAGATGGGTAACTGAGAAGTGCAATTGCGACCAATCCTTGCTCATCGAATGTTTTGCTGGCCGCATATTCGCCTTCGGCATTCATCTCCCATCCAGACCCAGCGTAAAACCTCACAAAGTTGTCGAGGTTGAAGCCGGGAGGCATTCCGTAAATTCCGCTGTTAATTCGGTGGCCCGGTGGCACATGTTTGTCAAATCTGCCGTAATTTCTCGTCACATCTTCAAGTAGCAGAGTGCAGTCTCCATCGAAGAACTCATCAATCTCTTTTACACGTTTTTCGATGATTATGTCGTTATCTATGAGCAGTTCGTGCCGATCTTGGACCAATCTTGGTGGATACAATTTCCAAGCAACACCCATTGGCTCGATGTCCCACGATTGACGCTGATCGTACAGGTAATCTCGGGGAATATATTCGAGTTTTTCTGGGTCGCAGTTGTGGCAGACGGCGACATCCACATCGTACAACTTTAAGAAAGATTCGATGGACCAGAGCAAACATTCGTGCCCTGCTGGCCGCACATCGCCGATTGTCCAACGCACAAGAGGTTTCATGCCCTTAATAGAGAATGCGGAGAAAGATTCATGGTTCCACGACTAGATAAGATTACATCCAAAAATAGCCCCGTATGAGGTAATCCATGACAGAGAAGAAGACGTTTGATTTCCGACAAGCTGATAAGAGCGAATTGATTGCTCTTTCACGTCTTCTTCTAAGTCTGCAAAGTATCCTTTCTCACACCGGATACAAGATCACCATTAAGAAATCGTCTTCTAAGACCAAGCCTGCCCAAACTGAACAAAAGTTCACCTCACAAGTTTCCTAAGCAAACCTCATACCATTCAACGACTTCTGTGAAATCCAAAATTTGTACTGGACTGCCCTGCTGGCGTGCCATACAATGTTTGTGTGCGAGGCGGTGTGTCCGCTTCCGAAGTATCGCCACCTGATCAAGCGGGAGACATCTACTATGCTCCGTACCGGCGAAGAAGTTGGGATCGCCAAGCTACGAAAGCTCTACGATCCGCATGTGTTCCAAGTTCTGCGAGGTCGCTTCGAGGAACTCCCTCGACAACGCAAGCAACAGCGACGTTACAAGGTGCGGCAGGACACGCCGACCAAGGAAGAGTATCTGCGAATGAAGGCAGAGCACTTCTCCACCACCGTCGAAACTCTCATGGCCGACGCCTACGGCGAGATCACGTCGCTCGCAGAAGAGATGCGTGAGTGGCATGACAACATGCCCGAGAATCTCCAAGATGGGGATGTGGGAAGTCGGGTCAGTGAAGCCGCCGACTCCCTTGAAAACGTGGACGAACAGAGCTACCCTGAAGAATTGCCCGAAATCAAGACGGTGTTCTATCCCTCGATTGACTGTTCATCACGATCCGACCGAGCCTGTGAAGCCGCCAGCCAACTGCGGAGTGCCGCTGAAGTGATGCGGGAGTGGCTGGAAGAAGAGGATCAAGCAACCCTGCCCGAAGATGATCGGACTGCCATCTCTCAACTCGCCGATGAAATCGAAGGGCACGCTGACGATCTGGAAGCTGTCGAATTCCCGACCATGTTCGGCTAACACCCGCTTGGGGAGCAGTGCAGTTTCCGTCCCAAAACCCTTTCGGAGAGCAACGCAATGGCCGAAAAGCAAATCGTCGTTGAACGGCGTGTGAAGAAGCGTCTCAGTGTCGCTCGCATCAAGGAGCAGCTTCAGAAGATCGGCAACATCTCGATGAAGAGTGGTCGAGGTGCGGGCTGGACCTTCCGGTTGCCCCAGCGAATCGTCGAACCCATCGAGGATGGCGATGAGCAGGTGTATCGAGTCACCCTCACCTTTTCCACCACCAGCAAGCGGGAATCCCTGCTCGACAAGTGGGATCGCATCGTGAAGCGATTCGCAGAAGCCGCCTGTGCGGGTCCGTTCCGGGCCACGCCGTGGGTGGTCGTCGAACCCAGCGGATACAGGGTCGTCGCCTCGAAGGCGCAAGCCGAAGAGGAGAAGGCTCGCACCCGCAAGGCGAAGATGGATGAGGATAAGGTGCTGGGCGAGATCAACCTCGAACCCAACGGTCACTATGCCCGTCTGTACAACCGGGATGCACAGATCAACCGCATCTTAGGTGCCTTGCGGCTGGGCAAGCGGACTGCATGGGACAAGCGGACACACAGCATCCTCGATGGTCCGCCCGGATGCGGGAAGACCGAAATCATGCTCGCCACGTCGAGAATGCTCGGTAATGAGAATGAGGCATGGCGATGGTTCGATGCGACCAGCATGACGAAAGCCGGTGTGCTGGAAGAGTTGATCGAATCGCCGGTCGTGCCGCCCGTTCTCTTCATCGAAGAGATCGAGAAGTGCGATGAAGCATCCCTTCGATGGTTGCTCGGCGTCATGGATACCCGTGGACAGATTCGCCGCACGAACTATCGTGTGGGCAATCAAGCGAAGAACGTCCGCATGTGTGTGATCGCCAGTGCCAACGATGTGAACCTTCTGCGTCGGCTGATGTCTGGTGCCTTGTACTCCCGCTTCCAGAACAAGATTTACTGCCCCCGACCCGACCGTGTGGTCATGGAGCAGATTCTCACTCGGGAATGTCAGGAGATCAAAGGCAAGAAAGATTGGATTGAACCGACGCTGGAGTTTGCCTACGATAAGTGGTGCATGACCGATCCTCGTGATGTCATCACGATCATGTCCTGCGGGGGAGATCAACTCCTGTCCGGGCGGTATCAGGATGACTATGAGAAGACGATGCACCCGAGCGAGAAGAAGAGGTTGCTGGCCGCAAAGCGTCGTCGAGACGGCGAAGATGCCGTCGAAGAGCCGAAGGCGGAAGCCGATGGGGATGGGGATGTGGTTCAGCCTGCTCCCAAGCATCCTCGCCGTAAATCCGCCTGAGTCCAAAATTTGTAACGGGGTCTGGGGGTTCGCCCCCGGCCCCGTTGGTTTAACACCCGCTTGTAGTCCGTGGAAAGGGTCAAAAAGAAATTCCGAAAGCCCTTTACAACTTTTGGAATGACCCATACGATGAGGACAGGAGCAACGTCGTCCCTGTCAGTGTGAACCCCAGAACTGTGAGGAGGACCATTTATGTCCACGAGCACCGCTACTGCTGATCAGGCCACGGATGTTGCCGCCCAAACGGAATCGGATTCCCCCGCCGCCACCGCTGTTGCGCCGAAGCCGAACAGCAAGAGCAAGCCGAAGTCGAAGGCCAAGAAGAACGCTCCCAAGCGTCCGAACCGGCCCAACGCTTCCGCCAGCCCCAAGATTTTGACGCTGAATCAGGCCAACGCCGCCGCTCTCAAGACCGGTGAGGCGCAGGATGTCGGCTCCGTCTTCGTGATCCCGCTCTCGGCGATCAAGGAGTACGACAACCCCCGTGTCGAGCCGGAAGCTCTGTACCAGCAGGGCTACATCCTGTTCGGCGACCCCCGTGTGGAAGAGGCGACGGACAAGGAGTTCGTTTCGCTCGTCCACCTCGCACTCGACGAGGACATCGACAACGTGCGTCAGTACGTCGAGTTGATCGAGCAGTACGAAGGCCCGATCTGCCGTCTGGTTCACACCGACCCGGACACGAAGCGGGAAACCACCGTCTTCACCGGCACCGAGCACTTCTGCAAGGAGAAGAAGTCGTCGCACAGCGATGCGAAGAACTGCAAGGTCGTTCCTCACCCGTCCGCCCCGCAGTCCATCGTCGAACTGTCCGAAGACATCAAGACCTTCGAGCAGTTGAATCCCGTGCAAGTCCAGAAGAGCGGCTCCAAGTACGTCATGGTCGAAGGTGGCCGACGTTCCGCCGCCATCCTGTATCTGCACGCCAAGAGCCGTGTGCAGCGGCACGACAAGGCCGAAGACGCCCCGTCGTCCGAATTCCCGGCGACGATCAAGGCGACCGACCTGAAGTGCAGCAAGGACGACCTGTTCGTGATGAGCGGTGTCATCAACCTGAGCCGCAAGCAGTTCACGCCGTTGCAGGAAGGCCGCTTCTACCATGAGATGTGCCAGCGGACCAACCCGGAAACCGGCGAGAAGTTCACGATGAAGGAAGCCGCCGCCCGGATCGGCGTCGAATACTCGACCTTCCGCAACCGGGAAGCCCTGTGGCGTCCCCGAGTTGAAGCGAAGACCGACGAGAAGGGGAAGGTGCTCAAGCCCGCCAAGGGTCTCACCGACTCGGATCGTCGCAAGGTCGCCCTCGGCGAAATGACGGTCACGGCTGCCTCACGTCGGGCACTCGGCGAACGCCACTATTCGGAGACGGGCAAGCCCGCCACGAATCGCAACCGTGGTCTGCCGCTGAGCGAAATGCAGAAGTTGTTCGACGCCACGGCGGAAGACAACAAGGTGCGTCGTCAGGCCATCGCCGACTGCATGGGATTGCCGCTGGCTCAGGCCATCAAGGAAAGCGACAAGCGGATCGAGGATGCGGATCGCATCGACCTTGCGAAGCAGGAACAGCAGAGCAAGAAGAACCGCAATCGCAAGACCAAGACCAAGGCTGCGTAGTCCGCTTCCGGTCAGAACCCCAATCGCATCACAAGCCGCCTCAGCAATGAGGCGGCTTGTTGCGTTTAACACCCGCTTGTGGATCAACAGAGAGGAGAATCACCATGCCAGAATGTTTCGCTTACCTCATGCCTCAGCCGACACCAGAACAGAGGGCGGCGAGGATCAGGCTTCAATCACTCTTGGAGCTACTCAACTTTCCCAAGATCCTGCGACACGACATGAACTGGTTGCGAAAGAATCTGGGATTGAAGAACAGCGGCCCGGTGTATGACGAAGCAATGGGCCTGCTGACGAGTTATCCGTTATTCATCGACGTGTGACGAGCAACACCCGCTTGTGGTTCGTCATCAGGAAAACTGGAGAACCACATGCCGACCAAAACCAAAGAGAAAGCACAACCCAACCGCACCCGCTTCCAGCGGGTCATCAGCGACATCGAATGGAAGATGGATGAAGAGATCGCCGCCGATCCCTTCGCCGCATTCAACAAACTGTGTGCGGATGTAGCTCGATCTGACTGGGCCAAGAAAATGAAGCTGGGTAATGCCACCGAAGTTCGTGGCCTCATACTCAGCATGGAGATGGAGACCGAGTGCAAGCCTGCACCGGTTGTCACCTTCGACAACATGTGGGAACGCATCCGCATGGGCCGTCCCTTCTCCGTGTGCTATGGGATGGGCGTGGACAGCACCGCTCTGCTCATTCATCTGGCACGGCTCTACAACTCACAGAAGAACAAGCGTCCGCAGTTCCGCCCGACCTGCATCACCTTCGCCGACACCGGCTCGGAGAAGAAAGAGACCTATGCTTACGAGCCAGTCATTCAAGACTACCTCAAGCAGATGGGTTTCCCGCCTGTTGTGACTGTGCGATACAAGCCCTCTCCTGATCGAGTGAAGAATGGTTGGTATCACACACTGGAGCAACAGTGCCTCGTCAACCGCACGCTCCCCTCATGGGCATTCAAACGCAAAAAGTGCAGTGCCAAGTGGAAGATCGGGCCTCAGAACAAATACCGGGAGAGCCTTGACGAATTCCAGACGTGCTGGGACAAGCACTACCAAGGCATCGTGGCGATTGGTTATGATGCAAGCCCGAATGACTCACGGCGTTCATTCAAGATCACCGACGATCAGTTGTACCAATACTGGTATCCTTTGATCGAACTCGGCTGGGATCGTCAACGATGCCTTGAAGAGATTCGGAAGGAAGGTCTGCCCGGCTGGTCCGATCACACTGGCCGCAAGTGGATCAAGAAAGGTGGGGTGCCGGTCAAATCAGCTTGCTGGTTCTGTCCATCCACCACCGCAGAAGAGTTGGAGTTGTATTCCCAAACCGAACATGGTCGTGACTATCTGCGAGCCATTGTTCGCATGGAAGACAACTGCCAAGAACAACTGCAAGTGATTGAGGGATTGTGGGGACATCGCACAAAGCATCGTTCTGGGCGCATGGCCGATTTCATACAAACGAATGGGTTGATTGATGGAATGCCTTCGCTGCCCATCATCGATCAGTTCGAGTTCCAAGACTGTGAACAATGTGCGGGATGCTTCTAGTCCAAAAGTTGGACTAACACCCGCTTGGAGAGAGACCAATGATCACCCGAGAAGCAGTTCGTCGGTATGTTCGATTCCATCTGAGACGGAAGACGAACTCCGAAACCACCCAACGGGTGAAGGACTGGGCAAAGTTGGCACCAGAAGGTGTTGACCCAATAGAGTTTGTGACGGATCACATTTGCAAGCACTTTCTCAGCCCCCATCAGGACACGATCCATTTTGGGGAAACGCAAATTGGAGAATGAACCTTTACAAGCCGGGCCGTGTCTGTCACAATGAACACCCGCTTGTACCGCAGAAACCTACACAACAACACAAGCACAGGGAGATCGATTCATGGCGACCACCATCAAAGCAACGCATTGGACCGATGCAGAGCGGGCCGACCGAGACAATGAACTCTGCGAAGTCGTGGGCTGCTTGCAGAAGTTTGCGGCCACCAAGTATGGCGAGGCCAACATCAAGCGGCTTCGCACCGACTTTCTTCAGGGAGCGATTTCCCTGCGAGGTGAGACACGTCGGATGATGGAGGCACTTCTGAGATTTGAGGGTTCATTCCTCAGTGCGTACATCCGCCAAGTCTGCTGGATGGCGAACTCTTTCTGGAAGTCGAATCGCCGGGACAATCCCGAGATCGAGCCAGACGATTACATCCAAGAGGGATGCGTGGCCCTCGTCAATGCCGTCCAACACTATGACGGCAGCACCGCTTTTACGACGCTCTTGCATACTGCCCTCCGACGTGCCATGTCGTGCTACGTCCGTGAACAAGAGGAACGTGCTGGTGTGGGACGTGCGATCAAAACGATTCGCCGAATGGTGATGAGGACCATGAGCCAGCGACAATGCAGCTTCGAGGAAGCCATCCAATTGCTGCGGAAGGAAGGGGAGGACATCTCCGACCGACAGGCCGATAAGGTGGCCGATGCCATGTACAAGACGATTCCGCTGGCTGCTGAAGTCTCTTCGGCTGGTGGCAATTTCGGCGACGGCCCCATCGATGAAGAGGAAATTCAACTCGCCATCGACGAAGCTGGCCTGACCGATCTCGAACGGGAACTGGTCGTCGGCTATATGGTTGGCGATTCCTCGCTGCGAGCCGAAATGACTCGGACCCGGATCAATCCAAACACGGGAAATCTGTACACCAAAGCCGCCCTATGTCTTGCGTTCAAAAGGGCTTGCGACAAGATGAAGGATTATCTGGTGGGTCGGGACGCCCAGTACGCTGCGTAACACCCGCTTGGATTGCATCAGTACAAAAGTTGTGACGCATTCCAAGAAAGGGCGTTTCCCATGACTCAACAGTTAATGAAGGTTTTCTTCGATCCCAGTTCCGACCGGAAGTATCCCAGCTTGCCTGCGGCTCCGACCGAGGAACAGATTCGGATGGCGTTGTCGAACAACAACAAGAACTGCCCTCTGAACAAGGTGATCGTCAGTGACGCCAATGAAGGCAACATGCGGATTCTGCGTGACTTCGCCTTCACGGCCCTCAAGCGGTTCAACCGTTCGCTGCGTGGCTGCAACTTCGGCATCTATGCCGGGAGCGGTCAGGGTAAGACCTATGTGGTGAAACAGTTCGCCAAGACCATCGGTATTCCGTTCGTCTTCGTGCAAGCTGCATCCATCGCCAATACATGGGACTTGTTCGAGCAAATCAAGGATGCTTTCGCCGAGCACACGTTCGGTGGGGACAGCCTTTACAGCCCGATCAAGGGTGACATCACCTTCAAGCCTATTGTCGAGTGGAAGAACCCCGAAGACAACACCGATTACACCGTGCCGCCGTGCATCGTGTTCTTCGATGAAGCCCATCTGATTCCTCGCAAGATGATGAAGGGTGGACTCTTGAATGCGATGGAGCGTGATGACGGGATCATGGCCCTCAAAGCCCCCGGCATCAATGCTGAACAGCAGCAGGTCAACTGCCGCAACATTTGTTGGGTGGCAGCGACCACTGAACGTGGCATGTTGTTCGATGCTCTGGAAAATCGTTTGGGTACGGCCATCGAGTGGCACGCCGCTGGCGTGGAAGAGATCACTCAAATCGTCAAGATGAAGATGGACGAGTACCATGCCGTAGGCGATCTGACTGGCACTATGCCTGAAGATGTCTGCGAAATGGTCGCCCAGTATCGTCGTGTGCCTCGTGAAGCTCTCAACTTCGCAACCAAGGTCATTCAGCGTCGAGACATCATGCCGTCTCATACATGGCAGGATGCTTGTGCTGCGGTGGCTGAGGACATCGGCCTCGACGAATGGGGTTTCACCAAGAAGCAGGTTGCTATTTTGGCGGCTCTTGGTCAGCGTCCTATCGCTGAAACCCGACTGCCCGGCGTGGCTCAATGCCGCATCGAGCAGGTGCAGAAGTACGAACTGCCGTTCCTAATGGCTTACACTGGCGGCGGACCCTATGTGGTTTCCGTCAGCGGCAGAGGATGCTGTATCACCGAGGCAGGGTTGGCCGAACTGGACAAGCGAGGCATCGAGCATCGTGGTCGCAAGGTCACAGCCGAATACTTCGAGTCCAAGCGGTAGTTGCTCCCCAGCTTGAGCCGTCTCGGGAAACCGGGGCGGCTCTGCTGGTTTAACACCCGCTTGTAGGTCAAGGAGATACACCATGAACAAAACTGCAAACCAAATCCGTGAAAACATTACCGCTTTGATGGTTGATGCCCTTGCCAAAGGGCTGCCCCCGTGGCGACGAGCATGGAGCACCAACTCCAATACTGGAGCACCATGTAACTTTGCCTCGGGTCGTCGCTACAGCGGCATCAACCCGCTCTTGCTGATGTGGTCCTCTCTTGTGCAAGGCTTCGAGTCGAAGCACTGGGGTAGCGATCTGACGTGGTTGAGAAATGTTGGTGGGGTCATCAATGACGAACTGCCCACTGCAATCACTCTCTTCCGTTTCATCAACAAGGTCGAGAACGGCAAGGTGGTCCGAAACAGCAAGGGCGAACCGATCAAGGTGCCATTGCTGCGTGAGTTCTACGTCTACAACATCGCACAGGTCAAGGCACCCAGCGTTGATGAATTGATGGATGGCAGATCGCCAAACATCGAGCGGATGTTGGGCCGCAAGACCAAAAGCCGTCGCACCAGCGGCGCAGAGATGCTGGAGATCGCTGAGCGATACTTGGGCAAACGAGCGACAGCCGAACTGACTCGGCGACGTGTCTCGATCATTGCGAGCAATGTCGCCAATGGCATCGATGCCAAGTTGGATCGGTATCGAGCGTTGCCTTGCACTCAGAACACCGAACCTGACTTCAAGCCAGCGGAAGACTTCCTGTCCAACACTGGGGCGAAGACGATCCATCGGGGCGACCGAGCAATCTATCGGGAGCAAACCGACACCATCATGCTGCCTCCGAAGCGAACCTTCGCCTCGATGGCAGATTACTACGAAACACGCTTCCATGAGATGATCCATTGGGGCATTCGCCGTGTGAAGTCCGTGCAGAAGGCAATCAAGGACTCAAAACGTCCCTATGCCTTTGAAGAACTGATCGCTGAGATCGGAGCCTGTTTCCTTATCATGGAGATCGGCGTGCCGATGAGCGACCAGATGTTGGAGCAAAGCCAGTCTTACGTTAAGACGTGGCTCGGCCACATGGAGAGTGATCCCAAGTACATCTTTGACGCCGCAAGCCACGCATCCAAGGTGGTAGATCACTTGCTGGGGTTCGTTGTGCGAACCCCGGTGAGTGGTCTCACCGAGCACGAGCTTGCCGCATAGGAGGACCAACCATGATTCTACGAGCAAATCCTGTCGGGCCTCCGATTGCCCGGCGATATGTGATTCAGAATCTCGAAGACGGCAAGGTGTGGACTGGCGAGGAATTCGTCGAGTCTACTGAAGAGGCGATGAAGAACGACGCCTTGAAGTACGCAACACCCACTGCCGCTTGTGCAGACATGCAAGAGATCATGCGAATCATCTATGGCGACAAGCCGTGTCGGCGATATGTCGTCCCCATCGAACTCGAAGTTTATGGAGACGACGACATCACACTGACCAAGGTTGCCCGCTGGATGCACCAAGCAAGTGTTTTGAATGTCCGCACTCACCAGTACGGCAACGGTCCTCGGGACAGCCTTGTGCTGCCTGTGGTTCACTGGGGCCTGATCAAAGAGATCCAGAGACCGGTCATGTCCATCAAGAACCTCGACGAACCCGATGATGTCATCGAGAAGTTGGGCGAGATTGATGGGCAAGCCCCGGTGGAAATATGGGAGGAAGAACCCGATGAGAACGTCTAAGTCAAATGTCTTCGTGCGAGCATGTGTGATCATCTTTATGATCTACATGGTGATCGCATCGGCATGGAACTGGGCGACCGAAACGAGTTTCTGGACGCCTCTCGAAATGGCAATCTCGGCAGTGCTCACCGTGGCATTCTTCGGTGGAATCTGCTGGGTGATCGTCAATGTTCTGATGCGTCTCTTCTATGGTCGGAACATCCAGTTCCAATCATACCTGAGACGTGGCGGCGACCCCTACATCGACAGTTTGCCGTATCCGTTCAACCCGGATTCGGACATCGTTCGACAGACGGGGATGGCTGAACCAAACACTGCATTCAAGCCACCGGCCAACTGGAAGTTCCAGTGTCCTCAATGTGGCGCACGAGTGCAGCATCAGATCGACATCTGCTGGAACTGCGGCTATGGTGCGGATGGCGATAGCTCGGCTTACCTGCGGCGATACGGCAACGTGAAGCCGCCCGGCATTTCCGACGCACAGTGGGAAGCTATCCAGCGTGGAGAAGCGGTCAACGGCGTAGGGAGCGGCTGCTCTGGTGGCAGTTGCTCCCCGCCACCGCCGTCCGACGATGGGTACGATGGATGGCTGCCCGTCGATGAGCGGCCTCGGCCCGGCTAACACCCGCTGTTTTTTAAGACATTGCACCGAACTTTGATGCCCTCTATACTGTCTTAATGGCAAGAAGCCATAAGACAGGAGGGCACGGATGCTCCACACACAGCAATATCTACAGACAAAAAGCCTGACCGATCTGGAAAACGAGTTAGGCATCAAAATAGCAGAACATCCTCACGATCCTCTGGTCATCTTGAACTATGACCAGATCGAATCGCCGAAGACACATCCCATTGTGCGTGAATGCCGTGGGCTGGTTTTGCACAAACACACCTTCGAGGTAGTGGCGAAGTCCTTCAATCGCTTCTTCAACTGGGGCGAAGTGCAGGATGAAATGGGCCACTTCGACTTCTCGAACTTCATTGTCCAAGACAAAGAGGACGGTTCACTTGCGATCATCTACTTCTATGAGAAGTGGCGGGTCAATACTCGTGGTTCGTTCGCACTGGACAACATGCAGTTCCAAGACTTCACATGGCAAGAGGCAATCTGCCGGGCCTTGCATGTGAATGAGTTGTCGGACCTAGACCAATTTTTGGATCGCAGCCTCACCTATGTCTGTGAGTTCTGCTCGCCGTGGAACAAGATCGTTCGACGATACGAGGAACCAAGGGTCTATCTGCTCACGGCTTTCGAGGGACATCGTGAGTTGAGTTGGGAAGAGTTGGAAGCCCGAGAGCTTGCCAGTGATCGCAAGTGTGCTGGTGGCATCATGGGTACGCCCGGCCTCATCGTCTTCAACACGCTGGAAGAGATTCAAGACTTCCTGCGTGAGCAAGAAGTGGATGACCCAACCTATGAAGGTGTGGTGATTCGTGACATCAACAA